CGCGGTCGGACAACCGCGCTTTGACCTCGGCGCTGTTCACGAGCGCGTTCGTTTGACAGATTCGGCGTCGCCTAATTGCGGCAGCCGCAAAGGACGATCACAGCGATTCAGCCAATTGATGAATCGCCTTCGATTTGGCTGGCGATTATTTGCCGTGCACCACGCCGTCATCTTCGCCAACTCCCGCCGCACGTCGATTCCGTAGTAGGCCACGTCGGATTCGAGTGATTTGAGCCATCCATCATCGTCAACCGGATCGGCAGCAGCCGATCGTTTTGGCTTCTTCACTTCTTCTGTATTTGCGTCTGCGTCTGCTTCTGTCTCTGCTTGTGCTGACATTGCTGACAATGATTGACTGTGATTGACTGTAATTGACTTTTGCTGACACGACGTTGACGGATTAGCGCGGCGTTGTCTTTCTCTAAATTCCTGCTGCTTCAGTCGGTTATATTGTCGGCGCTCGTCCGCGGACATCTTTTCCCGGTATTTCGCGTGATTCAGTATCACCCAGCCGCCGTCGACGACCTCAATACGCCGGCCCTCAAAATCCTTCGTCCGTGAAAAGCTATCCGGTGAGGATAGGATTTGAAGAGCCGTTTCGGTTTCGGGCAACGAGACCCGGGCCATGTCAGCCAAGCCAGGGACCGACGCCTCAACAATCCCGTGTTTATTGGCCATCGCCAACATCGTGATCCACACGATCTTTGTCTCTTTCGACTCACGCCAGATTGTTGAAGCAATGATGGAGCCAAACAGTTTCGTGTAACCATTCATGTCAACGCGATTGATGACGCCGAGTTGACTGCGAAGAGTCAAGAAATCCTTAGGGACAATTCTCATGCCAGCGGGCGGAAAGTTACCGCTTCGCGCGGTCGAACAGCGCGAACAGCGCGGACGTGGCTTCGGCGCCGAAGGAGGTCATACGCCGCACATGCCTTCGCACTCCGCGTTGAACCCGGCGAGAATACCCTGGCCGCGGTCTTCGTCGGTCGAAAGGTCAACTTGGTCGAGTGGCACACAGGAGCGGTGAAGGAACGGTGTGCTGTTGAAGTTCTGCGAATGCAGCTTCTCTCTCTGCACCCCCTTCTCGAACTGCACCGCCTTCTCGAACTCGGCGGGCTCGCTATCACGAAGCCGTCGCCATTCCGAGTTTGAATGATGCGGGCAATAGACGCACGCGGAGCGCGGCGGCTCGGGAAAGTTATGCGCCGTCATCCACCGTTTACAGTCGTGCCGCGACATTTCTTTTTCGATGAGCGGCCACCGCGACCGCAGCCACGGATCGCGCGACGGCTTCATGCGCGCCATCTCGTCGAGCGAGATTCCGATCCACTGAATAGCCAAGCAGTCTGCCTGCATGGCATTCCATTCGGCTTTCGGAAACGCGGGCACCGCTGGAATTGGTTTGCCTGCCTTGCGCGCGGCCTCCGCTGCGGCGGACAATTTCTTCCAAGCGGACCAGACACGAAGTTCGGTGCGCCATTTCTTGCGCCACTCACGCAACACAAGAATGCCGACAAGTTCAGCGGCCTTTGTCTTGATCGGGATGAGTTTGAAATCTCGCGTGCAGCCGCGAAGCTTCACCTTTCCCTTATCGCCATTGGCGGCTTTCGCGAAAAATGGGATGTTTGTCGTTGTGAATCGCCGACCGTCCTTCGTGAACTTCATTTTCAGCGCCGATGCACTGAGGCTGCCCGCGGTGACGCGGTAGAGTGGAAAGCTATGCGCGCCCAATCCGTTTGATAGACGCGGCTCCAGCCAATCCAGCCAACGGTAAACGCTCGCCGGTTCGTCCTGCGTATCGGCGAAGATTGCCGCGTTCGGCATCGGCGTGATTTCGCCGAATGCCGCCATCAACGCCATGGTTGAAGATTGCACGCCAGCCCCGAGGGAAATGATGTGGAGTGGTTCGCTCATAGTTTTCTCGTCTCAGTCGCCGCTTGGCCGAAGGGCGCGGTCATGGGGTGATGCGACGAATGACCCGTGCGTCCGGTGTGATGGGTTCGCCCTCGGCAATTTCCCAGTCGCCGCGATTGCCGATCCATGGAAACGGAGGACGCCACTTCAAATCCTCGCGGTCAAGGATGCGATCACCATTTCGGACTTGGCCGTAAATCACACGACGCCAGCCGGCGGGAATCTTGATTTGAGCGTTCATGGAAATCTGTCTCCGCGCATCGGCGACCAGTAGTAGACGGGTTCCTCTTTCGCGGCGATAAACGCGTCGCGCATCGGAATATATCGCGCGTCGGCAATCTCGGCGGCTTTGCGAAACTGCTCACGGCTGCGTTCGCGTCGACGCTGATGCGCCTCGGTTAGCGGTCCGACGAAGTGTCGCGTTCCGGGGCCGGTCATGTGCGTGGCTCCAATAGCTCCTTAGCGTCTTCGATGTTGTGTTCACACTGGCCGCAAGAACACCAGTAATCGGGTTTCTCTGGTCGCTGCGTCGCGATTCGCCCAACGAACTCGCGTAACCGGGCGATCTCTGCGGCTTGTTCAGCAACAAGCTGCGCCTGTTGAGCAATGAAAGAAACCTCGCCTTTCACGGCTCGCTCCTTTTGTCGGCGTCGCGCACCTCTTCCCATCGCGCCCGCCACGTCTTCCCGTCGGCGGTCTTGAGCGTGATCGTGACTTCCTCGGGCTTCTGCGGCGCGAGATACGGACGCTTCATTGGAAACAATGATTCATACACCTCTTGCCCTTGTGGGCAGCCGCTAATGGACAAAAATTCACCAAATCCATGCGCCCAAAGACGAACATCACCCCCGGATGCAAAGGTCATTATCGTCTCAATCTTTCCTTGTAAAATAACCAGCGGTGATGTGTTTAATACCGCCGTATCAGGCGGGTGGAATTGCGGTGTGCTCGATATGTTTCCGCCGTCGTAAAGGTCTGGTTTTTTGTCCTGCGCTGCGAGGAATATGGTAAACGCGAGCCCAATGGCGATGGCGATGATTGTGGTGATAGTTTTCATGGATTCAGTGAGTCTTCTGCGCGTCGCGCACCAGCCACCCGACCAGCGCGCCGACCGCCGCTGCGATGCAGACCACGATGCAGATTGCCGTGGCGCTCATGGTAGTTGTCTGGATTCCAAGTCTGCGATCATCTCGTTGAGTTCGGCGTCTGACGGCGCATATCCGTTTTCCTCACGGAAAGCATCAGCCACACGCTGCCGCCGGTCCGCAATGTCCTGCCCGAGCCAGTCGTCTTGCTGCGCGTTCGCCCAGGAGTGGAGGTCGCGGTCGTGGTCGCTCATTTGATTTCTAGCCGCCATTTTTCGCCGCCGTCCTTGCGCATCACGTCAATTGCGGCGCGTAACGGCAATTCCGTCACGATTGAATAGGCTTTCGCCGATGCGGGTAGGCCGTTGATGCTCGCCGCGCACGGATGCTGCTCAAGCCAGTCGAGCCGCTCGGTATCGCTCAGCGCACTACCAAGGAGCGCCCGCATCTGTGCGCCGTCGCTCAGCACGGTTTGCACGGCGCCAACCAACCCACTCCAGTCGCGGAACGGTTCGTTCGGATGGCTGATGTGCCATTCGAGAAAGCGGGTCAGGTATTCGTCGGCGGTCATTGTGATTGCCTTAGTTTCCACTCCGACAGCGACACAGGCCGCGGCTCGTTCGGTTCGCCCGGCCAAACTCCGCTCTCGTAGCAACGCGCCAGCAACTGCAAATCAGCCATCACCTCGCGCGTGCCGACGTTCAACGACTCCGCATCCGGCAACCGAATGGAGCACTCGAAAGGCTCCTGCTTCTCCACCACGAGATTCACGCACTGCGGCACGAAAGTTTCCACGCCGAGCACGCGCGCAACGACAAGCCGGTAAAAAGCGTCGCTCTTGTAGTAGTTAAATTTCTCGTACTGGTGATCGAAATCGTCTAGGCATTCGATTGTCTTGACGTTCATCAGCAGCGGGCCGGCGGTCGCCTTCGGATCGAACCAATCGACGCGCGCCTGTACGGCGAAACCAGGAAGCTGGTGGCGAAACGTAACCTCGGGTGTGCCGCAGTTCAGCAACTCGGCGGCAGCCGGTTTCTCCCGCACGGCGTCAACCATGCGCTCGGCGAGATCGACTGATTCGCGGGCGATGATTTCGCGGGAGCCGCGCTCCTTTTCAAAACCATCCCACCACGAAATTGAATCACAGGTTTTCTGTGACGGTTTGGCGGCACAACGGAATCGCCGCAAGTCCTCCGGCGCATCATCGGGAATCACGACGTACCGCTCCGCGAATACCTTCGGCCCCTCCAGCGCAAGGCAGTGGAAGGCGCGGCCAAATTGCAGCGCCTCCGTGTCTTTGGGTGGCGGCATAGTCCGCTGAATCCACCGCTTGAAGAAAATCAGCGGACGCGGGCGCAAGTCGTCGAGTTGGCCGGCGCGAACGGCATCGCTTGCGAGGTAGTCCGCGAAACTTTCGTTCAGGATTCCTGTGCTCATGGTGCGGCGGTAGTCGCGGGTTTTTCCAAGTCGCTAAGACTCGGCGTGACGTTCTTCTCCGGCTCGGGATGGTCGCGCAGCTCTTCGATGGTCTTCAAGCCGCGCAGCAAATCTGGGAAAGCGTCCCGCAGGCAGAATGTGCGCGCCCGCATCAGCAACATCCGGTCAGGATATTGGGACCACGGACCGGTTTTACCCCACAATCCAGCCCTCTTGGCCATCGCGACGGTGAACGATCGCACGATGGGTTCGGCGCGCTCCTTACGCTTGACGGTCACACGGAATCCCATCTCGTCGCCAGTCCCGATCATCTCGTCCTTGTATGAGTCGATGAGAGACTGACAAACCCCTGGAACAGCGTCACCCCAAAGCGCGGGGCGACCGTTGATAAGAGCGATGTTTTGGAGCGATGCCATCGGCCCAAGCCCCACCTCGGCGCCGAATTGAATAGCGACCAGCACGGCCTCCGGCGTACCGAACCCCTTCGGCGCCATGCCAGAGGTAATGACCGCCTTCGCGAAAATAAAGGCGTCCGCCATGCTGCGCAGCGACACGCCGCGTTCGTCGTAGGGGATGAGTTCGCTGCGCTTTGGACCGCCGGCGATCGGCACGATCGGCGCGGGTGATGGCGTCGGTTGCTGGCCTGTGGACTCAGCCTGCGTAGCCAGCTCCAGCGTTTCGGATTCGGGATGTTTTGTCATTGGAAAATGGTTACAGCACCACGACCGCCAGTTGCGACCCCTCCGGCATCTGCAGGTAGGCGACGCCGGGGTAGTACGGGTCTTTGTGGACGAACTCGACGCCGGGAACGGGAATGCCGTTCACGGCGAAACAGCGCGACGGTCTTGCGCTGACGACTTCGCGAATCGTCCCGTTGAGCACGAAGCACGCGCCGGCTCGCACCGTGCGCACGTCTTGGCGGATTATGGTCGGGTTCATGCGTGCTCCGTGGTGTAGTGCGGCGGGACCTCTTGCTCTTGGGCGGCGACGGCGCGATCTAGCGCCGCGCAGAGCCGTTCTCGCGACGGGCCTTCCTTGTCGTCTTGCTCACACATGACGCCGAGCGCGCCGAGAAGGCTGTGTAAAACTAACATCGCGCGATGGTCGTCGAGCGACGTAACCCGCCAGCGCAAGGCGGCGATTCGATGTGTGTAGTCTGGACTGATCATGGAATTGTCTTCGGCAAGTCCGCCGCCGCGATCGTCGTCTTCCCGTAGTTCGCGCCCGGTCGCATCTGCTTCGCCTCGCGGATGAGCTCCGTCGATTCGCGCATGATTTCCCGCGTCGCGTCGTCCGCGCGTTCCGAGTAGAGCGCGAGCTGTTGCACCGCGACGAAAAGCGCGTCGCACAGTCGGCTGTTCATCAGCGCGAGGCGGTCGGCGTCAGTCTCCGGTGAATTCGCGTTTGGCATAGCACTCCCGCAGGTATTCCGCGTCGCGAAACCGCACCGGGTACGACCGCCGCGCCTTCCCGCCCATCAGCGCCAGAATCGCCTCCGTCGCGCTCGGAAACGCCTCCGAGGATGAGCCGTCGGCCCACTCGATCCGGTAGCATCCTGGCGACTCCATGCGCACGTCGGCGTCGGCGAGGGTCGCGATTTTGTCGGCGGGGAAAGTTGGTGCGGTGGTGATCATGCGCGTCATTATTCGTCTTGCTTTGGCCATTCACCGGGCAATTCTTCGTCCGGTTGACTTACAGGCGGCGTCTCGGGGTTGTTACCGGGCGCCGCCTTCGTTTTTACGGTGTTCGTCAGAAGAAACTCGGCTCGCACGGCCTCATGCTGTTCCTCGTTGAATCGGTACGGTTTCCCTGACGGGTCGGTGGTCATGGCGTGACAGGCCGATAGGTGGCGCCGATCCATCGCGCGAGGACCAGCGGAATCTTGGCAATCGTGGCACTTGCGGCCTTGCGCGCCTTGCTCTTGCTGGCGGTGTGTTGCGCCACACCCCATCCGCTACATGCGCCGCGATAGGCAGCCCCGGCTTTCACCCCTTCGTGCTCGCCCGGATTCGTCAGGTGCTTGGTGTGGCCTTCACCGTCTCGGATGTGCGGCGCGCCGTCCGTCTTCCTCCCTTTCAAATTTCGTTCTGCGTGGCCGTTGAATGCGAGTCCGGCAACATGCTTTGGGTGGCCGGGTGGATACCAGCCCGCGCCCATCGTCGTCACCTTCACGCCTTCCACGCCTTCTCTGAATTGGTCGGGACGAATCGCGCTGAGTTGATTACCCGTTCCCGGTTTCGGCGCCTTGGTGCGAGATGCCGTGATGGGCATCAGCGCCGGCACGTCCCCCCAAAGATAAAATGAGCCGAAGTTCCACTTGGCCCTACCGACCCACGGCTGAGCCCCGCGCACGTTTTCGACCACCATCGGAATGTGATGCCCCGCCGCCTCGCACGCCTCGCGCTGAATCCGAAAGCAGGCGTTGAAGAGCTGGTTCAGCTTGTCCAGCTTTTCGCCCGTCATGTCGGCGCGAATTGCTGCGGCCTTCGCTTTACCCTTTTTCCACGGCATCGCCATGTAGCTGTACGCTTGGCACGGAGGGCTACAAACTATCAGACCAGCATCCCTGAATTGGCTTCCGTGCAATGTGAGCACGTCTTGGATTATCAACTCAACATGCGCCGGCCGCGCGACGTTGAATTGTGCGCACATATCCTCGATGTCGAAACCCTTAACGCGCCAACCTTCCGCGACCAGCCCTTCAGCCCAGCCATGAAGGCCCGTGAACAGGTCAATCGCGAGCGGCCTTTCCCCAGATGAGATTGAAGGCGTCAAGAAATCGCTCCATTTCCGTTTCTCGATAGACGAGAAGTTTTGAACGATGCGGGAAGAGGCGAGGTGAACGATTTGTCACCGCCGATGCAGGAATGACGTACAACGGCCCAACGAGCCCGGCGCAATGCACGATAAAGAAATCCACATCGCCGGGGTCGTAACCGGAGCGCACGCCGTTTCGTCGATGTCGGTCGAAATTCACTCGGAAGCATTTCGTGCTGAGATCGTAAGTGCCCGATTTTACCTGCAAACGCTTTACGCCGTTTCTGCCAAGCACGATCAAATCCGTCCTGTGGTTTTGGCATGCTGGTTCCCAGACATCGAAACCCAGCTCGGACAATCTGGTCTTGGCGTAGTTTTCCGAGATAGTTCCTTTCACGGTTGAATCGAGTTCGTCCCATTGAGCTTTGAACCGAACGAGGTCGGTATCCTCGATTGACGCCGTTGGAGCGGGGCGTTGCGGCTTCTCTCGGCTGAGCCGCATAGCCGAAACGATTTTGCTGATCGTTGTGAAGGACCATCCCGTTTGCAATCGGATCGCCTTGAATGTTGCACCTTGGCGATAGAGTTCTGCGACGACCGTTGCTTGTTGGGCCGTTGGGGATTTCTTTTTTGCCATGAAGTGTGTTATATCTTAGCACCTGCGTTGTGCCAAGATGATTTACGCACGCCCCTCCGCAGAAAAGGTCTATCGCGATCGGTTTCATGTCGGCGGCTTTCACTGCCGACACCATACCAAAGCCCAGCGCCGCCGCCTATGGAAAACCAAAACGGCGTTTGTAATCGGATTCGGACCGTCAGACCCGCTCGTGTTATCCGAAGTACGGATACACGGTGAAGCTCGTTGTCAGGTCATCGCCAGCAGCAGCCGCAGAAGCCAGATGACCGCCGCGCACGCGAGGATTGCCAGGATGACCTTGCGGAACGGCTCCGGAATCCCGATGTAGCCGACGAGCCATGTCAGCAAAAAAAATACCAGGCCGATCACGACGACCGTGATGACCAAGTGGATCATCGCGTCGGAGTTGATGGCGGGGACCGACGAGGCGAGGACGATGGGTTGCACGCCGACACTGACCGTCTGCGGGCGAATAGGTTGCCGCCTACCTTGCCAGCATCGTATTCATCTTCGCATTCGTGTCCCGCGTCTGCGCGTTCGTGTCGCGCACAAGCCCACGAATATCTTCCATTTGCCGGTCCAGGCCTTCCATTCGCACCATGAACTCGGTGCGCGGAATAAAGACGAGCATCCGCTTATCCATCGGCATGATTTCTTCATGCAGGGCAACCAACCCCTGCTTCAGGTGCTCGATGTCCGCGCGCGTCGATCCAGTGAACGCCCCGTAGATGATGGCTTGGCCGATGAACGGACCAACGATTGCGACCGCCAACGGCAGCCATTTGAACACGCTTGCTCGTTGGGATTCGCTCATTGGATTTGATTCAGACGTTCGCGCGCAGCCTGCACTCTGGCAAGATGCCGCGTGAACTGCCAGCGGTGCAAGCGCGGAAGCCCTTCCTTGCGCAGCGCGTCCTGAATATGCCGCTCCAAGGCCTCCAACCGGATTCGCTCGCTTTCCAGCAATGCGGCGTTCTTGGCGTCCGCGTCATTTGGCGGTTCCCATTTCACGCAATGCCCTCCGGTGCTGGGGCAGCGGGTCGGGATGGTGAAGTTTCCACGCGAACTCGGACACGCCCATTAGGTCGCTCAGCACGTCCTGAAACTCCACGATTGCATTGCCGAGCACGACCGTCTGCCCGCCCTGCTGCACCAGGTCGAAGTTGACCGGCACGATCGCGTAACGCGGCGTCTTCCCGTCGGGCCGCATTTCCTTCACGCGGAACTTCGCCGTGACATGGAACGACTCCAATTCGCCGGCGTCGCTGTAAAGTGGCGTCCCCGAGAACTCGATGAGCTGCGGCTTCTCCACCAGCGTCGGCCCCTGCGCTCCGAATAGCGCGCACGCGAGGACCACGAGGACGACCAGCACCACGCAAAGGATCGTGAGCCGGCGGGAGGTCACAGCGGCACGACTTTCCCGTCTACGATCTTCAGCCCGGCTGCGGTAAGCGAATCGGTCGAGCGGTACTGCGCGAGCTTCATGAGTTCAGCGAAATCATCAGCCGTAACCTCGGTTTTACCCGAGTGAATCCAGGTGAAAATCTGCTGAGTGAGTGGCAGCCCGAATTGTACGAGTAGCTGGGCAATAATCGCGGGGCTCATTTTGTCGGTGGGGTTGTGAGTTGAGACACGAGGTTTGCGAAGTCGGTGGCGAGCGCGATCAAGTCGGGGCTGGCCAGCGTTGAAAGGTCGGCCCGTGCTGCGCCGACCGCGACGCTGAAGGCCGGCTGCCAGCGGGTATCGTAGAACAGCGCGACCCTCTGCCACTGCGTCACGGTGATTTGGCCGCGCTTCAGGAGGTCGGTCGCGGCGTCCATCCCGGCCTTTGCGGATGCGCCCAACACCTTCAGTGTCGTGACGACTTGGGTGCGTTGCGTCGGCGCAGTCTGGCAGCCGGTCTGAAATGCCGGCGCGAATGCCAGCGCGAGTACGAGCAGGATTGTTCTCATTGGATTGATGGTTGCGTCGGGAACGGCGGCTTGGTTTCAAGTGCCTTCGCGTCGTCGGCAGTCGTGGTAATCTTCCCGTCTTTGATTTCGGTCGTGCTCGCGAAAGGTGGCGTTGTCTCAGGCAGTTTGTCGGGAAGCGGATTGTCTTTGAAGTAGCCGAGCGCGGAAATACTGAAGACAACGCAGAACGTGTATGCGATGGTTCGCCAATCCGGAATGTTAAAATGGGCCGGGTCGAGTCCGGCGCCCACCGCTTGACCGACGAACGCATACACGGCGGCAATCGCGCCGTTGAACGACTTTGAGAATAGCCCGTAGGCGTAATGCTTGATCGCGATCCAAACGGAATGCCTGGTTTTTTTTAGTCCGTTGTTCACGGTAGCCTCGGGTAAGTCGCCGGCTGCGGATGCTGGTTTGGCGCAAGTTCGACCGGCGGCAGTGTTGGCGCCGTCTGGCAGCCGCTCAAAACCGCAAGAAAAAACGCGACGCAAATTGCTCGTCGGACATTGGCCATAGAGTGTTGTTTTGAGGTTCGATAAAAAGCAGCCCGCGATCCGTTATCGCCGGTACGATTCCGTGGTTGGGGTCAAAAGGATCGGCCGGGGTTGGATCGAACCAGATTTCCCCGACGCTCAACCCATCGTCCTCGGAAACCACGCCATCGCTTGCACCCCAGCACTCGATTGCCGTTGCGCGATAGAGTGCCGCGAAGTCGCGACAGGCGAAACGCTTCTTCCATTTGTGCAGATTCTCGTCCCAAAGGCGCTTTCGGAAAACATCGTAGAATGGTCCCTGCAGCCATTTGAGCGTCGGAACCGCGTAACTCCCCGCACCCAAATGCGTGACGCAGGCCAGGGTGGATGGACAAAAAGCGAGGAGTTCGGCGCGAGTCATGTTTCGTATTGAACCGCGCTCGAAACTGCCATGCGGTGAAGACTCATCGCGCGACTATCACGGAGCGATGCCCTGTCGCGTGGCCTCGTCGAGCGCGACCTGTCGGAGGAGCGCGGCGAGTTGCACGCCCGTCACCGTCTTGCCGGCGGCGGTGTAATTCGTCGTCGCAACCGGTGCGCCGATCAGATCGAAGCTGACCTTGACGCGGTGGTCCTGTCCGACCGCCTGCGTGATGTCGCTATCGTTCGTGACCAGCGCCTCCAAGAAAGCGTCCATTCGGACAGCGGTCGCCGTCGCGCTGGTGTTGCTCGCAAACGTGGTGTCGGCCTGCAAGCGCCAGACCCGCGTGGAATTCTTGGTCCATGCAGCCAACGCGAGGGAAGCGCCGAGACAGAGGGCGATGAGAAAGAGGAGAGACTTGGTTTTCATTGGGAGATTATTTGCGGATGCTTGAAATGTTCGCGCGGATGCCGAGGATTAGCGCCGCGAGGGCGATCAGTTCGAAGATTCGGATTTCAACAGCCGATGGCCGGTCGGCCAATTCCTTCATGCCGTTCACGACTGCGGCGAGGATCGTCCGGTCAGAAAGCCCGCGCATTCCCATCGCGTCGGCGCTCACTGCCTCGGGAATTGCAGCCTGCACGTCCTGCGCGACGAACCCGCTGTATTCCTTCGCCGAGATGACGCCGCTTTCCGGCCGCCATGTGTATTTCGCAGGGTGAATCTTCACCACGTCGGCCAACCCGCGCGTGAAAGAGCCGGTGATGTTTTTCAGCCGCGCGTCCGACGAGGAAACTACAATGCCGGTCGCAACCGAGAGCGTGCCGTCTGCATACGTCGAAAGCGCCAGCTTCTTTTTTGCGAGGATGCCTCCTTCGGTGGCAATCGCGGCAGCCGTCGTTGTGGCCTCGGTCGTGCTCGATGCGGTGAGGTTGCCGGCGAGGGTGGCGTTACCTGTGGTGCCTAACGAGAAAATGGATGAGCCGCCGTCAACCGTCATATACAGCGTGGTCGCGCCGCCGAAAATGTCCCAATCATGCGCCCCCGAACGGGTCAATCGGAGTTGACCGTCTGCGCTGGTTCGGAAGCTCTGGATGACGCCTGCGTTAGCGGTGGCGAAATTGGTCGCTGTTCCGATTTGGCAGACGCCCCCGATATATGCCGCCCCCGCGTTCCCGAACCCACCGGCATTGATGAGGGAGCCGCTCGTCGTGCTGATCGCCGCCGTGGTACCACCCACACTAACGTCTCCCTTGTGGTAGGCGGCACCGTCGTCGCGCACCCAAAAAGTATCCACGCCTCCGCTATCGGTCACGTCTAGCCCGTATGTGGCTGACGTGGCACCCGTGCCCTTTATCTGTGCCCGCCCGAACACCTGAAGCCGCTGCCCACCATCGGTTGTGCCGCCGATGAGGAGGTTGCCGTTTGTAACGGTTAGGCGCATCTGTGCCGCCGCGCCGGCCGTCGAGAAGTCAAGATGCGGGTCGGCGCCTGCCGCGGAAGTTGTCAGCAAAACTGCCGGCGTGCCGGGTGTGATGCGAACGTCGAACACTTTGACCTGCCCGGCGGCATTGTTCTTTCTCCCGCTGAAAACAGTGCCGATTGCGTCGGAGTCCGTGCCTCCAAAGACCGCAGTGAGATAGCCCGTCCCCTTCGGCGTAATCGTCACCGCCCCATTCGCCCCCTGCCCGAGCACCAGCGAGGCACCGCTGGACCCTCCGGCCAAAGTCAAGTCCGTGGCGGCGGGGGCGGTCGCCGAGGTTAGCGCCGTCACCACCCCATTGGTGAACGTGATTGGCCCCAGTGTGTGAGCGGACGTGGATGCCGCCGCGATGGCCCCGGCAAAAGTCGCGGCAAGTGTGCTGCTGGTCAGGGTCAGTGCCGTGCCCCCGGTACCTAGCGCGAGCACCAGATTCTGGCCGGCCGCGCTGGTGACGGAGTTGATGGACACGAGGGTTGTGGCCAACGACAGGGTCACTGCTCCAGTGCTCGCACTGGCCACAATCTGATTAGTGGTACCCGCGATGGAGTTAACTCCCTCCGAGGCGAGAGAGAAGAATCCTTTCACCCCCCCGCTGTCCGTACCGTAGTAGTAGTTCGCGCCGGGATTGACCGCGTCGTTGACAAGGGTCAGGGTCGTCCCCGTTACGACCAATGAGCCGCCGACAGTTAGAGATCCGAGCCCGAGTGAGATAACCGACATGTTAGTCCTTGGTCTACAAGGTCTTATGTCGAGTAAAACACCGTGACGCGATTGAGTGAGCCAGTGGTTCCAATCGCGATAGGTTGTCCGAGTATTACCTTGGAGTCAGGGGCCGCCCACGACAATGCCTGTCCCGCGACGTATAAAGAGCCATTGACAAAGGCTGTGCCCGATACGACGTTAAACGAGAAGGCGCGTGTGCCTACGGGTACGATGACTTGCGAGCCGGTGAAAGAGGCAAAGACGGGATTGGAGAACATGGGACGAAAAGGCTGCTAGGCTATACACTTGGCAGGCCCCATCTGAGTACACTTCCCTTTCCCCCGTTGGTCAGAGGCGCGAGACGGTAGGTTATACACGATCGTTGTGTGCTCCCCCACGCTCGCAAACACGAAAAAAGCGGCCCTTTTGAGGCCGCCCGTGGGGTGCGAGATGGTTACTTGGTTGCCTTATCCACCTGTTCGGGGTCGATGCCGAAGACATCAATGATCTCCCCGAACACCGGGTTCGGCCCCAGCCCCTTCGCCTTAATCAGCTCCCCGATGAAGTGGAGGAAGGCCTTCTTGACCACGGCAGCTTGCTTCTCGGTTAGGGTCAGTTCGACGGGTTTCTCGCCCCACGCCTTGTCAAAGGCCTGATAGGTCTTCAATTCATCTGCGCTCATAGCCTTCGCCTCAGCATCGGTCTTGACCCACGCCAGATCCAACGCGGGCAGGTATTTCTCAACCATCTTGCCGCCGACATAGGCCTCGCCGAGGGTCTCGGCCCAGCCTTTGGCGTTGATGAGCTGTTTGAGGACGTTCAGGCACTGCTGCGTGACGGTATAGGTGGTGGTAGGAGTCTCGGTAGCCATATGGTACCTCATCATAGCCGCGCGCGAGGGTGTTGTCAACAATCGACCTCCATAATCCACCGCGCGCTGGGTGTATAACCAGCCCCGGGTGTGCCCCGGTCTCTATGTGGCGACCCTTCTTGATTCTCACCCTCCTGCTTGCGACCGGATGCAGTCATTTTGACTATACCGTGGCCCGGCGCTCGGCCATCGACAAGGAAATCGCGGAGGCGCGCGCCGAGACGACCAATCAGCTCAAGATCCTCAACGACCGCGAGTTGGGCCTGCTCAAAGACACCATCAAGCAGCTTCAGGCGCGCCAACAGGCGGCGTCGGACTACCTGTTCAAGGCGACCGTCACGTTCTCGACCCTCAAGACCCCCACCCGCCCCGAGATGGTGATGGGGCAGAGTGTCAATCAGACCGCCACCCAACTTCCCCCCGCCACGGCTGAGGCACAGGCCGCGACCTTGAAGGCCCTTCAGACTGAACTGGACGAGACCAAGGTGTCCACCGAAGCCTTGCGCGCCCAATATGAAACCGAGCTGGGCAAAGCGCGCGCCGAGGGGGCGGCCAAAGCACAGGCCCTCAGCGATCTCGGGACGAAGCTGGCGGACGTGGACAAGGACCGCGTCAAGGCCCTCGAAGCGGCGCGCACCAAAGAGGCGGACCTCCAAGCCGCCAAGGACAAGGTACAGGACGCCGCGCTAGCGGCCAAGACCAAGGAGGCGGAGAACGCCAAGCACAACGAGCATGTCAAGATGTGGCTGATAGGCATTTTACTCACTGCCGCTGCTGCCTGTGGCATAGGAGCAGCGTTCGTGCCTATTCCCACCCTCAAAACCAAGCTCATCATCGGCGCGGCGTTGTGTGGCGGGGCCGCGATAGCGATTCCGTTCATAGAATGGTGGATGGTGATGGTCGCGATTGGGGGATGTCTTCTACTGGTCGCCGGGTGGGTAATCGTCGATTATCGACGCGAGCATGGTGATGCTACAGACACTTATCGCGCCCTCAACGAGGTCAGGCAGAAGGCGACGGCTGAGTTCAAGGCGGTCGTGGCCCCCATCCTTGAGCAATGGCACACCAACCCCGATACGAGCAAACGCATTGACGAGAGGCTCAAGCAGGTTGGGGACACCTAAGTGACATTCGTTGACAATGCCCCCGCCACTGGCTAAGATAGGGTAAAGCCCCTAGACACCCATGCCCACCTACTACTGCCCGTTCGACCGCTGTGGGGCGGCGATTCAGTACACCATCACGAAACCCACCACCTGCCCGCGCTGCGAGCGGCGATTTGCGGATGCGTTCAAGGTGGCTGTGGCTCAAACACCCCCGCCGCCCGCGCCTGTTGTCGAGGAAGACGATGAACCGCGCCTTACTCGCTCGGCACTGGAAGCGCGGCGTAAGTCGCTCTCTACAACCTCCGTCAAGCCCCGCACTCGGCGCGAGCGTGATGATACCGCGGCCAATGTGATGACGCCAGTGGGGAGCAAAGCCCATCCTGCGCTGCCCGATCCCGAGCCCGAATCCGATATAGAGGACGATACCTACGACCCACGCGAGGCGCGGCGGCTGGCGCGTGAACTGGCGGCGTCCATCGACCCATCTACGATCGTCGTCGAGGACCAAGACGACGGCATCGTCCGATTCAGCCAGTTCGTCGAAGAAGCCAAGCGCAATGGGGGCAAAGCCCCCAGCACCAAGACCAAGCGCCGCCGCTGATGGATGCCACTACGGAGGGCACCGCAAAGCCCGCCTTCGAGCACGCCTATCCCGAGATCAAGCGTATCGTAGAGACCCGTCGTGGCTCGTGGACCTATACGAGTCTGATGGAGTGGACTGACGTATCGGCCATTATCGTAGAGCGGGCATGGCGCAAGTGGGATACCTTCGAGCCCGCGAAGGGGCCGCTAGAGAATTGGCTCAATCGTTTGATTAGCCACGCGCTTATCAATCTACGCCGCGACCTACTCCTTAGGTGGAGTCGTCCGTGCATAGGTGGTTGGAACGCAAGGGGGAAGACGTGCTTTCACAACCTCGGCGGCGAGACGTGCGCTATCACCAAATCGCATAAACAATGTGCTGAATGCCCCATCTATGCTGATTGGCAAAAGGCGCGCGAACATCAGCTTCACATCAAATCCACCGTCGCCCTCGAACACCACGCGCAGGAGGCGCACAACATCCAAGGAGACTTCACTGACGCCGCCGAGATCAAGGACAAACTCGACGCCGCGATGAAGGAGGAGCTAACCCCGGGCGAGTGGCGCGTCTGGTATTGTCTTTACGTCAAACACATGAAGCCGAGCGAGGCCAGCACACACCTCGAAGCCCTTGTCAAGACATGGAAGCGCCTGCCGCGACCTGATGAGATCTATGGCTATCAATCCATCCTTCAGACCTCGCGCCGCCTTAAGGAGATCGCGATGGAGTGGCTGCGCCGGGAGGACCATATATGATCACACTGACCGACGACCAGAAGAAGACCGCACTAGAGCTATGCGCCAAGATGACCATTGGCGAGTTGGTCACCCGTCTGTGGCCTGACGCCAAGCCCGACCCGCGCAGCCCGCAGGGTAAGGCCCTCAAGGAGTTTTTGGCCGGCGAGGATGTGAAGGTGAAAACCGTCACCGCACAGCCCGTCACCAAGGGCCTGATTGAACTGACCGAGGAGCAGAAACGGGTCGTGGACCAGCTCGTCACCAGTGAGCGGTGCAAGACCAGCATGGAAATCGCGCGGCTGGTGTTTCCCGACCGCAAGGTTAAGAGCCTGTCCAGCGAGTGGCGCGCGGTATACGCCTACATGAAGGAGGTCTACCCCGACTCGTTCAGCACGACCGAGGAGCCCGTGGACGGACAATGGAGCCCGCCCGACAAGATGCAGGGTCTGATTGCCCTTGTCAACACCTACGTGATGACGGGTGATTCGACGCGCAAGGCCTATAACTCCGCCACGCTCAAGGTCTCTGAAGACCGCCAGCTCAAGGCTCTCATGGGCTACCTGCGTGAGTACACGGTCAAGTACATCGCCGATACGTACGAGCTGCGCGTGGACCGCGATCTGTTTCTCTCCACCTTCATCCGATGGACCCACGACAAGGCGGACCTCACCGAAATGGAGCGCGACCAGATGGCGCAGGCCGCCGCCGAGAAGGTCAACGTTGCCCAATTGGGCCGCGAAATCGAGGAGATCAAGGCCTATCACCGCTCCATCATGGCGGGTGATGAAGTCGACGCTAATGGCAAAGCCAAACGGTTTGGCATGGCCGAGGTCGAGCAGATCAGTCAGACTCGCCTGCGCCAAGACGCTGCCAAGGCTCGTCTCAAGACCCTGATGGAGGGACTGGAGGAAGCACGCTCCAAGCGGCTAGGTGCGATGAAGGACCGCAACGCGTCCATCCTCAACCTATTCGAGGCGTGGCGCGGCGATCCTGTTTGGCGCGAGTCTTTACACGCCCTCGCCAAGCGCGAGAAAGCCGACGACGCGGCCGAGGTGAAACGGCTGTATGACATGGATGACGTGACAGCCCTCATCTCGGGGATGACCATCGAGGAGGCCTCCGCATGACCGCTCATACCATCAAGTGTACATGTTGTGGGGATGATACCGACGAGGCCAAGGCCTATACCGATCCTGACCTTCGGACACCCGTCTGCGAGGAATGCAAACTGGCGTTGAGATGGGCTCAAGCACGCCTCAAGGAAGCCAACATCGTCGCGCCGCCGCGCGAGCCATGATCAAGTGTCTGATCGATGATTCGGAGCACCCCTCCTATGCCGCTCTCCACACCTATGTGTGGAGGACGTATCACATGGGCAAGGAGTCGTATTATCGCACCTATCTCCCGCGCCACGATCTGCTTACGGGACAACCCATTCCCTTCAAGGATGCCGAGCAGTATCTGGGCGCTGACTTCGCCAACCGCGTCAACCTGAAGAAATGGCTTGCCACTCAGCCGCGCGAGGTGGGGTTGGCGTGGGCCAAGGAGTGGTTGGCCAAGCGCAAGGTCTCCAAGGGTCTGATCTATGCCCCGTCGCAGGCCGAGTTGCGCACCCTATGCACGCCCACGATGCCCTATTACGAGGCAGTGGCCGCGGACGAGGGGGGCTACTATGGAATCACCACCGCAATGGGATTCAAGCTGCGCTATGTAAAGGGTCTGGTGGGTCAGACGCTACCCGCCGGAGTGTCGGTCATACAAGACACTCGCGAGCAGGCTCCTGTCAAGCTGGACCTTCCAACCCGTATCGATACCCTAGATGTAGGCGACTATGCTCTTGCATCGCCACATGACCAAGGCGTCCGCATCGAGCGCAAGTCTCTCGGTGATTTTTGTGGCACGCTCAGCGCGCGCAAACAGGTGCGCGAAGGTAAGACCAAGACGACCGAGTGGACAGCCTACGAACGCTTTGACCGTGAACTCACGCGCGCCAGTGAGGCAGGTCTCTACGTTGTCATGATGGTCGAGGCCAATATCAATGACGCCCAACGATTCGACTACCTTCCTCAGACCAAATGGGTGAAGGCCACGCCCGCGCACATCCTGCACAACCTGCGCACGCTGTTGACCAAGTATCCCCTCTCGTTTCAGGTCGTGTTCTGCGATGGGCGAAAGGAGCTGGCAGACAAGATGACGCGCGTGCTGGCGTTGGGCGCGGCGGTGAGGTCGTACGACCTTCAGTACCACCATGAGGAGGGTCTCCTGTGAGCTGGAAGGGCAACGGAAACAACCCCCCGCCCGACCCGATCACGGACTGGAACGCCGAGTTCGAGTGCCTGCTTGACTACAACGAGCTGCCCGAGGACATGGCGCGCAAGACCCTTGGGCGCTTCCTGATGACCAATATCGGGATGCTAGTCGAGATCCTCACACGCAAGATGCTGGAGCCTTACCAGCGCATCGTGCTGAAGGGTTGGCTGAACAAAAATTTCTCACTCACCATCGCGGGCCGTGCGTGGGGTAAGAGCACCGTTGCGTCGCATTTCTGCTATCTCTATTGCCTGCTCAACCCGGGCCACCATATCTTGATCTGCGCCGCGACCTTCAGGTCCAGCCGTCAGATTGTTGAACGCATCGATGAATGGGCCAACGCCGCGGGTGGTGAGTTATTGCGTGAGACGCTCAAAGCAACCCCGACCGGTGGTACCATCATCAAGAAGCAGGACCTGTATCGCATCTGGTTCAAGAACGGTTCATCGGTCACAGCAGTACCTCTGGGCGATCCCGACAATCTGCGCGGCTTTCGGTGCAACGTACTGATGATCGACGAAGGCCTGCTCATCCCACAGCACACCATCAACATGGTGCTCAAGCCGTTCCTCGCAGGCGGCGCCGACGCGACCAAAAAGCAACGCATCCGCCGCCGCGAGGCGCGCCTCATCGAGATGGGCAAGATGCAGGCCAAGGACAAGGTCAAGTTCAAGGCCGACAGCAAGATGATCATCATCTCGTCCGCCTCCTACCAGTGGGAGGAGCTATACAAAGACATCTACAAACCCTACCGCGCCATCATCGAGGCAACGGATGTCGAGCGTCCGCGCGCCGAGGAGAACGAGAAGGGGGCATCCAGTTACCTCGTCCATCAGCTCTCCTACAAGATGGTCAACCCCGACCTGATGGACACCAGCATCCTTGAGGAAATCCGCGAGAAGCGCATCCCCGAGAGCGTCATCAAGCGCGAATACGAGGCACAGTTTGTCAACGAGTCGGGAGGCTTCTTCAGCGCGCGCCAGATGGCAGATTGCACTATCCCACTTGGCCAGCGGCCTTGTATCGAAATCGTGGGCGAGCGTAACGCCGAATACATCCTCGCCGTCGACCCGGCGGGTGGCAGCATCGGTAACGATGCGGCGGGTGACCATTTCGCGATGTGTGTCATCAAGATCATCCAGCGCGCCAAGGATGGCAAGAAGATCGGGTTAGTGGTACACCAATACGCGTGCGCGGGCAAGGACATGAAGCACCACCTAGCTTACATGTACTACCTGCTCAAGCGGTTCAACGTGGTCTATGTCGTGATGGACTCAACCGGTGGCGAGAACATGAGCTTTTTGACGATGTGCAACGAAAGCGAGTACTTCAAATCGCGCAAGATGGAGTTGAAGGCTATCGAGGCGGACTTCGCCAAGGAAGGGTTTGACGACACCGTCGCCGCGGTGCGCCGCTCGTACAACGCCGACAGCAGTTTGCGGCGCATCGTGCATAACCAGTATTTCTCCTCCAGCATCATCAAGGCCGGTAACGACCACCTACGCGCCTGTTTTGAGCAGAAGACCATCATGTTCGCGTCCAAGGCAGCGTCAGTGGACGGCGCAGTGGCTCAGATGTGCCAATGTGATATACTCGACATTCACAAGACCCATCCCGAATACTATGATCCTGAGTTGGAGGGCAGCGCCTCCATGCACGAGTTCGTCATCTATCAGGATGCCATGATGGACCTCGTCAAGACCGAGTGTGCGCTGATCGAGGTGAAGGCGAGCCCGCTGGGGCATCTGACCTATGATTTGCCCCAGCACATGACGCGTAACCGGAAGGATGAGAGGCGCTCCAGAAAGGACTCATATTCAGCACTTTGGCTAGGTGTCTGGGGCCTTAAGATATATCTTGCTATGTTGGAGATGCCCCCGCCCGAGGATGACACCTTCGTCCCTGTAGCTATCCCGATGCCGGGGGTGGGATAATTGGAGCGAGATTGGGTGTATAAGTGAGAATCAAAGTCATTTCTGTGCCAAATCAAACCACTTCTAAGCAATGCCCTAGATGTCAAATTGTAAAAGAGTTGACAGATTTTCGCGTTGACCGCTCGAAAATATCTGGATACGGATCACATTGTAAAGCATGTGAGGCGGCTCGACGACGCGAGTGGTATGCGTCTCATCGTGAAGAAAGCGCGGCCAATCACGCCGATTGGGTAGACGAAAATCGAGAGTATCTAAATGCATATCGGCGCGCTAGACAGTCTAAGGACACAGAATTTGTTGGTAAAAATAAATCTCGCACTAGACAAACACACGAAGAATGTGTTGAGAAAAGAAAAAATCAAGCAAGGGCATATTATCGCCGTACAGCCGATCAACAGAAGGCCTATCGAAAAGAATATAACGCCACGCATAAGAAAGAAAATGCGCAACGCAAGGCAAGACAAGAAAGAGAGCATATCAATTACAAAATAGCTAACCGTCTTCGAGCGAGAACAAGACTAGCTTTACGCGCCCAATCTAGCCAGAAACAATATACTCTAAACGAATTTTTGGGTTGTACACCTGAATTTCTGCGACACTGGATTGAACAGCAATTTCGTGATGGAATGACTTGGGATAATTGGGGGTTGGGGGATGGCAAGTGGCATATCGATCACATCCGTCCCTGCGCATCGTTTGACCTCACCGATCCCGAACAACAGAAGCAGTGTTTCCATTATACTAATCTCCGCCCACTCTGGGCGATAGAAAATCTATCCAAAGGTGGTAAACTATGTCACGAAAATACGTAAAAAAATCCGAATACTGGTCCCAACCTCGGAAGCCTATTATGGTTCCGGCTATAGCGGCCCCCAGCACACCATCTAATACGCAAGTACCATTTGGAGATGTAGAGGCGGCATTTGATGGCCACGCGCATTATTCCGCTACAGCCGCATGTGGAGGGGGTGATGTCATAAATACTTCCTATCGAGATAGTGCGGCTCCGTCCGTATTAGATGTCAATCGTTACCGAAACATTAGACAAGGGATTGTGCCGATTTCAGAAATCGAAGGTAATTATTCAGTATTCGGGGCCATCGATCTTGTTTATAGAGCTTATTACAATTTCGCGCTTTTGCGAAACGCCATTTCGATGCTTACTGATTTCAGTTCAGGAAAGATCAATGTCAAGACCTCTAATAAACGAGTAAAAACCTTCATTGAAACGTGGCTTGATGCTATTGGCATCAATGATCTTCAGCAGAAAGCTTTTCTTGAATACTATCGTTCGGGTAATGTCTGGTTTTACAAATTTAGCGGTAAAATTAGCGACGATGGGTTGAACATGCTTAGGCGTGCCTATGCTAAAGAAACGGTCAGAGGTCAACAAGCATTTTCGAGTCGGCAGAGCAAGATTGTTCCCATTCGGTATATCATACTGAATCCAATGCAAGTCTATTTAATGCGTGGGGCGTCCTATACCTATGGCTACGTGCGCATGCTATCGACCTACGAGATCGAGCGGCTCAAGAACCCCCAGACCGACGAAGACAAGCAGATCTTCGACTCGTTCCCAAAGGACATCCAGCGCCAGATCAAGCAAGGCGGCGCATGGAGGTACCTGTTCGTGCCACTCGACCAAAACCGGCTCTACTACGTGTTCTATCGCAAGACCGACTACGAGCCCCTTGCGGTACCGATGGCCTTTCCTCTGCTGAACGACATCGAGTTCAAGCTGGAGCTGCGACGCATCGACATGACGCTCGCGCGCACGATGGAGCAAGTCGTGTTGCTCGTCACGGCGGGACAGAAGGCCGATCAGTTCAATCAGGCCCCCGGCAACAAGCAGCTGGTTGCTCTCCAGAATATCTTCCAGAATCAAACCATCGGGCGGGTGCTGGTCGCCGACTACACGACCAAGCTGGAGTGGTGCATCCCCGATCTCAAGGAGCTGCTCGGTCCCGCCAAGTACGAGCGCGTCGACAAGGACATCAAGGAGGGCCTCCAGTACATGTTTTTTGGCGAGGAGAAATTCGCCAACGCCGCCATCAAGATCCGCATCTTCATCGAGTCGCTCAAGGAGGGCCGTCGCGCCTTCTTAGAGGGATTCCTCATCCCCGAGGTCAAGAAAGTCTGCGAGCAGATGGGCTTCCGCGATGTTCCCACGCTGGAGTACGAGGACATCGTTCTCCAAGACGAGGCTCTGATGAACCGGCTGTATGTCCAGATGGGCCAGCTGGGTTTCCTCACCCCCGACGAGGTGTTTACGGCGGTCAAGACAGGGGATTTGCCGACGACGGAGGAGTCCCTAGACCATCAAGAAGCGCACAAGGCCGCGCGCAAGAAGGGGTTGTACGAACCCGTTGCGCCCGCACTAGCCGGCGGCAAGGGTCGTCCTGACGGCACTCCCGGTACACCTGCGACGCGCCATGTGTCCACCCCGATCGGCCAGACCAAGGCCAGCGAAGACATCGTGCGCGGCGATCATCACTTCGGCATGGTACGAATCGCCGAGAACCTCGTCGCGATGGACAAGGTACGCGCGGCAGTGGAGGCAACCCTCCTCAAGCAGCACAAGCTAGATGAGCTGAACGATGCCCAGCAGATCGTCGCCGCGCAGGTGGCGCAGTCGATTTGCTTCAACGAGCCCGAGGGTCAGTGGCTGAAGGCGGTCAAGCGGTACGTCAAGGAGCCGCGAGACCCGCCCAAGACCGTGACCGACGAGATCGCCGAGATTCGTGCGGCGTATCACGAGGATGAACACCCGATCAGTCAGTGGCTTGGGGGGGTGTTGGTGCGCAGCAAGGTGGATTTCACGCCACGGGCGTGAGTGTATAGCCAAGGGCAATGGCCCCAACGCCCCGCCACAAGGCCCGCTTCGTAGCGACGGCCCATCTATACACGCCGCCTGCGAGTGAGCAGATGGAGGCCTGTGCGTCGCTGGACAAGCTGCGCGCGCTGTTGCCTTCGGACATCGATCCTTCTACGCGTCCCACCCTGCTGTTCGCTGCGGGCAATCTGGCAGTGGCAAATTTGGCCAACCTTAACGACGACGCCGTCACGCTCGAAGACACCTTGCGCACCTATCGCCAGTTCGAGTGGCAGCTAGTGGATGTGGAGCACAACCGTGGCACAGTCGTCGGGTTCATCGTCAAGGCCGGGCTGAGCGAGTTCGGCACCGATCGTCTGATCACCGAGGACGAGGCCCGCGCCGCGGGCAAGCCAGTGAATGTCGCCATTGTTATTGCGCTATGGCGCGTAGTGGACCCCGAGCTGGCGAGCTGGCTGGAGCGCGCCGACGCTCCCGGCAGCCCCGACAAGGGTAAGCTCAGCCTTTCGTTCGAGGTCGGGTTTGACGACTACGACGTAGTCTTGCTGCCCAAAGACGCATCCAACTTAGCCCTCGCCACCGCGCGCATCACACCCGACTCGCCCGAGTTCGAGCACTACAGCAAGATGCTGCGCTGCTACGGTGGCAAAGGTGTGTACAAGGACCAGCGGGTCGCGCGCATCATCATGGGTAATATAGTACCGCTCGGCGCGGGCATCGTGACGGTTCCAGCGGCGGACGTGAAGGGTTTGACGACCATCACGGAGAGCCCCCATGCAGCGGACCCAGCCGCGGCGGCGGTAGTGAATGTGAACGCCGAAACTGATGCGGGCCTGTATAAATACAGCTCCACCCAATGCACCCTCGCCGAGGCTGACGCCGCGCCGTTCAAGGCGTTTGCAGCATCTATTCCTGACGAGCACGTGCATACAGACGAGAAGGACTCGACGTTGGGACGGGAGATGTCCACGCACTGCACCGTCCTCTACGGTATCAAAACCGCCGATGCCGAGGCCATCAAAACCATCCTCGCGGGATTCGGCCCCATCAAGATGACGCTGGGCAAGGTGTCCATGTTCGAGCGGGACGCCTACGATGTGCTCAAAGTGGACGTGGACAGCCCCGACCTGCACCGCGCGCACGCGCTCATCAAGACGGCCACGGAGACCGAGACCAAGTGGCCGACCTATTCGCCGCACGCAACGATTGCCTATATGCGCAAGGGTCACGCGCGCGGCTACGTAGGCGACAGCCGCTTTGAGGGGATGTCGTTCACGTTCAACAGCGTCACGTTTTCTCCTCACACTGGCGACCGTGTCGAGATCCCTCTTGTACAAACCACCACCGCGGCGGTGTATATAGACAACGACATGGCCACCCCCTCCCGTTTGATCAAGCTCCCCCAAGGCTGGCAGGAGCGTCTCAATTCCATTGCCAACTGGTCCGCCTCACCAGAGGGCGTGGTCACCGCTGCGAGTCTTCCGCATGGCGTGACGATTACCCTCTCCGATGGCCGCAAGATCGTTGCTAAAGTCGTTGATGGTCAGACACTTGAGGCAGCGACGGAGGTCTCGATGGCCGGAGTGGTCATCACCGACATGACGCCGGGTGTGGGTCCGCAAGCCGACGATCCTGCTAACGAGCATCCCGCCAAGGCCAATGTCTATCCCACCAAGACGCCCGAGAAGGTTGCCGCAGAACAGGCCGAGCTGGAGAAGCAGCGCGCGGGTCAACAGGCGGGGTATAGCGGAGCCTCGGTTGCCCAAGTCACTAGCCTTCTTCAGTCGGTCGCTGTTAGCACCGCAGATCTCGCTGATGCTGTCTCTCGCATAAACACTGCCTCCGCAAGTGTATCATCCATCACGACCCCATCTTCCCCCATGAACCTCTCTGATCTCAAGCAATCCCTCGCCAGCGTCAAGACTATCGAAGAGCTGCCCACCGTCGTTGCCAACGTTGGCCTGTTCGCCGACGAGATTGCCAAGGCCAGCGAGAAAATCGCCGCCGAGCGCAAGGCTGCCGTTGAAGCACAAGCCGCCGCCGAGAAGACCCTCGCCGAGGTCAAGGCCCAGCTCGACCAGATCTCCAAGGCTCACAATGACATGGTCGCCGCACAACAGGCCGCCGCCGCTGAGGCTGCGTTCCAAGCGCGCATGACCGCCGTGGCCGATACGTTCGACCTTGACGACGAAGTGCGCGCCGATGTGACCGAAGAGGTCAAGGCGTGTGCTGACGATGCTGCGTTCGCCAAGTGGATGACCAAGGCGAAGAAGACGATGAAGGGCTGGCTCAAGGCCGCGAAGCCGGCGAAAAAGGACGATGACGGCGACGATGATGACGCGCAGGCCAAGGCCGCCGCGAAAACGGCCCTTGCTTCCGCCAAAGCCAACATCGTCGATCCCAACATTCCGAATACGCTTGAGGTCAACGCCAAGACGCTGCGTGAGCAGTACGCGGAGACCTTCGCCAAGGGTATCCGCATCGGCGGCGAGAGTGTCGCTGACATCACCGCGCGTGCCAAGCCCGCGAAGAAATAACTCACGCATATAAATCGCGCTACACTGAGTGTATAGACCTTCAACCCCCCTCTTACCATAGGACCACCCCATGAGCGTTCTCACCAATAGTGCCCTCCTTCCCTTCCGCCAGTACGCCGATGCCGAAGTGATTCAGCTGTATTCGGCTGACTTCACTGGTCAGGCCGGTACGCTGGTTACCCTCCAGACGGCCAACCAAGAACCCTCACAGGGTGCAGGTGCCTACACGACTTCCGCCCCGCTGACGGCCTTCACGAACGTCGGCAACTACGCCTACAACAACCCCCGCAAGGTTCGTCCGGCGACGACCGACGACAACAAGTTCCAGATGCTGGGCTTGACCCTGTACACGGTCGCCACTCACGACGAAAACGGTATCCCGCTGCGCGGCCTGCCCTACGACAAGACCCTTGAGCGTGGTTTCGTACAGACCGGCTTCACGGTTCCCGTCCTCGCACGCGGTATCGTGACCATCAAGCAGTCGCAGGTTGCCGGTACGGTCGCCGCTGGCTCCATCGCCATCGCGGGCACCAACGGCACCATCACGGCCCTCGCCAACAGCGCGGCCAACACCATCGTAGTCGGCACGGGCGCGTACGCCATCGGCAAGTTCCTGAGCACCTCGGGTCTGGCCTTCGGCGGCTACTACCAGCTCAAGCTGGAGCTGTAATCCCTTCCTCTCCCATCAACCCCTATTAGGCACCCCCTATCCTCTCCATGAATCCCCGCAAGAGAAACCTCAAGGTTACATTCGAGCGCACGCCCGAGCAGATCGAACTCGTCCAGCGCATGGGCTCGAAGAACAAGACCGAGTCGATGGCCGCCGCCGAGGCTCTCGCGGCAGTAATGACGCGCCCCATCCTGCAAGTCATCGAGCAGGCTCCCGTCATCAGCAACCTCTACCAGACGCTGACCTTCAGCGCCGGTACGCCGTCCACCATCCCGCTCGACCCGTACTTCGATGTGCGCGCGCGCAACTTCCTCAACGTCTGGACCCAGAGCCAGCCGGGTGGCAATGCGCAGAACTTCAACGTCGGCGCGACCGAGTTGTACGTCCAGACCTACCCGCTGTTCAGCGAGGTCTCGATGAACAAGAACCAGCTGCGCGCTGGCAACCTTGACTATCTCGCTGCGTACCTCACCCGCCTCGTGCAGGAGGTCCTGCTGGTTCAGGAAACCAACGGCGCGTTCGTGCTGTTCAATTCGGCGGCTGGTGCTCGCATCGACGGTGACGGCACCAACAATGCGACCAACAACCTCACGGTTGCGCGTTCGGCAACGGCTGGCGTCTTCCAGCTGGACGACTGGAACACGATCGAAATCGGTTACGACCGCACCACGGCGTCGTGGGTCGGTGGTACGCCGGTCAATGATCGCCGCTCCATCACCGATCTGCTCGGTTCGCCCGAGTGGATGGGCCAGATCCGCGCTATCGCCTATCAGCCGCAGAACACCCGTCAGGGTGCAGTCACGGTTCAGGGTGGCAGCTCCATCGCGGCTCCCGAGTCCCTGCGCGAAGAAATCTTCCGCGGCGGTGGCATCCCCACCCTGTTCGGCGTCGACCTGCACAAGGTCTACGAAATGGGCGTCGGGCGCAATTACAACACGGTGTATGACACCGCGGTTGGTGCGACGGCTCTCCCCGTCAACGGTGGCGGCTTCGGCGGCACGGCTGGTGCGGCCTTCAACGGCGCGACCGAGCAGGTGGTTGTTGGTCTTAACAGCGAGATGTTCGACCTTGCCCGCCTCCGCATGACGGAGATGGGCAGTGAGTTCAGCCTCGTGGCGGACGATCAGTTCACCCTGCGGCAGGACAGATTAGGGATGTTCGGCGGTTTGGTCGAGGGCTACGTTTCCGTAGAGTCCCGCAGCAAGTTCCTGCTGGTGTACTAATCATACAGATACACTTCTTCAAGCCCGCCTCGTGCGGGCTTTTTCTTCATCTCCTACCCTCAAGAGCCTATTTGTTTCTCATGATAACCACCCCATGGACCTCTCAAGAAGACGCTATCCTGCGTGAACGCTTTGCTTCGTGTTCTAGCATCGAAGAAGTGGTGCCTTATTTACCCGGACGCACCTATAACGCGATACGCACACGCGCTAACGCATATCTTGGTGTCAAAATAAAAAAACTTCCCGTCCACGATACCCACTGTTTTGACGTGCCCGATGAGATCAACTGTTCGTGGGCGGGTTATCTGGCAGCAGACGGATGTGTATCTGACAAAGGCCGCTTAACGTTAGGTATTGCGAGTAAAGACCGTGCTCATATTGAAGCGTTAGTACTGTATATGGGATTCACAGGGCGGATTTGGGACTATACCAAATCCTATACCGACCTCAAGGTGAAAAAATACGGCAAGGTCAGTACCTACTCGGGTACTTGCCATATCTCCACCCTTCAAATCCAATGTCCAGCCGTCTGTGTACAACTAGCTAGACACTGGAACATCACGCCTCGCAAAACGCGCACTCTGCAACCTCCTAATCTGACTGATGACCGCCTTATCATGGCTTACCTCTCGGGTTTTATTGACGGCGATGGATGGATTATCGAGGACAAAAGCACAAAGCACCCCCAGTACAGCATTGCCGTCATGGGTACTAAGGAGATGATGGAATGGACCAAGGCTGTATTTGATCGTCTGACGCCTTACCTTATCACTGCTAAGCTACAGCCCACTGAATCGGACAACATATACGATTACAAGGTCAGCGGGGTCAAGGCTTTCTGGTTGGCTAAATTATTTTTGACGCTGGATATTCCTCGTCTTGACCGGAAATGGGACAAAATGCGACGATTGATTGCGGAGGTAGAGGCAGGCACTCCGTCCCAACGTTTTTTAACCACTATGGTAAATGGTCGCCCTAGCGATACCATCCTTACGCAGTTCGGACTCCTTGATTACGCAAATGCCTTATGCACAACGGTTAGACCAAGTGTAGCATAATCTCCCCCCCCTCGGGTGTATGGTATCCTGCTTACCTTACCCCATTGGGTAAGGAACGGTCCAAGGCCCCTTTTATGTCTACCCGCAAGAAAGCCCTCATTCCAGCCCAGTCCACGACTGGGGCTACCTCCACCCCCACCACGGTCAAATCCACCGTTAAAACGCAACAGGCGGCGGCTGTATGCCCCGCCGCGCCGCGTCGTAGTCCGGCGATGGGTCATCAAACCCATGGGGCTTTCACCCCTCTCACCGGCCCTATCACCAATGTGTCCCAGCTGATGAATGGCGGACGCAATATCGCCAAGGGTTCAGCCGGGTCCTTCGAGACACTGGGCGAATACTCAACCTATCTGAAAGGCCTCTCCCTTCACGACCTCCACCGCCACGCCGTCGAAGACGCGCGCATTGTGCCAATCGACGATCGCGACCGTTTGATCCGCCGTCTGGAGACCGAATGGACCAGCACCGCATCGCGCTATCCGGGTCGCAACCCCGCCAATAACAAGATCCCCCAGCGCGCGCCTTTTACTGCCGCGCAGATGGAGGCGCAGGCCGAATTGCGCCGCAAGGCTCTGCGTCAGACCTAACGAGCGGCGCGGGGTGTATAACCCTACGCCATGGATGATCCTACTCTCATAGGTGGTTGGGCTTCGGGCGTCTGGCTAGAACTAGGCGCTCCTTCTACCGTTGCTGCTTCCACTATCTCCGGCTACGCCGTACAGGAGAGTACGCTCGGCCGCCTCAACAGCCTAATCGGCACCTGCTTCAGCGGGTCTGGTTACCTCGGCACAGGTACCTCCAACTATCAGATCGGCCCCTTCGTGACCAATACTGAGCTGGCGCTCATCGGAGCGATGTACACGGTTAGCTACTACCGCAACCTTGCGCAGGCCATGATGGGGGCAACAACAGCCGGTATCCCGTGGACTACAATCAAGGAGGAGGGCAGCACTATCCAGCGCGCGAACGGCGCGAATATCGGTGAGATCTACCTCAAGGAGGCCAAGACCGCGAACGATCAGCTCAATTATCTGGTCAACGCCTATAGGCAAGGATCACAGGGCGGTAACATGGCCCGCAGCATTGACTATTACGATCTCAGTGGTCCCACCTACGGCGCGACGGTGTGGCCGTAGAGGGCATCCATGGGCGAGTACACAGTCAACCGTACCCAGACATATGAGGCAAAGGCGGTCTTTGTCTCCAGCGGCGCGTACGATAGCGATCAAACGGTCAGTGGAAGCCTGCGCCAACTCTCACGCGTTCAGGGCGTAGATTGGTCAATCAACTATCCGGTCGAGCAGGTCACCTACCTTGACGTGGGCGACGAGGCCTATTTGAGCAGCCACAATCCCGTCGATGTGACCATCCAATGGATGCACTCGAACGGACGCAATGAGCAGGCCTTGGGACTCGTTGACACAGTCGGGCTGAGTGGCACTGCCGCGCTCAATCTCGACCAAGAGAAGAACCTCTACATCACCATCGAGAACACCCCCGGTCGCGATGCCATCGGTGCGGCGCCGGGTTCGCCCAAGTCTATTATTGGGATGGGACAAGCACTGATGACTTCCTACGACCTCAGCGCGCAGGTCGGCGGCTATGTGCATTCACGCGCCACGATGAACTGCTTGACGGCATTCGTATACACGGGTACGTCGGGTAACGCGGTACCAGCAGTGCAATATCAAAACGGCGCACAACTCACTGGCCAGTTTGTCCTCCAACAGGCCTTCATCCAGTACGATCCCAACATCACGGGTTTTGACAATCCCATCGCTGCGCCCGCAGTCGGCGCACGAGATATGTTTCTGACCTTCCCCGAGGGTACACCCTTCGGCGCGATTTTCTCTGGCGCGCAATCGTGGTACCTGCAAGGTTTCAGCCTTGGCCTCGACATCGCGCGGCGTGAGCTAAAACCCTTGGGGAGCGTCTACCCTCCCGTCCGTGCCACCCACTATCCAATCGTGGTGAGTTTGAGTACCGACGCCATTGTCAATCGCTATCAGCGCGATCAACTCGATCGCATCGATTGTCTTGCCACCGGTCAGAGTGTGTACCTCATCGTCAAGCAGCCCTGTTCGTCGGACGTGCTATTCGGCATCTATCTGGACCACCTTCAGATCCAATCGCAGTCCTTCACGACCGACATTGGAAACGCCGATCGGGCAACCGTTCAATGGCGCGGGCTGATTACAAACCCCAACGCCTTCTTCATCAATCCGTGGGTTGCCTCTCTGGTCAATCTGGACACCCAAAGCGGAATTGGCGACACGTGGTAATCAGGGTGGCGCGACTTCGGCGGCCTTGATGGCGATGATTTGCTTTTGGATGGCATCAGTCAGGCTGGCGATATACGACAGCGCGCCGCGATGTTGTTCAATCTGATTATTCAGGTCGTGAACTTGCGCGAGCTTGGCATTGGCAGCTTCTTGTAGACGTGTCGCGTCTTGTTGTAGAGCGACAAGCTGGGCTTGGAGGGTAAGGGGGTCTAACATAGATTAGGGGTTCGGGATAGTACCCTGACGAGAGCCATCAACATAGACCTCAACGTTAGCACCATTCCAGTTAAGCGAAATGTTATTAGAGCCTGTATACTGAATCCCATTACCTTTTACCTGAAAGGGGACCTGAAAAGTTGCTTTACCGTCAAAATTAGATGTAGTGTCTACATCAAGGATATCGCAGTTGATGGAGCCATTCTGGCCGTTTAACGTAATAGTGCCGGCCGCCGATTCGTTAGATAATAATAGAACCCCGGGAAATTGTCCACCAATGTTCTGTGCTCCTAGGGCGACTACTAAATTATTAGACGTATTAAATGAGCGAAATAGTTTATTTCCGGCTGCCCCTAGGAACATTTCCAATCGCTCTCCAGCAGGATCTCCTACTAACGCCCCTTGAGTATTTAATACTGCGAGTGAAGATCCGGCTCCTCCAGTAAAAGCCCCACGCGCCGAGACGTTGTTAAACTCTGCATCGCCGTTTGCTCTAATTCTCCATCCCGCGCTGCCCGCGCTGAATGTACTACTTTCAAGATCGAGATTGCCAAACACAGCAGTTCCGTACGACTGGAATGAATTGACCGTCGCTTTCATGGACGCGATCTTGCCATCTGCTCCAATCTCAAATCCCCATCGCGCCTGAGCCGCACCACCAATTCCATTCACGCTACCGGTCACTGCCGCGTCCATGTAAAGACGGGCAGTGGCATTATTACCTGTAGTGACGGTGCTGAGCTGGGTCAGATAGGCCGCATAAGCACCTCCTGACGCTGCCAATGCATCCATGATGGTACCCGCCAGCGCGTAGTTAATCGCGCCAGTTGTCACTAGCCGCGCGCTGACCGCATTGATCTGCGTAGACTGTGCGCCGCTTGCGTTGACAACAGCTGTCTGGATGGATGCATTAAGTGCAGTGCTGATCGCACCCACTCCAGTGATCGATCCACTCAGACCAATCACTGTAGTGAGAAGCGTAGATCCAGTCTGATAGAGCGCGGTTTGAAACAGGTTGAGGTCACCCGTTAGGAGGTTAAACGCGCCCGACAGCCGATCACTGATGTCATAGAAGAACGTCCCGAACAATTGTTCGGCATTACCCGAGATGGGACCATAGATCGGAGCATTGTAATCACCGTTAGCCGCGAGCGATCCGCTATAGCCAAACGTATCGACCAGCGAGAACCACGTGTAGAAAGACCCTACCTGTGGCGCAATGTTGGCGTTTCCCGCTAGATTAGTCGAGGTGAAGTTGACATTATCGTAGGTTGGCGTGAACGATGGACTGGCATTGCACCACAGATAGATCCCACTGATATCACTCTGGGGGCGTGGTGTGATGTTGTACACAACACCGCCGTTATACCCCACGAATCCGCTGTTCAAAGGCGGTGGAGGCTGGGGGTTGTTGACCGCAAGTCGCGCGCCTGATACCACGTTGTTAAACTCATCTACCGAATCTACCGCGAAGGTAAACCCGCGCAGGGGTTTCACGGTCGTGCCGGTGAACAGATACTGAGGATCGATATTCCACGTCGTGTTGCTCCCGCCGCTGATCGAGATGTCGGTGGACGACAGAATCGTGCTTTCGGCGCCCAGCTTGAGCAGTCGCGCCCGGTATCCCGTTACGAACTGTGCGGTCGGCGTTTCGTTATCATTCGAATCAAGGTTAACATGCCAGCCAAACGATGGCGAGCGGCCCATATAACCCGTGTAGCGCGCATCGCTCGGGCGAATGTAGTACATGTCTTCATTGGCCGCGATGAACACACCAGACAGTGCTGCGGTCGTACCCAACGGATTTGTGGACGCGTTGGTATAGAGGATACGGCAGAACGGAGACTGATATCCATTGGCGTTGTTAGCCGCTACTGAGAAGGTATAAACGCCGTATCGATCGGGGGTGTAGTTGATTCCTGTCGTCTGTGGTTGACCAATCAGGAAGGGTGTACCCCCAAACGACCCTGACTGGGTATAGTAGGCCACATTGGACGATGTGGACCCCGACCACGACAGGTAGAGATACGAGTAAAAGCTGTTATCCACTTCCAACCCCGTCACGCGCGTCGCGACCAATCCGGTTGGCGGAGCGGGTGGGGTAGTATCGCCCGCGACTGGGGGATTAGTCACCACCGAGTAGTTGTTGTTGACGAGGTAGTTGACACCAGTGTTATATTTGACCCCGAGGATCTCGATTGTCCCCTGCCGCGGCTCGGAGGTCGCCAAACATTTGTATTGCGTGGCTTGGTCAAACACCGTGACCGATGTACCACTGGCGGTCAGAGTCCACGTCGATCCTTTGAACAGCGCGCTAGAGAAGCCGCTATTCAGCGTCAGCAATGTCGTACTGTTGGTCGGGGCGGTAGTGACCGTGCGCGTCTCGATCTGAGAGTTGCGAATCAGTCCCACCTGATTGGACCCCGTGATTCCGGTCGCATCCACCGTCGCGGGCACGATGGCGGCCATGAAATAGGTGAAACCGTTGGTGAGCTTGACGGATTTGTCCAGCGTGATCGCCTCTCGGCCCGTGCTGAAGTCCATGATCTTACCGCCCTGCTGCTGGTTGTTGCGGTAGTTGTCGTAGACGTTGAACACGTCACCCGGACGCAGGTATAATCCCTCCACATCGGTCGCGAAAGCAATGGTCTCCGTCAACAGCTGTTCAACCGTCAATATCCAGTTGGCCGCACGGATGGCTTGCCCGCGTGAGGTGGTCGCGAAGGCAGTGATCTGCTTCTCGACATAACCGAATCGGGCGATGCCTTGGGTGTCTTCGACGCGCTCAGGGGTCGTACGAAACAGATTGTCTGGGTCCGTCCATTTGACTACGCACACTGTCGAACGCGTGTTGCGCGGCGTGTCCGAGTACGTAAACGCACCGTTGACGACGTTGGCGTTGGAGAAATTGAACACCGGGTCGCGCAACTCGCTACCTACCGGGAAGATTCGCCCATTGGCGTAGTACAACATGCCGCGAAACACCGAGACGAGGTTGTTGAGCAGGGTGTAGGCATCCTGCGGCTGTTGGATAGCCACGTTGCACGTGAAGCGGGGTTCGAGGCCGCCATTGCCGTCATCCACCATCTCGTCGCAGAACTGGGCAATCTGGTACAACGTCCACTTGTCCAGCCACTCGGGACGGATGTAGCGCCCCAAACCGTACCGCTTGTTCGTGACGATGTCGTAGAAGATCCATGCGGGGTTGTCGGTCCACTTGCGCGTACTCAGCCCGCCCGTCCAGATGCCCGGATACACCGCCGCCGTGATTGTCCCATCAACGTTATACGCAGTGGGCGTATAGCCATCCGGTACAAGCACCTCGATGCCCTTGCAATCAATCGCGCGCGTTGGGATACCGGCGAACTGGTCTGCGCTCAGTTCAATCCCCACCATAGCCGACATTGGGTATCGGTACTGGTTAGAGGACACCACCGCCATGGTATCGACATAGAGATCGTTGGCGGTGTTGACCGAGAGGATGTTGTTGTCCAATCGGCTGACGCGCACCTTCCATGAGTAAAAATCGGCTCCGGCAGGGGTCTTGGGCAGCGGGATGACGTGGGTCTTGTAGTAGGCCGACGTACACTTACCCTTGATCTCGTAAACCGTGCTGGGATTGCCATCACCATCCGGCCCGAGAATCTGGGGCGTAAACGGGCCGTTGTTGGTCGAGATGGCAATCTCGTAGAACAAGCTGAACTGGTTGGTATTGCCGTTGGACGTGTCGACTGTGTAAAGCGCCGGGACGCGAGTAGTGACCTTCAGGCCCTCGCCATCAGGGTACTGAGTGGTATTAAACGATGCAATGACGCTCTTGGGGTAGCCAGCATTGACGTTCGGGAAGGCGGCGTTGAGCGGGGGATTTGTGACGCGGGTGTTGTACGGAAGCGGGATGAGTGCCTCGACCTTGTCAAAGCCCGTGATGGCGTACTCACCCGACGCACCGCTTTTCCAGCCAAAGCTGAAACCCTGTCCTGACAGATTGAAGTTGGGCGACCCATCGCCGTTCAGCAACGGCACCCCATCAAAATAGATGGAACACATCGGGTTCGATCCCGACACACCCGACTGCGGCCAGAATATGGGCGATGGCCCCTCCGTCACCAGATCAAGAATCTTGATCCGGGTGTTGGAGATGAGGGTATTGGGGGATTCGACGGAGCCGGCCATGGTCTAGGCGGGATTGAGGTTGGGATCAGGTTGGTATTGACTACCACCACCCGGCAATGGAGTCGTCGTTACGCCACCAGTGGTACCGGCCTCGCTGGTGCTCACATCATTGTTCGTGGTCGTCATGCAGACGGGAATGGGCGACACCAACGCGCGGCCATAGACGAGGGGCACGCAGCCGCCCTGAGTAACCGCCCCGGCGGTACCGGGAAAGGCGGTGGACTGAGCCTGATCGGGGTTCGCGCTGGCTCCTTGCGGGGTAGGAGTCAGCATTTGGGTGATGCCACCAAGGACCAGCGAAATACCAAACCCCGCGATGACCGTAGTCGCGGCAGTGAATCCAGCCGTGCCGACGAAGCTCCATGTGTACGGCAACAGACCGGGGTTGATGAATGACAACGCGATCAACGCAACGCCCGCGATGACCTTGGCCGCACCACTATTACGCCCGCGAATCGTGGGCATGAAGAAGATGGTCGAGAGGCCCGACCGGTGCGTCCCCTCGCTGGGGTCAATCACATTGGACCGTTTTTGGAGAGCGATACGATACAGCTTGTCGCGCGCGGGGCCTGTCAAGTAGCGCGTCAACGCGCCACGGGTATTGATGTCAATCGCGCGCAACGCTTCGGCAGGCGACCGCACATCAAGCTGCCATTCGGATTGGCCAATGGCCTTGCCAAGAGACCCGACGAGATGAATGGTGGTCAGTTGCATTGGTAACGGAGAACCCCAACGAGCCGACGCAGCCACGCGCCGTCGATTGGATCGATGGACGAGAGGTGATGACGGCGGTGATGGAGCATTTGGTTAGGCCCGGTCACGACCGCGAGGTGGTGGGGGTAAGCGGACCCATAGGTGCGGAACAACAGCACGTCATCCGTGACAATAGGCTGGTCTTTGGGGACGTAGACAAAGCCCTCGTCGGCGATGTGGCGCGTGATGGCTGACTCCTCGGCGTGCTCGAAGGACTCGTCACGATCGTAGTCGGTGAGGTAGATCCCATGGGTTTGGCGGTAGTGAAGACGAATCGTTTCGTAGCAATCCCACTGTCCCCAGATCCAGACGAGTCCCGTGGGCTCTACGCGGTATGTCTCGGGCACATAGGTAGCCCATTTGCCCGACGCCGCGCACAGATGGAGTGGCAAACACATCTCGCGCGCGGTCTCAAGGTCTGCCTCACTGAACCCCTCGTTGGTATGGCTCGATCCGCCATGGTAGATGGCGCAAACTCGCCCGAGGCCCGCGGCAGTGGCGTAATCCGATGGGTCAATCTCGAAGGAGTCGTGGGGTTCTGGACTGACATTGCGGCATGGGAAGGCGTGAACCGAAGACTCGGTGTGATAAACCAGCCCACACACTTCCTCGCCCGGCATGGCGTGGGTGTGAGCGACAATATCGGCTTTGACGCGCGTGTTCATACGTAGCTGGCCCGACTCAAACCGGGGTAGGCCAGTAGCGGAAGCTGGGCGGGCAATGGGAAGTGGGCAGTGCATCCCAAGAGGTTGTGCGGACAGGCGTCCGCCACCCAGTTGGTTTCGTTGAACTGGGGGTTGTTGATCGCCCCTGTAGTGCCTGCCTGCCCACATACGTAGACCAATAGCTCGCCAAAAGTGAAGTCGCTCGCGCTGACGATGGTCACCCAATCGCCTACCGCATAGGTGTTACCAGCCGCCCACGTGCCGCGCGCGTTGAGGGTATATCCATACCCAGCTGGCGCGGCGGCGGCGAAAAGCTTGCCAAAACGGTCAGACACAGGGACGCCAACATACCCGCAGGTCTCGCCATCCCGATAGACAGCCGAACACACCGTAGCCAAGGCGGGCCGGCGCGGGAGCTGGACGTTATCGATTTCCCAAGGCGAAGTAAGCTCCATCTCCACGACCTCGGGGGTCTCGACCACCTTGCGATTGACGAAGAAAATGTCAGGCTCATAAGCCGCGCTGGGGTCAGGCGTACCGTAGGGATTGACGTTGTTGGTAAAGTTGGCGGCATCAATGAAGCGAGCGAACACCCGCGTGCGCGTGAGTTTTGCCCCGACGAGATCACCTTGGGTCAGCAAGAACTGGCTGACGTAGCCATTGATATTGCTCGCACGCAGCTTTGGGCGAACGGGGTTACCTTTGCCATCCGTGCCCCAATCGGTTAGCTCAATCGGGAAGGCGGTATACGTAACACCGTTGAAGATGAGCGGTTGGTAAAGACCATTCACGCCCGGATGCCAGAAATATTGGTTTCCGTTCACGCTGATATACCGTGAATCGAGCGTGAACAAATCTAAAAGACAGCCCGGGTCGGGTATGTAGCTCTGAGCGTTGGTACTAATTAAGGCCATGTTTTTGTTTCCACGCGTCCTGTTGACGACGATGTGACGCGTCGATAGCAACAGGATCGGTTACAAAGCTCCAACGATACCCTCCAGCGGTTTGAATTTTACCGTAGCATACGTGCCGCACGCTATCGGGGTGCAGACCGACTGATTCAGCAGCCAACCGAGGACTATCCCACATGCGAAGGACTTGTCCATCTAAGTCATGTTGCCATACCGGGCGGGCAGCAGCGTTACCGCCGCGAGGCTTTCGTTGACGCAACTGATACGTCGCGGGATCGTAGTTTTCTTTGAAACACCAGTGATAGCCACCTGCGGTGACGCCAACTCCACAACACACTTTGTGAATGGGTCTACCCGCAATACCAGTGGCCTGTGTTGCCAATCCAGTAGACCGATATTCGGCTATGAATACTCCTGATACGGGGTCGAGTTGAACAACTGCTCGTCCATTCTGCCCCATACATGCTTTAGATAGCTTGAGGCGCGTTTCGGAAGTATGTACAATCCCCAGACATGAGTAAGCAAGCGGGGCCACATTATACCCTATGGGGTCCCACGGTTGTAAAGTGTCTAGATAGTGCTGCTCACGCGTGATGAGCATAGTAACGTCATCTACCCATTCGAGCACGGAAAACGTGAAATTCTCAAAGCCGTGCTTACGAATGGCTCGTGCCATAGGTCGGTCTTCTCGACCCCCTAGCTTACGGTACTGACCGTATCGGTGGTAAAAGTTTTGCGCGCTGCCGACATAGATCTTGCCGTTCACCATGTTTGTGGCGAGGTAGACAGCGGGCTTGGAATGCTCTTGTTTCGTGGGGACCATGACCTTGGACCTAGACTGAACCGGAACCTACCCTATCCTATACACCCACCGCTATGGAATATCCCATACTTGGCTCACTGGGACCGTCACCGCATTCAGTCCATAAGCTGTCAACCCGTGCCGTGGTGGCCCAGACACGTATTGTAAATCTGCGCGATTGTAAAGGTTACCTACTGGAAACGCCAGTTTGAACGGCGTGGCTCCTCCATAGTTTTGGAGGAAGTTGAGCATCGAGGCAATCTCCTTGTCCGATCGCTCGGCAAACACAAGGTTCCACGCGAGGGAGTTGGAGTTGATGGTGGTCGTTTGGCGCTGTGAATAACCCTCCCCGAGCTGAGTTTTGATGACCGCCATTTCATGCGTCACGTCGGTGGTCCAGCTGGGTATCCAGTAAAATCCCGTCGTCCAGTACGGGTGTATAGGTGCTCTCACGCCGCCGGCCGTGACGACATTCGACACGTTGAGTCCGGGGTTGAGATAATCCACATATCCCGATCCTGCCGCGAGGACCACCCCGGTATAGTTGCAACTTGGATCGGGTTGGATGCCCGAGACGACCACCACACTGCCCGGCTGGAAAAAAATCGCGCCGGTTTGGTTGAAGGTGACGCGGTTGACGTTATCGGTTCGTGACAACGTCAATGGGCTGAACACATATTGACCCAACGGGTCCGCGCCGTAGCTGGCAATCGTCGCGTAGAAATATCGAGTGTCCGACACAGACGACCCATAGATGACATCCCACTTGGAGTAGTTGTAGTTCGCGTTCCACGAGGGAAAATTATAGGTGGTGACAGTCATTAAGATGACCTCAGGTTAGACTGCGGGCGGAGCATGCCGCCCAGACGTTTCTGTTCCTCAATGGTCTGAAGCACGACCTGCTTGACCCGTGCGCCCATCGACTCGGCGAAGTGGCGATCCATGCCACCTCCACCCTGCGTGTTGGACGAGGTCGAGGTAGTGGAGTTGTCGTTGATCGTGACCCCAATACTGACGGCGGTGCCGCCACCACCAGAGATCGTGCCCATTGGGGTGGGCGTAGCCATCATGCTGGACACCGCGCCGCCCGTGTCGAGGCGGACTGATGTGAGTGGAGCATCCGGTTCTCCACCGAGAGACAGAGAAGCCAATGTCCCCGCCCCATATCGCTCGACCATCGGCTTGCGGATGACATACGAACCGGGCGAGAGACCCGCAAAGACATCATCGCGCACACCAGATCCGCCGCGCACCAGCCCGCCCGGCGCGAACCGCGCCACGCCCGAGTTGATGGCACTGAGGTTGCGCTGGCCGATGCGTGACGCCTGCCGCGGGGGGAACACATACTCACCACCAGTCAGGAGGGTGGGAATGGAACCTCCACCTGCGCGACCGATAGGGCCACCGTTGGCGTGGCCGGGAGATGGTGCAACACCCGGGGTCAATGGAGAGACAGAGGTCGTTCCGATGTTACCGAGAAACATCCCCAACAAACTGACCACTGCCTTAGTAGCGAACGCGCGCGCTGATTCGCTGAGCACGCTCAGGATGAAGTCGCGGAACGCATCCTTGGCTTTCTTTGCGCCCGTGACGAAGTTGCCAAAGGCGTCCGAGAAACTGGTCGCCAAGCTATTCGCTACGTTGCGTCCCACGTCGGCGAAGTTACTGATCTCTTGACGTGCGCCCGCAAACACCGACTTGAATCCGCCTTGGAAGCTGTTAACGCTCTCTCCATACATGCCTTGGCGATCAGCTTGGCCAAAAACCGCTCCACTCAGCATATCGCCTCGTACAAGGCGACCATTTGGTCCTCTTGCCACATCAATCGTCGCTTGGTCTGCGATGCGTGATTCATCAAACCCTTGACGTAATGCTCCGGTCAAATAGGCCGCGGCCCCCGTAGGAGTCTTACGATAGTTCAGCTGGTCGACAAGCAGTTTATTCGTCGTATCGTTGACCTCAATCGCCTTCTGCTCAGTCTCGTCAAGGATCATCATCTGACGAATCAGCCCCTCCAATGCCTCGATGGTTTGCTTGCGCGTGTTATCGGCATCCTTGGCACCGCCGAACATGTCGCCGCCCTTGCGGGCCTCTTCTAGCACCGACTGGAGGTCACCGATACTCTGCACTCCTACCAGCTTATCCTCGAAGAACGAGCGGTTCTTGACCCCAGCGCGACCGAGCATATCAATGATCGAACCCGTTCCCTCTTCCAGCGCGGAGGTGCGCTGCGCTCCATATTGGGCGCGGATGTTTTGTCGCCCAAACACGCCTTCGCGCATCAACCGCCCTACGTCCGTTACACCCGGCGCTTCCAGTGCAATCTGCTGGCGCGTCTGCATGATGCGCATCGCGGCCTCGGCATCGACCGATTTGAGTTGGCCGCTCAGCTTGAATGATGCGCCCAGTGCAATGGACTCGGGGGCCAGCATCGGGCGCGGACCAGCCTTCTTCAGCCGCATGTCCTCGAACGCCTTCATCGCTTGACGATCAGCAATCTCGCGGCTGATGGCGCCCCGCACCATGTCAGGGGTGCCAAACCCCTCGGTACCCGCGCGCTTGGAGAGGTCCAACAGCTCAGTGTTTGACAGCCCCGCTATCTGCGCGCGATAGGCGTCGCGCCCCTTGCCGATGTTCTCAGAATCGCCGAACACCGTGCGCTGGCTGAACTCCGACGTGCTGGCGAAGGGGTTGAACAGCGAGAGGTACGTACCAAACCCTGTGCGCTTCTCCTGCGCGCCAGTCATGGCGATGCGCATGGCGCCTTGCGCAGACTCTTCTTCGGCGCGGTCGGACAGGATGCGAGTGGCTTCGGCACGGTTACCGTTCAAGATGAGACTACGGATCTGCGGGTCCGTGACTTTGCCAAGGCTAGCTTGTGATCGCTGTTGGAGGCGCAGAAGCTGTTTAGCGTTCAACCCACTCGCTTTGCCCTCGTTGAAGGTATCGATGTCCTCGAAGGCCTGAACCGTCGCGTCCATCTGTTCCTTGATCTTGGCGGTCTGTTTATTGACCTCCTCCGCGACTTCAGCGAGGCTCTTTTCGGCACGACTCAAAAACCCACTAATCGCACCAGTCAGCCCACCGACCCCAGCTCCAACAAAAGTACCTATCGGACCAAACACACTACCAATCGACGCACCAATAGCTGCACCTTGTAGACCTCCACCAATTGCGCCTGAAACTTGACCGGAGGCAGTACCCCCCTCACCTTGAGGAATAAACCCACTAGCGAGAGAACCAATTAATAGACCATTTTGGAGAGAGGAGGCGCGCCCAGCGCGACGCGAAGCGCGTGCGGCAATAGCATTATCAGCTAATACTTGTGCCTGTTCGGCTGCGCGGGTAGCCAAGGCCGCGTCCATCGCGGCTCGTTGGCGAGCACGGACTTCACCTTGGTGTAGGCCCGGAGTATTCTCATCAGGCGTGGAAGTCATTGGACGACCTCTTAGGTCCGTCATAACATAAGGCTGACCGCTCCACGGGCGTGATTCAATAATCGAACCCGGGCCACCCGCACGACGGGTAGAATCGGTAATGATCTTGAGAGCGTTGGCGCCCCTCGCTGTGTCAGCTTTAGCAAGGGCACTAGTCAGCGCCACGATGCTCTCAACGGTTTTGGCAATCTGCGCAGAGTTCCCGGTATATGCCCCAAGAAATTGACCAAACCCTTGACCCGTCGCGCTAGCGGTTGGCGTACTTGGTACTGCCGGGCTCATTGGCGCCCCCCACGGCTGACCCATTATCAATGGCGGATTGGGTCTGATGCGATATGATGGAGGGACGTTGTAATTGTTCGCCGCGTTGGGCAGGTATCCTTCTGCCGCCACAGGCGTACTGCCCGGCGGCAACCCGTGCCGCGTGATCATGTCGCGGTTGAGGATAGCTGGTCCCTTGGGTGTCGGAGCTACCCACTCGCTGCTGTTAGCCACGATGCCGCGCCCATCGCCACGCGCGAAGTTGGGCAGGTATACTGGTCGTGCGCCCGCAGGAGCACCACCGATTCCTCGCGCAATGGCTGATGCTTCCTCTCCAATCGGGATATACCCTCCTGCCGCCGAACCGGGGCGATAAGCTGTACGTGTAGCCGCAGCGCCTAATTTAGCTTCTTGGGCAAGAATTGAAGCCTGTGCACCGCGTTTAATTCCAGCGATTTCAGCAACAAGGACCGCTTGTCGTTGTAATATCTCAAGGATGATCTTTTCCTGATCGGCTACCGTGCGCGCGGCCATATACCGCTTCTGTTCTTCCTCGGTTCCTTTCGTGAGCAACTGATTGGTTCGCGAGATCGCTTCCGCCTCACCCACTGGTTGGAGCAGGCGCGATCCGACGTTGGACCGCGTCCCAATAGGCATCATCATGGTACCGGGCATGAACATGTTGGCCCCAGCCTTGATGTCACCAGCGACTTCGGGTATGGTCTTGCGCAACAAACCCATTGCAGTGCGCAGAATAAATATCAAACCGGGACCCGCGAGAACGTTTCCTATACCCTTGAGGATGCTTTCACCGACATAAGCACCAAAATCCTTGGCGGGGTCGGTATCGCCCGTCGCTTTAGCATTCTTGAACAGGTTAGCGACAATGTTACCCGTGCTAATACCCTCCATCAGAAGGGGCTTGAGCGAGAGACTCCCCACCACCGCCGCCATCTGTGTCGCGCTGGTCTTGAGGTTCTGTACCGACGTGGCGAGGGTGTCATTCAGCGCGGCGTTGCGGATGATGGCCTCGTTGGTCTGGTTGGCGGCAACCGCCGTGGCCTGATCCTTGATGCCACTATTGCGACCCAGATCCTGCATCAGGGCCTTGAACTGGTTGATCTGGAACACACCCGCGCCGAGCTGCGCGACCTGCTGCTGGTTCTCGCGCGTCATGTTCTTGTACGCGTCGGCGAGTGCGTTGAACACCTGCCCGGCGGACTTGGCGTTGCCCTCGGCGTCACGGATGCCCACGCCCAGTGCCTCTAGCTGATCGAGGGTTGACGACCGCTCCAGCCGCGTGAAGATGGTCTTGAACGCGTTCGAGATGACCGCACCACCGCGCTGGGTGATTTGCTGCGCCGCCGTGATGTAGCCGATGAACTCGTCGATCGACAGCCCTGCGTCCGCCGCCACCGAGCCTGCACGCTGGAAAGCCTCGGCGAGATCTCGCGCCGACACGGCGAACCGCTGGTCCACCGCGACGAGCTTGTTGATGATGGTGGTCGTGTCCTCGCCCGCGCGCCCGTAGGTATTGACGGCGGCGGTGAGTGTTTCAACGGACTTGGCGGTGTCGAGTCCTGTCAAACGGGTCAGAATCATCGCGTCGCGCGTGCGTTTGAGGGTCTCCTGCACACCCAAACCCTGCCGCGACAGCTCCTCGGCAGCCTTGGCGACCTCATCGAAGGACTGACCCGTCTCGCGCGCGACGTTGAAGAGGGATTTGGAGAAGCTGTCTAGATTGCGGGCCGAGAGGGTGAAGATCGAGTTGATGCTGGCCATCCGTTTCTCGACGTTCACTGTCGCCTTGACCAGCTCGTTGAAGGCCCGTACGGTACCGTACACGATGCTGGCCGACGTGCCGAACGCGATGACCCGGCGGTTGGAAAAGTCGAGGGACTGCTCGAACCGGCGCAGGTTGCCCGTCATCCCGCCCAGCGCGGCGTTGAAGGCTTTGTCGTTGATCGGGATCTTGAGCCCGCCCGTCCCCGTCGCGGCACGAATCTGCTTCTCCAGCGAGCTGGACAAGCCGACGAACTCCGCACTGATCTTGACGGTGGATGGCATGACCTTGGACGGCGACTGACGCCTTAAACCTGCCTAGCTATACACCCCGCCGACTAGCCCGAACGGTTGTTCTTGACCAGCCAGCGGGCCAGTTCCACGCCACTGAGGTCGGATGGCGGGAGGGCAGTCATCTTCTGCTTCATCCCCATCTCCTTGATGTCGGTCGAGGTGAGCCCCACAGGTGACCTTCCCTCCATCGAGGCCTGATTCTTCTGCATGATATACGCCTGCTCCAGCGCATCGGGGTCCACGCGTTTGTTGGGTGCGAGCTTGTTCAGGTCAGTGTGGTCAATCACCCCCTTCATGTAGCGCGCGATGTTCGCCAGCTTGACCTGATAGTAGGTCAGCTCACAGATGGGGCGCCCATAGAAGGCGTGGGCGTTGTCGGCGCAGAGGGTGTAGTACGACACGAAGAAATCCTGCACCGCGAGGCGCCGCAGATTGGCGTCGGCACAGGGTTCGATGGCCGCGCGGTAGGCGTCGTGTAGCTTGTCCACTTGCGCGTCCTCAAGGTCCTCAAAGGCTTCCATCGACACCAACGGCTCGCGGAACGTGCTATCCGCGAATAGGTTATGGACAATGGAGTAGTCCTCGGCGCGCCGCCGAGCGTACAGCTCGACGGTCATACCGATCGCTGTGGCGCGCTCCATCAGCATCTGGGTCAGCTTCTTGCGCTCCTCGGCAGTCTGCTGGTCGTGGGACCGCAGCACCGAGGGGATACCAATGGTCTGCCGCCCCGCCTCAAGGCGCGCGATGTAGTCGCGCTGGGTGTCTATCGCCTTCTCACGGGCCTGATCCCACTGGCCCTTGGCGAACAGATAGGCTAGTCTCTGGGCCTCGGTCTGGGCACCCATCGCCGCCGCCTCGGCCTCGAAGCGATGCTGGATTAGGTCGAAATCGACGTGTTCGGCGTGGCCGAGGTGACGCACATAGAAGGGACGATCCGCATGGCCCAGCGAGTACCCGCGACACACATCGACGAACGCGCGGCGGAGTGTGTTGACATCAGTCACGTCAAGCGATCGGGGCGGCCGGAGGCGCCTCGGCCTTCGCCTCTTCCTTCATCTTCTCGGCGGCCTCGACTTGCTTGCGCCACTGGTCCTCGATCTCGACGAAGTCTTCGGCCTTGTTCGCGCGGCCAAACAGGTACAGTTGCCAATAGAGACTCAGCTTCCCTCCATCCATGACCGCCTTGTACAGGTCATCACCCGCGTCCTCCATATCTGCCGCGCGCTGCTCCTTCGCCGCGAAATCAGCACCTGTGAACAGAGGCTCGGGCTTGGCGTCGGGCGCGGCCTTGATGTAGGTCAGGAACAGCATCAGCCACGACAGGGCCTTCACCTGCATGTGGTTCTCGGCGGTGTACGCATACACCGACTGGTAAGCGGTGTTCAGGTCCTCCACCCGCTTCGCAAGGATGCTATACTCCAGCGCGAGCTTCGCCTTGCGCGCTTTCAATTCGTCGGTTTCTGGCTCATGATTGGCCGACAGACGCATATAGTCGTTGCTCAGCTCTTGGAGGCGCTGGTTCATCGCCGCGATGTTCTTGTCTTCGTCGCCCGAGAGAGGACTGTTCGCGTCCTTGGCCAGCTTCTGCTGCATGATCACCTTGGGCAGGAGACCCAGCGTAATGGCCTCGTTGTAGGTGACCTGCTGGAACAGCGCGAGCGCCTGCTTTTCGGGGCGCGTGGGCTCCTTCAGCACGACGGTGTGAGGAACGGGCTTGGTGACCTTCTTGGAGGTCGTGACGGTCTGGCCGTCCTCTTCGCGGGTGGATGTCTCGGTGACCTCGCGGTCGAGGTTGACGGTAAAGGAATGAAGGGTCTTGAAGGACATGGTTAGGAGGTGTGCCGCATCGCGGCATAGGCTTGGCAGTAGATACCGTGGGGGTTGGTTAAGTCGCGCAGCAGAGCCGTGACAAGGAAGATCATAAATACTCCCCCTACTGCCTCAGCGATACGTTGACGTTTGGTTGGGGATGCGCGCCCATAAACCTTGGCGACATCTTTGAGTACCGCCAAAGTTGCGCGAGGACGCCCCTTGCGTGTATACCCACTGACCCCCGCTACCGCTAAGACATTGGCGCGCCGGATGCGTGAGAACACGGTCTTGAGGACATTGCCAATCACCACGCCATTTCGCGAAGTGGCTTGTTTTGTAGCAGCAATGCAGGCGATTAGTTGGTCGACTGACACCCTTGCGTCATCGGCCGTAGATCCGATACGTCGTATGGCCTGAGCGAGGTCACGAGAAGACATGGCGAACCGCGCGTCTATAGCCGCCAATTTGTTGGTAATGTGTGAGGGAGGCATGGTCAGGAGAGACGTTTGAAGAGGTTACGGGCGACGCGGCGTAGCTTGGCCCAATAGTAGGTCGCGACCCAGACCACAGGATGACCCCACGGACGCACCTTGACCGTGGTGTGTTCCATCAGAGCGACCAGATCCGCGGGCGTGGCGATGGTCTCGACGACACAGCGCGAGCCAACGTCGCCGATCGATAATGACCATGTTACGCTCTGCACCGCGCCGAGGCTGGTGCCATCCGACAGATGGACTTGGGTACTATAGGGACGACCATCCGCCGTGGACTGGATGAAGATATAGGATTGGCCATTCGCCTTAACGGCGCTGGTGACATCGTTAGTGGGGGTGGGTGGGCGGGTGATCATTTGAAGGAAAGAGTGTATTGGTCAAGCTCTTGACACACGGCCCGCGTGCAGTCATTCCCGCGCCGAAGAATCGCGCGCCGGATGCGCTCGCCCTTCTCGTCCGTGAAGTGGTCAGCCAGTCCAACATGGACGTGGTACTCGGGCGGCAGTGCCGCGTAGAGCTTCTCCAATGCTTCGTCATGTTCCTCGGCAAGCTGCTCGACGATCATCAGACACTCCTTGAACAGGGTCGTGATGTGACGGCTGATCGTGAATTGCGCAGAGGCGCGCAGATCGAGCGTAGTGGGAACACCAACGGCGGCGTGAACGATTGTGGACTGAGACATACCGGAACCTTGGACTGACCTGAGACCCGAGGGGTGGCCCTCGTGTAGGGCTATACACTTACGGCGGGTGGGATTATGCGGCGTAGGTTTTGCCTACGGTCCCAGCTGCGTGTGCAGAGGCGACTTCCTCGGGAGAGACAGCGACCCAATCAGGGTGATCCATTGTGGATGAAAGGATACGCGCAAGGCTATCACTACCCAACCCTACCATCTCCTCAAAACGTCGCTTACCTTCGACCTCACATATCATCCCATCGGAGCGGCGTTTGATGTAGAAGACCGTTCCGGTACCTTTACGAGGACGCGCCATAGCTTGTCTTCGGCGATCTTCGCGTTCGCGCTGAACGCGCGTTTCGTACTGCTCTATCAATCGGATGAGGTCCTGCCATTTAACCCACTTGCGTTCCATGCGAAAGGTACACCCCGAGTAGAGGTAGGCCATAACCTTCAAGATCTGTTGGTTGCCTAGTATCTTGAGGGTGTAATTGTTGTTCGCCCGCGTCTTGTGGCGTTTGACCAAGCGGTAGGTAATCCCACACACTCGTTTGAGGACTTCTCCATATCCCTCGCACAATTCGTGCGTACTAGTGATGGAGAACTCAGCGTTTCCAACAATACGGTCGTGGTCGGTACTGGGTTGAGCAATGTATAGACAACCATCACCCTCAAAATAGCCGAGGAGAAAGGAAGAAAGGTATTCGGGCGGGACCTGAGTAGAGGTAGGAAACTGGAGCGTGAACGTTTTGCGAGGAGTACAACCCAATGCGATGAGATCGGTGGCGAGTTGCTGACTAGTCATACGCAAAGTACATACGTCTTGCGCCGCCGCGGTGTTCCTATCTCGATAGGTGAAAGGATTAGTGCAACCCATTCGTTGGCGCAATATCTCCAAATAGTCCTTGTCTTGTTTTGCGAGAGATATCGTAGTGGTATGTTGACCGGCGTGACTGATATGCACGCAACCGTCTGCATATAAAAAGCCAAGAAGCTGCGCCTTATCATGAGAGTCAATCCGCGCGAAATATGTTTCATCAAGCATGTACTGGCGTCGCGCCTCGGACGTAGATCTAGTCACTCCTGCCGACTTCAGTAGAGCAAACATACGATTGCGTGGTATTCCCGTCAGGCGAGCTAATACCTCCCCGTTCATATGGCGATGGACATAGAGGTCAATGATATCGGAGGTGCTGTATGACATAGGGAGTAGTATAATGACGTTGACCGAACTAGACAAGAAAAGACGGCTCCGTGAAGAGCCGTCTAGTGAAAATCAGAGAGTGGGTACTCTGCCGTATGTGCCGTTGAACACGATTCCTCGTCCAGCATAGCCGGCGGTGATCCCCGCGAGTTGATTTGTGAATGTATACCGTACCGTCGAACTCTGACCGATAGATGAGGTATAATCGCGGCTGACAAACTTGGCCTGATTGAAATTAACCGTAATAGCCGAGGGACCAGTACGAGTGCAGCTGGGGTTATCAAGCGTTACGATGATGTTAATCGGATCGTCACTGCAAAAGACCGACGCAAGATTATCTTCTGCAATATCCCCCTGCATCGCATCAACCGATAACGTACAATTGACTGGGAAACGAATCCTCTTTGCAATCGGGTACGGCGATCCCAGTTGATTGATATAGTCAAGTGCGATGGGTACCGACATCGTGACGCCCTGCACAATGAACTGGCCAATGCCCGACGTATAGTCAGTGAATCCACCCGTGCGTGGCATCCCAATTCGCACGTCTCCCGGCCTAAGGGCGGGTTGCACCGACGCGCCCGTATACCCCGACATCGTCGGTAGTGTCCACAATGGGCCGACAACCTGAAGCGACGTGTTGGGATCGATGGCGGGCGACGCTTTGCCGGTCGAGCCATTATAGGCCTGCTGGTTGGTCCCCTCGATGGTCACCGATGCACGCGGAATCTGCCCGACCTGAAGTGTCATCGTGTAGTTGGACACTACCCCGTTACCAATGCCGATGACATTGAGGTTGTTGGCACTGGAGGGACTCGAACCGATCAAGTCCACGCCCTCGGGCGCGACACCGAGGAAGTAGTTCTTTTCCGACTGCGTGCCATCAATCAGGCCCGAAACGAATGACTGCTGGCCAGATGCCGCGAAGCCGAGGAGGCTTTCGGCGTAGCCGTCGAGCAGGTAGTAGTCGAAGTTGAGCGTGGTGGTTGGCGGCGTGGTGATCAGTGTATCGATGCGATCCAGCTGACCGTATTGATTCACATCTTCACGCGCGATGTTGGTTGCGATGCTGACCGACTGGACGCGCGGGATGAAGTTGAGCAGGTTCTGACCTGACGTAGGCGCCGAAGCGCCCCCGGCGAACATGTAACCCGTTGCGGGAGAGGGAGAGACGGCGAGGCCGAGGACATTACTGATCTGGCGCACCACTTGTACGTTAGCCATGGAGAGAGGGGGTTAGGAGGAAAGGGGGTGCTGTAAAGCGAGGGGGGTTGGTGCGTTGCTATACACCCGCCGCGACCGTCAGTTGTGATTCAAACGCCGGTCGCTGGTAGTCATAGCGGTAGTGATAGGGCACGTCTACGTAATGATCACGTTGGACCCTATCGCCGCTTCAGCTGCAACCGTGGTCAGAGGAATCGAGAAACCCAACTCTACGCTCGTGTACGAGCCCACCTGAGTCCCGACCGTCTGCCGCTCCACATACGGCTGTACCAACGTGATCGTGGTCGGCTGTTCGTTGCCGCACGACGGCTGTAGGCTCAAAACGTAGGTACCTGACACCGGCAAGCCGCCATCATAGATGCTTAGCCCCGTCACGGTATTTGTCACCCCTTCCATGAATCCCACCAGCTGGAGGGTAGCAGTCCCCTCGGTAATGCGCCGTTCGGGGTACTTGGTACCAATGCGAAACGTCGCCGCGTGGTTGATGTTGAGACCAAAGTTGAACGACTGCACCGTCAATCCCGAGAAGCCGAGGCCGGTGAAGTTGATCCCTGTGAGGGTGATGTTCTCGCTCTTAATAACCTGACCCGAGTACTGCGGCGTTGTCTTGATGCCATTGTTCGCAGCTTGTTGTAGATCAAGGGCTTCCACACTAAACGACCCATCGACCACACCCCCAACTGAACCCCCCAGCGAGAATGACTTGAGCACGCCGGTCACGATGTTCCACTGGCCAGCGTAGTTGGTAGCGTTGATGGGGGCATTATAGATACGGAACGAACGCGCACCCCAGTTGGTGACATCGGTGTTTTGACCGATCTGACAAAGCACGCCAGTTGTGTTGAGGAGGCCAAGGTTGCGTTCTACGTCCCGATTACCTTCGGTATAATTGACGCTCAGGCTGACGGGGGTGTAATTGACGACATACCGCTCGTTGAGAGGCTTGAAACGCCCAATCACGCGCGTTTCCGTGCGCGGGATCTGGTAAGACACATCGACGTTGCTGACACGCTGGACGAGGGCATAGGCCTCGTTCGCCACGCCAGTTGACATCGCCAGTTCCGCGCCTTGGAAAAATAGTGTAGTAGCCATACCTGAGACCGCGCCTAGCTATACACCGCGCCGCGCTACGCGAACAGGTTGGGAGCCTGTCGGATGTAGCTCAGGTCCAAATCGATCATGCCCGCGAACTGGGTGGGGCTCAGTTTGAGCCGATCCGACACCTTGGCCGTGCGTACGTCCTCGATGTAAATCAGATTGCCAACCGTGCCGAATTGCGAGATATAGGTCTGGTAGTTGTAACCCGTCCCGCCTTTCACGTCACCCCACTCATCAACGGGGTCATTCGTGACGTTGAGCATTGGGATGTACTCGTAGCGCATATCACGGAACGTCGACAACAGTGTGTTGAGCTGGTAGCTGGACTCCGCCAGCACGGTCAGGGTGATGGTGTCGCGGGAGTTGACCAGCCCACCCAACTGGTAGGCCTCATTGCGCGACGAAAGGGTGTTTACGAACACGGCGGGCGTCGCCATGACATAGGGAGGAACCCCCGAGGTTGGCGTGCCGTTGTAGCGGGGGTTGATGAAGTACTTGCCTTGGGTCAGCAGCGCGTCTTGAGACTCGTTCGCAATGTAGGTGTTGACCTCCTTGAGAGAGTAGGTGCCTGTGAGAGTCAGGGTCGAGCCAAACGAGGCGGGTACCACGATGCGCCCATTGTCGTAGTCGAAGTGAACGCCACTCGCGCGCGTCAGAGGGTAGTTCGTGAAGGCGTCTCCGCTGGCGGCATTGATGATATAAGCCCCGCTAATGCCACTGTCGTACACCCATTGTTTGAATGGCGCACTGTAACTCACCCACCCGGTGCCCAGCTGGGGGTCAGCAGTAGGGTATAGTCGCGTCGTGACTGTCTGGTAGGCCTGAAGCCCCTGACAGATGGAGTATTCGGCCCAGAGGAAGGTCGACGCGAGGAGGTTGTTGGAGTGAGAGGCTAACACCGCCCTAGGCTATACACCCCTCAGATGGTCCGACCATTGTCGGATCTGCCTACCACCCGCCGTAGGAAGTTGTTCAGGATGCGAGTGAGGTACGAGGTTGGTCGGTACCTACCTGTTCTGAGTGTTCCCTCGATTTGAATGCCACCGCCGCTACGCGAAGACGGGCGACCATATACGTTGAGAAAGTGGGCGATGCCCGGTATCCCGGCTTCTATCCGCTTTACCCAGCTGATATCGCCTTCCAACCAGCTGTCTGGGAAGGGAGTCTCGTTGTAGATGGCTCCTTCGTCCGGAGCCACGACCTCGAAGACGTACTCCAGCCTGTCCTTGGACCGGCTCTTGTAGACCAGCTTCGGCCCCTCCTCATGGCGCGGGTCAAGGCGCTGAAGGATCGGTGCTATCACCTGTTCGGGTGGCGCATCAAAGCCGATGAAAGAAGTTAGGTTGGCAGGGCTATCCCCCTCTGCATCACGAAACTTACCCTCTAGGGTCGCGCTGGTGTTGGAGGCGTTCACGCCACCGAGAATCTCTTTCGTCACCTCGTGCTCCATGAACTCGCGTTTCATCTCCGCCACTGCTGGCTCGAAATACTGCTGACGCATGATCACCTCAGCCTCGCGCTTGAGCAGAGGGTCAGACGCCTCCAGTTCGACCATCAGCTGGCGGGGGTCTATGCTATACCCAGCCATTAGTCCACCTTCTGCAATATATGCGTCCAGCGAGTCGGCGTCACCAACCCATGCGGTCGCGGCGTGGAGACCTGCTCGAAGTTGAAGCCGTCAAGGGTGACTTGCTTGGCCGTGGCCAACAGCGCGTTGCCTGTCGCGTCGACTTGTATCTTTACTACCCCAAACGACTCCCTGAGCTTGTTCTGCTGGTAATCCCGCCGCGTGCCGGGCTCGACATAATCCCACGGCTGCTTGTTCCCGTAGGTGATACAACCGCTGATGACGTAGGACTGGGGGGTCACTGCGGGGTTATCAGCTCCAATCGCTGCCATCTGATCGTGCTGACCGAAGCGTGAGTAGGTCGGGGACGTGCTGATGGTCGTGCGCGCGGCCTCGATGTACACCGTCATCGGGCGTCGGAACGCTTCGAACAGGCTGTACAGAGCATCGTCATACTCGCTCTTCTGTGCGGTGGTGAGAAGGGACATGGGGTCCCTATGCTATACACCCCTAGGTGGCCTCGGCGAGGGCGATGAGGGTCATGCCGTGGCACCTCTGGCTACCACACCAACACCCTAACACCTGACCCCTCAGCTCGGGTAAGCGTCTCAGGATCTCCTCCCGCCGCGCCGCTGTGGCCTCGGGATGACCAAAATCGCGCCCGGTGCGCAGCCACTGATCATATCGGTCACAGACCTCGTCGCGCGTGCCATCAGGGCCGATGACCCATGGGTTGCCCCATAGGGAAGGCCGACCGATGTAGGTGTCAAACGGTGCCCGTTTGCAGTGGACTATCCGGCTCAATGGTCGTCTCCTTCAGCTCACGCATGATGCGGTTCAGGTCCTCCATCCACATCGCGCGGCAACAGCCAAATGAGACGGGATGGAACGCCCTCCCCTCATCTGACTCCTCCTCGCGGTCCAGATAGCCAAACAGCTCTGCCGCCAACCGGCGGGCCTTGTCCCATTCCTCCAGCTTGGCCCCCACCAGCGCGGCGCTGTCATCTATGGACACACCTGCGCCCAAGGCCAATCCCATGATCTCCTTGGCGCGTTCGAGGTAGAGCGGATGCACCGCACCGCGCGCGGCTGTGGCGGCAATCTTGGCGTCGGCGGCGGTCATCGTAAGACTAACCCCGTAGCCCCGAGAGGGGCATACTGTGTAAACGTGTGTTCGATCCAAAACCCCCACAAGGACGGCTGTTTTCCACTTCCGCATTCAATCCACTGTCCCGGTCGTTCGACGGCGGGACGATAGACAGTGTAGGCGATGTAGGGATAGGTCACGTCTGTTATCCGCTCGCGCGTTTCTGGAGCCCACGATGGAGAGTAGACATTACCAGCTTTAAACCCAAGCGCGATAGCTTCAAGCCCAAATATAAAACGGGCTTCCGCATCCCAGAAGCCACTGTTAAGCCGCCCGATAAAACGTAGCAACCGTTTCATGCTTTTCCCAACAGGTCATCAAACACCGGGTCCAATCCGCGCGCCTCGGGCTGAGTGTCCCAATCGCACTCCTCCAACGCGCGAATCAAAGCGCGGTATATCGGTCTCCGCTTCTGCACGGGCAGGTCGGCCTCGACAATGGCCTTGACCACCTCGCGCGCTACGTCACTGCCCGCGGCCCACCCCATTACTTCGCCCCCTTCTTGGCTACCTCATCGGCCTTCTTGATGAGCCCGACAAGCAGCCACGCGTCGATGGGTTGAACGCTATCAAACCCCGTCCACGTTGATGGGTCCCCTTGAATCCTCTCGTTCTGCCGGTCGGGAGTCAATTCCGCATTATGCTTCACCGCCCGCGCTTTGAGCGCCTCAAAGGCAATCGGATGCTTACGTTTGGTACAGACCTCCTCAAGCCGTCGCCACGCATCGGCGCTGGCTGGTTGTGCAGACGGAGTATCCTCCTCCTCTTGCTTCAGGGCCTCGGCGTCAACCTCATCCTCGGAGAGAATGTTGATCTGAAGCGCGCGCTTGACGCACCGCGCGAACGAGCGATTCTCGGCGAAGGCCTCAAGGTATGGTAGCATCTGCTTGTCCATACTCCGGGTAGAGGCAGAGGCTACGCCAGACGCGATGACCGGGAGCCCATCGGTTTCGTAATTGCCTATCAGCTCAATCTCACACACCACCGCGGCGCGCGAGTCGGATGTCTGGAGAGAGTGATACTGGATGGAGCGGTAACCCCTCACATTGAGGAGATAGTTGAACCCCGCCTGCCGGATGCGCAGCCATTTCTCAGGAACCAGACTGAGATCGCACTCTCCAATCGGCTTGCCTTGCGTCTTGGCGACCTCCGGTTCCTTGGTGCGGATGACGAAGAGATAGGGGGTGGTCAACGCGATGGCGAGCCAGTCAACCCGTCCTTCGGGGGTGAATTTGTAAGGGAAGCCGGGGATGAGACCGTCTTCGTCGCGCTTGAAGGAGGGGCGGGTGGACTTGGGAGAATCGCTCATGGGTTCAGTCGGTTATAGAGAGTGACGAAAGCCTTGGCAACGACATCGGGGTCAACCCCGTTTCCGAGGAGTCGGAGTTCATCAACACGACTATCCACGGTCTCGCACAGCTTGGTGTAGTCCAGCCAATCGGGAGCCCCATCAGGGTCTCCACCCAGCGTGGGTTGAGCTGACCCGTTTTCAGGTTGCGTGGTCCCTCTATCTGGGCAGGCAGGTCGTTGGCTGTCTCCTTGTATGCTCGCCCCTGCTGCCCCTTCCAGTCGCGAGCTTGGGGTGTGTTCCACTGGTCGCTCACCTGCTTGCTCAGAGCCACATAGCCGTCTTGACTGTTGGTCTGCTGGCGTTCCTCCGCACGGGGCGTGGACCATTTCAACTTGGCTGATGGTAGTTGACGTACCTCCGCATCCAGCTGGTTGATCCCCGGACGGTTTGAGTCTTGGTGACTGTATCCCCGAGGAGTCGGCCACTGTTGGTTGACTGCACTCGGTAGCATCAGATCCCCCTTGCTGCCCGATTGGTTCGGACCGCCCTTCTCGCCGTCTGTTGCTCGTGCTGTCGGCCACATCACTTGACCCACTTGGGTCTCCAGATTGGGGAAGCGGTCCTTGTCCCAGACTGACTCGGGCGTTATCGTCGCTGCCATGACCGAGCACACTCGCGGCGTTGCCCACTGTTTGGCTTCCGCCTCTAGTATCTTGCCCCCGTTCAGATTGGGGCGACTCCCCGGATTCCCCGCCCTTGGCGTCGGCCACAAACCGTTTGTGCCGATTGGCGATGCGGGTGTGGTTGTGGATGACTCGGGCTGGCTCCCACCACCATTGGTCGGGTCCGGGCGGGAGGGGGCGGCATAAACGAACGTCCCGAGGTGATGGACCCATTCCCTCAGGTTGGAGCAACCCCCTTTGGTTCTCGCTTGGTCTAGCGCCGCTTGGTCTTTCGGCTCCATCACATCCATCACCTGAGGCGTTGGCCACTGCTTGTTCTCCACCATCCAAACCACCCGAGGTAGCACATCCTTCCTGACCTTGCCGTCCCTCCGTATCATGGAGGTCCCCAAGTCGCCCGTATCCCGATAGTCTCTGGTGGTGGTGGGCCATTGCGAGGATGAAGACCCGCTTGCGCTGGTGGCTCGCGCCGATTTCAGCCGAACTGAATACTCCCGCCGTTGCTCGGTAACCCACTCGTTCCAGCTCTCGGAGGACATGGAGCAGAACGGGCGTTCCTGCGGGGTCTCGCCAACTTGCTCCAGCGAGCTTGGCACTGATGATACCCTCGACGTTTTCGAGGAACACGAGGTCTGGCTGGCACTCGGTGATGCCGCGCAGGATGTGGGGGAAGAGGTGTCGTGGGTCGTCGTCCCCCCCCCGCTTGCCCGCTGAGCTGAAGGGTTGACAAGGAAAGCCCCCAGAGAGGAGACCCACTCGGTCACGAAACGCTCCCCATGGGAAGGTCTTAACATCCGTCCAGATAGGTGCTGTGTCCAAGAGTCCCGACTCCATTTTCGCGACCAGATTCGCACAGGCGAAGGCTTCGATCTCACTAACAGCGACCGCGCGCAAGCCTCGGATGACTCGGCTGAGTCCAAGGTCAATGCCTCCGTAACCTGCGCAGAGGGAGATATGGTTGATAGGATGGGTTGGGGTAGAATCCACATTCGTCAAGGGGTCGGGTGTAGGGTACAAAGCATGTGTTGCTGGTCCCGCCACAGCGCGGGGTCGTCAATCAGATCGGCAGTGTTCGCGGCGAGGGAGTCGATGAACTGCCCAGCGGCGAGGTGGGCATATGAGATCGCAACCTTCCCACCCGACAAGATGTATTTGTTCGTCTTGAACCTCACTCTCCCATTCTGGGCGAGTTGACCAACGATGTCAAGCCTGTTCTCGGGGGTGTCGGGGCGGTTGGTATAGGTCAGGACAGACCCTATCCAGTCATCGCGCGTGGGGTCGCGCTGGACCCCCACAGTGACATGATCGAAGTACCGGAACCGGATGTCCGCGATTTTCTTCTCGTCAGTCTCCCGCGTGTAAAACGCATGATTCGCCGCGAACAGCGCGCGGATGGAGTCTGCGTATCCTACCTCTACCTCACCCAGTTCGTGGCTATAGGTCAGGATGGACGGGCGCGCTTGCTGGAGCAGGCCGAGGTCAATCGGAGCCTTGGTGACGATGTGGATCTTGCGGCCCGTCTGGAGAACCTGTACCAGCACGTCCATGTTGTGCTCGTGGTCCATGCGGACCGTGATGGGCAGGTCGGGGAGAAATGAAGGCGCGGGTACCGTATTGGGCACCAGCTCAAGCAGCGTGTGGGAGTAGAGTGGGCCGATGGAGAGAGTCGAGAAGGGGAACTGCTCACCGATGCCAAGGAGGCGCAACACCGCGTTGGCGACTTGTTCGGGGGGGATCAAATCGATGGTCTTCGGCACCTCCTGCTGGACAAAGGTGGGTCGCCCTCCGTTGCGGTGCGAGACCAGCAACACGGTCTTGCTCACGTCACACCAGTAGGGGCCGTGGGCCGAGGGGTCCGTGGACCCATACAGGGCGACCAAAGGACGATGAAACGCGCCTGCCAAGTGTGCGAGCCAGCTGTCGGTTCCCATATGGCACAGCGCGCGCTTGAGGATGAAGGCAGACTGGAGGTACGTCGTCTTGCCGCGCAGGTCGTGGGTGCCGTTCACCATGGGGTCATCATTCCCGCCCAACAACACGATCCCAATCCGGTTAGCATCCAGCATGGGTTTGAGCAGGCTAACGACCTCCAGCCAGTACGTGTACATCTTCGCCCCTTGCTTCGAGCCCGTCTGGAGCGTGATGTAGCGGTCGTGCGGCTGGGGGTAGAAGGCCTCCATGATAGAGGGTTGGTCGAGGAGGAGGCCCGTGCTGCGGGCATAGGTGGAGGCGAGCTTCGTCATAAGACCTCCTTTATCGTCACATCAAACGCTGGCTCAGGCTGGCTGAGGTAGGTGAGGGGCATGCGTTGAGTCTGTGAGGCCGTGTGGTAGAACACATCGAACAGCCGCTGGCCTTGACCCTGTCCGATCATCAGCAGCTCGTTCTCCATCGGCGGGATGTAGGGAAGGACCTTATAGACGTGCTCGTTGCCAGCAAGCAGCTCGTGATACTGAGGGTCAGTGGCGACATACAGGTCGGTGTCGGGGTGTTGCTGATGGAACGATTTGAACAGCGCCGTGCAGATGAGCACGTCGCCCGCGCTTTCCTTGATGACCATCAGCCCGCGTTTGCGGCCGGTATTGTCAAGGAGCGAGGCGAAATCCGTGTTTCCCGCGCCAGTCCATCCGTTCTTCTGATTCTCCTGCTGGGCGACCTGTCGGAAGTAGGCGTAGATCTGGTCGCGGGGCATACCGGCTTTCAGTTTATCTTCCCAATGGCGCTGGCCCTCCCCGTCCAGCCGCTCGTCCATCAGCAGGATGCCCTTGTAGAGGGCCTGTACGAAATCGGCATCGTTGCCACCCACAGGCATCGGTAACGCGTCGTTCTTGCGCGCCGGGCGGGTGATGTCAATCGATGACCAGTCCGGCATGGGGAGACTATCAAACAGCTTCTCCCACTGCGCACCGATTGCTTCGATCCCAAAGGTCTTGATGGCCCAGTCGCGCCCGCGCTCGCCCGCCATTTCCAACGCGCGTTTGGGTTGACGTACGTGTGACCGCATGAAGGCGGTGATGTCACTCACCTTGTTCGCGGCCTTGATGAAGTTGGTGCCCGGCTCGTCGTAGGGAGCCCAGCCGATGGGTGTGACGAACCCCTGCGTTTCGTCGGTACAGAAATCCTCGCCGCAGGAGTAGTTGGTACAGGCCAGTGGTTTGCCGCACAGGAGGGACTGAACCGAATGGTACTCCTGCCCGCCGCTGGTGAACACGCTCAAGCAGGCGTCGCTCAGTCCATATATCAACCGCATCTGGTCACTCGGCACGCCGTTCGTGATGGTGGCCGTAGACACGGCCTTGTCTGTGCCGCACGCCGGGCACTTGAGATCCTCACCGCCGAACGGGGCCACATACCACGATCCGCACGCACGGCACACGTAGGTACAGAGCATCTCGCTGGGGGGTACCCCATAAAACGCTGCCATCTTGGGCAGGTCCCACCCGACCTGTTTCTCGCTGAACGAGGTGTGAAAATGCAGCGCCGCGCGGATGTTGGGATGGTCGGCACGGAATCGCGCGTAGGCTTCGAGCACGCGGCTGGCGGACTTCCGCAACTGGTTGCGGAAGACGAAGAGGAAGATGACGGTCTCGGGTGGGATGCCAAACCGCTTGCGCAGATCGATACGCTCCGCCTCAGTGATGGGTGAGAACAGCTGCGTGTCCATCGCGCCGTAGATGGAATCGACATGATTCATCGCCGCGCCGCCAGCTCGCCGCATCTCGCGCGCTGCGAACTTGGCCCACGTCAGATAGGTTTTCGACCGCTTAGCCTGCTCATAGGCCTGCTCAAGCACCGGCACCGAATCGACGGTGGTGTGGTGAATGGAATTGATGCGGCTGTACCACGGCTTGTCGGCATAGTGCGCGAGGGAATGACTCCATACGTCGTCCGACCCAATCCAGATCGTCGGCTTCCACTCCTTGACTACCGCGTCGATGTTAACCGATCCATACGATGCATCCCGCGCGAGCGCGGGGTCGGCATTGATCTGGGCTACCAGATTGGGGTCGGGCGGGATGCATCCGAACGATCGCCACGGGGTGAGTCCCAGCTGTGGGTGGTTCGTCGGCGTACCTTGGGTGCAGTAGTGGGCTATGGTATGGCCGCGCTTGTGGAGGTAGCTGAGCAACGTACGGGCATTCTCAGCCAATCCGGTTTTGAGCCAGCACGGATTGGTCTGAAGCAGGATGCGGTGCGAGGCCATAGGGTAGCCCCATCCTAGCCTCCCCACAGCGTCGCGTCAACGACTAGACACAAAAAAGCCCACCGCGCGGGTGGGCTAGTGTGGGTTAGGTGGGTTAGTCGATTAGAACGGCGGGGTGTTATCGGGTACCTCTTCGCCGCCTTCGGCACCCTCGGAAGAGGGTTCACTAGCAGTTTCCTGCGCTGCGGGAGCAGAGGCCGTAACCCGTTTCGGTGCGGCGGCGTTGACCACCTTGCAGAAGCCCTTCAACTTCTCCTCAAAGAACTCATCGATCGCGCCTGTGTCGCTCACGTCCTTCCCCTTCAGCTTGACCTTGGGGATGGGCGGGAGGTCTTTCTTGGGGTCGAACAATCCGCGCACCAGCTCGTTGTGTTGTCGCAGGGCAACCGAGGCAAAGCCACGCTTGTCCACCGCATCGGGTTTCGGCTTGCTCTGATACAGCCCGATCTCGATGTCATCAAACGACTTGAGCGCGAGGAGGGCGTTGAACAGATTACGCCCGAGGAACGTGTAACCCACCGAGACGAAGTACACATCGTCGCCGTCTTGGATGGTCAGGTTGAGCGACTTGATCAGCTCGCCGTTGTGCGTGTGCTCCTTGAGCCGGGCGTCAATCAGATTGCCTGAGACGCGCTGGGCGGTGGCATCCTTGCCCTTGAGCACGGCGTACTTGCCGTCTTCGCCCTTCTTGGAGACCTCGAAAATCGGGGCGGGGAGGTCTTTGGTTTTGATCTTGAAGCTGTAAAGGACCGAGTTAGGTCCGAAGGAACGTGAGCCGGAGCCGAACGCCATGGTAGTAGGGGATTAGGTGTGGTTGATGGTGACGATGAGGCGGGATGCCTCCCAAGGTGTATTCCAAGGTGTCAACCACATCATAGTCGGGTTGACTAGGCTTGTCAACTCCTTTTCCTATAGAGCAGTCAGACTACTTGAGGCAGCACCAAGCAGAACACGCTGCCGTTGAGGTACACAAATGGTACCTCAGCGAGCGCGCTGGTCGGGACGTAGGGTGGGAATACGCCAACTGGAGCTGGGTTATGCACGGCCACCGTTCGCGTTGGCGTCGTGTTTACCAACAGAGTGGCAGCCAAACCCACGCCTGAGTATCGCTGACCAGATAAGCAACCCGCACGTAGCTCGCACGGAGGATGGCGCGTAGCTTAGTCATCATTGCCCCAATCCACTTTTATTCCCTTTGCGGCGAGTGTCTTCACGCTTTCCTCGCGCTGCTGCTCGGGGTGCTTTTTACCATGGCGGCGTTTGGAATAGCGGTCGAAATAGGCTTGTCGCACGGGGTCGGTGCCATCCTTATCCTGCCGCTTGAGCGATAGCTCCTTGGCGCGATCCCAAAGGTCCCCAACGCACCCGCCCTTGCCCGTCGCCTTGACGAAATCCTTGGCCGAATAAGGGTCGACCTTCGTATCGACCATCGCGCGCGGCTTGGTCCATTCGCGCTTCCACTGACCTTTCTGGTCACCCTTAGGCCCGGCGTAGACCTTGTCGTCGTTCATATGAAACACGACTTCGTGTACCTCGCCGGTCTTGACGTGGGAGAATAGATAGATGGGCATCAGAAAAGCAGAACCTCACCCTTGCTCGTGGCGATGGACACGAGGCTTTGACCCTTCGCCTTGGACCACATGCGCTCCGCCAACACCCGCCGTTTGGTCGGCGTGGGGTAGTTTGACCTCACTGCCGGGTCGCGATCCAACCGCACGAGATACGCAGCCTTGTGTTCACTATCGCGCGGCGTGGGGTAAGACGACATCTAATCTATGGTAGCCTCAGCGCGGGCTGGTGTCAACAAGCCATAGGGGGTTGGTCGTTGACCTTGGGAGCCGGAGCGGCGTCGCCGCCCTTGTTGGGCCGCTTGGTGTCCTTCTCGACCTTTCTGAACGACAGAGGCCATTTGGCGAGGCCAGTCTGAGGGTCCGTCACCACCTCTATCTCGCCCATCATCCATGGCATCTCGTCGAGCGGGGGTTTCTTCCCATTGTCCATCGAATCGGGGTTGGGCGACGAGGCGGGGCCTCCCTTGTCAGGATTCGGGAGAGGCGGGTCACCCGCCTGCTTCTCGCGCTTCTTGATGTCGCTATCGATGGGTTCTTTGACGATAGCATACTCGTCATCACCCGCGCGCACGATATAGGCGGCCTTGGCTTTGTGATCACGCCAAGTGGACATGCAGATAGCAACGGCCTGACCCTCGTGGTCCTTATACTCGTCGTAGATGGTCGAAACACATCTCGATACAAAGGCCTTCTTCGACTCGTCCTTACGCGGTGATGGAATAGGCATATAAAAAGCCCCCGCTCGGCGCGGGCCAAGAGGGGGCGAAGGAGTTAGGTTGGGTCAACCTTAGATCGCACCAAACGCATGGTCGGTCGAGTACCAACGCGCGCCATAGGCGAGGAAGTTGAATGTCATGCCGCCCGTGAGGGTCGACGCGACAGACACACCTACCGAAGACGCCGCCGTCGCGCCTGCGTTAACAATCAGGTCAGCCGCGTTGGCACAGCGGATGGTCGCCGTACCAGTCGTGGCCGTCTTGATCGTAACCGTCTTGCCCTGCATGTTGGCGGTCGGAGGAAGCGTGTAGATGACCGGCGCGAACCCGGACAGCAGCACGAAGTTTTCCGCGATGCCAGTGAAGTTGCTCGTCAGCGGGCCGACGCCGCTGAAGGAGGGCAGCGCGGCAATCCAGCGGCCCGTTGTGGGCGTAGAGAGGACGTTGATGTTATCTACCGTCGCAGTCGACGATGCCGAGAAGTAGTAAAGGTTGGCGCCACCGTCGTTGGGGGTGTTCGTTCCAAGGGTGCGAACCACAGCGTTCTCACCAAGGGTTGCAACACTGATGGCGGCTAGGGCGGCATTGGTGGCAACCGCGCCATTGGGGAGAGCAGAGATGGGGACGATAGTAGCCATGGAAGTAAGAGGGGTTGTCCATCGCTATACACCCGCGCTCGCGCGGTTTATGCCGCTAGGGATAGAGTTCTATCCCGTAGGGTAGCTCGACTACGTAGGATGCATGGAACCGCTCCTTGCCATCCGCCGCGAAATAGATGCACTCCTGATTGTTGTGGAAGGTCTCAAACCCCTTCTGGCTACCCCGACTCCACCACGTGTTGCTATTAGCCTTTAGCCACGCCTCGAAGGCGTTTGCTGCCGCCTTGTAGTCGGGAGTTAAAAGCAAGGTATCGCCGTCCCCACCCTCGGCTAGGCAGGCCTGTTCGAGGGCGAGGAAGATGGTGGGGAGGGTGGTTGACATGGGGTTGAATTGAGCCATTTGTCTCTGATGGCGAGAACGGTTTCTGTTGTAAAAGCCACCCCACCTACATTGGTTGGGTTGTATTGCCTAAGATAGGCTATAAATTTATCGTATTTCCTTGACATTCTGATAGTTGCATCAGAGTAAAGATAGTCTAAAAACACTATGGACCCTCGGGTTGACAGTTTTATATCTTTAGCTCGGCTATGGGAGTAACCATGCAAACGGGGTTTGACCCCTAATCGTTGTTCAATAAATGTTTGAACTCCTTCACAAAAATATGGAGAACCCGTAATTGAAACCCCTATTTTTCTATCTTTGGTATTAAAATATACGCTTCCATCTCCGTCGAATACTCCTCTTAAAAAATGAGACATCAAATCTCTAGGTACCTGCTGTTCGCTTGGAAACTGGAGAATGAGTGACTTGGCCGGTACGCATCCTAATTTACTAAGAGCATCGCTAATTTTTCGGCTGTAAATAGCCAGTACATACTTTTGCTTATGGAAAGGTTTACGTTTTGCCGGTTGATGTAAATTTTGTGGAGAACCCATGGCACGCGCCATTTCAATAAGTAGGTATTGGTCGGGTTCGCACAACTGAAGTGTCAATCCCTCACGATTATTACATCCGTCCGAATACATCAGCCCTAAAAAATAAGCCTTTTCCGGATCGTCAATACGATCAAAATACGTTTCATTACACGATCTAAACCTAGAAGTGCGACTAACATATGAATCATATTTCTTGAGGATATTTCTTATCTGATCTTCGGTCACGCCATAGTCTTTCGCTATGTCAGACGGCTTCCTATGTCCGTTGACATGAGCATCTATGATTCTTGGATGCTGCGATGGAAGTATTTTGACGTTTGGCAAGTTACAAATCTTTTAGCAAAATGTCTACGGCTTGTGCATAGGTGTGGTTTTGCAGTTCCAAACCTGCCTTGTTTAATCCCGTTTTCGCCCGTCGTTCAGCCTCCTCAAAACCCGCTATGATGTCGTCATCACCCGCTACGAATAAGTTGCCTACGTTAAATTGGCCCTGCGCGGCAAAATGTACCCCATCAGCAGCGGGTCGCTTCCCATTAGGATTGACTAACACGGCAGTGTCGTCCGCCAGATAGTCCAAATAGGCATGGGCACGCATAGCCACAGGCCATGCCCCCATGGCAGTAGCGTGGTAGCACGGAAGGTCCCGGCCTTCGCCTCCCGACATTGCAATCACAATCTCGCTAGACTGAAGAGTCTGATTGTAGATGGCATTCGTGGAAGCCCACGGAAGGAAGTTGATATTGTTGTACCGCTTTCCTTCAAGAGCCTGCCCTATAAACTGCTCTAACGCGCCGGGCGGAAGAAACCCATTATGTACCGCACAGTTGAGACGATAGTCCTTGTTATTACCATACCGCTTAGCCCAAAGACGCAGAACCTGAGGATGACCTTTACGAGCCTCCCACTTTCCGGCCATCAAGAACGAAATCGCGCCTTCTATCGCAGGTCGCTTAGGTAATAGACTAAAATTGTGAGCATCAAATCCCAGCGGCAGGTATTCACTTTGGACCCCAAACATACCAAACACGGTTTGGGTATACCGACTCGTCACATAGACCCTGTTCTGCTGACGGAGCACATTGATTTCGCAAGGCGTTAGACTGTCCAGCTCGAAGAACGTCAGGAGATTGTTGCCTCGCTCAGAGTAGGAATGGATGCTATCATTGATGTGCCACAATCGGATTGTGGCATGTTTGCGCGAATGGCGTTGCTGCGCGCTGTTGTGACAAGCACAAAGCCACTGCGTAAATCCCGGGTCATCTTTCTGAGTAGATAGATCAAACGGATTGCGTGGGTCTGGAGTGATAGGAAACAGAGCGGGATTTAACCCACGCTTGTACATTTCACGCAGCAGGGCAATAGAGACATTGCCAAAACTCAGGGCGTTGATAGCAAACGAGGTTGCGAAGGGGGGAGTAGACATAGGATTACGTGATACCAAGGTGCGCCTTCACCAGCGCGAGGTTGTCGAAATAGATCTGACGCGCGTGCTCGTGACTCACGTGCAACCGCTTTCCCACCTCACGCCAGCTCATGGTCTCATGGTCGGGTGAGAAATGCCTCCACTTGAGGATCAGATCAAACCGCTTGTCCGTGCACACCTCGGCCGCGGCGCGGCGCACCTCATCGATCCCAATGTCGCGGTTGGTGGTTTGCACCACGTCGGTCTGCTCATCCTCAAGGGTGACAAACCCCCCGTTGGTGACCTGATAGGTATCGTCATCCACATCCAGCGGCGCCATGCCGGTGCCCGCATAAGGCCCAGCCGAGATCGGGTCGCGCGCGCCCTTCTTGAGCAGTCCACGACACATGTAGTCGGTGCGGTCGCCAATGTAGGTCGAGAGTTTGGTCCCGCGGCCCGGCTCGTACGCACAGATGAACCGGTACAGATTGAACAGCTTCTCGTCATCCAGATCGCGCGCGTGGATGGTGTTGGGGTACGCGCTGGCATAGCGATTGACGACGGTGAAATAGATGCCCGAGTGCCGCTGGACCAGCTCAACCAAGGCCGTGCTGTCCTGCTCGGTTTTGACACGCGTGATGAGGTCGGATTCGGAGAGGCCGGTGTCGAGAGGTAAGGTGGGGTCGCGGCGACTCATCGGGTCTGTTCGTAGTCGAGAGGGTTGAAGGGGGTATCAGGACCGTCGATGAAGGTGCAGGTCTTGACGGGTACGTCACCACATACATCGCGCGTCTGACCCGGGTCCCACCGGAGGCGATACATCAGTTCGCCCCACGTACTCGAACAGTCGTCACCGTTACGAAATCCATGTATGATGGTACCAGTCTGTCCGTTGAAGTGCGTTGTGCGTACTCGGCGACCATACAGTGGGGCACAAGTGAATCCGCGCCCCCACTCACCCATACCGCTAGTGTAATGCATCGTCCATCCATCTGGAATGGGACCTACCCATGGTGGGGGAGGTGGATTGAGACAGACTCTCATACTCTCGGGTATCTTGACCCCATCTCCTACCGCCACCTCCGCGCCTTTCAAGGGCACCAGCCCGCTTGCGCCTAGCGGCGCGCCAGATGTGGCTAGAACCGTCGATCCGCCGCCAGTTGAGGTCAGGGTACCCCCCATGACGATCGGGGGCGTATTGGCCCGTTCTAGGGCCTTTAACGCCTCATCCAGCACCAGCATCAAGATCGGTGCGGCACACAGTGCTTCTAGGTCTATCAACACCCAGCCCGTTACCAACCATTTGAGGAGGGTGAGTCCCACTCCCACCCACCAGCCAAAGCAGACCGGACACCCCAATGGGTACACGATCCACTCGGGGGACACCTTCCGTAGCCACGCCCGAGGCCGCGCGCAGATGCGTGATTGCCCAAGTACCCAGAAGGCGAAATATACAACCAGCGCATAGACAACGAGTTCCATCAGTTCGCGGAGGGGTCAGGCGGCCCCGAATCAGGCGCATGTTCCCCGTTCAGCTCATCCATCAAGGCGAAGCAGATCTGCCCCACCGCCGAGATATCGGCATCGGTGATGGCCAACTTGTTGGGCGTGTAGTCATCATACCCCACCATGTCGCCGCACATATCGATCAGGTCCGCTATCAGCTCCGCTGTGCCGGGGCTAACCACCACCTGCTGCGCGAAGGTGTTGATCGGCTGAGTGAGGATATAGTACCCGTTCACCTTGTCGAGGGGTAACACCAACCCGGCCTTCTCCATATCATCCAGCGCGGCACGATATAAGGCCTCTTTATAGGGTTCCAGAGGGCTATCCTCGCCTATTCTCACGTTGACCAAATCGTGTTTGAGACTGAAGGTCGTCTGCCGCAGGAAGTGGCTGAACAAGTGGTTCTTGATGTCGAGGAGGGTCACAATGGCGGGCTGAGAGTGGGCTACCACTAGGTACCATGATAGGGGGGTTGGGTGGTGGTGTCAACAGGTTGTTGAGTTGGGAGGCTGGAAACCATAGTATATTACACTGTAGTATATTAAGACTGATCTATTACGTCGCCAGCATGGCGTGTTTCAGCCTTTGGCGGTCAGGCTTGCCCTGACCCTGCATCAATCGGGCGGAGCGTAGCGACGCTCGCGCGGGGTTGAGGGGCGCGTAAGCCCCTCTCCTTATTTGTCCACGGTGTCACTTTCCCTGTCCCCAGATGGGGTAAAACCAGAGAAGCGACAAGCCAATGGAAGTCGGGCGTTTACGAGCGCCGGGCGTTACTCAACTGGTTATTTTTATCGGTCCCCATTCGTCGTGTGACTCGGTGAGCCGGGATCTCGCGTATAGCTCGACACCGTTGTTGCCAACACTCACCGTTACCATCCCAATGAACACTCCTCCAGCATCGCAGGTTTGCCTACGACACGCCGCGCCGAAGGCTGGCCGGGAAAGGCACTGGGCGCGCGGCATGGGTAGAGTGACTATAAAGCCCAATCAGGTCGGCATTCCAGCCAACCATCCCGCCTGAGAAGTGACTACTCGGCGGCAGTAACGGGGACCTATCCATGTGACTAGGGCGGATGTGGTGACGACCGTCCCAAGCGTCGCCCATTATCCCGGGCCAGTGACTGTGTGCGGGTGTACCGCGAAAGAACAGGCGTTCCGTGTGAGGGATTGATGCCTACATCCCATCATAGGCCCGTTGGACAGCCTTGTCAACCACGATTTTGGTGTTTGACATCACCACCCAACATGGCTACTATACATTCTTAGCGACCTTCACTATGGCCTTCGGCAATCACTCTCGCCCGCGCGGCACCCGTGTCAACGGGGCTTATGTTCCCAACCCCGGTATCGCGCGGTTGTGGGAGGATTTCAAGGCATATGCCTCACCCCTCGGGTTTACACCCGATCAATGGCGATTCACCGAGGCGTTCTTCACCGGTCGCAACGTGTGTTTGTTGGGTCGAGCGGGTACAGGCAAATCGTATGTGCTCAAGGCGCTGTTCGAGTACCTGACCAAACAGAAAGTGTCGGTGGGACGCACGGCCACGACTGGCGTTTCGGCGTTTGGGATAGGTGGTCAAACGATCCATTCGTGGGCGGGGTTGGGTCTTGCGGACGAACATTCCGAGGCTATCATCGCGTCCATCCAGAAGAAGGGCAAGGTCAAGGCGCGGATTCGCGCGGCGCAGGTGTTGTTCATTGACGAGGTCTCGATGGCCAAGGCCGATCTGATGGACAAGCTGGATGCGGTGTTGCGCTATTACCGTGACTCGGGCGATCCTTGGGGCGGCGTGCAAGTCGTTCTCTGCGGGGACTTTTTGCAACTTGCACCAGTCTTCAAGGGTGACGAGACCCAAGCCTTCGCTTTCCACTCGGCGGTCTGGGATGAGGGTAACGTGCGTACCATCGTGCTCCAAAAGGTCGTTCGCCAGCAGGGCGATAATACGCTTTTGTCCATTCTCAACGACGTGCGCGTTGGCAATACCGATTCGCTCCATCTGCTGGACAGCCGGGTGGGCGCGACATGGCCCGACAACGAAATCGAGGCGGTGAGAATCTTCTGCAAGAACATTGATGTCGACGGGTACAACCGCGAACGCATGGCACAGCTCACCAGCGCCGCGAAGACCTACACTGCGCGCGATTCGGGCGAGTCTTTTCACACGGACACGTTCAACAAGAACTGCCCCGCGCCGCAGGTGTTGGAGCTGAAGGTGGGGGCGCAGGTGCTCCTTGTTGCCAATCTGGATGTCCAGAGCGGCTTTGTGAACGGTAGCGTAGGCATCGTCAAGGCTTTTGGTCCGAACGGGGTGACGGTCAAGTTCACCCAAGGTACGACCGTCGTCGAGCATAACGAGTGGACCATCAAGGAGCAGGCGGTCGGGATGGATGGCAAGATCATCTATCGCACGGTCGCCACGCGCCGACAGATCCCGCTCAAGGTGTGCTATGCGGTGACTACTCACCGGGTCCAAGGCATGACGCTGGACCGTGCGATTATTGACATGACGGAGGCCTTCACGACCGGGCAGGTGTACACCAGCCTGAGCCGTGTGCGTGATTTGGAATCACTCTCGCTTGCCAGCGCCATTCCCCACTCGGCGATTCGAGTCAATCCCGAGTGCGTGGCGTTCTACGAGGAAGCGGAGCGGGCGGAGAACCCGTTTTAACGCAGCAGCTCGAAACGCCCCTCCTCCAGCACTATCTCAGGCCGGTGACACTTGGCTCCAGTGCGATGGTCGGTGATGCGACGGTCGATCAGGTTGTAGGTTCTCACCTTCTCACCCCGCCCGGCTCCGCCGTAGGCCGCGCGGGTTTGCTGTCCCTTAACCCACTGCGCCAGTTTGCCTGCGAGACACTCGCGGGCGACGCGGCGGTTTTGCCACTGGTCGCGCCCGTTGATGAAGACCTCAAGGCCGGTTGGGGTGTGGCGTAGACGGACGGCAGAGCAAACCTTGTTCGCGTTTTGCCCGCCTGCACCCTGTGAGCCGCGCTGGAAGGACTCCGCCAGATCACACTCGCGCATGGTGGTAGACCCTTGAGGCTTGAGCAAGGTCACGGTGACGGCCACATAGCTAGTGTGACGCCTGCCACCGCGCTCAGTGTGAGGCACGCGTTGGACGCAGTGACCACCCGTCTCGGCGTCAAACAAATCGATGGCGCGCCGGTCATGGATAGTAAAGGACCATTTGGATGGACCCTCCTCGCCCAGTTCGGGCGTTAGCCGATTGCGCGCGGCGTAGGCTAGGTAGGCCGACCAGAGCTGGCCAGCGAACGCTTTGCTGTCTTCCCCACCCTCGCCGGACTGAACCTCAACGAGAACCCCAACCGCGTCAAAGCGACTCCAGCCGTGCGACGTAGCCGTTAGACTGCGGGACCGTGGTGCGGGTTGGGTTCATGAGGCGCATCATATACACACGAGGCGAGAACGTCAAGCACAAAAGCTGGCGTTATCCCAGAAACGGCTTCCACACGGGGTGCTTTGGGTCCTCGCGTAGATGCACGATCGGCGGCACACTCGCCGGAGCCTTCGGGCGCGGGCGCGGTAGACCCGCTTCTTCGGGGGTCTTGTCGGCCTTCATGGTGTTGATCCGCTTGTCGCAGGTGACGGTATTCTCCCATGTATCGCGACCACCTCGCGAGCGCGGATCGATGTGGTCAACCGACAGTTCGGCGCGGGTCAGTTTGCGCTTGGTGTAGGCGCAGATGAAGTTGTCGCGGCGGTGCACGTTACCCGTGGACCAGCGCGTGGTGCGCATGGGGATCTTGTCGAAGTGAGCACAGATGACCACCAGTGGCGCGCGGATGCGGCCCTCGGGATTGTCCGCACTGCGTCCGACGCCAATCCACAGGTCGCCTTCACGCACGGGCAGCTTAACCCAGTTTTCCCATGCGGTCGGTTGGGCACTGACCAGTACGTGATCGCCATTCTCGTCAACGGCGGTCGTGATGTCGAGCGCGTAGCCCGGGTGGTCTCCGTCAGACTGGGAGTTGAGAAACACCACCGCGTCTCTCACACTCATCTGATCTACGGGGGACCACGAGCGGTTGAGCTTGAGGACGATGGTCTTGTCGAGGATGCTGAGGTGATCGGACATGGTGAGTGAGGGGCTAGAGTTAGGGTCTTTGTGTGATCTGATGGGAAAATGGCGGAAGCGAGAGGGCACGATCCCCAACGCACGAGTCGTCCTGCGGTGTAGCACACCGTGGCAGTCGCCTGACTGCTTTCGCTTCCGTGGCGGTAACAAGTGGGGTTCAACCACTGTGCAATGAAGCACACTCTGGGTTTCGGGTCCAGTCGAGGAAAACGTCCTCAGTTGCTACCGGCGGAGTGGTGCCGTACTGCCCGGCTGCCGGTTGCCCGACACAACGCTTTCCAAGCGCCGTCCACCTCTAGGTGGCCCAACCCTCCAAAAAGATACAGACCCGAGCGGGGTCTGTAAAGTGGCGGTGAGTTGAGATCTTGCGTCCCAAGGCGGGGTTGGCCCTCCTCCATTCGCTTTCAAGGCGGCGGCAGCGCCTCGGCTGCTTAACTCACCAAAGTGGTGCGGACACCCCGAGTTGCACGGGGACTATCCCTCGTTAGGACCGAGGTTGACTGTCTGTTGCCGATGTCCGCGAAAAATACTTGTCGCGCTCGACGGTGCGGCGACCCAGCTCTGCGCTGAGGAAGGCTGTCATCTTGCCGTTGTGACTCATGAGCTTGTCGGCCCACCCCACCATCAGCTGGTTGGGGCACACAAACGGTCCGCGCGCGTTGACGATCAGTTGGTAGGCATCAGAGTAAGGTATCCTGTGGTGGACCAGCCAGATGAAGGCTGCTGCGCTTGACCGCGATACGCCTGCGAAGCAGTGAAAGAGGATGGACTGGTCGGGGCTGGTTTGGGCGTAGACACCCAGTAGCCGCCGTATCATCGCCTCTGTGGGAGCGAGAGGGTTGGACGAGTTGCCCGTATCAGCGAACACAAATGAGTGGAGAGTGAAGGGGTACTTGAACGCTCGGATGTCGGGGCCGGGTTGGTGGACCTCGTGGAAAGAGATGATGTGGTCCAGCAGAACCGTCGCGAAGGCAGGAACCTCGGAGACGCCACAAATAGCGAAGGGCATAGCCGATGCTAGTCCGTAATGAGGGCGCTGTCAAGTGGCGCGAACGGCAGGATTCTCACCCACATCAGGGCCGAGCGGCCCTTCACCTGCGTTCGAAGCGCAGTTGACGCTATTATGTCGGCGTTCGCATGGTCTCGACGGCGAGAGTTGCACTCGCAGATTGGCTTGCGCCAGACGGTTTAGAGGACCGTTGCCTTGTCTACCCGAGCCCCGTCGAGGGAAATGGCGCGAGACCGGGGATTCAAACCCCGACTGATCCTCGTTCGCAACGAGGGCGACTATTCGGTTGCCGAGTCTCGCAAAGAGATTGCACCGTCCCCAGTCGATGCGTCGCTGGGGAGCAGGACACCAGTAGGACATCGCATTAGTCCACCCGGAGATTCCACGGTGCAAATTGGGGCGCACGACCGGATCTACCCCGGCCCTCCAAGCGTCACAGGCTCGGGTGCTTCTACTACACTACGTGCGCCATAAGGTGGAGCTTCAGTAGGGGTTCTCACCCTCCTCTCTCGGATACAAGCCGAGGCCATCGAATGTCTATGGGTCTGAAGCGAAATGGAGCCGAGGACCGGTAACGCTCCGGTGTCTATCGTTTACGAAACGATGGCTCTGCTTTTGAGCTACCAAGGCAAAGTGGTGGTCCCGGGAGAGCAACGATCCTCCACGTCACGCCTATAAAGCGCGCAGTCTGCCGATTAACTTACAGGACCAAAAGGAGGGCATCGGAATCATCTCGGCGCGCAGTGTGCACCTTACGATCCGTCAGCCCTATAGGTGGTTTGTTTACGAGACGGTGCGTTTAACGACACAGGGCGCAAACGAAATGGTTCCACGGCTCAGGTCGATCAACCCCACCTTTGGCCAGCCACCTCAGCGAGGTTTGGTAGCTCGTTAGGCCCTTCGCTTCTGACGCCTCCAGTTGGATTGCCCTCAGTGACCGTGAAAGATGGTGGGCGTGGAGGGATGCGAGCCCTCAAGGACAACGGAATTTGAACCCGTCGCTTCTACCAGTTTCGCTTTCGTCCACACGCCCGATCGGCATGGTGGGATTCGGACCCACAGGGGATAGCGCATTTTAAGTGCGCCGGTTGTCGCCAGTTTCCCTTATCCACATGCCGGTAAGATGGTGGGACCATGGAGCCAACGCACTCCAATCTCCGCGCTGAGAACGCGGCGAACTACTCTTATTCGATGATCCCGTAGGCGTGGAGAGATTCGGACTCTCAAGGACACGTGATCCTAAGTCACGCGGTTCTGCCAATTTCCCTTCCGTCCACACGCCCATAAAATGGTGGCCTCGGGGGGAGTCGGACCCCCACGCTACTATGATTTCGCTCGCGAATCTCATTCGCGCATGTCTACCAGTTCCATCACGAGGCCGAGGTCCCAGTCGGAGTTGCACCGACCCTGTTCGTCATTACCAATGACGCGCCGTGGCTACACTCGGCATTGGGACCATAAATGGGGGCTCAGGTCAGATTTGCACTGACGACCGTCTCCGTATGGGGGAGCCGCGCTAGCTAGCTGCGCCACTGAGCCGTGGTGGTCCCGTCGAGATTCGCACTCGCCTCATCCGATTAAGAGTCGGAGTCCTCGCCTATCTAGGAGTCGAGACCGTAAAGTATTCAACCGCGTAGCCGCGTTTCTGTTGCCGGGCCATCCCGACCGACATCCATTTCTCTCACCCACGGTCACCCGTGAACGGGTATCGTTTATAGACACCTGCACCAACCACGCCCTGCTTGACGGCCAGAACTAGCCTCGGGCTCCATTTGGCTTGCTGGTATCGTGTGGTTATCGCGAGTGTCTACCGACGTAACATCGTCGGGACTGCTCTCCCATCGACTTCTGTCCAGACGCGAACTTGACCTCTACGCACGCATCGAGTGCGCGGCAGCGGATGTCTGCGGTTGAAAGATGGTGGAGGTACCGAGTGCCGCCCTCGGGCTTGAGTCATGCCATGACCCTGTGCTGCTGTTATCACTATACCCCCGCTGCCTCGGAGCGAATTGCACGCCCACCTAACACCTTCAGAGGGTGTCGGACTAGCTGTTATCCCACGAGGCAAAAGTGATAGGGGTGACAAAACTGACCCGTCATTGGGTCAGTAGTGTAGTGGTAGCACGTCCGCCTGACTGGCGGGGGGCGCGGGTTCAAATCCCGTCTGATCCATTTAATTGGCTGCCCACCACGGATGACAGCCGTGACCCTCGCCTTCAAAGGGCGGTATGCTTGACGTTTACATCAATGGGCAATGAGAGTGGTCGGCGTGGAGGGATTCGCACCCCCGATCCTTCGCTTCCGGAGCGAGCATGTTGGCTAGGCTACACCACACGCCGATATTGCGGGCCGGTTATCCATCCGGCGGCACCCGGCTTGATGGTGAGCAAGACGGAGACTCTGGAATTGGCGTGATTTTATGGCTCACGCCGCCGCAAAATGGTCCTCGCGGCAGGCTTCGCTCCTGCGGCCTTCTGCATGTCGTGCAGCCGCTCTAACTGGGCTGAGCTACGCGAGGGAAAGTGGTCGGGCCAGTTGGATTCGCACCAACGATCTCATGCTCCCCGAGCATGCGCGATGACTAGGCTACGCTATGACCCGATTGGCAGATACCGTCTGTTACTCCCACCGTGGTGTCCCGTCTGCCGCGGGGCTTTAGGTGGTGTTTGGGTAATCCAAACGTCTCGTGAACGGCTAAGATGGCTGTACCGGTAGGAGCCGCCCCTACACCGCCGCAGGTCATGCGTACGGGCTCGCTTAACAGGCGAGTGCAACGAACGTGCTATTTGCCTCGGTACAATAAAATGGTCGTCGCTGAGGGACTCGCACCCCCGAACCTCTGCGTGTAGGGCAGGTACCGTAGCTGCTGGGTCAAGCGACGAAAGTGGCGCGATAGATGGGTGCTGCCCCCACTTGTCTCGGCATAGACAGTGCCGCGAGCATGCTGTTGCTCTTCTACCGCGTACGGATGGAGGGACTCGCACCCCCGTTATGTCCGGTCCCAAACCGGAAGCCATTGCTGCTAGGCGACATCCGTGTGAAATGGATGCAGGGCCGAGGAATCGCACCCGGTCAGGGCGACGGGTATGAACCGCGCTTGGTCTAACCTCCCTGCGTAAAGTGTTCCCTTTGTAGGCGTGCTCCAACGCCTCGTTGTTTGTCAAAATGGCCGGTGCTCTACCGTTGAGCTAGCATCCTCCTTGCGAAGGACCGCAGGTGTCGAACCTGTATCTCCGGCAAGTGTTACCTTGCGGGCTTTTGACCTCTAGGGAAAGTGGTGGAGCCCCGGGCATCGCAGCCCAACGACAGCCGGATTTTCAGTCCAGCCCGTGCACTCGCACTGACTCCGGAGCCATCGTTAGGTCCGCCGATGGCGCAGGCGGTCTCGGGTTATTGACGAGGAAGATGGGACGGACGGTGGGTAGCGCGCCCACATGAAGCCGGATTTGGAGTTCGGTGCCTTACTTGTCGAGCCACGTCCGTATGAAAAGGTGGAGCGAAGAGATGGTCATTTATTCACCGGGCTGGGACCAATCCACGAGGTGCCCGATCCAGATGTCTCCTGCCTCGCTCCGTTTGGAGACCAACGAGTGATGTGGTGTCAGGTTCCTGTAGGCTTCACTGACACCGACCCGCGGCGTGAACCGCGAGGTGAAGATGGTGGTCAAGTCGGGTGCTGCCCCCGCGTCTAACGGTTATCGACCGTTGGCTCTACTGTTGAGCTACATGACCAAAATTGCTGTCGCGGTCAACCCGCGTTTCGGCTCAGCTTGGCCGTTTGCAAAATGGCGACTACGTTAACCAGTCTTGACCGGAGGCGTGCTTGCGGGCGCGTCGTAGCCCGTTGGGTATTAGCCCAAAGTGGTGGACCCGGAGGGAGTTGCACCCCCGACGCCCCGTTAGGGGTCCAGATTTACAGTCTGGTGCAGCCATCTGACAGCTACCTCGTGGTCCGAAAAATGGAGCGTCGTGCGGGACTCCCACCCGCGTGTGTCTGCTTGGAAGGCAGATGCCTTGGTTCTCGGCCAACGACGCATGGGGTTTATCGCCACCGCGGAGCGGCTGATTGGTTACAGCGGGGTGGAAGCCCCAAGATGGTGGAGTCAACGAGATCCGCCCTCGTATGTCACGGATGCAAACCGTGTGCCTTTCTATGTCGGCCATGACCCCATTGGACCCGGCGAGTGCCGCCCTCGCGCCTCCGCGTTGCGAACGCAGCGTGCTACTGTTGTCACCACGAGCCCGAAAAGAGTGACACGATAGACTTGTCCGGCAGTCTGGGGAGTCTTGCGGGACTCCTATGGCCTAAACCACGTCTTACGCCGCCTCTTGCCTTAACGCGCGGCCCTTTCCCTTGCGGGTACTCAGGGGCTCATCGGCTGTGGATAGAGGACGGACTGTTGGTCCGGGTAGTATCTATCGTGTTGCCCCGGTTAGGATCGACTCCGCCGAGGCGAAAAAGGATGCCGGACCCCAGCTTTCGCTTGCGGGCGTCCCCTCGCGGGTCCGACGTAAGTGGAGGCGCGCCACGGTGCTGCCCCGTGCAAACAGTGTTTTGCAAACACGTCTCGTCGCTGGCTGAGTCGCGCGCCATTGAGCTAACCACGCCAAGGGGGACCAACAGGTGTCGCTCAGGAAATGGTGGGTCCATCGGGCATCGATCCCGCTTCCACGGTTTAAAAGACCGCTGCTAATCCGGCTACAGCTCTGGACCCATTGCGGGTAGGGAGACTTGCGCTCCCCTCTCAGCCTTGGCAAAGCCGTGCGTCGCTATCTACGCTTCACCCGCGAAAAGTGTCCGATGGGAGAACTGTCAAACCCCCTATGCCCTATGCGCATGGCGTCTCGTTGGTCGGACCCAACGGCAGGTATCGATCCTGCGAACATGACGGTGACCGCACCCGGATTCCCACCGGGGTTCTTCGCTGGAAAGGCGAGAGTACTGGGGTGCTATACGATGCGGCCAAAAGTGGGCTGACTACGAAGCCGTCCGACCAGTCGCCGGAGTGAGAAATGACGGAACACAAGGACGGTCAGGACGATTATACCGACTCCTTGGACAGAGAGCACCTAAAGGTAGAGCCGGTGGGGTAATCTTAGGCGCGTTCTCCCTCTTCCGTTTGTGTTCTATTTGACCATGAAAGCGATCAAATCCTAGCATTCTAGCGGCTGTGATAGCAACGTGATGGTCTTGTGTCTGTCCGAGACGAAAGGAGAGATCGTTGCGATCTTCTAGTCCGAAATCTTTGACGAGCTTATCTTTTTGGGAGCTGGTCAGATACTGGAAGATAGCCCTTCGATGAATACTTCGAGGCTCTTTCACCGTTGGCTTGTTTCGGGTAGCCCTTTCTGCGCGGTGATGTGCCTCGTGACAATCCCGACACAGTACCTCCAGATCCTCCATTCGTTCGTTACCACCTACCCGTTCGTAGGTTTTGTGATGGACATCGGTGCCGTGTTCATGACATCGATTACAAACGGGACCATAGTAAGCAATCGCCTCAGCCCGCTTGGCCTTCCAGATGGGTGACTGGAGGTATTGACGATGGAGCAATTGATTGTCGGTAAGATGCTGGGCCACGGGTGATATATACCATGATAGCTCGCTATCCGCCTACTGTCAATCGCTGTAAAGTGACCATCGCGCAAGCCGGACCAATGGCCCTGTTGAACGCCTCGCGCACTCAGCTGCGATGGTAACGTCTGCATCTAGAGACCCTTGCCGCGCAATCGGGCAGGTGAGAGGAGCTTGTTAACGCCTACAAGCGGAGATAGCATGACTTGATAGGCTCATGCGGGCCGTAGACGCAGGTTGAAGAACATGGCTTCACGCCACACTCTGGGTGTGCATCTGACCTCGACTGCGATTTCAAAGACCTGCTCTAGCTAACAAAAAGACCCACCTATCTGGTGGGTCTCGGAAAGGATTAGACTGGATGTCGTCTTAGGTCCCGAGACCCCCTGTGGTGACCGGCTTGGCGTTCAGCCAAAAGCTGATCATATCCACGCACGTATACCCTTCACGGAGGGACCGTGTCGTGGGCAGTGGTGACTTTTGGAGGTGGGACATTGAAGGTGAGAAAAGTGAAGGTTGAGGCGATATACACCCGCACGGTGCGGGTTTATATCGACATCATAGGCGAGTTAGACGCGCTCGTCAAGGGTTGGTTGCGCTGATCTCGCGTGGGTTGTGTAACACACTGGCGCGGAGCAGGTTGGGTATAAAGAAAGGATGGATGGGGTTACGACCCACTGATTGACCGTTCACGTACCACGTTCGTACGCCGGTTTGTCTTTCGACCGTGTGCGTTCTGATGGTCAGCACACTCGCGTCATCAACCGTAGCGTGTCAGCAATCCACGCCGCCATCCTAAAGGTCAACTCCCCTTGACGCGCGTGAGTGGCCTGAAGCAAGGTCGGCATTGCGCCCGAGGGTAGCAATCCTAGTCGCGGTACCGTCAGAGGCGCGCCAGAGGGGGAGTTCAAGGAGGGAGCGACCCACCAAGAGAATGGATAGGTCGGGCGCAACTCCGACTGGTAGGTTTCCCCACGCCGGGCGCGCCTTTCGGCGGACCACTTGTTGAGGCTTACTCCGCATTACGCTTGCATGTCTGCTTTCCATGCCGCTATCCAAAAGGATGCCCACCCCTTGCGTTCGCCATCTTGGGCGACCCAAAGCGTGTCATTCGGGACATGCATCCTAGCTCGTGCTCGACGGGTTGTGATGGTTGTCATGAGACAAGCGCATCGCCGGTAAGGGAGGATAGAGCCAGACCACGCGCGACCGCGAGTGATCGTGTATACCTTGAGGGGTGGGCAGAGGGGATGAGAAAGAACAAAAGGGGGCGAGCCGCTGTTATGAGGTTACGGCTCAGGCGAATGAATGACCACGGCAGCGCAAGGAGGAAAACAGATAAACTCCCTCGCCACAGCGCCTCATTACCCGTCAGTATCCCACGCCATCGCGAGACCTGACACTCGGCTTTTACGTGGTACCAAGTCGGGGATGTAACTGACTAGCCTGCTCGGCCGCCACTATTCCCGGCGGGATTGCCCCGCTATGCACCCGCCGTTGCGGGAAGTGAAAGAACGTATCCTATACACCCCATGGTAGGCGTGTTGGATGGCACTGTCAAGAGAGATTGGCGTTGACAGTGGGGTCTAACCCGACTAGACTGAGGGGATGAAGTACATGGGGTCCAAAGCGCGCTATACCAAGAGCATCTTACCCATCATCCTTGCCAACCGCGCGCCCGACCAATGGTATGTTGAGCCGTTCGTAGGCGGAGCCAATGTGATTGACAAGGTATCGGGGCCGCGCATCGGGGCCGACATCAATCCTTACCTCATCGCCCTGCTAGAGGCGCTACGGGATGGTTGGATACCACCACGGTTGACCCGCGACGAATATAACACCATCCGCGCGGACAAGGGCGCACACGAGACCTGTTTGGTTGGCTGGGCCGGTGTTGGCTGCTCATACAGCGGCAAATGGTTTGGCGGCTATGCTGGTACCGTTCAAACCCGAGACGGGGTCCGCGATTACATCGCCGAGGCTATCGCCAACGCGACGCGGCAGGCCAAGGGATTAGCGGGAGCCGAGTTTGTCAGTCTGTCGTACGACCAGATCACTTTGCCACCATCGAGCCTTGTGTACTGTGACCCGCCCTATGCGGACACAACCTCATACGCTAACACGTTTGACACGCCTGCGTTTTGGGAGTGGTGTTGTCATGCTGTGGACGCTGGCCATCGGGTGTTTGTCTCGGAGTATCGTGCCCCCGAGGACTGGTGCTGTGTGTGGGAAGGTCGGGCGACGAGCAGCTTGTCGGCCAACGGCAAGTGTGGAGGTAACAAAGTCTCGACCGAGAGATTATTCACCAAGGGTTGACAGTGAGGTTCAACACCCCTATGATAGGGTCATGGTCGTCACGTGTTATGGTTTTCGCGGGGTGGGTAGTCAGATCGATAGAATCGAAGAGGGCTTTCGCGCGCTTGGTCACGAGGTGACCTCTGACGTGGGGTTGGCCGATTTGGTATATTGCAACGATTCGGGGTCGTTCGGTCAGGTCATCGACGCCAAGGCGCGCGGGACGATTCGCGGCAAGGTGGTGTTTAACCAACTGGATCTTGCGCCACATCTCGGTGCGGCTTTCCCCCTTGCGCTCATTCGAGAGCAACTGACCCACGCCGATGCGGTGACTACCATCTCACAGACAGTCGCGCGCGACATCAAGGCGCGGCTGGGTATTGACGCGACCGTCATCTACAATCCGATCCGGGCGGTCACCCGCGCGCGGGGTGTGCGTCTCTATAAGGGGCTGTTCGTCGGTAGGGTTCAGGACCATGAAAAAAGAGCGGTCATCGGAGCGGCGGCTCTTTCCATCCTTGGCTATGGGTGGGACGACATGGTCACGGTGGGTCGCGAGCTACCGCCCTATGGAGGTCAGTACTATGGCGAGGCTACGGATGCGGAGCTGAGCGGGTTTTACAACACCTGCGACTATCTGATTTGCCCCACCCGCAACGCCTTTCTCGGGCCCCCCATCCTCGAAGCGATGGCGTGCGGGTGCATCCCGGTCGTGTGTCGCGACCTTGACATCCTCGACGAGTTCCTGCCCGCGACTCTCTTTCCCGAGTACCGGGAGGTGGAGCCCACCGCCCCGTCGATCGCTCGGTTCATCGCGAGGTATCAGGGCGACATCTCGCGAGCGGAGATGAGCGACCGGCTGTACAACCACTACGCGCGCACGTGGGCGGGGGCGCTCAGCCCGGCGGGCGTGGCGAGTGCGATTGAGCGGGTTTATCGGAGCCTATGACCTACACCGAGCCCCCCCTTGCCGTCCTCGTCCTTGACTTCGAGCGTGAGGAGGAGACCCGTGCATGTCTCGCCTCCATCCGCGACCACATCAAGATCCCGCACAAGGTCATCTATCTCCATAACGGACCCGCTGATTACCCTTCCGCCCTCCTCAAGGAGGGACTCATCCACCAGCTCATCCAGCCCGCAACGAATAACGGCCTCGGCATCGGGACGCGCGATCTGTTCGCGGCATCGTTTAGTCGCTACTCGCTCTACCTCCAACCCGATCAGGTCTTGCGTGTGGACATCACTCCCGAGGTCTTCGCCAACCTGACGGGCATGCTGGGGGGTAAGATGATGCTCCAGATCAAGGACGAACCCACGCCGCGCGATTCAGGGTGGACGGTCGCGTCTGTCAGCCTCGCCGGACAAGTGTGTGGTCCAAGTGAGTACAGTGAAAGGGCACACCTCATCGAGACGGCCTTCTATAAAGGGTTGGAGTGGAACGGATTGCCGTGCCACGGCGCAGGACCTTATCACGATGGCGAGTGGCGCGAGGCTACCATTCAGCGGTACTACCGCGAGCACCAGCTCATTCACGCGACCCATCTCCCTCCCCTCGTAGAGGACCGAGGCTATCGTGCGCGACGCCAGAATCCGGATGGTTCGGTGTGGGAGCACCAACCCGACACGAAGGCCTTGACACTTGTGCGCGGGCCGGTGCGCGAACGGTATGTGTATCCCAAGCTCAGTCCGCGCGAGTGGGAGTCTGTGCTGGCTACGCAGGCATGGCCGGCGGGCCAGATTCCTGAGGACGAGGTCAAGGACAGCTTCACGGTACCCCATTGGCACGCATGAGTCTATCCTTGTACGCTTACGCGTTTAACTGTGCCAAAAGGGACTTCGATCTCGACGGCGCGGTTGCCAACTTCCTTGCCTTCAGCGACGAGGTCGTGATCGCCACTCTCGCCACCCAAGAGGATGACACCCTAGATCGCCTCCGCGCCCACGCTGCGGCCAACCCGCGCCTCAAGGTGGTGGTTTCCGACATGGACATCAAGCGCAACAACCGCTTCGACGGCGACCTCAAGACCCTCGCACTTCAGGCCTGCACCCATCCTATCCGAGTCATCGCGGACGCCGACGAACGTTTCGTCATCAGCCAGCGCATGTGGTGGGATGCGTTGGGGGCGAGACTGTTGGAGCAACCGACAATCGATGGGTGGCTCATCCCTGTCATCGATCTGTACGGGAGCAAAGACACCATCCGCGCCGACCAGCATGTTGGGCTCAAGATGCGCATCCATAAGGCCACGGTGGTCAAGAGGGGAGTGCATCACCTAGCGGAGCGCGGCGCGGGGCTTATCGACACCTCGATGTCCGACACTACTGACCCGTTGCTCGCGGACGGCAGCATGGCGAGGTTCGCGCCGGTTGTCAATCCCAGCCAGCTCCATCCCCTGATGTGCAACCAACTGCCGGTGTTCGTGTTGCACTACGGCTACCTTGACCTCGCCCGCCGCGCCAAACTCGGTCGCGAGTTTTGGAAGACTCACTGGGAAGCGCGCTCGGGCCACGTAGAAAACGTGGCGGTTGACAAGGCCTCGTTGGAGGGTTATCCTGTGGTGCCCCATGGACTGAAGCTGACATGACCACCAAACCCTTCATCGAGATCCACGAGACCGTGGGCGGCAAGGTTGCAACAGCCTATCGTCCCGCTGAGGGACACTGTCCCATGCTGATGGGTATTGCCTTGGCATCGGCCACTCGCGTTATCACCCAGTCCTTCCTCGCCGAGATGGAGTTGGGCGAGGAGCATCGCAAGCCCATTGAGCGCGAGATCGTGGCGACCTACCTGCGCGACCTCCAGATGGGAGACATGGGCGAGGCCGAGAGCACGGATGTGAAGGATTTGTCATGACCCACCGCGAACGCATCCTCACCAAGCTCGCCGCCGCGTGGGATCACGCACCCAACGCGCGTCTCGGCCAGCTCCTTGAGTCGGTTGAGAACGTAGGCTGGGACATCAGCCCTCAGCGCGTGGCTGCGCCGAGGCTTTTATGGATGGGTAATGACCTGTTCGAGGCGGCGCTGGACCAGTGGAACGCCGATGCGGGGCGGAAGGTGGTGGGGGTATGACCGTGCCGCGCAACTGGCTCTGCCTCATCACGTCTGACCGGGAAGAGGTTAACGTTGATGAGTTGACCCGCGACGTGTGGCCTCACTTCGACGGTATCTGTGCGGTGGTCCACCCACAGGGCGGAGACGACAAGGTCAAAGCCATCCTTGAGGACCGCAAGGGCGACGGTTTCGTTGTCGAGCAGCCCTACCTCTGGCATCATAGCCACGCGATGAACCGTTGGCTGCTTGACCCGCGCGTTCACCTGATGGACGCCTGTTGGATTCGCGACAGCTCTGAACGCTTCAATCCCACCTTCACCGCGAGCCTCGCCGCGTTCTCGGCCGACCTCCTACGTCATGACATCTGGAACCTCGCCCAGCGATCCAAGCTTCTCATGTTCCGCCGCTGGTACGGGCAGCAGTTTTTCAACGGCCTGCACTGGGGATTGAGTGGCACGAACGGTGCAACCATCGCGATGGACCGCATGGCCCAGTTCGCTAACGACCGCGACTATGCCTACTCTGTGCGCGACGAGAAGCGGCCCGCGACGCACCGCTACGAGCACGAATTGAGGTATTTGATCGACTACGGTCCCAACGGCAACCACCTTGCACTATTCCACCCCAACCAAGCTGACCTCGAACGCGCGCAATGGGGTCTGTTCCACTACACCACGTGGCTGCGCGGGCAGGGTGTGACCACTGCTGACCAGCTCATTAACTGGTGGCAGCGCAACCCCATCGACGCGCAACACGTGGCATGGATCAATGCCGAGCGTCCGCTCCGCAACGCCTACCGTTTCTTTGCTCTCCACCATACCAACGAGGCCATCCTTGCCGATGAGGACACATGGAGGCTAACCCTATGAGTGATCCCATCACCCTTACCGAGGCCCAGTGCTACGAGGCGATTGAACGCTGGCAAGACTATGCGGTGTTCATGTATCACACTGAGCGCGGGGTAGCCTTGTTTGCGACCAACAGCATCCAGCACGATGGACGACACGTTACCATGTCTATCGAGCCGGACGGACGTATCGCGGCAACGCGCAAGGAGGACGGTGTCAAAGTGGTCTACGATGTCGTCATCACTACCGCGCCCTTACAGGGAGACAACAGCCTCGACAACGTCCAGTACCTCGCGCGGGTGTCGGACGTGGCTTCGCTTCCGCCAAACGACCAGACCTATTTCAACGGTTTGCGCCCGTTTGTCTATTCTCTGTTCCAGCGTACGGTGGCCAATCAGTTCATCGCGCGCATGGCTCCCGAGACTATCAAGGTCATCGCTCATGACCTGTCGTTGGCTGCGCCTAAAGCCGCCCCATGACCATCTACCTTGTCCTCCGCCACGATGGGACCTTTCGCGCCCACTCCTACGTCTCCTACTGGACCGACGACATGCAGGCGGCGCGAGTGTACACCAAGCTTGGACCGGCCAAGGCTCTGGTCACTCGCTGGCAGCGCGAGAACCCCAATGAACCCACGCCTACCCTGCTCATGCTGCCTTTCGAGGCTGCCGACATGCACGTGGTAGACCTGAGCGAGTCTACATCCAAGGCCATCGCGCGCATTGAGCGGCGTAAGCTGGAGCGGGCCAAGATGCAGGCCGCGTGGGAGATCGAGGAGCTACAACGCAAGCAGGCCGAGATCCAGCAGCGACTGGCCACCCTTCACCATGAGCACTAGAACCTCCCACGCCGACGCCAACTATTTTTCCGTCTCGGCGAACACCTACCAGTGGTTCGCTGGTACCCCCGAAGCCCGTTCCGATACTCAGCCGCCGAGCGATCTGACCTTTAGACCCGACCAACCCGCCAACTGGGATGCGGTTCTAAAGATCTGCGACGAGACGAACGGGTTGCGGTGGTATACCGTTCGCGCAGCACAGGGGCGAGAGAATGCCCTTGACCTCAACAACCGCGTGACCGATTGCCTGATCAAAGGCGAGTGGGGGCTGGACGCTGCATCTGGTGATCAGGTTATCACGGTCAAGGGTGGGTGCAGAGGCATCCGGCTGTGGGGAGAGGTTTACTCCACCGGTCGCAACGCCGACATCGTGGTTGGAGCATGGAGCGATCAGTGCCACGACGTGTCAACCGATCTCGATTTCTCGCAGCTTGGTCGTCCTGATGGACGGCCTTTGACCGTTATCCTTGCGCGTTGTAAGGGGGTGAAGCTGCCACCCGGCGCGCGTGTGTTGCGCCTCAAGAGTCTCGGCTATTCCGCGTACTGGTGGCTCAAGCTCGCCGCCGTCAAGCTGGGGGTGCTGCGATGAACGTCTCGGTCCCCAACGTGTCTACCTACATCCCCCTCCTCATCTGCGGAGAGGGTACCAGTCAAGAGATCGCTCGCGTGGGTGCGGACGGCACCGTCGTCCTCTCCAAACCCGGCGCGGACAAGGAAGCGGCGCGGCTGTTCTGGGACGCCATCCAGTTTAAGGGCAAGACCTTTCGCGCGCGCATTGCCGAGCTGGAGGCCGCACAGCCCAAGGAGGTGTACGTCGTGACAAAGGGCCAGTACAGCGACTACGGCATCCTTGGGGTCTATCTTGACCGTACCCTAGCCGACGAGTTCGCGGCCCAGCGTCATGCTGACGTTGAAGTCTGGCCTCTTGGTGCGCTTGACTTGCCTCGCGGCCATCGTCGCTACTCCGTGATCATGGATGGCGAGGGCAGCACGGCGGTGTATGGCGTGAACGAGGTCGACTCATCGGACGAGGGCGCGGATGAGAACCTGACGGAGACTGATGACACTGGTCCCAAGAACGAGTGGGGTTACTCTACTCGCTATGTCTACACCGGCTATCGCCGGTTCTATGTCACCACCGACATGGGTGAGCAAGGCGCACTCAAGATCGCCAACGAACGGCGCGCCCAACTCATCGCGCTCAACCAATGGCCACAAAAGGGTGCACTCGTCGAGTAAGATGGCATCCCATCACCCAGCCGCCGCGCTGCGCGGGCCGGGTGCTTGTTTATTGCCCTACCTACCCTCACCGTCGCGTCCGCCCCATCTCAATCGACCTTCTGCAATGGTGCACCGACGCTACGCATTGGCATCCTCTGGTTGATCCCTATCCATCCCCGCCATGACCCATCGCCCGCGCCTTTGGTTCCTCACTCGCTACGAGCACCGGGGTTGTGTGCGCCTTGCTATCTATCACGCGCGCGATGCGCTTGACGCAAAGGCGATGGTAGAGCGAGAGCCGGCGGTGAGGGAGATCGATCCCGACTGGGTTCGATCCCACCAGATCGAGGCGGACCTCCTGACCAGCCAGTGGGCAGATCTCGTGCTGCGGCAGTGGTTCCGGGCCGACTATGTGCGCAAGCTCCGCCAGAGCATCGACACCCTCGCACCGTGGGCCTTCGCTTATGGTCACCGCGCGCCTTAGGGGTTGACACCGCCATCCAACCCGGCTACCATGGGATCATGACCCTTGACTATACCCCCACCATCCGCGCCGAGATCGAGGTAGAGGTTGCTCGGCTCAAGAGGCGGTTGGAGGCGAGGGCCGAAGTTGCCGGTTGGCCTATCGTCGATGATGTGGCGGCCGAGTACGTCGAGCTGGGCTATCTCGTCAACCTCCATCACGGGCACGACCTGTTTGGGGAGAACGACACGATTTGCGGTCTGCCTATCTCCATCAATCGCGCCTGTCCGCGCACCATTCGGGTGGGTGCGGACGATGTGTACTCCGTTGATGAATGGGTGGTCTATGATGAAGACGGCGAGCCCGAGACGCGTTCCCTTACCCACAAAACCGACCTGTTTGAGGAGACCATCTGGTAATGCTCATCCAACACGCCATCTACGTTCCGGCCGAGGACTGTTTCCTCGTGTCCGCCCACCGCGACATCCCGAATGTTTACACCTTCCCCGATGGTCAGACCCTCGCCATCTCTGGTGCGCTTGAGTGGACACATCGCGATGGTGACCTTATCGCGCTGGAGGGGCGTTATGAGGAATGGAACTTGATGGACGACTGGCCCTTCGAGGACATCGCCGCGCGATTGCTGTTCCAGCGCGGGGACGAATGGCGACCCATCAAGGAGGCTACGGCGAGTGAGCTGGAGACCCTCGCGCGCGGCGAGGGGTGGACGGCACGGGTGGCGGCGCACTGGTTGACCAAATAATATGCACTATCGCGACGGTACGGAAGCCCAAGTGGGCGACATTGTAACAGGCCGAGGCTACAACCTCCCCTATCTTATCGTGGGTCCCGTGACCCAGCTCATCCCCGCTAACGGGGACGCTTGCAATCTGCGCGTCGAGGTGCGCGTGGCCAAGTGGCATGACTACTCTCACGAGGACGGTTGTCCCGACACCCCCGCCCACTTCACCTTCGAGACCTACGAGGAGGCAGGCGCGGTACGGGACTTCGAGCTGGTCTATCGCGAGGGCTGGAAGCAGACGCAGGTGGCCCGTTCGATCTGGCTGCCCAAGGACGCGAGGGGGTTTGTCGAGGACGAACGGGGGCGGCGCTGCATGGTGGTAGAGAAGCCGTGATCTCACGTCGCTCATTCCTGACCCGCATGTTGGTGGCTGCTGGGCTGGCCCCGCTGGCAGCGCGCGCCGCCAAAGACCCGGGTTATCATGTCGGCATTGACCCTGCTGGTCCCGGCTCTGATGCCACGGACCATCACGCTGTCTGGGTGAATGGCCCGGCCATCAAGGTCCCGAGCAATCGGGTGATGTGGCCTCACGATGACGTGTTTCGGCGCGAGTGGGTGATGGTGTCCCGCTATATCGGTGATTGGGACGGCACGTTCAAATTGGCGCGCGGCTGCACGAATCCCGCGTATATCCTCGCGGACTTGTATGACAGGGCGCGGGAAGGGCGGTTGCCCGAGCCAGACTGGGTCCTGCAAGATAGCGTGGGTTTCCTCGACTGGCAGATGCTGTATGATTTCGGGCGGTGGTGCGACGAAACTGTGGTCGGTACAGGGGTAGTCATCACCAACGGTAGCGCGGTTCATACGCGACTGAACGCCTTCACCCCCCGCTTGACGGTTCACGCAGCCCTTGTAAACGAAGAGCAGATTGACGGGCTCCGCGAGACCCTCCGTATGCACTGCCTCAGCTGGCAGTCCACGGACCCGCGCTATCGCACTAGTTGGCCGGGTATTTCCTACGCATGACCTCACGTCTACCCATCACCCTTTGTTTATGGACCAGCACGAAGGGCCACTTCGGTCATAGAGACGTGTACCGGACAACGCTTGCGCATCTAGACCGCCAGTTGCCGATCTCCACGTTTGGACAACTCGTTACACACGCGAAAGTTAGCCCCGGTGACGAGGCTGTGGCTGCCGATATGGTTGCCGATCTTGAGGCGCGCGGGTTTAAGGTACTCACCACCACCGCTGACTGGGGGCGTGGTCTCAGTCATCAGGCTCAGTACATGGCCGATGTCGTCAAGCTGTCCAAGGAGAAGGCGGTTTACGAGCAGCCCTACGTGCTGTGGCTCGAAGACGACTCGACGTTGGATAGTCATGTCGTTCCACTTGACGACCTCCTCGCGCAGTCCTGTCAGATGCTCGCTAAGGACCATGACCTGACTTCGATTCGCTTACTCCGTCCCACCGATTTGAGCACGAGCCCTATGGTGAGCGTACCACCCGAGCAATCAGACCCGCGCTGGTTCTACTCGCCCGATTTCAACTTCCAGCCCGCATTGCTTCGCTCTCGCGACTTCTACCTTGCCGCGCGGTTTGTCGAGGAGAACCCCCAAGCCGCCGCGTTGGTTCAGTGTGAGGCGCTATGGCGCATGGTGCTGACTCCGTTCTCGCGGTCCCCGCGCCAGCATCTGGTCTATCATCCAACCTACGCGAGCACTACGCATCTCGGTGTTCCTGAGTATCCCGCTATCAAAGCAAGTCTCAACCTATGACCCTCCCCCTCCCCCCCCACGCCTTGGGTAAGGCCCACCAATACCGCCTCGTCAAGATCGGTAACCAAGAAGCGTGGGTCCAGCGCAAACGGTTCCGGCGCTCCAAGCACCGCGGCGCGTGTGTGGGGGCGTTTGGGGGAGGTCGGAAGTGAACAGATAGATGGAAGATTTCATGATTACGCATCGCGACACAGATTGGGCGTGGAAAATACCTTTACGAGACACAAGGGGTGAAGTTATTGCCTATGCACTGGTTGATGAGGAGGACTATGCTTGGCTTTCATCATTTCGCTTTTCTGTCAAGCGAAACAGACTAAAACATGACGTTATTCTTTACGCCTATACTAGTCACCGAGAGTCACTAACAGCAAGCGGGCCAGCCTTACATCGGATGGTTATGCATCGCCATTATGGCGATATTGAGGGCAAGATAGTGGATCATAAAAAAGATACTTTGGACAATCGTAAGGATAACTTGAGGTTAACTGATCGCACCGGGAACGCCCGCAATAAAAGCAAGCATGTTCAAACGACATACAAAGGGGTTCGACAGATTAAGGGCTATGGACGATATAGGGCTTATATCTGTATCGAGTATAAGCAAAAACACATCGGATCTTTCGATGACCCTAAGGATGCAGCCATCGCCTATGATTTGATAGCTAGGCAAGAATTTGGAGAGTTCGCCCATCTCAATTTTCCACATGCGACCGAATCAGACTATGATCGGGTTAGGATGATGATAGCTGAAGCAAAAGTAGTTAAGGGAACCTCTCGATATAGAGGAGTATCAAAGAGTTTTGGTAAATGGGTAGCACAGCTTTCTACTGGGGGACAGCACTACCGTCTTGGCAGATTTGATTCCGAGGAAGAAGCGGCTTTGGCCTATAACGAAGCTGCTGCCAAACATTTTGGCCCCAAAGCTCGACTAAATATAATCAAATGAATCAACTACAATGGCGTAAAATGGGGATACGGATGTCGGGGTGTGAGGCACCAATAGAAGACCTTATCAAGCAGCATTCTTCTCTGCTACCCACTGATCACATCTACACGTTATTAGAAGTAGGGTCGGCGGGGTGTGTGACGCTGCGTGCATTTAGCGATATTTTACGTGAGGCTCGTGGGGACAAATGGCGCACAATAGGACTCGATCTCACGCTAGATAAAGCATGGTCAGTTGATATGACTGAAGTCCATCAATCATTTGCAGGTTTACGTGAGCAGATTATTGTTGCGGGCCAGTTAGATGCTCTGATGGGGGACTTGCGTGGGATGAGTCTCTTGTTATTGGACGACCCCCGTGCGTTCGTTCGGGATACGCTATCCTACGCACCGGACCTGACTTTTATTGATGGGTCTCACGGTGTAAGTTGTGCCAGAGACTTCGTCGCCGTCGAACCGAAAGTGCCGATTGGAGGACTCATCCTATTCCATGATTATGGCATCCCAGAGCAGGGCACCGACTGGCAGACCCTTGACCGCGAGTTCATCTCTGTCCGCTCCTATGTCCACCGATTGGGCCTCAACCAACCCTGCAACGCGCCCCGCAAGGGCTGGCGGTGGGTGGGCGAGATCAAAGGGTCCCGGCATTGGGGCGGCGACGGTAACTCATGCGCGGTCGTCCAGCGGACGGAGGAGCCATTGGCAGACCAGTCGGAGCTGTCGATTGATCCATGAGACAGGGTTTACAGATCGGGTACCGGAGGCAACGCGAGCAGGCTTCGTGCACTTTGTCGCGCCTGTTGCGGGGTCCACGACCGAATAGTCTCTTCTCTGACGCGACAGATCTCCATCCACTTAACATATTTCCGCTCCATCCTCAGCCCTGTATGTTCGGCGTAGAGCCAGTCCATCAGGCGCTGGATGTTGCACTGAGCACCGTAACGCAGCACGTGCGTGCCTCCGTCCTTAAAAATTGTGTTGGGATGGGGGATTCCCAAACGTCGCTCCAGATGTTGGGCGATTTGGTGCAGAATCGTTGGGGTGCCTACGAGACTCCAACTGGTGATTACAGTGTTGCGTCGTTTGCAATAGGTAATAGAGCCATCTCCTTCGAACATCCCGAGAATGAACCAACGGATCAAATGGTCGGGAATAGGAGGCAGCGGCAAGTCAAGATAGGTTTTCCCGGGACGCAAGCCAAGATTGATCAGATCTTCATATATTCGTTTTCGGGTCAACGCCAATGTGCATATGTCTTGCGCGGGGTGAAGACACCCCGTCTGGGGACCGACCATGGTAGTGCGACGTACGTAGTACAGAGGTTTGGTGTGCCCCATGATGCGATTGATGGTTTGCAGATAGCTTTCATCGGTGATGGCTACTCCAATAGACATCGCCTTAACGCTCGCACTCATGCATCCATCCGCGTAGATGAAGCCGAGAATCTGGGCTTTCGCGGGGGTGTCGATGACGCTGAAGAAGGTCTCATCCACAGAGTAGAGGGTGACGAATCGCTGCTTCGAGGTCAGTTTTACCCCGGTTTGGCGCATGTTGCGCGCCAATGCAGAGGCGCTGATGCCGAATCGCTGAGCAAGACCCTTACGGGTCTCAGTATCGGGGTTGGCGCGCGCCGCCGCAAGGGCGGCTTGCAGGTTGGCCTTGAACAAGTGGCTAGACATATCCATCTATACACCGCCGCGTTGCACAGTTCGGCTGTCTCTCTCGTAATCTATCTCAGATACTAGCCTAACCTTTTACCCATTAACACAATGCGTACCCTAACCAACCATGTCACTAACGGGCTAAACGAAGCCCTCCGTATCACCGTCCTCGATGAACCCGGCCAAGGTGGAGCCTGCCACGAGTATCTCACCGACTACATCACGACCGACGAGGACGGCAGCCCCGCGCACGCGACCCAGTACGTCGTGTTCCAGAACGGCCCCGTCAAGGAGAACGGCGTCAACGGCACGTCGCAGGAGGCTCTCCTCGCCATTCTCATCGACCGCCTGCGCGGGTTCCAGTCAGGCCAGTTCGCTTGCCCCGATAACGCCGAGGCTCTCGCCCACCTTGAGGGTGCGCTAGCCGCCCTCAATCGACGCACAAACGCACGGGTGTTTCGGGGTGTGGAGGGAACGAACGTCGTCTGAATATGTGGACCATCCTCGCTACCCGCCCTTTTTCCATGTCGTTCACCGATCCGTGTGGTAATGACCTCTTCCCTACTGTCGCGGAAGGGGTGTTAACCGTTGAGCAGGACGAGTGGGACCACCAGCGTGCGCGCTGGACGGACGGGGTCAGCTCGGTGAAGATTGATGTGGCCTATGCGTGGGAGCAGATGAAGGGAACATGAGTATCCTCGCTTCAGTCTACGGTGGCAACCTCGGGGACACCCTCTGGCTCACCCCCCTTGCGCGCTACGAGGACCTGACCGTGTGGATGCGCGGCGATGACACCAAAGCCCGTTCTGTCGCTCCGATCCTCGACGGGGTTTGCTCGGTCGTTCTCAAGCCCAACCCCCCCGAGACCCTCAAAGCGCCTATTCGCGCGCATGTGACGCAGCAGATCTTGGCGGCATATGGTCATGGCGGTAAGCCCTCCATCCCGCGGGTCATCTTGCGTCCCGACGAGGTGCAGTGGGCGGTTGACTACGTTAAGGGCGTAACGGGCGGTCACTCCTCCAAGATAGTAGCCATGGTCAACCACTGCTCTGGCTCCGCCGACCCAACCAACTATCGCGCGGCCTATGTGCGGGGCAACCCGGCGGTGTTCGAATCCCTCGCGCGGTTTTGGAAGGGCGCTGGTTACAAGGTGCTTCAGTTCGGTCCCGCGCCGGGATTCTACACCCCAGACGTGTTCACGCCGATCGAGGGCGCTATCCCCGTGCGCGGGCTCAGCGTGCGGCAGCTCGCGGCGGTTTATCATGTCATTGGTAAGCTCATCTCGCTCGATACAGGCGACCGATGGCTGATGCTGGCCGTTGGCGGCAAGGTTGCTTGCCTCGTCCCACCTCATTCCGACCAGATGGGCTATCGCCATTGGGACCTACTGCTCGACGCCACCTGTTGGGGCGACGAACGCTCGCGCGAGGGTTATGCTCTTCATCACGACTGGACCCATCTGTGCAACACCCACCTGTTTGACGAGATCGAATACCTCACGCTATGACCATCTACCTTGCCCATCCTGTCGGCTACGCCTACGATCTCCTTGCTCGCGCCGCGGTTAAGGCGCGTTGCGATCCCACTAGCATCCAAGCCAAGGAGACCCTCCTCCTGCTCGACGAGGCCATTCAGGCGCAGGTCGGTGTTCTCCTTCACGAGCAGATCTGCGCATCGGACGAGTATCGCGTGTTGATGGCCATCAACGAACAGGGAGGCGACCATGACGCCGCTCAACGCGCGCTAGGAGCACGCTTCGCATGATTCGGGTACCCGTAGACGAGGCGTATGCCTTCGACATGCTCTCGATCCTGCGTGTCAAGAATGAGCATGTATTGACGGACGCGGGAGTTGACGCCCACGACCGCCTTGCCAACGCCATCCGCGACGAGGTGGGTGGTGAGCTGTTTACCGCCATCATCGCGTCGCCCGAGTACACTGCGCTCGTGCGCATCAACAGCGCGCTGTTTGACGCCCTTGAGATGCTCAAGCGCACCGACAAGCACTTCGAGGCCGCGACTGATGGCGAGTGGCCACCCAAGCACACGATAGGCGAGTGGCCCGGCGCGGCCAGTGAGGTGGACCAGATGGTCTATCGCCGCTACCTCTGCAAGCGTGCGCTTCAACAACGCTTCTTCCCAACCGTCGCCCTGACCGAGCGCAAGATCGGTTATTCATCATGAGTCTGCCTACCAATCGTCCTGTCCGATGCTGGGGTGTTAGGGCCAGCCTAATCGGAGACACGCTGTCTGCACTGCCTACGTTGAACTGGCTCGAACGCCGCTTTCCCGGGTCTTACAAGCACTGGGTGGTCGCGCGCAAGTGCTCGCAGTCCATCCAGCTCTACCTCAATCACCCGCTCATCGACAAGCTGGTCGTGACCGATTGTCACGAGGGCATGGGGCCACGCGACATTGAACTGGCCAACACGTGTGACATTCGATTCGACATCATGCCCCAGCACCCCGAGGGCGACATCTGGCCCAACCGGCGCAACCTATGGGAGGAAACGTGGGTGATGGCCGGGTTGCCACTGAGCGAGTACCATGCGTTGCCACCTGCTGAGCAGCGGTCACATCTGGTGCAGTGGTTCGAGGTCGAGAAGCAACCCGCCAAAACCATCGCGCTGTGGCCTTGTGCGGGCTACGGCATCGAGAACAAGCGCAACCCTAGTCGCGAGTGGTATGTCAAACTGCTCAACCAGCTTCACGCCGAGGGATGCATCATCTACCAGTTCGGCCACCCCAAGGACTATACCTTCGACCTGTGGAGTGGTCCGACCTACCGCGATTTCCGCCGGCTGGCGTTCTTCGATCAGATCAAGCTGACGCTGGGGTGTGACCTGATGATCGGGACCGACAGCGGGTCCGCGCTGGTTGTCGGGGCCTACGAGAAGATCCCGCAGATTAGCCTGCTTACGAATCATTGGCCGGGGCATACCGAAAATCCGACTGCGTTCGCGACCCTCAACCCGCTCAACACCAGCTTCTTCTCGCCCGGCACGGCGGACGGTATCAAGCAGGAGGAGGTAGTCGCTAAGGCCTTGGAGCTGGTTGCCTCGCGCGCGGGTGAACAACACGCTGCCGATGGTACGGTGCCTAACGTCGCCGAGAGCGTGACCCATGGAGGACGACACTGATGAGTGTGGTCATCGACTCCAACCTGTTCGCGGATCTGCCTGCGTGGGAGATGAAGAATGTGCTCGGCAGCGCCACGCATACGTTTTTCGGGCTCACCATGAGTCAGCATCCCCACGCGGTCATCAAGCTCAACCAGCTCCTGAACGCCACGAGACCGGCGCGCATCGTGGAGGTCGGGACGGGGGCGGGTGGACTCACGGTTTTGTTTGCCCTGTTCTGCAAGGCCACAGGCGCGGCCCTTCACTCGTACGACCAGCAGGGTGGGAAACATCACGAGCTACTGGCTCAACTGGGGTATCCCGTGCGACGTGGTGACGCGTTGGGAGATCCGGCGGTAGTGGAGGAAATCAAATCTATCGTCGCGCGCGAGGGGCGTTCGGTGATCTTCGCGGACGCCGGGAAAGCGATCGAGGCAAATCTGCTCATCCCCGTCATGAAGCCCGGCGACCTCATCCTCATGCACGACTTCGCCCCCGATGCAGAGACCTTCCGCCGCGACATCCAAGGTGTCCGATGGAACTGGTTCGAGGCGTGGTACGAGCGCGTGGCGGAGGTTTCAAACGCGCACGGTATTGTGTACTCACCCTATACGAACGACGTGGTCTGGAGCGTCGGAATAAAGACCCGCTGATGCGCGTTGCCTATTTCGATTTGGGGCTCTCTCGGGAAGAGTACACACTCCAGCCCCGCCATTACGGCGGAGGCGCGGTCGCGGCCCGCTACCTCAAAGAGTCCGATGTCGACTTCCACATCTTCGCGCCGCCCGATGCGTTCGACAACGTCGGGGTGGACGAACGTCGGGACCGGTGCAACCCGTTACCTTACGAGGTCTGCAAGTGGTTGGCCGAAGGTGGCTCCCTAGACAAGGTGTGGCCCAATGGGGCGGCGGGGTTTCCTTTTGACCTCATCCTTCATCCACACACCTGTGCCACGATCAATCGGGGGAGCTATCGCGGGCCGGTGTGTCACTTCTGTGGCTTCGATGGGTCTGCCGGGCACCCCGGCAACGATTACGTCTTATTGTACGACAAGACCTTCCGCGCCCAGTTCGGCGAGTGCGCGAAATATGTGCGCATAGGCAAGCCCGTGCCTGCGCAGTGTCCCGAGAAACCCAGCGCGTTCAGCAGTGCGGAGCAGCCCTTTTTGTTCCAAGTGAGCCGCCATGACGACCACATGGGCAGCATTGCCATCGCCAAGGCCTGTCTTGAGGCGGGTATCCCGGGCGTGTTCGCCGGACCGATTCACCACGATTACCCCCTGCGCGACTACATTGATGGCAAGACCACGACGTACCTCGGTGAGATCGACGAACAGACCAAGATGGACCTGCACCGCCGCGCGCGGTTGGGTGTGTTGTGCGCCGACTGGGACCTGCCTTTTTCGCAGACCCTGATCGAGGCCCAAGGTCAAGGCACACCCATCTACGTCAACCGACGCGGCCCGTTCCTCAAGACCTATCTGAAGGACGGGGTGAATGGGTTTGACGCGGCGGGGTGTTCGCTGCGGGAGGCGTTTGAGCGCGCGCCGTTGATTGACCCGCAAGAGTGTTGGGCGTCAGCCAAGGCATATGACGTGCCGGTGATGGTCGAGTCCTTCCGCCGAGCCTTCAACGAGATCGTCGCCGAGTGGCGCGCCACTCATCCCTAATGCACCTATCCTATGTCACCGTGTCGGTGGACTACTCCGACTATCTGGCTATCACCCTGCGCCACAACCGCCCTCACTTCGACGATATGATCGTGGTCACCGCGCCGCGCGATCGGGCGACGCAGGAGTTGTGCGCGCGCGAGGGGGTGCGGTGCGTGGTAACGGACGCTTTCTACCATCCATTCGGCGTGGCCTTCAACAAAGGCGCGGGACTGAACGCGGGGCTGGCGGCCCTCAAGGAGCCGCAGTGGGTGGCGATTTTCGACGCCGATACCTTTGTTCATCCCACCTTCCGGCAGGACCTCGAAGCCCTGCCGCTGGACATCGAGTGGCTCTACGGCACCGAGCGCGTCCTTCTCCCTACCTACGCCGACTACATCGCCCTTGTCACTGGCGCGCGGTCTGTTGAGTCGTTTGAGTCGCCGCGTGGCTTTGCGTTCGGCTGGATGCAGTTGATACACTGGGGTAGCCACGCCATGCAGTCCTGCGTGCCGGGTGAGTGGTATCCCCAAGGGCGGGATTGCACCGAGGTGGACTGGAGATTTTTTCGGCGCTGGGGCAATCTGATCAACGACTACGCCGCCGCTGAGGGGCGCATTGCCAAGCTGCCGTTCAAGTCGTTCAATTTGGGTCCCCACGGAGTCAACCATCAAGCGCGCCGGTCTCCCGCTTTCGTCCCTTCCATCTGGGGCGACGGTAGTGACGACATCCCAATGGGTGGACCCCCAATGCCTCATGACTGATCCTCTCTCCCTCATCAACTGGGTCCTCAAGGACCTGCCGGTCCCTCTCGTTGGGTCGGTGTGTTACGACGGTCAGAAGCAAACCAAGGAGTGCACCGCCAAGGCGTTTGCGGCCTTCACTGAATGCTACTCGCTCGTCCGACCGCGCCGTGTCCTTGAGATCGGCACCCACGCAGGTGGCTCCGCGCTGATGGCCCTCGCGCTGACCGAGGCGTCTGTGCTGTCCGTCGATATAGGCTCGACGTGGATCACACCCGAGCGTTCATTCGCCGATTGGGGGTGCGAGTCAGGTGAGGGCGGCCTATATCAGGTTGAGCGCGTGTTGCGTGCGGCGTTTCCAGACCGGTTTAGTTTGCTCATTGGCGATTCAACTGACCCTAGCACTCGTGCGACCATCAAGGTGTGCCATACGTTGGAGCCCTTTGACCTCGCGTTTATCGACGGGAATCATGCCTACGAGTACGTGCTCAGCGACATCCGGTTCGCGCGCTCGTTAGGTGTTAAGACCCTCATCCTCGACGACATGAACAGTAGCGACCCCAACAGCGATGTGGCCCGCGCCGCGCGCGAGGAGGGGTTGGTGATTGTCAAGGAGTGGGCGACTATCCATTCGGGTGGCGTGAGCTTCGCGTTGACGCGGGTGCCCTAGACGACTATCATAGGCTATGCCCCTACCGCGATTTGACTGGCCTCTCGCTACGGATTCGTTCAGCCTGCTTGACCGCGCCCGCATTGCGTGGTGGCAACTGACCACCCCCCAGTTCACCATGGGTCCGCGCGTCGAGGAGTTCGAGCGCGAGATGAGCAAGCTGGCGGGGGTGCGCGCGTTGGGGGTATGCAACGGATCTGTTGCCAACCAGCTGGTGTTCGAGCTGTGGAAGGTCAAGCATCCTGACCAGCCGAGGCCCCTCGTCATCGTTCCTGCCGTGACGTGGGTGTCCAGCATTACCCCGGCCATGATGGCGGGTTTTGAGATTGCGTTCTGCGACATCAACCTGACCGATCTCAGCTTCGACTACGACATGCTCGCGCGGATGCTGGAGAACCGGTCTGGACAACCGACCATCATCTGGCCCACCGCCTTGATTGGCTTTTGTCCCGACATGGAGCGCCTCCATCAGCTTGCCGCCAAACACGGCGCGGAGGTGTTCCTTGACGCTTGTGAGAACACCCTCAGCTATACGCGGTGGGACCAGTCTATCCTCGCAAGTGCCGCACTGACAACGACTAGCTGCTATTTCAGCCATCAGATCACTGCGGTGGAACTGGGTTTTGTTTTCTTCCGCGACGAGTCCGACTACATGCTCGCGCGGATGTTCCGCAACCACGGCATGTCACGCTCGCTGACCGGCCCTCACGCCGCCGCGCGCAAGCTGATTGAGGACGCCAATCCGTCTATAGACCCGTCCTTCCTATTCGCCGTACCCGGCACCAACCTGCGCCCGAGCGATGTCCACGCTATGTTCGGGCTGAGAGACATCAAGCGGGTGGACCGGTACCGCCTGCACCGCACGGCCATCTACCGCCGGTTCCACGAGGGGTTGGACCAATCCCGCTACTACCTCCCGCCACTCACCGAGACCCATGTGGGGTTCTGTTTACCGATCATGCGGCGAGACGATGCAATCGGCTTTGTCAAGCAGATGCTGAACGGGATGGGTGTGGCCACTCGTCCGCTCATTGGCGGGAATCTCCTCCATCAACCCCCGTTCAAGCGGTACGGGCGGCCGGAGGACTATCCTAATGCCGAGTGGGTTCACCAGCACGCTGGGTATTGCGGCCTACATCCGGGCGTGACCGAGGACATGGTGGATGGGCTCGTGGAGGTCCTCAACGGTCTATGAAGACGCTCGCGGAACTGCCCGCGCTAGATCAGCTAGCCCACTGCCCTCTCAACACCCGCATCTGGTTTGAGGAGGAGAGTCAGCCGTACCGCGTGCGGGCGCGTAGCTCGCGCTATCTTGTCTGCACCAAACCGTTCAACCCAAAGCACACCGTCCTTTACACCATCGTGGACCTCGTGGAGAACGTGCGCGGCCCAGAGAATCTCGTCTTTGGGATGGGTGCGGAGAGCGACGAAGACTGCGTTGCGATGATTGAGCGGCTACACGGGATCACCAGACCGCTAACCGCCAAGGAGACGGCGGAGGTAAAAACACTCCCGCGCAACCTGCGGCGGGTATGTCAACCACTGTTGGTTGAACCAACCGAGGTATCTCATCGTCACCGCATCGATCTCAAGGTGGCGCGGGTAGCGTTGTCATGATAGCCCGCGCCAAGCGTTACCGTCTGGTCAAGCGTCTCGTCAACGAGTACCTCGACGCGGCCATTCGTGATCAACGCCGTCGTCCTCACATGGCGCGACTCAACTTGACCGGCGCGCAGGGTGTGCTGGACGCCGCGGTGAGATGCGAAGCGAAGGCGGGATTTGGATGACCCCCCAACCGATCCTCCTCCCTGATGGCGAGACTCTCTTACCGATCACCCTCTACGGAGTGAATCGCGACCCTCTCGTTACTGATTGGCACCGCCGCGTCATCAACCACTTCTGCTGGACGTGGAATTATATCGAGGCCCCTTTCCACCTCGGGGTCTCGCACGGCTATGTGATGAACACCATCCTGCGCGCGCTGGTGCAGGAGGTGAATCCCCCAACCTACGTCATGTTCTGTGATAATGACAACATCCCCATGCGGCGGGAGGCTTTGGACAGCATGGTTATGTCGGTGCGGAACAAGGTCACGGTCTATGGCTGTGCGTGGCAAAGTTCGCATAAGGTAGGGCCTAACGGGTCGGTTCAGCACGCCTATGCCAGCCAAGCCTGTTTGTGTTTCCCTCTTTCGCTCTATCGCGCGTTAGGGTGTCCCGATTGTGACCATTTCAACCCGTGCTCTGACACGAGCGAGGAGATTACTTACGAAGCCCAGCTCCGCGGGTACCAGCTCTCGCTTTTATACCCATCTCACAGTGAGGAACCCACCGTCGCGCTGGACAACGGGTGTCAATACGGCCACTCTATCGTGTACGGCCCGAACCTCTGGTTCCATGAGACGCGCGCTGATTTGCCGGGTGCTAGTGAGCGTTTTGTAGCGATGGCCAAGCGGGTCATCGCGGGGGAGTTCCAATGCTGATCGCCGACTCGTTAGGTGGCAACCTTACCGATTACCCCTCGGTCCTTGACGCCCTGCGCGAGGCCAATGTGATGACCATCAAACCAATGGATGGTCACTCTCGCGTGCGCGAGAGGTGTGATCGGTACTACCAGATCTACTTGACCCGCGATCAGGTGCTGGCGTGGGCTGATGAGTTGCGCGCAATGGTTGACAAGGGGGTCTAACCCCGCTAACATGGGGTCAGTGGATACCCCTTTCGCCGCTGATTTCCGCGCGTTGTTGACCAAGCATGGGATCACTGCGCCTCGGGCTGCACATGGGTCCTATGTCTTCAATCCCGCCAAGCCCAGTGTGCTTTACTCTGGCCCCGTGCACGACGCCGAAGAGATGGTTGCGGCGGTGAGTGCGCTCGTGGAGTCTCGATGGTCAGTTGCGGGGGAGCAGGTGGGACGGTTTGAGCGCGCGTTTGCTCAGACCGTGGGCAACCGCTACGGCGTCATGGTCAACTCAGGGTCCTCAGCCAATCTCGTTTTGATTGGCGCGGCGAAGGAGGTGTTTGGGTGGACCACGGATGATGAGGTCATCACCTCGTGTGTGGGTTTCCCCACGACCGCATCCCCTATCGTCCAGCACGGACTGACTCCTGCGTGGGTGGACATTGAGTGGGACAGCCTGAACCTAGACCTCGGCGCGGTCAAGCGGGCTATCACGAACCGCACTCGCGCGGTGCTGGTCGCGCCTGTATTGGGCAACCCACCCGATATGGATGCTCTCATCGCACTGTGCCGCGAGAACGGGCTGGTGTTGTTAGTCGATGACTGCGATGGACTCGGCACCAAATGGGATGGGTTACCACTGCCCGCGCTGCCGGGCGTCTATGCTTCCACTTGTTCGCTTTACCCCAGTCATCATATATCGACTGGGGGCGGCGGCATGGTGACCTCCAATGATGAGAGGGTGATCGATGTCGCGCGCAGTCTCGCTAGTTGGGCCAAGGACTGCTTCTGTTCTGGCGTGGGCAACCTTATCCCCAACGGTTGCTGCGGCAAACGATTCTCGCGCTGGCTTGAGTCGGAACCCGACCTCATCGTGGACCACCGCTACACCTTCCCTCGGATCGGCTACAACCTGCTCCCCCTTGAGATCCAAGGGGCAATGGGTCTCACCCAGCTGATCAAGCTGCCCTCCATCATTGCCAAGCGGCGCGCTAACCACGATCTAATCGCGCAGTGGTTGTACGCTATCCCCGGAGTGCGCGGCGTGAGGGTTGAGCCCAAAGCAGAGGTGTCGTGGTTCGGGGTACCAATCGTTGCGGAGACACAGGCGCTCAAGGAGGAGCTGCTCAATCACCTTGAGGCACACGGGATTCAGACGCGCGGGTATTTCGCCGGCAACCTGCTCGCGCAGAAGGGTTTCGCTCATCTGGGTGACTATCGCGCCTATCCGAATGCCAATCAGGTTCTACGGAAGGTATTTTTCGTGGGCTGTGCGCCCACGTATAGTCCCGCGCATCTTGCCCATATCGAATCGACCCTCAAGACCTTCGTGCCACCGACATGACCTCATCCATTTGGACCAGCCAAGACGGTAACACCACTCTCATTCTCTCTAAGGTGGACGGTTTCACACTGTGGCCCGCAGGAAGCAGCGGCAGCAGCAGCTACCCCCGCCGTCTCTCGGTCTATGTCAATGGGGTAGACGTGCTGATCCGTGAGGATGCTGACATCGAGTCGCTACTCGCTATGCTGAAGACGCGAGTGGCGAAAGGAGCAATGGGATGACCAAGACCACCATCGAACTGGAGCGTCATACAGTTGTCGAGACTGACAACGGGACGCCCCTATGTGCCATAAGTCCATCGGTTGACGTGATGGATCGTGTGATGCAGACGGCCAACGAGGCTGGACTCAAGGTCTATCACCACGCCGTGCGTGGCGCGCGCCAAGTGTTGTCGACGCGTACCGTCGCCGATCCGGTTCGATCCTACGATACTTATGCCGCAACGATGACCGAGCGGACAGTCGAATACGTCTGGTTTGTTGACATCTACCTCCAATGAGCCTCACCAATCACGACCTGTGGCAGCTGCGCTGGTTCTGGGAGGACAAGGGTGATGTCACCCGCTACTGCCGGTGGGATGAGATTGAGGCGGAGGTAGAGCGCACGCACCCCGAGATCACGCAGGCCTACCGCAACCTGATCGCGGCGCGACGCACGCTGTCCGCAGTGCTGGTAGCCGCGACGAATGGGCTACCGGAGGACGAATCATGAGCGCGTCCGTTATGGGGGTAGGTTTCGTCGGTGGTCGCTACTGCGCGATGTACCCGGACGCCATGCCGGAACCTCGCTATACCGTCAAGCCCACGCGAGATGACGTTCTCTTCACCCGTTCGACCGTCGATAACTACGCGCCGCTTCACGGTGATTTCCACACCGACATCGAGACCAACTTGCTTCACCTAACCGAGGTGCTCCCCCACGTCTCCGGGATATTCAACTTCGTGTCGAGCTGGTTCACGGTCGCCAACGCCGGGCAGTGTTTCGATTCGCCCGCGCGCGAGGACGACCTCTGCGACCCCAACGGGTACTACAGCGCGACAAAGGCCTGCGCCGAACACCTTGTACGCTCCCACACCCAAACCGCTCAAGCGGGGCTTATCCCCGGCCCGCGTGCCTACCGCATCCTGCGTCTTGGTAACGTGCTTGGCATTGACCCACGCGCGTCCAAGACTAAAAACGCGCTTGTTCACCTGCTCGCCAAGGTCAAAGCGGGCGAGGACGTGACGGTGTATACCGGCGATTGTCTGCGCGACGTGATGCATGTTGATGACACTTGCCGCGCGATTCGGCTGTGTCTTGAGCGTGGCACACTCGACACCATCTACCATATCGGCTACGGGACCAGTGTGCGTACCATCGATTTGATCGAGCACGCGAAGGGCGTGACGGGGTCGCATTCACGCATTACGCTCGTCGCGCCGCCGAGGTTCCATCAAATCGTGCAGGTGCCTGATTTCCATTTTTGCACAGCCAAGCTCCGCGGGCTGGGCTTCGTCCCTGATATGGACCCCTACCAAGCGGTTGAGCGGGTGTTGGCAAACCTATGAGACCTAAGCTGCGCATCTGGGTCTTCTCCTATGGCGAGGAGAACACCATGTACGACCCCTCATGGCCGACCGTTCGGGTTCGCGCCCGCACTCGCCGCCAAGCTCGTCGTCGTGCTGAGGTCAAGGCTCAGCAGCTCCTCCGCCAACACCGCGCGCGGTGGGAATGGTTGGATGGTGATTGGCAACCCATCCCGCTACCTAAGGGCGGTATCATGCCATGGTCGAAGGGAGAGGTCGTCAAACCGCGCGGGCGGCGTAAGGCCCCCAAGCCGTTCGTATGGCCCAAGTGCCTTGGGGGCAGTCAAGAGGCCTTCGCGTCGTTCATCAGTGGGCCTATCCTCCAGACCATTGAGGCGGCTCCTGCGCTGGCGGACCTGTTTGGCAAGACGACTTTGAGCGACGGACCAACCATTCCCCTCGCGCAGTTTGCCTACACTCGCGCGCGACCTACGTGGAGGCCAGTATGATCATCGCCTCGGCCCTCTACTATGCCGGCTCTCTCGCCAATCCGGCGAGCCTCGTGCGGGACAATCGTTTTTATCCAGCCAAGGCAGTTCAAACCTTTGGGGTCTGGTGGCAATACCTGCGCCGCCACTATCCCGACGTGCCAGTAGTGCTGTTTGCGGACACCGCGTCGCCGATACCCATCCGTCCTCTGTTAAACACACTGCCCGAACCGTGGTGGGACGTGGACGAGCGACACCTACCCTGCTCAGAGGACATGGTCCCGCAGGTGATGGTCAAGTGGCTTTCTGCTCACTCGGGCAAGTACTTCTGGCCCATGCAGCGTAACCTCGTCGAGGCCATTTGCTGGGCCTATCGCGCGAACAAATCGCTGCTGTGGATCGATGCGGACGCTTTTCTCAATACCGACATCCGGCCCCTCCTGCGCGGGTGTGATTGCGCCGCTAGTGGAATCCAACCCCACCAGATGACCATGGATTCGGTGTGCTTCTATCTCAGCGCGCGCCGTCTCCACGCACTGGACGGTCTGGTAGACCTTCCGTCCTTCCTCACCACCATGCTGAATGAGGGACCCACGGAGACGCGCATGCACACGCTCCAAGAGGGTGGTCTATACAAGCTGTTTGCGTATGGCGACGTGCGCGCGCTCGGCCGCGATATCCAACTCGCGCATCTGAGCTGCTACGATCGGTTTCTCACTTTCCTCCGGCGCAATCCCCTCGACACACCCGAGTACCGCGCGCTCGTCACGGCGCTGAAGGGGGTGGATTGGACAACACTGCCCAGCGTCGAGCGCGCCTTCTGGGACATGCTTTATCCCGACAACGCTGTATGACCATCACCGAACGCAACGACTTCATCACCCATTTGACCTGTATCCTCAACGATCTGCCCGGGGACTTGCACACCATGGTCAATGTCAATGGGCCAACTGGCCCTGCGCTCGACCTCGTGATGTATGAGCGCAAGTCGTGGCCGAGTGGCCGGGCTATCGTGACCAAGAGCGACCTTCCGTTGTGTGCCACGGTGACCATCACCTATGACGAGCTGGGTGAGGCCATGACGCGCGGCTGGGGTTATCCGCAACACCTGATCCGCAAACGCTGGGACATCGCCCTTGCGGCGCAACGTGCAGATTCATGACCATCACCGACCGTATTGCCTCGCTCCTCTGGGACTACACCATCGCGCATAACGCGCGACCGACCGTGCTGCGTTTGACCCGCGAGGACGAACAGGCTCTAGGTGTGTTGACCTGTTTATACGGTGGACCCGATGTGTGTGGCGCGCCCCCTCCTCCACGCTTCATGGGGATGGTTATTGAGCTGGACGCCGAGAGGACAGAGGTATGCTGACGCGCCTGCATCACGTCGTCGAAATCGGCGCGGGTGACGTTGCGTCATCTGCCCTGAGCTGGGCTACCCACGCGGACCGCGTTTCGCTTTATGAACCGAACGTCCTGCTTTGGAGCGACCTGATGCGCGGCGCGGCGGGTCTGGACAACGTGACGGCGCGCAACATGGCCGTCAGCGATGTTGGAGGTAACCAACCCCTCTATCATCTGGGCCTCGGGTCATACCTCGCGGGTGCGCCGTCGTTTTATGCGACATCTATCGAGCCTGAGGGTGTGCCGTTCATCGTGTCCCTCGCGCGCGCGGTGGAGGTCATCACAATCAATCAGGCGGTGCCCGAGGACACGGATCTCCTCATCATCACGATTGGCGGCGGCGAGTGGCGGTTGCTGGCCCCCATGACAATGCGCCCCAAGACCATCGAGACGGCGCACTATTGCCACAATGCCGCGCAGTGGGCAGACACGCATCGTACGTGGGATTGGTTGCAGGGAGCGGGCTACGTGGGGATGGTGATGGCGACTAATCAGCACTCCACCTTCCACCGTGTGAGATGGACCTTGACACCCTAGGTCAACCCCGCTACGATAGGGTCATGCGCTTCATCACTGATCCTCGGGTGTTCAACTACGTCATCATGACGCTGTACGCCCTGTCGGCAGCTCGCTGGGCCTACCTGCACAAGTGGGCGGATATGTGTTACTGGCTCTCGGCTATCGCCATCACGGCGACGGTGACGTGGGGGTATAAGCACTGATGAGCCTCATCATCGAGACCGACATCGGTCATGACCCCGATGACCTGTTCGCCATCTGCTACCTCGCGGCGGCGGGAGCGGACATCCTCGCCATTTGCGTGACGCCGGGTGACCCTGACCAGATAGCCATCGCGCGGTTTGCGTGCGAACGGTTGGGGTTGGACATACCCATCGGCGCGGCTAAGCTGGGGCGCGAGAAGCTGTCGTCCGGTTCCATCCACCACGCGCTGCTCAAACGGTACGGCAAGGACCTGTGTGCGGAGGCGGACGGGTTAGGGCACGACATCATCGCGTCAACAGTGCAGCATGGCAGCGAGCTGTTCGTCATCGGTCCGGTCACCAGTGTAGGGACCTACCTGTCGATCCATCGACATCAACGATGCCCTTTCACTCGCGCGACCATGCAGGGAGGGTTCGTTCCCTACTCACTGTACCGCCCTCCGGTGACCCTTCCCAAGTTTGAGGGGCGCGGGCACATGCCCACTTTCAACCTAAACGGCGACGTGGGGAATGCTTACTACTTCCTGTCTGCGCCTATGGCGCGCCAGATGGTTGGCAAAAATGTGTGCCATACGATGCTGTTTGACGCGGCCCGATTCGCACGGTTCACCAAGCCCACCTGTGCCGCCGCTGAGCTGTTCGCGGAGGCGGCTACTCTACTTCTCGCAGACGGTCGGACCAAGGCTTTCCACGACCCCACTGCCGCGGTGTGTCACCTCCATCCTGAGGTTGGCACATGGATCGACGGCAAGACCATCCGGTGCAAGGATGGGTGGACCACGGTCCCCGGCGAGGACAAGGTGTTGGTGGACATCGATAGGGATGCCCTGTGGGGGCGACTGGAGACGTGGTCATGAAGAGGGGTGGCAGGGGTCGCGGTTGGAGTAAAGAAGACGAAGACGTTCTTCGAGCAGAATATCCAAAGGGTGATTTGGCGGCGGTTGCATTGCGTCTTGGGAGAACAGAGACGGCAGTGAGGATGCATTCAAAAATACTTGGATTTCGTCGGCCTCGACGTTTCCATGGTAGCCGTAATCCAAACTTTGCTGGTTATGGCAGGATATCAAAAAGTTATTTTAGTCGAGTCAAAAGAGGTGCTTATAAAAAGGGGTTAGAAATGTCAGTGTCATTGGAATATCTTAATTCTATCACAGTAGATCGTTGTCCTTTTTGTGGTAGGGCCTTGGTTTACAAAAACTTTAGTGTTGGGGAAGAGGTGACCGCCTCCTTGGACCGTATTGATTCTAGACGGGGCTATATTGAAGGTAATTTACGTTGGATTCATAAAGACATTAACATCATGAAGTCTAATATGACCGACGCTGAATTTTTGGGTTGGGTGTTTGACATATGGAGGCACACACATGATCAAGGGATCTAATTGGACCGCAGAAGAAGATTGCGTGCTCCGCGCTCTTTACTCCCACGCTACGACAAAGCGTGAAGATTTGTTGTCAGCGTTACCCAAACGCACTTGGAAAGCCATTCTTAGTCGAGCTAACAAAAAATTAGGTCTGACACAAAAATATCATATTGGCAGCCCGCGGGGCACAGCCAATCCGTTAGCTACAGGAAAGGGTCAAATTATTGGCTCATTTATGTATCAAATGAGACAGAGCGCGGATACTCGTAATTTGGAGCGTCCTTTGCTTGATGGGTCTGATGAGGGCTACGATTACCTTAACGAAATCATTACAGAAGTCTGTCCGTTGTCAGGTAGGCCGCTTACGTTTCCTAAATTTAGTGGAGATCAGTCTAAGACTGCGTCTCTTGACAGAATAGATTCTTCACTAGGCTATGTTAAAGGTAACGTAAGATGGGTTCATAAGACGGTCAATATCATGAAAAAGAATATGGGAGACGCACAATTCATGGACCTTATCGAGGATATGGTTGAGCATTGTGTTGTAGCAAAGCCAAAAACAGACGAAGAGCGTTCGCGTATGAAAAAGATACTTGTTTGCACGATTGCCCGTAATGTTGAAAAGCAATTACCAGAGTGGGCCAAACGCCTAGAGCGGTTACGTTTTTTGCTGGCTCAAGAAGGTTGGCTAACTGATTTCAGTGTTTACGAAAACGATTCAACGGATTTAACCTCTTCTACCGCGAAGGCCTTGTTAGATGGGTTGGGTAATCAGGATTCTCGGATCTGGTTTACTTCTGAGGTGATTGGTACTAAGCACTATGGTTCAATATGGAATATAGATCGTTTACGTAATCTGGCTAATGCCCGGCAAAAATGTTTAGATCAGATTGGGTCAGACGCACTGCAAACCTATCACAAAATTGCGTATATAGAGCCTGACGTTACTTATGACCCAGTGTGGTGTAGTGAATTGGTGTTGGCTCGTCACCCCCGAGCCGCTGGGCTAGGCGAACCAGACATCTATAGCGGATGGAGTCTTCGCACTCAAAAAAATCCAAAGGAAAGTATTTTTTTGTTTGATACCTGTGCCACCCGCGCGACCAAGGATGATGTGTGTTGGGACATCACCGAGCGCAACGGTACTTGGCGCGGCGCAACGGTTGTACCGACCGATCTGGGCGGTCACGATGCAATGTGCCTCCATCCTGTGTGGTCAACGTTCTCGTGCTTCTGCGTCTACAACGCCGAGCCGTTCAAACGTGGCGTGCGGTGGGGGTTCGTCAATGCCCGACTCAACACGGGGCAGACGCCCGTGGGAGATACTGCGTTTCTTGGCTGGTTGGATGCGGACACTTCGGTAGTCTGCGAGGCGTTCCGCGCGCGGGGCTATGATAAGGTCTATCTCAACACCAACTGTTTGATCAGACACGCATGAACCCGCGTCGTCAAGTCCGCTTCGGTTTCCCCACAAACGGGTTCAGCGTAGGCGACACCTTCCTGTTCACTCCGGTGTGCCGCTACACTGACGTGACCTACGAGATCCCCGTCGACTCATTTTGCGCGTCGGACATCGCGTCCGTCCTCCAGAGCGTGGCCCGCATCGAGTACGTCCATACTCCCATCAAGGAGGAGGAGTCGTTCGCGCAGTACGTGGCCCAGTATGGCCCGGTCCCTCAGATCCCACCCGTGCGTTGCCTCCACTCTGCACGACGTTGGTTGCTGCGGTATGGCATTGACGCGCCTAACGCTCTCCCTTACGCCGAGCCGCCGATGGCGGACGTAGAGTGGGCGATGAAGTGGCTTCGGCTGTACCGGCGTCCCATCGTGTTTACTCCCATTCCCGGCGGTCTGAGCAATCCCGCCGACCTGTTAGCGCGGTATAAGTACGTGCCGCCGCAGGTGTGGACTGCGACATTGGAGCGCCTCGCGCGCGACCACGACCTCCTCTACTTCACCGCCCGGGAACACCACGTGCCCTTTCCCCACGTCAAGACCCTTCTTGGGTTTCCCGTGGCTAAGATCGCGGCTATCATGTGGCTCTGCAAGCGCCACCTCGGCGTCGAGAACGGGCTCCTGCATCTGGCCATTGCTATGGGAGCGACCTGCCGGGTGGGTATGCCCACCATTGACGGCAAATCCCTCTGCGAGGTGGCCGACTACTACGTCTATGCGGGTGATATGTGGCGCACGGAGCCGTGCCGTGCGTTCTATCATCTGTTCGACGACGCATCGGACCACGCCAATATCGTCTATTCATGAACCTCCATCTCGGCTGCGGCAATGTGCGCCTGCCCGGCTTTGTTAACATCGACAGCCGTCACCTTCCCGCGGTAGACCGGGTGGACAACATCCGCCATTTGCGCTCGGTACCGGATGGTTCGGTCGATCTTGTCTACTGCTCCCACGTACTAGAGCACTTCAGCCGGTGGGACTACCCGCAGGTGCTGGCAACGTGGCATCGCGTGTTGCGGCGCGGAGGCGTCTTGCGCGTAGCCGTGCCCGATTTCCGTGCCATCGTCAACCGCTATATCGACACGCACGACCTGCCAGACCTTATCGGTCTGCTCTATGGCGGACAAGACTACCCCGAGAACCACCATCACTACGCGTGGGACATTGCGTCGTTGACGCATGACCTAACCGCAGTGGGGTTCACTAATGTGCGCCGGTACGACGCGCGAGCCACTGAGTACGCTCACATCCACGATTGCAGTCAAGCCTACCTGCCGCGCATGGACAAGGTCAATGGGGAGCTGATGAGCCTCAACGTCGAGTGCGAGAAGCGTTGACACCACCATCCAATCACCCTATCATTAGGTCATGACTCCTCTCACGCGCGCCCACCTTCTCATTCTCCTCACCTTCGGTCTAATCTGCGGTGTCGTTGCCTGCGGCTACGCTCCCCATAAGGACCCACCCCTTTTTACCTACCCCACCGCGCGCATGGCCGAGGAGTCGGCGCGCCTGCACGCGCGTGACATTGGCGGGTCTTTTAATCAGAACCTGTGCTGCGGGTCTATGGTGCCGCTTATGCAGGCGGGCGACTGGATTGTCGTCGCGGACCCAATCAAGGTCCCCTTCACCGACGATCTGCTCGGGCGCCCTTGCGTGTACCAGCCCAAGTGGTTGCCGGCGGGACAATACGTACTCCATCGCTTCACCTCGGGCAGCGCGCGCGACGGGTTCATCGCCAGCGGTGATGGGGTCAAACCAGACATCGATCCACGCACCGGGCGCGATTTTCACTCAGAGGCCAGCTATCGGGTCACCGCCGCGGACTATCGCGGGCGCGTTGAGGGCATCTATCGGGTCAAACCCTAACACCATGTCGAAAGGCTCACGCAGGAGACCGGGCAAACCCGGCGCATATGAGCGCGGCTACGAGGCCATCAACTGGGCCAAGGGGCGACCTGTGCGTAGGGTGACCAAGCTGACGACGCAGGAGACGTTGACGAAGGACTATACCGACAAGGCGGACTGGGTCATCCTGCCTCTCGAAGACCTGCTTGGTCCTTCCTACGCCAAGCGAGGACGTACTCTCTCGTCATGAGCATCAACCGTCGCTTCTTTCTCCGTGCCCTTATCGGCGCACCCATCGCCGCCAAGGCCGTCGAGCGCATCATCGCGGCTGGTGGACCTAAGGTTCAGCCTGTTAAACCGACACCCGAGCCATCATGGACAAAGGGAGCGGCTGACAAGGTGGACCCCCGCTGTTATGCGATATCGGGGGCCGCTAGGTACTCTAGCGACGGCTGCCCGTGCTTTTCTATACAGTCGTCACGGCAGACGGGCAGCTTCGGTTTATTCCCTTCTCATGACCGGCGTCATTCTCTGCGCTTTTCAATCCGAGGACACGCTTGACGCCTGCCTCGCCCCTTGGCTGGCTACTAAGCGCGCACATCCGGGTGACTATATCATCTGCGCGGTGAGTGTGCCCTTCGAGGGTTTCCCCCAAGACCCACCCGACCGCACTCGCCAGATCCTAGACGGCTATGCTGCGACCGGTGAGATTGACCATCTCATCACGAGCGACCAACCGATGAAGGAAACCGAGGCGCGCGGACGCGCGTTGCGGTGGTTGGTGGAGAAGGGGGCGGCGCTGACGGTCATGGTTGACAGTGATGAGACGTGGTCTCAAGAGCAGATCACTGCCGCGCTGGCTTTCGTCGACGCCAATCCGTGGGTGCAGTGGTTCCGCGTACCCTACAAGCAGATGGTCTTCACGCGCGACCAGTGGTTGGCTCAGCCCTTCATCCCGGCGCGTATACACCGCACGCACATCCACGGTGGGTACGTTGCAGCGGGTTTCTGGGACGACAACAACGTGTTCTATCGACGCCCATGGGAGGCAGATGGGAAGGTTGTACGGGATGCTGAGCTAGCGTGTCTCGTTATCCCTCAGGCCTTGGTCTGGGTATCGCACGAGACGTGGTTATCGAACGCCCGAAGCCGCGCCAAGGTGCGATATCAAACGTCTCGCGGCTGGCAGTGTTCGTTCTGTTGGGATGAAGCGACCGATTCGCTCAGATTCAATGACGCCTACTATGCTCTGACGGGTGAGTGCATCCCCGAGGTTGTCCATGCCTGATCTTATCGCCCCCGAGGGTTTCCGCTGGGTATGCGTCGGTGAAGATCTCGCCGCCAACGACTTCGAGCGCAATGCGTGGGGGCAGTGGGAGGGTGTCTACTCCTACTATAAGGTCACTCGCACCCACCGATGCATGGTGCCTTATACCTATCTGCGCGCATTCCTCGGGGTTTATCAGCATCCGGCGTTTGTCGCTGGGTCGCATCGTGCTGCACGTCTCGCCCCTTTGTGGGCGTGACCTACACCTGCCGCGCCCGCGTTTTGGGCACAGGTTGTTCACCAAACGGGGTCGTGTATAACCCTTTCCCGCTATCATGACGAAGCAAATTTCGACCACCTATTCTTACGATGAGTGCTTGAGCGCCTCCCAAGCCTATTTCGAAGGAGATGATTTAGCTGCCAAGGTCTTTGTTGATAAGTATGCCTTACGCGACAATGAGGGGAATTTATTGGAGAAGACCCCCGATCAAATGCATTGGCGAATCGCACGGGAGTTTGCGCGCGTTGAGAAGAGCAAGTTCAAACATCCGTTGGGGGTAGATGGGATTTATGGTCTGCTTGACCATTTCCGTTACATCATTCCGCAGGGATCACCGATGTTTGGAATAGGAAATCCTTATCAAACCATCTCGTTATCCAACTGCTTTTTGTTGGACGTTCCTCTTGATTCTTATTCGTCTATCCTTCAGGTAGATGAGCAATTGGTCAATATATGCAAACGACGAGGTGGGGTTGGAATTGATTTGTCTAATCTACGGCCTGCGGGAACGATAACGCGTAACGCTGCGCGTCAGTCAACAGGCATCGTAACGTGGATGGAACGGTATTCCAATTCTATTCGCGAAGTAGGACAAGGAGGGCGCAGAGGGGCATTGATGCTGACTTTGTCTATTCATCATCCGGACATCATTTCTTTTTGCACGATTAAAAACGATCCAGCCAAGGTAACGGGGGCTAACATATCGGTTCGTTTGACGCGGGAATTTTTAGACGCCGTCAAGAAAGACGAAGAATATGAACTGCGGTTTCCCGTAGATGCAGCGAAGCCCATTATCTCTACTAAGATGCGCGCCAAGGAAGTATGGGATGTTATTATCAAATCTGCTTGGCTGCGCGCAGAGCCCGGATTATTGATGTGGGACAACGTGACAGAAAACACACCCGCTGATTGTTATGAGGAATACCAAAGTCGCGGTACCAATCCCTGCTCGGAGTTAAATCTTTCACCATTAGACAGTTGTAGACTTTTATGTCTCAATTTGCTGTCTTATGTCGTCAAACCGTTCACCAAAGAAGCTGCTTTTGATTTTGCTCTTTTTCATCAGCACGGTAAGATTGCCCAGCGTTTCATGGATGATTTGGTCGATTTAGAGTCTGAGAAAATAGACTCTATTCTTGCGAAGATTCAGACCGACCCCGAATCAGATCTCGTCAAACGTAACGAGATAGTGTTATGGCAACGCGTCAAACGCTTCAATGACGAAGGAAGACGCACCGGTACTGGGATTACTGCACTTGGTGATGCCCTAGCCGCCCTAGGGATTGCTTATGGTTCTGAGCAATCAATTCAAGTTACGGAAGATATTTATCGCTCTTTGAAGTTGGCTTGTTATGAGTCGTCTATTGATATGGCAGAAGAGTTGGGGTGTTTCAAAGTTTACGATGCCGCTCGTGAAAAGGATTGTCCTTTTATCAAGAGAATAGCCAAAGAATCTCCTGCTTTGTATGCACGCATGGTTAAGTTTGGTCGACGGAACATTTCATTAACGACTACCGCTCCGACTGGCTCGGTCAGTCTTATGACTCGCACCACATCGGGGATTGAACCCTTATTTATGACGGGTTATACTCGGAGGAAGAAAATCAATCCAAATGAGAAAAATGTAAAGGTTGATTTTGTTGACCAAAATGGGGATGCGTGGCAAGAGTTTGTAGTTTATCATCCTACTATTAAAACGTGGATGACCATTACTGGGGAAACGAATGTCAAAAAATCTCCGTGGTACGGATGTTGCGCTGAAGATATTGATTGGATCAATCGTGTCAAGTTACAGGCAGCAGCGCAAAAACACGTTTGTCATGCTATATCATCTACGATCAATCTTCCAGAAAACGTGACGAAGGTAAAAGTGAGTGAGATTTATCAGACCGCTTTTGAGAACGGGCTCAAAGGTATCACGGTTTACCGCAAGAATTGTCGTAGCGGGGTCATGGTTGAAACCGCCGCCTCCGATCGCGGTGAGAGGATTGTCAAAACTAAGGCCCCTAAACGACCCTATAGGCTACATGGGGAAGCGCACCATTTTACAATCAAAGGACACCGTTATTTTGTTGCTGTGGGGCTACTAGAAGGGGAACCATATGAGATATTTGGTGGTGAGAATTGCGATTCCGAGGGTGAGGTCTTGATACCCAAAAATGTAGTTGAGGGGCAACTCGTCAAACATGCCCGAGGTAAGTATAGTTTAGTAATTGCCGACCACGATTATCCTGTCGTAGGCCCATACTCCGATACCACTGTAGACTCTCTTACAAGAATGATTTCGACAGCTCTCCGTCACGGGGCAGATATTTCATTCGTTGTTCATCAGTTGGAAAAAACAAAGGGCGAGATGCAAAGTTTTTCCAAAATTCTTGCGCGTACACTCAAAAAATATATCAAGGACGGTACTAAAGTAACAGGAGACAAGTGCCCAGAATGTAAGAGGGAAGATTGTGAACTGATTAGAGAAGATGGGTGCATTAAATGCGTGACATGTGGATGGACGAAATGCGGATGACTAACAAGACCAAACAATACCTTGAACGGGCCTGCCAGATTCATAAGAATAAATATGACTATTCACTAGTGAGCGACATCACGACGAATAAGCAGTATATTGAAATCAAGTGCCCTATACATGGTGTGTTTAAGCAAGCCGTCTCATCGCATGTCAATGCCAAACAGGGCTGCCCACGATGTGGGGGTAACTTTCGCAGGACAACAGAAGAGGTGATGGATGAGATTCGCAAGGTACACGGAGACAGATTTACCTATACCCCGTTTCAGTATAAATGTAATAAGCAGAAAATTGAGATATTCTGTAAAGTGCACGGCTCATTCAAGACTGGTGTTAAAGAACATCTGAACGGTGGTGGGTGTCCTAAGTGCGCTAAGAACGCCAAAATGAATACGGAGGATTTTATCAAGAAGGCGCGTAAAAAACACGGGGATCGTTATGATTATAGCAAAGTAGATTATCGGTTGTGTGACCAACATGTAACCATTACCTGTCGAACTCATGGAGATTATTTACAAACTCCGCACGCGCATCTTGCCGGATATGGTTGTTCTAGATGTGTGGCCAATTCGTCTCGCAAGGAAAATTGCTGGCTAGATTCGCTACAGATTGTGGGTTTGCTTAGACAGCATAAGGTCAAAGTAGGAAAAAGGAGATATACAGTAGATGGGTTCGATCCAAAGACAAATACGATATATGAGTTTAACGGAGATTATTTCCATGGTAATTACAAGTATTTCGATGGTTGTTGGACTAACCGCGTAACGAAAACGTCGTTTGCCGAGTTGGCGCGTAAAACACGCGAAAAAGAAAAGGCGTTGAAACAAGCGGGGTATACAGTTGTCTCGATCTGGGAGAGTGACTATCTCGCTTCCTTGGGCAAAGAATACCGCGATGAGGTTGACTCCACGCAACGGCGGGTCAATCAATTGGCTTTCATTAGAGAATGGCAATTAGCTGACGACGAATGTTTTGATTGGCAGAATTTTGCGGCCTTGTTAGGCAAGCCTAAATCTGTCTAGGTGCTCGCGCCCTTGGCGAGCCGGTTAGATAGTTGACACCCCCATCCAACGTGGCTAGCATAGGTGGATGACCATTATCATCTCCGACCTCCACGGGTGTTGGTTTTCGACCGTACGTTTGCTCAACACCTGTGCCGCGCAATACCCCGGCGCGCGGCTGGTGCTGTTGGGCGATCTGGTTGATCGCGGTCCCCACTCGCGCGCGGTGGTGGAGTTCGCGATGGGTCATCAGATACCCACGGTACTCGGGAATCACGAGTCACTTTGCCTTGCCTACTCCGCCCATGCCCGCCAAGGCTACGATGCACGATGTGCGAGCTACTACGAGCGCGACATCTGGCTCTACAACGGGGGTGAAGAGACCCTCGCCAACTGGCTCCCCGACGAGTCACAGTGGCGGGAGGGTCTGCCCAAGGATGTGCTCGATTGGATGGCGGCGCTCCCACCCTATATCATCCTTGATGAGGTGGACGAACAGGGGCGCAAGTTGCTTTGTTCGCATACCGGCTACGGGCTGGATGCCGATAGCGGCGGCTGGTTCCGCGCGCTATGGGGGCGGCATGAATATGGCGACGGGGAGTTCCCCGAGGACAACCTATACAGAGCGTTCGGTCACACCCAAAAGCGCGAGGCTGAGGTGACGGACAAGTGGGCGATGATAGACAGCGGCGCGGCGTACGCCAAGCGCGGCCTTGGCACCCTCACCGCCTTCATTTGGCCTACCAAAGCCCTTATCCAGCAACGCTTTGACGAGACCCCAATCCAACCCCAATTCAGTATCGTTGGCGGGTGTATAGAAAAGGCATCCTTCTAACCATGCCCCCCGAATCCACCCCTCCTTTTGTGAGTTCACTCCCGCCTGAGCTGCTGGACGGTCTGGACGATAGAGGGAGATACCTTTACCAATCGGTAGACCGCATCACGCAGGCCCAAGCGTGGCTGATCGAACGGTCTAAGGAGCATACTGAGACCCTCGCTGCGGTGCGGTTGCAGGTCGAGAAAACAAATGGACGTACGACCGCCAGCGAGGCCAAGATCCTCGCGCTGGAAAGCGACCCCGGTCTCAAGCTGGCTCGGGTGGGCGCGACCCTTGTGCGATCAAAGTGGTTTTGGGGCGCGGCGGCATCGGCGATTATCGTCACGATTTCGGTAGTTGGTGGATATGGAGCCGTTGCTCCGCTACAGGCAATAGTTAAGTTGGTGTTTGGGCTTTAATCTGTTTCCAGCCCTTGCACTTGTGCTTTGGGGGACCACCAATTCTTTTCCATCCGAGTACTTCGGAAGTTTTTTCTTTGGCCAACCAATAAAAAGGTTCATAGGGCAGGTTGTTTTGGTGGCAGAATAAACGAAGATTATCGATGTGAATAGTCTGGCCCGTGGGGTCAATGAGATCAAGACTAAGTATTTTTAAGCAACGACGTGAAATAATGGTTTCGTCGGTAGTTTCGGGGAGTTTCCACCCACGATGACTTAGTTGTCTCTTAGCCAAGACGGCCCCTATAGCCTGAGGACGAAGGTTGTTCTTTTTACAAAAGTTACCAATTCCAATACCACTAATTATTTCTCCCGTGGGAGCGCGTAACGTAAAATGTCTTTCACATTTGCTAACCTCATCTAAACGTTCTTGCAGACGCCATCCTTGGTATTCTAGTTGTTTTTTGTCTAATAGCCGCAAAAACGAGGCAAGGGTAAATCCATACTCTTGAATGGTTTGTCGGATGTTTGATACTACTAGGGTCCTGCCGTCTTTGTGTTGGAGGTAGTATCGTTTCCCCACCCTCTCGCCCAATTTGGGGTTATCAAGTTGTTCGCGTGTTAAGCTTACAGAACAAAATCCTTTATGTGTGCGGTATTTTTCGGGGTGTTTGACGATATACTTCATTTGAGAATTAGATAGTCCATGCGTACGACAAAAGGCTGCTAGATTTACTCCTTCAACGATTTCCCATGTATCAATTCGTCGTACCCGAAATGGGCGCGAATGGTTCGCGCGAATTTTTTCAATTGATTCGGGCGATAACAAACGATTATCTCCGCAATTTTTCAGGTTAAACCCATTGGGGATGTACGCATTAAAACGTTGCGCATAAAAATGTTCCAGTTTATTTAGTTGGGCTATGTCAGTGATATCCTTTTCTAAAATTTCAACGTCGAACGCGTGATGCCCGTATTTTTGTGCGGCGTTGAACAAAAGCGGGTTGGTTGTTTGCTCCCACCAGCGACCTCCGGAGTATCGGCGTCGAAAAGAGGTAACGCTTTGGCCGATGTAACTCTTACCCGTCTCTCGATGGTAGATGCGATAGATGATCATGAGGGTATGGTGTGATACACCTACCGTCGGCATATTTTGGACTAAATGGGGTGTGTTTATGGTTGAAGGCATCTCTTTCGAGGCGATTTCTTCATTTATGACGGCGTATCGCCTAGGGTCTTGACAAGGGCGGTTAACCCGCCTATGATGGGGTCATGCCATATGAACACCCCACCGATGACCTGAGACAGGTCCTTGTCGAGCACTGGGAGCAGGTAGGTCCCGAGGGCGCGACCGAGATTGGGTATAGGATCTTGAGAGGGCTGCACTATCGCGTGCAGCGCAAGTGGCTTGTGTTTGACGGGGTGCCGTCTGACCCCAAGCAGCACTTTATGGGGACAATGGACGGCACCGAGATCAATGGGGTTAAAGGACGACCAGAGTGGTGTGACCTTCCTATCGTGTCTGAGACCGAAGCACAAACCCCTTCTACATGACCAAAATCGCTATCGTCACGGGCGCGAATAGCATGGATGCCAAGTCCCTCGCGCGCTTCCTCCAGTATAAGGACTATCATGTAGTCCTCACCTTCCGCCGCAACTCTCTCTTCAATCGCGATGACTGGTATCGTGAGGTACAGATTGACGCCGCCAATGTCGGACGGTTCTCATTTGAGGTCTGTGACATCACCGACCAGAACAGTGTGCGCGAGTGCCTGACCGCTGTCCTTGCCAAGCACGGTGCGGTGCACGAGCTGTACATGATAGCTGCCATGAGCCACGTGGGCTACTCCTTCACCCAAAAGGAATACTCCATCGCCGCGAACGGGCAGTCCTACTATTTTTTCCTTGAGGCCCTTCGCCTGCTCTCGCCCACTACGCGCGTCTATGGTGCGCTCACATCCGAGCTAGCGGGCAATGTGCCTGACGGATCGGTCTTCAATGAAGACACTCTCTGGCATCCCAAGAGTCCCTACTCGATCGGTAAGGCCCTTGGCGGTCACTGGATTCAGTTCTACCGCGAGTCGCGCGACGCGGGGATGTTCGCTTGCTTTGGTATCCTGTTCAACCACTCCAACTGGTTCAGAACCAACGACTTCTACGTGATGAAGTGTGCACAAGCGGCGGCGGAGATAGTGGAGGGCAAGCGTATGTCACTCGCCCTCGGAAATCTGTCGTTTTACCGTGACGAACACTGGAGCGACTACGGGGTTGAGATGATGTGGGCCATGCTCCAACGAGACACCCCCCAAGACTACGTCGTGGGCACGGGGGTGTGTCATCATGGCGAGGAGTATCTCGACCACGCGTTTGGCCACTTCAACCTTGATTGGCACAAGCACGTGGTGATTGACGAAACTCTCAAGCGCCCCAACGAGGTGCACCGTTTGGTTGCGGACAGTACTCGCGCGCAACGCGACCTCGGCTGGAACCCGCGTCGGCTGTCGTTCCAGAACCACATGCGGCATCTGTGTGAGTATGCTTATGTCAAAGCGCGCGGGCAGGTACCTGTGCTGCCAAACATGTATACGCTGTACCCATGACCGACGTAACCGATCAAGTCTCCTTCGGCTCGGTCGACGACGAAGCGTTGCCCCTTCACCGCTGCATCTGCGGACGCGAGTTCGGCTCGTGGGAGGAGATTCTCTCCATCTATCCCGACCACCCGTGGCAGTGTCCGCACTGCGGCGCGCGGCTGGTGTTTACCAATTCAATCAGGGTGTACCGCTGTGAGTGAGATTCCCAACGACATCTACGACCAAATCCCACCTCGCTCCATCCTGATCGTCCGGGGGACCGACGAGGAGGCCCAAGCGGTCAAGGAGAAGGTTGGGCTTACGACCACGGTCTTCCCGGTCAAGCGGGACACCGATATTTTTTGCATCGTCGAGGAGAGTCTCAACGCCGCGGGGTGGTTTAAGAGGATGACATGACCCCCACCGAATCCATCCGTGCGCTGGTCGGGCGCTATCAACTGGGCTACTACTTCAACCCCGGCGGGTGCGAGTTCTTCTCGTCCGCTCATCCATCCATCCCGCACTGCCAGACAAGTGGTGGCTATGAAGAGGAGAAAGACGCCGCCAAGCTCGCGGCGTGGTGTGCGCAACACGAGGCTGTGCTGACCACCCCACAGCCCGACACCTATCTCTGGTATAGCGAGGGGCAGTACCCCGTCCGCGTGATTCGCGGCAAGTGCTTTCACCGATGCACGCTCGCGTGTCAGGTCGATGGCGATCACGGCGTTGAGGAATGGGAGCAGGAGTTTGACGACATCGAGGAGATCGAGGGTGGGTGGCGACTGCGCTGTGTGACACGCGGCGAACCCGCGACCTATGTGATTGTCAAACCCGACACGCCCGAGGCCCGCGCTGAGTGGGAGAAGAGATTGTTCACTGACCATCCTTGATGGCCATCCGCCGCGCTAAAGATCCCTCGGCTAAGCCATCTCGCGCGCAGATGGATGCCATCATCCGGCGGTATGTCAAGGATGGGGTGACGCCCGATTGGCGCAAGGACATGCCGATTGCGTACAACCTCTTCAAGCGTTACCCCAGTCTGGCGTTCTGGACCCATCACGAGCTACCCTTTGGACTGAACAGCATGGCGTGGTTCCTGACCGAGCAGGGTGCGGCACAGCTGGAGAGCGATTGGGTAGTGTTTCACTACGACATTCCTAAGGAACCAGAGTTACCGCCTATTGAGATCCTTATTAAGCCGCCTTCTCCTTATCATGCTTCCCCCGCAAGGCCTAAAACTGTAGCAGAGTTTTTACGTACCTGACCGTATTTTTTGTCAAATCTCTTTTGGGTATGTTCGGTCCATTTGATATGTCCCGCGTCGTATGCTCTAAGCCACTGCTGGTCATCAACGTTGGGGTCTAAGATTACATATTCCTTACCCCATTCCTTACATTTTAGAGACGCCGCCTCGGTCTTCAAATGAACTTCATTGGTAGTCCAAAACTCGATAGGTTTGATTTCGTAGACGATTGCTGGGGTGATAAAATCAGGATAGTAGAGGCGGGCGTAACCAGTTTCGTCAATGTAGGGAATAGCGTAGGTTGGATTTTCGCCACTTTCCCAAGGAATTTGTTGCTTCTCTAAGATATCTATCATGAAAAATAGTTCTGACTTACTACGGAAATAGTGGCCCTTGTACCATCCTTCGTACCCTCTGCTGCTATGCGTCCAACGTCCATTAGAAACACGTCCCTTGAGTCTTTGTAGGTTATGTTGTTTAATAAGTCGACGTAATATGACCAAACTTACGCCGTATTTGGCACAGATTTGTTTACGGTGTAAACCACTATGGACGTAATCCGCCATCATGGATTGTCTAGTTTCGGGTCGGATGTAATAGTCCCGAAGGGTGACTCCATTTTTTATCAAGTGGCGACCAACGCGATTCGTGTGTATGCCTAATTGACGCCCTACCTCTGACAGTGATAAGCCATCCTTGACATATAGATCGATCATCTTGTTGGTTATTTCTTTACTCCATGGTGCACGATATATCTTCTTGAGATCTAAAAGGGTTATGAGATCGTGTGCGTATATGTATCGGTGTATTGTATGTTGGCTCACTCCTAGTTCTTGTGCGACCTGCCGCTGGGTTTTTCCTTCTGATAATTGCTTACGTATCAATTGGTCTTCTTCGGGCGAGAAGATCCATATTCCATGAGGACCCCTATTCATCCGTGTTGACACCAAGGTCTAACTATCCTATCATTGCACTTACATGCAGCCATTTTTGTTCTTTTCATCGCTTGCCCTCCTTTGCCGTGCTCAAAAACGAATCAAGGATGCGTCGGATCAGTTCCGCCGTCTTGAGCCCTTGGGTAAGGGCAACTTGTTCGAGGCCGCGCTTCTGCACGTCTGTCAGATAGATATTGGTTCGGATGTATGACATGGCGTTCACTATACACCTACTAACCCACCGTTTATATGGCCACTCCTAAGCCCTCCAAAACTGCACCCGTAACACCCGCTGAACCAACGGGTTCTGCCGAGGCTCAGTTGACGAAGTTTCTCAACGCCAACAAGGACGAGCACTTCAACTACGTCGAGGACGCTAACTACGCCGTGTCGACTGGGTCCCTCAACCTAGACGCAGAGCTTGGGCTACTGGGGCCATCGCTGGTACGTTTGGTCGGCCCGAGCGCCAGTGGAAAAACCTCGTTCGCATTCGGCGTCACGAAGGAGTTTCTTGCGACCGTGCCGGGTTCGCGCGCCGTGTACATAAAAGCCGAGGGGAAACTGTCGGCCGATCTCAAGGAGCGCACCGGTTTGACTTTCATTACCGATCCCAAGCTATGGGCTGACGGCACGGTGTTTGTATTCGAGTCTAATGTGTACGAGGTGGTCATCAGTCTCATCCGCGAACTGATTACCAACAACCCACAGAACCATCGGTACGCCTTCATCCTTGATAGCATGGATGGGCTGATCCTACGGGAGGACGCCGCCAAGACGGTTGACCAGAATGTACGCGTAGCCGGCGCCCCCAAAATTACAAAGGAATTTTTACAAAAGGTCAGTGTCGCGATGACCAAGCGCGGGCACCTCTGTTTCTTCCTCGGGCAGGTTTCTGCCGAGATCAAGCTGGACCCTTATGCTAAAGGCCCACCCCGTCTAGTGCCCGGTGCTGGTGGTTCAGCGGTCCAACACTTCGCATCACACGTGCTGGAGTTCCAGAACTGGTACGAAGGTGACCTCATCCTTGAGAAGCCTGAGGAGCGGCTCAACCGCATGACCAACAAAGCGTTGGGGCACATCTGCAAGGTCAAGATCAACAAGACCGACCGCGAGAAGCGGTACGTGACCGTGGAGATCCCCATCAAGCACAGTCAAACGGGTGGGGGGTCTATCTGGCGTGAGCGCGAGATCGCAGATGCTCTGCTTATGTGGCAGCTCGTTACCAAGACCAATCCCAACCCGCCTGAGCCCAAGAAGGGCAAGGAGGAACCTGCCAAGGACAAGAAGGGCGGTTCGTGGCTCTACTTCGCGCCGTCGCTGGTTTCTGACCTAGAAAAGGCGGGTATGGAGCTGTCCAAAGACGAACGGGGTTCCGTCAAGATCCAAGGCATGAACCAGCTCTACGACCTCCTCGAATCCCGCAAGGACGTGTCCGACTACCTCTTCAACCGCTTCCGCGCGATGGTGGGGTCATGATCGATTTCGACCTGATGGGCTGGATGCTGGATGAAGAGGTGCGCCCCGTTGCGCCGCCCGACATCGACATATCCGACATCCCCTTCGACGAGTTGGGCGAAGCACACATCCGCCGCGCGGCGACCGAGGCGCGCGAAGAGGTGGACGATCCACGAGGTTTTCTCAATGACCAATGACCGCCGCTGACATCGTCAAGGCTCATCAGTATCTCTACTACGTCCGCGCCCAGCCAATCTGGACGGACTATGATTACGACCGGTTCTGTTCGGTCCATTCTATTGAGGGAGGTGGTGGGTCGGACCGCGCGGCCGATTACGCACCTGACATCGTTAACCTTGCCGAGCGCATGACACTCGCACCGCATGAATGGTGGCCCGATCTCGTGACCGCGCGGCTGCGTGAGTGTATCTAAGACAGACCCACATGATGTTCAGAACCCTTAACGGACGAGAGCGAGATGTCAGCATCAAGAGATATTTGATCGACTGGTCACCCGAGCGGGAGGTGTCCTCGTTCCAGCGCGACACCAAGCGGTTTCTCTATCCCTACTGGCGACACGACATCGTGCTCGAAGAATTTCGCATCCCCGGCGCGGGGTTGCTACGTGTTGATTTACTCAACGTGGTCAAGGGCATCATGGTTGAGGTGTCTCCCGAGTCCAGCCACTCATATAACGCCTTCTTCCACCGCGGCTCGATGAACGTGTTCAAGGATGCGCTGAAGCGCGACTTGGCCAAGGCCAAGTGGGCTGAGGCCAATGGGTTTCAGTACGTCGAGATCATCGGCTCGGACTTCCCTTTGTCCCAAGCCGTGTTCGAGCGGCAGGGGGTGACGCTATGATGTCATACGAGTACAACCGCGGCTACGAGGCCGCTAAGCGGGTCATCGCGCATGATGTGGAGAACGGGGACTATATCAATCGACGCGTCGCCGCTGCACACCACGCCGCGGTGGGGCGAAGTAGCCTCGATCAAGACGAGTGGACGCAGGGCTGGGTGGCGTATTGTGAGGAGGCGGCGGAGATTTTATGATCACCCTCGACGTAGAGACCGGCGGACTCATCGCCACCCAACATGCCCTGCTGAGTATCGGCGCAGTGGACTACACAACCGGCGACGAGTTCTATATCGAGTGTCGCGCGGGGAGTGCCCTAGAATTGGATGACAAAGCCTTGGCGGTGAATGGCTTCACCCGCGAGCAAGCTCTCGACCCTGCCAAACCCTTTCGGGACGTTGCTTACGTGCGATTCCTTGACTGGTGTAAGGGGCGTGATTGTCTTGTAGGTGGTCAACAGGTGGGGGCGTTTGATCTCAACTGGCTCAAGCAGGTCCACGTCTACACGGAAAGTGCGGCAAAGGCGGAGAACTACGTCCACTACGAGGACATCAAGGGTATTACGGCGTGGCCGTTCGGTCATCGTTCCGTTGACCTCCATAGCGTCGCCTATGCCAAGTTGGGTAAGTCACTCTCCCTCGATGGGATTCTCCAAGCACTCGGCTTGACCCCTGAACCCAAACCCCACAACGCGCTCACGGGCGCGCGGCTGGAGCGGGACGCATTCAAGCTGTTGTTAGCCTAACCCCTACCTTATGAGTAAGTCCCAGCCCAACCGTTACGATCAAGACACTGTCGCGCAGTTGCGCACTCACCTCAAGGACTGCGAGAGCATCAGCGATGCGCTGACCGCTCTCCAAGAGCGCCTTCAGATCACGCGCGACCACGCGCAGCGCCTCAATCGCCAGTACGCTTTCTGGGGCCGTGCCGAGGGGACCAAGGGTTACGACACCCCCCCACAAACCCCCAACGAAGAGCCCGAGAACGAGGCCGATCTACCCGGCGCGCCGGGGACCCACGTGTCCTTCAAGGGTGACACGGGTGTCATCGATCTCGTGTCCGAGATGCCCAAGACGCTGGATGAGCTGCTCGCTGCCTGTCAAGTCGATCCTGAGATCTGGGAGGTCGAGCGGTACGTGTGCAATCAGTGGCAGATGGGCCGCAAAGACAAGCGGGTCAACCTCACGTGGAGAGAGGGCGTCGCTACGGGTTTTGTCGACGACTCGGGCAAGATTGCCCGCGCGCCGCTGTGGCAGGTGAAGGCGTGGTTGCGGCGCAAGGTCGAGAAGACCACCCTCAACCTGATGCTGGAGCAGTTCGCCCTAAAGGCGGCCAAACACGCGCCGCGCAAGTGGGTGTTCGAGCGACCCAAGCGCGCGAAAGGCGACTGTTGTTATGTGCTCAACGGGCAGGACCTGCACCTCGCGAAGCTGGCGTGGTCACCAGAGACGGGCGGGGCGGACTGGGACATCAACATCGCGCGCAAGGTGGACGACGCTGCCGTCGAGGATCTGATGGGTAAGGTGCCTATCGAGCGCATCGACGAGGTGATTGTGATCGTCGGCTCGGACCTCCTTCAGGTGGACAACGACAAGAGCACCACCACGGCGGGGACGTATGTCGATTCCGACTCGCGCCTCGCCAAGGTCTACAATGTGGCCTGCGACATGCTCACGGCGCGCATCGAGCGGCTCGCCTCGCGTTTCAAGGTCAAGGCTATAGTCATCCCCGGCAACCACGATTCGACTGTGTCCTTCTTCCTCGGTCGCTATCTCGCGGCGTGGTTCCGTACCCACCCCAATGTTGAGGTGGACTCGCGTCCCCTCAGCCGCAAGTACCACGGGTTCGGCAAGACCCTTTTGACGTTTGACCACGGCGACGAGACCAAGATCAAGGACCTCCCGCTCATCATCATGCGCGAGAATCAGGCGACTATCAGTCAGTACCGCTTCATGGAGGCCTTGACGGGCCACCTCCACCACGAGGAGAGCAACGACATCAAGGGTATCGTGTTGCGCGTCGCGCCCGCGTTGTGCGCGGCTGACAAGTGGCACGCGCGCAAGGGTCTGGTTGGCTCGATTCGGCGTTCGCAAGGGTTGCTCTATCAGCGCGAGAACGGGCTGGAGGCCATCTACTATTCAACTCCCCTCGACTAATGACCGGCGACCTCCACATGATAGAGCAACTGGCCGCGCAGCGCCGCGCGCGAGGCGAGCCTGAGACCTTTTACCAACCCGTGACCAAAGACCTATCCGTTCACTTCTCCTCCGCCTCCAACGAATGGCAGACGCCGAGTTGGCTGTTTGACCGCCTCAACGCCGAGTTCGCGTTCGATCTTGACGCTGCCGCCAGCGACGCCAACCATCTCTGTGCGCGATACTATACCGCCGAGCAGGACGCCCTCAAGCAGGACTGGGGGAAGGATGGTACGGTGGCTTTCATAAATCCCCCCTACGGGCGCCTTGGCCCGCGCTTCCTATCATATGGACACGAGCAGACCATCGCTCATCCTCATTTAACCGCGGTCTTCCTTGTACCCGCCCGGCCCGACACCAAGGTATGGCACGAGCACTGCGCGCGCGGCGAGGTGCGCTTCATGCGGGGGCGTATAGGCTTCATCAATCCCGCCCTGCCGTCGTTTCGCGCGGATGGTGATTTCAAGGTCTCACCCGCGCCTTTCCCCAGCGCCATCGTGGTCTTCGGCGCGAAGGCCAAGGCCGGGGTGACGAGTTACGTGGACTACCGAGTCTAGCGTTGACGGTCGGGTCTAACCCGGCTATCCTGAGCATACATGGCTTCGCTATACGCACCGGAGGTGGAGGGCAACGCGTTGGCCCTCCTGCTCCAAGACCCATCAGTCTGGGGCGATTTCTATCTCATCAACCGGGATGATTGGTCCAAAGCCCATCAGCCCCTGTGGGATGTGATTGCCCAGCAGCTCAATCAGACCCCGCCCGGGTCTGTGACCCCGATGATGTTGGCGGAGCGGCTTCGCGGGTTTGGCGTGGTGCTTGAGGGGGGATTTGACCCGTACGAATACCTCCAAGGCCTGACGACGCGCTACGTGGAGAAAAAAGAAGCCCCGCACCTCGCGCGCGAGTTGAAGCGCCTGACCGTGCGGCGCGAGTTGGTGGGCAAGATGGACGCGGCGAGAAAGGAGCTGGTGGCAACCCCGAATGCTACATTTGAATCGATGGCTGCTCTTGTAGAGAAGGCCTTGACATCAGTCACGACAGAGTATTACCGCCCCGAGGTAACCGAGGTGCTTGGTGAACATATCATAGAAGTGGTAGAGAAGCGGGCGGAGAAACCTCTTACCGCTGAGGAGTCAGGCTATCTTGGGCCGTTCAAATCAATCAACGAGACTATTGGCCCCCTCAGCTATCGAGGAAGCTATACGGTAGTAGGTAGCAGGTCTGGCGGCGGAAAGTCCTCATTGGCATGGTTTTACCAAACCTACCTCGCAGAGAAATTTGACCTGCCTATCCTTCATTGTGATGCCGCCGAAATGACGGTGGAAGAGCTACAATGGCGTGCGGTGTGTGCGATGTCGGAAGGGGAGATCCCTTACTGGGCGGTGTTCCGGGGTCAGTGGAAAAACAACCCTCGTTGGGCATCACTCGTGCGCGACAAGATCTGGCCGCGCGTGCGTAAGTTGCGGGTTTACTACAAGAACATGGGGGTCATGTCGCCGCAGGAGCGCATTGCGTTTATCCGGCGGTTCTATTATCAAAAGGTTGGGAGGGGATCGCACCTCTTGATTAATGACGATTACCTCAAGGCCGTGCAATCGTTCAACCGTGAAGCTAAAGAACATCAAATGTTGGGCAACTACGTCAACGATCAGAAGAGTCTCATCACGGAGGAAATCGAGGCGTCTATCTGGACGGGTCTTCAGCTCAACCAGTCCGGTATCGTGACAGGGAAAAAAGAGGCGGACCTGAACGATTCTGAGGGGGCGTTCTCTCTATCCGACCGCATTCTCCAGCAGTCCACCCATTCCCTACTGCTGCGCTACAAGGTAACCGAACAGCTCGCGCGCGAGAAAAACCTGTTCGGCAACGTCTGCGCTATCCCTCTCAAGAAACGACAGCTCCTTGGCGAGAGATACCAAGAGATGTTGTTGCCTATCAAGATGCCGAACGGGAAGTTTGTGCAGAACGCCGTGAACCTCGAAACGAAGGGGTTTTGGTATCGGGACTGCGGGACGACGGCGGAGATGCTGAAGGTGTTGGGGCAGGGGGTTGTAGACATGGCTACGTCGGAGCAACCACAGACTCAACCTCTTTAATGCCGGCCCATCGTTCATGAAGAATAGAGCACAGCTCAATAAATCGGTCCATCGACATATCTTGCTTCATGCTGTTGACTTCCCACGTACAAAAGACCAAGTTGCCTTTGACATAGCCACGTGTGGAATCTACTCTATCAAGACTCAGTGTCGCGCTCTCATTGGGACGGAACGTCAGCTCAGTCCCGGTGTAGTAACATTTCCCATCTTGCTTATGATAAAGTGTGCGCAGGTAGTCAAGGTCTATATTATGCTCAAAGCCATGTTTGTCGCGGCGATCCAGCGACGATACCAAGCGTTGTTTCAATGCGCGCTCAAGGCTGTATTTACCCCATCGTCGCTCGTTCTCATAGGCGATGACTTGAGGGTACCGCTTACCATGAGGGATGTGATGGGTACGACAGCGGCTCGCGATAACATCCGGCGTACGTCTTATTTCCGCCGCAATACCATCAATGCTTATACCTTCTTGTAGCCTTTGTATCACCAGTAGACGTTCTCGTTCGGTCCATCGTCGTTTGTGGGTGCGACGTGATATACCATGCATGGTGGCTAGATGCTTGATGCGGAAGACTGGTACCTTGAGAGATTTACCTAGATCCTTGAAGGTGCGTCCTTTGATGAGGTGTTCGGCCTCAATGATGGCTACAAGTTGGTCGTCGGGTATAGGTGGGATCGGTTTGCGAATACGCGGTAGACCGAGTTTCGCCAATCGCTTATCAACCCTATCTACCCCAAGACCCATCTTATTCGCTATCTCGCTAAGGGATAGGTGTTGGGAGTGTAACTCGCGTAGTCGGGCGTCATCGCCTTCCGTCCAATGTTTGTAGCCCTTCATAGTTTCTTCGTCTCCTTCCATCGCTTGTACTCAGCCCTGATGCCATGGGAGATAATGGTGACGAGTTTGAGACCGGTCGCCGAGGCCATCTCGCGCAGCATTGCGTCGATGTCGGCGGCCAGTTTGAGGTTCAGTCGCGGGGTGTTGGATGGTGTAGCCATGCACTCCTATACACCCACGGCGCGCCAGTTTATGACCACCCTCGGCGCGGCGCAGGTCGACATGGGAGTGGATGATCCCGCCAAGTCCAAGGCGCAGCCACTGTGATGTCCTTCGACGACCTCATTCGCGCGCGTCTAGAGAACGTCCGTACCACCTCGGACGGATGGACCGCAGCGTGTCCTGCATGTCGCGCTCAAGGCGCGGACAAACAAGGCAACCATCTCAGGATCTGGCGTCACAGTAACGCGTTCAACTGCGCCAAGGCCGGTCCTGAGGACCGCGAGCACAACAAGGTGGTGCGCGCGATTCTATATCAGGATGCCGATCCTGACACCCTCGCCTCCCTCGATCTCCAGATCATCGATCCCGAACCCAAGCTGGAGGTCGAGAAGGTCTATCCCGACGAGTGGCTCACCCGACTGGTACCAGACCACCGCTATTGGATCAACCGGGGCATCAGCGAGGAGGTGTTGAGGAGGATGGAGGGGGGGCTTGCTCCGCCGGATGAAAAATCAAAGTTGTCAGGAAGATATGTGCTACCCATCCGCGATGAGAAGCATCGTATCGTTGGGTGGACAGGACGACTCGTCAGCGATGCGTCGTTTGGTCCCAAATGGAAACACCTATGTAAGGCGTCTAAGGTCGTCTATCCTATCCATGTGACCGGCGATGCCATCCGCGCGACGCAAAAGGTAGTGCTCGTAGAATCGCCCGGCGACGGAATGTCTCTCGCGTCCGGGGCGGGCATGTGGAATTGGCTTATTCTCCTCGGCCTAAATCTCAATGCGCGAGTGTTGGGCCTGCTTGTTAGTGTCAACCCCACCCACATCATCATATCGACCAATGCCGATACCGAGCGTGTCAACAAAGTCACTGGGGCTGTGACCCATCCGGGTCAAGACGCTGCGAACAAGCTGCGTGCCAAACTGATACCCTTCTTTGGCGAGGAAAGAGTGATCGTGAGGTTCCCTCCGGCGGCCATCGGGAAGGATTGGAATGAGATCTTGCTCAAAGCCCCTGACGAGTTGGCGGCGTTCAAGGCAGAGATCGATGCTTTATGAAAACCCCCTATCAACGCTGGACCGAACGCACCCAAGATGGCCGCAAGATGGCGGCTGGTTGGGTCGGTGCCAAGCACACGCCCACCACCGAGTGCGAATGTGACGTGCGTGGCCATCCCAAACGCAGTATGCTTACGTGGGCGCATGGCCATTGGTGGTATATGCACACCGATAGCTGCGGCGGTATCCCTTACTGGCACTGCGAGGGAGATAAGCGTTACGCGTGGAAACGTGGTTGTTGGGGCTGTAACGCCAGCATCCATCGAGCTGACCTGTTGCTCAAAGCAGTCGTGTTGGACAGTGAGAGCGCGAAGGCTGAGCTGCGCGCCATGGGGTGGAAGGGCGACTATAACCCCTATGCCGGTCCCGGCGCGGACAGGAGTTGGCTGCATCCATGACCCACCCCATCCGTATTTCAGCGAGCCGCCTTAAGCAGCTCAAGGAGTGCACGATGGCGTTCTATCTCAAGGAGGTGGTCCGTTTACCTGACTCCTCCCATTGGAAGGCCCGACTTGGCACGTTGGCCCACCTCGTGTTTGAGTGCGTTCTCCACCCGCGCCGCGCCGCGCTGTTAGAACGCATCTTGCGCGCCGAGGCCTTCCAGATCGAGGACTATCCCGCGCTGGTGCGCCTCGTAGAATGGCAGTTCCGCCGGGAGGACATCACGCTGTCCAGTGTAGCCGAGGTGGGGGAGCTACTACAGGTGGCCTTCCATTGGGTCAAACCCTATTTCATCAACGCAGAGGGGGTGTTCACGCCGCCGCCGCGCTATTATCGTGAGCACGAGTTCAAACTGGTGGTGGGAGATGCGGTGGTTAAGGGTTATATTGACCTGCTGATGGTATGGGAGGATCGGGCCTTGGTCGGGGATCTCAAAAGTCAACGCGAGAAATGGACGCGCGCTGACGTGCCTAACAACGTGCAGGCCGCCATCTATGCCCTAGCTACGTATCGCGAGTTTGGTCTCATCCCGGCGGTTGAGTTCATCATGCTGCGGCACCCGCCGTCTAAGCGGTGTCCTCGGAATCACATCCAGCGTGTTGAAGCCCCGTCTCCAATGGCCCTCGTCGGGCTCGAAGACTATATCGAGAGCATGTATCGGGTCGTCAACCAGTTCAGCTATGAGGACGCCTGCTCGCACCCCCATGATGACGAGGGTTTTTGCACCCGAGTTTGTCAGTTCCACAAGCCCTTTACCTATCATGCCGTGCTCAAGGACGGCGAGGTGGTGCGTACTTATTTGGAGACCCAGACTCCCGAGGTCAAGAAGGGTGAGACACTAGAGCAGAGGAGGCACGAAGGGTGCTTGCTCAGGTGGCGTGGTTAGGGCTTGACTCCACCGGTCAACGTGGGTAGAGTGCCGTCATGCGCTCTTATCCCAATGCCGCCGCAGCCCGCGCGGCCTGTATAAATCGTGGTGACGCCCAGTGGTTGCTCCCTATCGAGGGACGCCAACCAGTCACGCTCATCGCCAACGACGAGATTTTTGTCGGGTTCGATGACAAGGTGTTCGAGCAGATCGTGAACGCCGCCGAGATGCCGGGCGCAGAGCGGGTAGTCATTGGGGCTGACGCGCACGTTGGCTTTGGCATCTGTGTGGGTACGACCGTGGTGTCGGAGACGCATGTTTATCCTCCCGTCGTGGGACCGGATGCATGTTGTTCCCTCGCATTCCTCCAAACCGACCTGCCTGAGGATGCTATCAAGGACAAAACCGCGCGTCGTGCGCTCATCAATGCCATCACGGCGCGTATTCCCACGGGACTCGGCAATCGTCAAGCACCCAAGGCGCGCACGCTCAACCTTGAGGTACTGGTGTCAGTGGTTTGCGGAGGAGCGAGCGGGAACAATCTCCGCCTGTTAGGTATCCCCGAGGAGTGGGCGACTAAGTGCGAGCGGGCGGTCTATGGTCCTTCATTCGCGCGCCTGTCTGACCGCTTGCACGTCATCACCTGCGAACGCCCCGAGCTGTTACCTAAGTTGTTGGCTTTGGCGAGCTTAGGGGCCGGCAACCATTTTCTCAGCGGCGACATTGTGGACCTTGGCCGCATTGCCGGTACGCAAGGTCTCCCTGACGAGTTTGGTCTGCGTCAGGGTTGCTTCGGCTCGCTGTCGCATTGCGGGTCCAGAGGGTTTGGGTTTCAGTTGATGGCCTATCATGAGCGCAAACTCAAGGCTCATTTTGAGCGGTGGGGCATTCCGTTTACAGGCGGCGATCACCACCTCATCTGCGCGCCCGTCGACACTCCTGAGGCGCGTGACTACATGCTCGACCTCGCGCTCGCGGCCAACTTCGCAGTCGTTAACCATCTCCTCATCCAAACCTATGTGTTGGAGGCCGTGCAGGAGGTTTTCCCCGGCGCGCGGGGCGACTTAGTCTATCACATCAGCCACAACGTGGGTCAACAAGAGGTCCTTGACGGACGACTCAAGTGGGTGTTCCGCAAGGGTGCGACGCGGGCTTTCCCGGCAAACCATCCGGGGCTCAAGGGTTCTATCTATGAACGGATCGGTCATCCCATCCTACTGCCCGGCAACGCGCGCGATGGTAGTCTCATCATGGTGGCACGACAGGGTGCCAAGACCGCCTCGTTTTCGGTCAACCACGGGGCCGGTAGATCGTTGGGGCGCAAAGAGGCTAAGCGGCGGTTGGTTCAGAAGGAGGTCGACCAAAATCTGCTTGACTCCGACGTAATGCACAATGGGCGGACTTACCCACTCGACGAGGCCCCGGGCGCCTACAAGGACTTCGATGAGGTCACGAGAAGCGTTGTGGCAGCAGGCCTTGCTACGGCTGTTGCGCGACTGACGCCGCGATTCGTTATCAAGGACTGTGATCCGTCACCGGAGGGCGCGGCATGAACACCCTCACTAAGGACGGACTCATTGGCTCCTCGGGCCTCGGTGTTGACGGGTCTGTTTTCTTCCACATCGCCGCCAACTACGCCGCCGGGCGCGGCAAGTGCTTTGTCGAGTGGTTTGGCCGAGGCGATTCGGCGCCCGACTGGAAGCGCATGACCCTCAAACGCGCGCACAAGGAGGGGAGACACATCATCGCCTGTGCGCATTGTGACAAGCCCGCCATCTCGTTGGACCATCTCTGGCCTTATCACAGCGAGATGAACTACTGCGCGGCGCATCGCGGGGCTTATCAAGCCTCACTCAAGGCTTGACTTGACCATCCAACCCCGCTACTCTGCCCCTAATGGACCTGACCGATCACTACACCACCCTCCTCGCTGAACTCGACAAGACCCTTTCGCTTGTCCGGTCCTTCTGGATCGAGTCGCGGGACGAGTTCGAGAAGCGGAAGAATCAGAAACGGCTGGATGAGCTACTCGATGAGCGGTTGCGCCTCATGCGTGCGCGCGACGCGGCAGAGGCCACAAAAAGACCGGTAGAGACACCCTTTGTCAAAAGCGTCAAGGTCAAGAAGGAGGCGAGATGACCCCCTTCGCCTACCATGTGACCGTTTGCTCGTGGGGCGAGATCGATTGGGAGAAGATCACACCCACCCTGCGCGCCGCCGTCCAGCGCATCATCACTGATTGCGAACCCGACTGGGTCAGTCGCGAGAAGATTGATTTGCGCGCTTGCTTTGCTGATGAGACCGAGGTTAAGCTGGACATGTCGCTTCTCCGCGCCAAGGTCGATCTGGACATGGATGCTATCCGCGCCGAGGCTGAGGCCGCCATTGCCGAGAATGCGCGCGAGCAGGCTAAATGGCTCAAAACCATCAAGGGCACGGTCACCGGCTCGCCGTGGCTGTGCGATATGGGGTTGGACGATGTGGTCGCGGGTATGGTAGAGCAGCGCGAGTGGCGGTGGAAGACGATGGAGGAGATGGACTGGGACGCGTTGGAGGCATCGCGAGTATGATCACCCCCAAAACCGACGCCGATCTCCTCGCGTGCTATCGCGAGATGGTACTCAATCTGATGGGTCGGTTAGACCCCTATGGTCTGCCTCTCACGCCCGATGAGCAGGCCACTTTTATCCGCAGCGCCCTTTGGCAGGCCAAAACGATTCATGACAGCGAACCCTTCCTGCGCGGGCGGGTGGTGGAGACGCTGGACAAGGCAGTCGCTTTGAATCGACCCAAGACCAAGTCTTCATGAGCGAACCCCTCTCCTCCACCGATCCCCTCGTCATCGCGACCCATGCCAAGTGGCTCGCTGCCGCCGAGAAAGGTCCGATTCCGGTCATCACCTGTGACGCAGATCTGATGGGCTATCTCGGTTTCACCGCGCGCGAGCAAGACTTGATTGCCACAGCCGCCAAGGAGCGCGGCTTATCCGTGCCCGAGTGGATGGCCCAAATCGTGGGCCGTCTCGCTAATCTGGGAGCCCCTTTTGACTGTGGGCACCGCGGATTCCTATCCATCTACCCTCGCCCAGACGGCGGCACCCAATGCACCGCCTGCTCCAATGCTGCGCGTAATCTCGTTTCATGACCTTCAACATCAACAACCATGTTCGTGTCCGTCTCACGGACCTCGGACGCCAGATTCACCGCGCCGACTACGACGACCTCGTCAAACTCTGTGGTCATGTGCCCTATCCCTACACACCCGTTGCCGAGGACAAGGACGGATGGTCTGAGTGGCAGGCGTGGTGTCTTATGAGCCTGTTTGGCAAGCACTTGGGCAACGGGCGTCCGTTGCCGTTTGAGACTGTCATCCGCATTGAGGCTGTAGAGGAGACTGCAACAGAGCCATCATGAGCGAACCTAGTCAGGGTTGGGCTCCTCGCCTCGTCGCCAAGTGGTGCGACAACCGCGCCGCGCGCACCGAAGCCAAGCTGATCAAGCGGTGCCGCAGTGCCTATCGGGCTGGACCACTGGTGGAACCCGTCAACCGCTTTGCCGATCTACTGGAGGAGCAGGTCAAGCGGAACACCGCCGAGTGGCGCAGGTTAGCCACACTGATGCGCGCGCAAGCGGACGAAGCCGCGACCGCGGGAGTGGCACCGAGCGTTCTAACATGACCAAACCCTACTGCTACCACACCCCCGCGGAGGTCCGTGAGTCGGGCCTTCTCTCTGGTCGCATTGACGCCATCGAGGCCGAGATCGAGTCCCGCATCTCCGAGCCGCGCACAGCCGATGGTAAGGTCATTACCAGTGCCAAGCTGGCGGCGTTTCCAGACGGCACGCTTCTGCTCTACCCCCGCATGGACCACGACCCTGAGGGTCGCTACATCCGGCGCGAGCTGATGGCGGCAGTGCTCACCCCCGACGAGTTAAAACTGGTCAACGACCATTGTCTCAGCGCGCAGAGCGCGGCGCGTGATTTGGCGCGGCTGGAAAAGGCGACCAAGCTGGACCACTGGGATGGGTGGGTCACAGATGGGGATGGGTTCTGGGACTCGGTCGAGAGCTATCTCGACGAGAAGGGTGACGAGATCGAAACCGGCGCGGAGGAGGCGGTACCGCTATACCTGTGGGTCGCCGTACCCCAACAGGTTGTACCCCACCTTGACGTGGCGGGTGTGGTCGAGCATTGGATTGACGATCGGGGATGGGAAGACTGCGACCTCGGCGCGTTCGAGGGAGTCGAAACCCTCCAAGCCGCACTGGATGCCTTTGTGCAGGCCAATGCCAAGGTGGTGTCGTACAGCTCCGATTACACACGCGCCGTGATGCTCAACAGCTATCTTGCCCATGACCCTCGCTGAACGCTGCTTCGACCGTTCGCTCGCCGACGATGAGTTGTTTGATACCCTCCAAACCCTCCTTGGGGGATTGTCAACCGATCAGTGCCTCGAACCCGGCTTTGAGTGGCGGGTGACAGATTGCTGGGTGGACCCGTATGACGGGTCGGTGGAGATCGTCATACCGGAGGGACAGTCTGGGCTGACGCGCGAGACCGCAGACAAGGTTCTCGCGTTGGGATTCGACATGGTCTACGAGAACCCACCCGCGCAAGAGAGAGCGATCGTATGGACCACTGGCGACGCGAGTTGGGCCGCCAACAAGTGGCGTGCGACCAGTGACAGGTGGGAGATAGCCAAGCTGCGCGCCCAACAGGAGGGGACCATCACCATCCCCACCGCCCCGCCGCGCGAACTGCTGGTCAGCATGGCGATGCGATTGTATCACGATTTCGGCATCGACCGTGACCCCGAGACTGATGGTGCCATCTACGGAGGCTGGTCTCCGGCCGAGCGCGAGGCTGTGCTTATCGAGATGGCTCAGCTCTATGAAGAGGTTGCCGGCAAGGGGTTCTATCAGTGGGATGGGGAACCCAACCAGCGTGACGGCCTTTACAACCTATGAGTCGCGTACCCCGATCGTTAGTAGAGTTGTTAGCCATGCCCGCGCCCCATGCGACCCATATCGTCGAGGCGTCGGCCGATGAACCGCGCTTCAGTATCAAGGCCGGCGACCGTTTCGAGGCTTATCCCTATGTCATGGACCCAACCGACAAATGGGTGTTGGTGCGTCGTGTGAGTGATGGTTATGAGCCCCACTGTACCGCCTATCGCAGTCAAGTCAAGATCGTTTCACGCTTATGACCCAACGCTATATCCTCGACATCGATCCCAACTGTTGCTATGTTCTCGTCCCGGTAGAACACCGCCGCAAATGGTTGCGGTGGGTCAGCGCGAACGATCAAAACGCCGACTACACCCTGCCCGCCTACGCGATCCCTCTGCGCGGCCGGTGTCGGGGTGATGGCTCGGCGGTGACGTTCACGGACCCGGCTGACCTCAAAGGCAATCCCCTCACATGATCCCCGATACCCTCATCACCAAGCCCGGGCGGGTTGCCCGTCTCTGTCAGAACCAACGATTGCTCACCAAACTGGCCGACCAGATTGGCGAGGCCCTGATGAAGGGGGATTGGTTGGCCATTGAGGGACTGGCTGATCAGGTCGTGGTCGTGGGCAACGACCTCGGCCTCGACGCCTATGAGGTAGACAAGGTCGAGAGGGGGGCGCGGTGAGCATGATGCCCTGTCTTTGTCTCACATTATAGCATTACCGTAACTCGTTTGGATGGCTAGACTTATATCGTATCCATCCGCTTTGTGTATCACAATATGTTCTTGTCGGTGTATAGCGTGATATGCCACGCAAACGTGAGCGTTTTATCAAATGTGTTTACCTCGTCGGGTTCAAAGGTACACACAAGGTGTACATCGGGTCTAGCACACGTTGGCCATACCGGGCACGCGAACATCGCACAAATTTGCGTTTGGGTAAGCATCATAACGTCTATCTTCAACGCGCATATGCCGTCTACGGTCCTGAGGTATGGGTTGAGGAATTAGAGCGTTTTGACGATGTGATAGCGATGCGCTACGGCGAACAAAAATGGATGGCTTTCTACCATAGTGACGACTCGAACTACGGTTACAATCTTGTCCCAGAGGTAGTCAAATTCGGGACCTGTGGTTATCAATATACCCAAGCACAACGCACCGCGATGAGTCAGAAAAACAAAGAGAGGATGCAAGATTCAAAGGCTCGCCAAAAGGTGGCTAGTGGAGTTGCTCGCGTGTGGCGATACCAACCAGAGGTTTATCTTCAGAATCGAGTCGCGGCCAAAGAGTATGATCTTTACGATCCGGAGGGATGCCGCGTGCATATCTGTGATCTTGGTCGATTTTGTCGAGAGCGCGGCTTGGTTTACGAAAAAATGTATAAGGTCGCTTCGGGGGTACGGATTGAATATGAAGGGTGGAAGCTGTATCCTGACCGTAAGAACAAGGTGAAGAAACCTTATGCGCTTATTAGCCCGTGGGGCGAGCGTTTTGAGGGCGTCGGGCTGCGCGCGTTCGCACTAAAGATGGGTTTACATCCTCGTACTATCGCCCTCGTCGTTCAAAAGCGAGTTAAGACGCACAAAGGATGGCGATGCGCTGACGTATCCGCCGATTGCGCTTTGGCCCATAAGGGACGCGACTATACGCTTATTGGTCCGTCAGGTGAGGAGATTCGTATCAATAACCTCACGGCCTATTGCCGTAAGCACGGTTTATCATATGATATTATTCGCCACGGTGGACTGTCCCGGGGGTGGAAACGTAAAGAATGAGCATACTACCGATATTCACGTCTCACTACAGTGTCGGACATTCACTTCTCACCCTAGAGGAGCCCGGCAAGGGGAAGGCTGGCGGTCCCGTTAGTGTGTTTGACCTCGCACAAAGCGTTGGGCTGAAGGAGGTTGTGCTCGTTGACGGGAGACCTGACGGCTTTGTACAGGCCTATAAGGTGTCGACCAAGATGGGGGTCAAGCTGTGCTTCGGGATCAAGATGGTCGTTTGCGCCAACGCGGAGGACAAAAGCGATGACAGTCTCAGGTCGGAGTCGAAGGCTGTTGTGTTTGCGCGCGATACGGAGGGGTACCACAAGCTGGTGTCTGTCTGGAACCGTGCCAGCACGGCGGGTTTTTACTACTCGGCCCGCACGTCGTGGGCGTGGCTCAAGGAGCAGTGGTCGGATCATCTCTTGCTCGCTCTCCCGTGGGCATCGAGCTTCATCGCGCGCAACACGCTGACCTTTAACGCGATTGTTCCCACCCTCCCGGCCGCGCCTTGGGTGTTCAAGGAGACTGATACGGATCTGCCCTTCGCCCGCCTCATCGACGCCGCGATAGACCGGTACGTGGCCGACACACCCGGCGCGCAGGTGGTGCCGATGAAGTCAATCTACTACGCCCGTGATGAGGACCTGAAGCCCTACGTGGTGCTCCGTGCGATCCACAACAGGGCCACCTTCGAGAGACCCAAGGTGGACCACCTCAGCTCATGCGCTTTTTCCTTCCAACGCTGGAGGACCCTATGCCAACCCACACCCTCAACGGCGTAACCTTTTCGCGCGACACCTTCATCACGTACTACGTGGCGGCGTGGCTGGCGTCGTGGTCTTCGCAAGTGAGGTTCACCGACCACCCCTATCTGAAACCGCACGCGTTCGTCCAGCCGGCAGATGAAGCCCTGCTATGCGCCGAGGCCGCGTGGGAGGCTCTGGTCGGGTTTCGGTCTGATGCGTCATGACCGATTTCACTCGTGAGCCGCGCCAGTACGAAGATCCCTCTCAGCTGGTCTTCCCGCCCGAGCTACTCGCCAAGGCGATCTCAGCCAAGCCCTGTCGTCACCCCCGCACCGCGCGCCGGGTGGGTCCACGCATCCCCGCGCGTTACGGCTCATGGGCGACCGAGATGTGTTCGCGCTGCATGAGCTGGCGGTACGATCGGGGTGGATGCAAGGGCGATCGGTTCTGGCGCGGGCTGGACGAGATGGTAAGGTTGCTCCACCGCGAGGATGAGGATTGACATGGGTGGTCAACGTGGCTATGATGAGGTGATGACGCCCTGTGAACAGATGGAGGAGACGCAGTGATCGGCAGTGGTCTCACCCGCTATAGCGACGAGGTCTTTCTTTGCTGGGACACCGAGTCGTGCCATCCATCGCTTAATCTTGCTTACGCGCGCCCGTGGGAGCTGACCTACGCTCTCGCCACGCTCAAGGGTGGGATTCAATCCATTCATACCCACCTGATCCGCTGGCCCAACATGGTGCTGACGGAGGACAATCCTTCCCTCGCCCACTTTGATCCCGTCCGCTACGAACGCGAGGCGCGCGACCCGCGCGAGGTGTACGGAGAGTTCGGCCCGCTCCTGCGCAAGCATCGCTCGGTGTTTCACGGGGGGTTGGGGTTCGACGTGTACGTCGAGGGCGTCTGGCGGCGCGAGATCGGGCTGCGCGCCGACTATGAGTGGCTGCGCAATCCGGGGTGTCTGGACACCAACTGCCTGTCCAAGGCGCTAAAGGGTCAGTGGACCCCCGACACCAGTTCGCCCGAGGCGTTTCTCGCGTGGCAGTATCGGGCTTATCATACCTTTCTCCCCAAAGGCACCAAGACCAAGTTGGGCGATATGTGCGTTGAGCTAGGTATCGAGTTTGATGCCAAGCAGGCGCACGGGGCCGAATATGACGTTACCCGCACGATGGCCCTGCTCAAGGAGCTTGTGTTCAAGATCGAGGTATGACCGCCTTCACTAGCCAGTTCACCCCGCTCGCGTTCCCCCATTTCGGGATGGTCAAGCTACCATCCATCACGATCACACCTGAGCAGAAGGCCTCGGTCGGTCTTCCTGCCACCGCGACCAATCAAGCGTTCCTGCTCGCCTTGGCGCGGGCGGGGTATACCAAACGGGAGGCGGTCATCCCTGTTCAGCGACGTAAAGAATATGGTGATCGGGTTAAACGCGAGCTGGCGACGTTCGAGGAGCTTGGGTTCACGGACTACGTGTTGCTGGTCTGGCTGGTCATCAACAAGGCGCGCGAGCTGGGGGTGTTCATAGATTACGGAAGAGGCTCGTGCGCTGGGAGTTGCGTTTTTTGGCTGCTTGGCATCACGGGCGTCGATCCCATTGCCAAGCGCCTCCTCTTCGAGCGGTTCGTCTCGCGCGTGCGCTCCAAGAAACAGGTCATCGACGGCGAGACCTACCTCCAAGGCGACCTGATTGCCGACGCCGACCTCAACCTCGGCACCGGTCTTGACCAGATCGTGGCGTGGCTGGAGACCCTCTACCCCGGCGCGGTGTGTAAGATCGTGACCCACGGCACCCTCAAGGGCAAGGTGCTCATCAACGACGTGTACAAGACCATGGAGGGGGCCTCGCAGGAGGAGTCGCAGCGCATCTCGGGGATGGTCGAAACCAAGTACGGGGTGGTTGAGGATGTGGCAGACGCCTACGAGAAACACCCCGACTTCAAGCAGTGGGCCGACAAGCACAAGGAGACCTACGAGGTATGCCTGCGCCTGCGTGATCTGATCCGCCAGAGCGGTGTGCACGCCAGCGGCTACGTACTCTCCGCGCGCCCCTTCGATGGCTTTCTCCCCATCCAGCTGAGCAAGGACAAGGAGATCATCTCGTGCTACGAGATGGAGGACGTGTGCAACTACGCCGTCAAGCTGGACCTACTCGGACTCATCACCAACAAGGTCGTCAAGGAGGTGATCGACGCGACGGGGGTGGACATCACCACGCTTAATCTCGACTCCGACCCGTTCATCTACGACCGTTTTCAAGATGGCAAGCTGCTCCCGTGGGGGCTATATCAGATCTCGGCGGACTGCGCATATGGCGTGACTGCCGCCATCAAGCCCAAGAACATATTCGAGCTGAGCGACGTGAACGCTATAGCCCGCCCGGGAGCCCTAGCGTACCTCTCGGGCTACGTCGAGAACAAGGCGCAGTGCCCGCACCCGGTCTTCGAGACCATCCTCAAGCCGACGCGCTTTTATTGCTTATATCAGGAACAAATGATGCATATGGCTGTGGCTGTGGGGTTTACATTGGATGAGGCCGAGATCCTGCGCAAGATCGTGGGCAAGAAGCAGGTCGAGAAGGTCAAGGAGTGGAAGGACAAGATCTACGCGCGCGTGGCGCAGAGCAACCTGCCCGCCAATCTGGGCGACATCCTGTGGAAGATCCTTGAGGACAGCGCGTCGTACTCGTTCAATCTGTCGCACTCCCTCTCCACGAGCTACCTGACCGCCCTCACGGTCTACCTCAAGTACCGCTACCCGAAGGAGTTCATGTGCGCGTGCTTGAACGCCGCCAAGGACATTGATGAGCGTCGTCAGATCGGGCAGGAGCTGGGCCAGTTGGGTATCAAGATCCTCCCCGCCGACATCATCAAGTCGCGCCCGCGCTTCACCATCGAGGGCGATGGTATCCGCTATGGGTTGGAAGCGGTGCGCGGCGTCAAGAGTTATGCCGACAAGCTGGGGTCGTTCAACCGCGTGTTCGAGTCCAAGTTCACCATCTTCGAGGTTGCCAAGGCGGCCAAGATCAACATCTCGGTCCTGACCTCGCTCATCTACGCGGGTTGCCTCGACTCCATCATCTATGATGGCTCATCCCGCGCCAAGCTCGCGCTGGAGGCCCAGCTTTACAACCTCTTGACACCCAACGAGAAGGTGCTCGCCAAACGGTATGCCGACGAGTACAAAGACGACCTGCTCGCGCTGGTGAGGGGTATCGGCGAGAAGAAGAACGAGAAGGGCAAACCGCTGATCCAGCCATCGCGCATGACGACGCTACGTCGGGACTACGCCCCGTGTTGGGAGCAGTACACTGCCAACGCCAAGAACGAGCTGCTCACGAGCTACGTGATGGAGCGCCACCTGTTGGGCTTCTCTTACTCCGCCACGCTCCATGGGTGCTATGCGTCGCGCATACCAACCCTCATCCCCCTCAAGGACATCGCCCAACACAAGGGCACCAAGGAGGTCTTCAAGTGCGTGGCTATCGTTGAAGAGGGGAAGGTACACATCAGCCAAAAAGGTGCGCCCTATTATCGGGCAGACGTGTTTGACGACGACACCAGTGCGCGCATCATGCTGCATGGAGCAGAAAGAGTCGAGTCGTGCAAGGGGTATAACGGCGACCTCCCCAAGGCCGGTGACATCATCACCCTCACGGGCCAGCTATCCGCGGATGGCAAGATGATCTTCGCCGATAACATCGTCGTGCAGCCCGCGCTCGTCAAACTCAAGAAGACCGACGCCCCCGAGATATGACCCGTCCCACCTTCGTCACCTGTCAAGACCGCCTCACCCAACTGGTCGCCGAGGACCAGCCCGAGGACTACCTCTTTGACGAGCAACCCATTCGGGTAGGCAACGCCAAGCTGACCTCCTTCCTCGTTCACTACACCACGCGCGGCGGCGCACCCCGCGAGGCGCGGCTGGTGTTCGGCGGCGATCAGAGGCTGCTCTTCGCCTTCGTCATCGACCCCGGGATGTGTGGCCACGCGCTAGAGGAAGGCTTCGACGCGCAGAAGGCGGACGAACTGGCCACATTGCGCGTGGACGGGTTGGACGCGGTTGTGGGGTACCTGAAGGGACTTGACACGCGCGGCTAACGCGGCTATGATGAGCACATGACCTTCCATCATCCCGTGATCACTCCCGACGCCGACGAGGCGGATGAAAAGCATTGGCGGCGCACGGCTGTCGGTGAGCAGATCAAATCAGCGTGGCAGGCCTATATCCTGCTTCCCCAACCTCACTGGCGCATCAGTGCCTTCTACACCTCGGACCGTGAGGTCGTATCCGGGCGTACGTCTTACAGGGCACCAAACAGCCTCAAAGCATGGTGCTCGGTTCTGCCTGAGCTAACGCGCAAGTGGGTGCGGCGATGGAGGGGGTTGGCGTGAAAAAGCGGGACATCGACACCCTTGTGGGGTATGCCATCCATGACTGGTGGCAGGTTGGTGACTACAGTCTATGTTTACGTACCACCGGCCCGTCTGGCGGTGAGGCACATTGGGACATCCAGTTGGACGATGATGGTGGGGGCACCGGCAACGCCAGCCACGCTTATTTTGGCGACATTCGTCTAAACGACCTGCTCGGTCACACCATCACCGCCGCGCGCCACGAGGACGAATCGTCCTATGGTGTGCTGTTGATCCTTGAGGCCGGCGATAAACGGGGGTGTATCCCCATCGTCCACGACCACAACGGGTACTATGGCTTCAGCTATGAGGTCGTGCCTTTCGTGCCATGAAGCAGTACTGCATTGTCTATGACCTCGACGGCGAGGCTTATGTCATACCCGCCACCAAGCGCAAGGCATGGGACACCTTCTTGGCTATTCCTGTGGACGACGAGCGCAAGGTACCCAAGTGGGCCGAGCGCATAGATAGCCCACTCTCAATCACCTTGACACGATGACTACCCACGAGTTCGCCCGTTCTCTCCTCGCGCTGCCTGACCTGCCGGTCTTCCATTTTGATCCCTCCCTCGCCGGGCTGGACGAGGAGATTGATCACTCACTCACCGAGCCCGTGGCCGAGGTGTGTCGCCCTGACCGCTGGGACAAGCGATGGAAGCCCTTCGTGACCATCAGCTCGGTCGAGGACCGTACGGAAGAGGCGGATGGCATCGACGCGATGCGCGACGACCGCCAGCGGCTCGATTGGGTGTTGGCCATCCTCGCCACGCGCGGTACGGATGGGTTGAGAGACATCATCCCGTGGGAACCACCCTGCCCACCTGACCGCGATAGTCTCGACATCGCGATGGGGCGGTGTCCGACCCCCTAATGGCCGTCGTCGCCGACTTCATCTGCTCGGTGTGTCAGACCAAAAGGCACGAGCTGGTCGTGTGGGGCGAGTACGGCACGGTGTGTGCGGTCTGTCGGACTGAGCAGGTCAAGGCCGAGTCCTCCGCTAAACGCATGACCCTCAAGGGGTTGACGGCGTTGACGGTTGAGGAGAGGTTGGCGAGGCTAGAGGCGGAACTGTATGACCTCCCCGCGCTGCGGCGGCGAATCGAGGGTTTGGAAGCGGGTCAGGCTCGGTACTGACGCATCACCCCATCGTGATGCGACGATGGGTGTATATCCTCTTGGCCACGCGCTCTAGTAGGCGGCGGTGGAGTGTTACCGAGGCGGGAGACATCGAGCTACCGCCAAGTCTACCCCTATAATCCCCGCCGCGCTGGGTGTATAGTGGACGACGGACTAACACCCGCCGCGAGACACGTGTGTGATAACGCGATACTCGCTATGCCCAATCTCGATGCCGGAAGTCCCGGAGTGTCGGGCGCAGTTCGACGATGTTCGCAGCGCATATCAATAGACTGTCGGGGTAGCTCCCCTTCACCGCTCGCGACCAGACGGCTTGCTGAAAGGCAAGTGGCGTTCCTCGGATGACCCTCGCGCGGCTCTGACACGACTGACCTGTCCAGTGATGGATGGGCGAAACGGCTGGTTCGGGCAGTCCTGACTCGCGCATGGTCTAGTAGGTCGTCCCTGAAGCACCATGCTCACCTCGTCGCCCGGTTAACGGTCACGCTTGTCTTTCGTATCGGCAGGCAGCCACCGCACCCCAGTTGGGTTTCAAGCCCCTAGAGAGAGGTCGCTGGATGGAAAGGGCGATGTTGCGCCTCACGGTGCAGATGCTGCGGTAGATGTCGGCTAAACCGTTCCCCGGTCCCGCTTTGCTACGTTGGTCTCCTAGTCTCACCCCTTTTGGGGGTGGTGTCTTTTCCGACCCTAGGACCCAATGTAGCCATCCAGCGCGCCCTTACGGGCGAGCAGGGAAGAGGGCTTCCCGTTCAGGGTCTGCCGACCCCTACCCAGCCCCTCAAACCCCAAAGCGGGAGGGTTAAGGCTAGGTGTGTCCACACTTGACTCTCTCGGTCAACCCGCCTACCCTAGGGTCTATGGCTAAGGCTCCCGAGACAAGCGTGTGCGTGTTCAGTGACGAGAACCCGCCGCGGTACCGATACCTCCTAGACCACACCGTCGATGACACGGTCCCGAGCTACGCTCGAAAAACGGTCATCTTTATTCTCGCCAACCCCTCGGTCGCCAATCAGACCCAGCTAGACCGCACTCTGCGCCGCGCGCGAGGCTTCACCAAACGGTTAGGGGGTCATCATATGGCCATCCTCAACGCCTTCGCTTTCGTCAGCCAAGACCCGGCGGGAATGCTCAACGCAGATGACCCGGTCGGCCCGCTCAACGACCAGATCATCGCCAAGACCATCGCGCGCGAGGGGGTCCTTCATGTCATCTGCGGGTGGGGTCATCTGGGTACGCACCGTGGGCGCGACAAGGAGCTGATGGCGATGCTGCCGGGGCAGCTGTCCTGTTTGGGGCTGACCAAGGGTGGACAGCCTCGACACCCCCTCTATCTCAAGGCCGACGCTCCTCTCCTGCCCTTTGGGTACGTGGTCAATCCGAGCTTGACATCACCATCCAACTCCGGTACGGTGAGCGCATGTCCTCCTCCCCCGACCTCATCCTCTGGGTGATCGTGGCGGTGGTGGTGGCGATTGTCATCTTCATCATCGACCAGATGGACCCGTTCGAATGATCCCTGATCTATCTCTCACCTCATGGGCCGGCATCGCCGCCGCTGGTGCCTTCATCGCCTCGGGATGGCGCACCATCCTTGCGGGATGCCGATGGGTATCCGACCTCATCATCTGCCGCGTGATGCTCAAGGACGACACCGCGCGCGCGGTGATGGCGTATGCGTGGTCGAAGGGCAAGCGCAACCCGTTTGGGCTGAGGATGTTTGGCGGGTTGACTACGTTCGTCGCGCCCAAGCGAAGGGTTGAGGTTGTGGGTTACGAGAGTGTGACCAGCGAACCGGTGCTTTTCTGGATGGGTCGCGTGCCCATGCTCATCAGTTGGGGTATGACCTGCAAGGAGCACGATCGGCTCAACGTGGGCAATCAGATCGGTGGGCCGGCGATGCCTACCACCCTGCGGTTCCTTCGCGGCACGTTGAATGTCGAGACTTTTATCGAGGCGGCCATCACCGCCTACAACCAGAAGCGACAGATGACTGACGACGCAACGCGCCGTCCCAAGCGGTTCAACGTCATCCGCATGACCGGCCCGGTGCGGGGCGAACACGAGTTGTCGATGAAAGGGTCGGGCTCTGAGAGCCCCAATAGCATCAGTGGTACCGCTTCCGATTTCCTCATTCAACTCCAGCGCGGTGAGATGCGCACGTTGACGTGGAAGCCCGAGGATTTGGTCGAACTGGGGTCGAGCGAGAAGCCCTTCACGCATCACCCGGTCGCCCCCGACATCATGGCGGCGTTCGATGACATCGGGGGATGGCTCAAGCACGAGAACTGGTTTCGCTCGCGGGGTGTGCCGTGGAGACGGGGATTCCTGATCCACTCGCCGCCCGGCGCGGGAAAGGACACGTTGATTCGCAACCTCGCCATCCAGCACGACCTTCCCATCTACGCCTTCGACCTGTCCACCTACGACAACCGCTCGTTCCCCGATGCGTACCGTGCGGTGATGCAGAACGCGCCCGCCATCGCGCTAATCAGTGACATCGACGCCGTGTTCAAGGGGCGCGAGAACGTCGCGGTCAAGGACAAGCAGCGCGAGGGGTTGACCTTCGACTGTTTGCTCAATACCCTCAGCGGCATCACCACGTCGGAGGGGGTCCTCCTGTTCATCACGACCAATCACATCGAGAGCCTCGATCCTGCACTCGGCCAACCGCGCAATGGGGATCATAAGTCCACTCGGCCCGGCCGCATCGACAAGGTGATTGAGATGGGCGCGATGCAGGAGCGCGAGCGGCGCTTGTTGGCCCAGCATGTGCTGAGTGACTGGCCCGACCAGATTGAGCCCACTGTCGTGGCGGGCGAGGGCGAGATGGCTGCCCAGTTCCAAGAGCGGTGCGCGCAGGTCGCGCTCAAGGCGTATTGGGAGAGGGGGCTGACCAGCGAGGTTGTACCTGTGGCGGCACGAGCGGTTGATGAATCGGCGCGACGCGAGGACGATAGTAAATGGGCAGATGAACAGGCGTTGATGCGCGCGCGACGTTTTATGCAAGCGAAATCCTTATGAGCATCCACCTCACCCCCGAGGAACAGACGACCTTGACGATTGCCCTCGCCCTCGAAAATGAGGGCTTCACCTCCGCCGCGCAGTGGCTGCGCAATCAGATTGCCGCGCTGAGGGGCATCAAATGGGATCAACCACCGCACCCGGGTGGGTGGGAGGCCGTGTTTCGCACTCATCGGGGAAGCTTACCACCAGTGGTGACCCCAACCCCAACCGCGCATCAACCGGCCATTCTGCCGGACCAGATTGTCGGCGCGCCGTTTGACGAGACCTTATGACCGTCGAGACCACAGACTACACTCCCGAGGGTAAGACCCTCTCCGATTGCTCTCCCGCCGAGTTGATGCACACTGTCCTTGCCATTCGTCAGCACGGTATGCTCCGGATGCACGCCGCCGAACGGTTGATGAACCGTATCAACGACGAGCTGGAGTCGCGCAAGCTGGGGTTATTCACCTACGAGGACAACGGCACCGATCCCGATGACAAGGGGATGGTGCACGCCATCGGGCCGCTTCAAGACACGTTACGCACCGACGACCATCATCACGTCATCCTCATCCGCAACGTGGACCGTCAGTACCGGGTCCTGACCGTCAATGGTCCGTTCTCCAAGGTGCGCGCCGAGGTGCGGGCATTTTGCGATGCGCCGTCTCGTCATCCCAAGGTCGAGCCCCTCGATTTGAGCAAAGGCCCTGTGGTCTTGCCCAGCGGGACTATCGTCGGGATGGTTGACCCATTTATTCCATGACCCTCACCGACCAAGACCTTGACAACCTCCTCGCCATCCTCGCTGAGCGAGAACGACTCAAAGCGTTGACCAACCGCGCGCTGGTGTTGGAGGTGTTAGGCCACCCAGCCGCCGACGATCCAGTGGTGATCGAGCTGATGAACCGGGTGCTCCCCGGTTGGGAGCACGGCTTTACAGAGGAGGAGACTGAGTCATGATCCCCACCACCCTAGACGAGGCCGTCGATCAGATCATCGCCTCGATGTCCGAGGCCGCCAAGGCGGGCTGGCGTGCCTCCAAAGACGGGTATGCTGCGCGTCTGCATCGCGGCTTTGGTACCGCCCTCCGCAATGACTGGGGCCTCTGGTACAACAAGACCCCCATTGCGCGGTGGTTCCAGTCATATGGGGTGCTCCATGCGGACGACCGCTCGGGGATCATCCTCGACGCCGTACACGCGCGCCTGAAGGGCCTCCCCTTCTCCATTGACGAACAGGCGGTCTACTACAAGGCGTGGTGGGCCAAGCGGGGGATGAACGCGGATGGCAGCCCGCGGACGGCGGTGAGGCGTCTGTTTGTCAAGAAGGACGGGTCGGTTACCGAGGACCCATCATGACCGACCACGTGTGCCGTCAACCGCAGACCTGCACCTGCTCCATTCAGGCCTTGGAGCCCGACGAGCAGTGTCCTATCCACGGCGCGGGCGAGTGGCCGCCGAGATGTGAGATCTGCGGACGGTTGATGCCATGGCCCAAGGAGGCCGAACCCCATGACGACTGACGTATGGACCCCCTATGCCCAACAGGGCCACGGCAAGGGCCATTCTCCCGTACCTGAGGCCGGGTTCTACGGAGCGTTGCTCATAGGCACGTGCCTGCTCGCGTGGGTGTTGCGCAAGATCCGGCGATGAGCTTTTTACCCAATCCTGTTCCATCGAAAGGGAGGTCTCGCTACCCTCGCTGGACCCTGCGTGACGGCACCAAGGTGAGGGTCGAAGATATGAGCGACGCTCACGTCAAACGCGCGATAGTCTACCTCGAACGCAAGGCCCAAGAGCGGTGGCCCGATTTTGTGCGCGAGTGCAACGCGGCGATTGGGTGTTGGGATGAGCAGATGGGCGGGACGACGGGTGTTGAAGACGCCCTAGAGGACGCAAACGGATGGACCGTCTGTCTCCACCCCATGCACGAGCATCTGGTCGCCGAGGCTGAGCGGCGCGGGTTGGAGGTGGAGCGATGATCCCCACTGACATCCTCCGTACTGCCGATATCCTCCGTACCATGGCGGCACGCCGTCCCGACTATCCCGTTTACACGGTATGGAACGCGCTGGTCATCTATATCCCCGAGGACCAGTGGATGAGTGCGGTGGAGCGTTATGCCGATGCGCTGGTGCCGGACTGGAGGACCCTATGCGACTAGCTATCATCGGGTTGCGCACCGCGACTGACTATGCCATCCTTGATGGGGTTATGGCACGCCATTTTACCGCCCCGATGGGCAAACAAGACGATACGGTCGAGACCATCGTGACCGAGGTGATCAGCGGCGGGGCCGCAGGAGCAGACACCCTTGGCGCTCGCTGGGCTACTGAGCGCCAGATCAAGTTGACGGTGTTCAAGCCCGACTGGAACCGCTTCGGCAAGCGTGCGGGGTTCGTGCGCAACGAGGACATCGTCGCGGCGGCGGATGTCGTGCTGGCGATTTGGGATGGCTCGTCAAAGGGCACCCAGAACAGCCTCTCTATCGCCAAGCGTCTCAAGAAGCCCACTATCATCATCTACTCATGAAACTCCCTTCCCATATCCTCAAGCAGGTCAAGTGGTTCGAGCATGGCACTATCCTCATTTGACGTGAGTCAAACGCTGACATTCCCGCTTCACAGGCCCCACAGTCGGGGCCTCCCCGGGCGTATCTTTCCGGCGTGCCTGCCGGTAGTTTTCGGCCAGCAAGCTGGTCGAAGAAGTGTCTTGCGTACGAAACGCCATAGCGCGGATATTCCGCGCGGCGTTGACATCACGGTCGTGGGTTATACCACAGACGCATGTCCAGTTTCGGTCGGCGAGAGTCAAATCGCGCTTGATGTGACCGCATTCGGAGCACGTCTTGGACGACGGCTCGAAGCGACCTATCACGCGGACATTGACGCCATACCACCTAGCCTTGTACTCGATCTGACGGCGCAGTTCGCGCCATCCTGCGTCCTGAATCGACCTGTTCAGGGCTCGCCCGCGACGAGATGTCGTGAGCATATCCGACACCGACAGATCCTCGATGCACAGCGTGGTGGCGTGGCTCTTGCGCACCAGATAGCTGGACACCTTATGGAGGTTGTCGTTGCGGATGAAAGAGATACGTTCGTGGGTCAAGGCTACACGTTGCCGCGCCTTGTTCCGATTCGCCGAGCCCTTGACCTTGCGCGACAGGCGGCGTTGTCGAATCTGAAGGCGGCGCAGGTACCGCTTCAACGCGCGCGGGTTCTCGAACCGTTGACCATCGCTCGTCACGATCAAATCCTTGAGACCAAAGTCAAGACCAAGAGCATGGTTCTCCTCGGCGAGTGGCGGCGTAGGCTCTGTCAACCCATCCTCAACCAAGATCGAGACGTAGATCTTGCCCGTTGCAACGCGCGAGACGGTGGTAGTCTTGATCTCACCGTCAAAACGGCGGTTGAAGCACCCCTTGAGGCCCTCACGGAAGCCGATCAGACTCACACGCTGAGTGCCGAAGTCAACTTTGGTCTTCTGAGGCAGCTGAAAGGAGTCATGTTGACCTTTGGCCTTGAAACGCGGGAACGAGGCTTGCCGATTGAAAAAACGCGTAAAGGCGGCATCAAGGTTGCGCAATGCCGATTGCAGAGCTGCCGCGGGTACCTCCTCCAACCACTGCGTTTCTTCTCTCTCTTTCAACTCGGGCAGATGTGCCTGAAGCTCGTAAAGCGATACACTCACCCCCGCCTCCATATATCGCGCCGTTTTCTCGGCGAGAGCCCAGTTGTAAATCCAGCGGACGCAACCAAACACCTTAGCCAGTTTAACTTGCTGGTCGGGGGTGGGGTAGATACGGTAGCGGTATGCTTTGAGCACGCTACGCTATACACCGAGCGTAACAGTGGCGATGGTAAAGGGATTGTAAAACGTATTGTTGAGCTGCTCGCCCAGCTCAAGACCCAATGCCCCGAACAGGCTTGACAGTCCGATTCAACTCCCCTAGACTGCTCCTATGACCAATCGCGTTTGCCGCCGCCTTCGCAAGCTTTTGAATCTCCCTAGGGTCCCGAAGACCATGGGGACGGTTGACAGGCTGGCGTATAGAAACCTCAAGGCCAGATTCAAACGGTTGCCGGCACCCGCGCGCGCCATTTTCTTAGCCAACCTCAAAACCCTCCAAGCATGAACCCCCAACCCAACCCCGAGATCGTCGAGGCCGTCGAGCAGATCGTCTCTACCATCGACATCATCGCGCTCAATCCGCGCATGTGGTATTCACTTGCCAAGGTTTATCGTACGGCGCTAGATGCCCTCGTGGCTGAAGGCTTCGCCCGCGAAGAGGCCATCACCATCCTGAGCCGCCAAGGGGCGGTGAAAGGCTGATATGACCGTCGCCGCCCTAATCAAGGCCCTCCAGAAGCAGGACCCCAAGGCCCACGTGATCCTGTCCAGCGATCCCGAGGGTAACCACCACTCGCCTCTCTACTCCGCCACTCCCGCCGTATGGGACGGCGAAGACCTCCGTCTGCGCGAATGGACGGATGACGATGTCTGCCTTGATCCTGACACGTGGAAGGCGATGAAGAGAGACCCCAAGATGCGCGCTATCCTTCTATCCCCCGAATCATGATCCTCGAAGACGCTATTGCCACCCTCATCGAATCTGCCCGCGAGCACGGTCTCCCTTCGGAGACCACTAATGCGTTGGTTGCTGACCTCCGCAAGGCTGCCAAGGAGGAGGCCGCATCTCGCGATAAGGTTTCCGCCCCCAAGACGCGCCTTGTGGCATTTCTGCGCTCATCTGATCCGGTCGTCATCCGCGCGGCCGAAGCCGGGGTATTTATTGCCTCGGTTCCTGACGACGCCTCTACCGCAACCTATAGCGGACAGAGTCTTCTTGGCCGCCTGCGTTCCGCCATCACCGCTCATAACGACGCACCCAAGGGCAAGCGCAAGGCCAAGGTGGTTATCCAGACGTGGCAGCAAGCCTTCGCGCATCTTCGCCCAAAGACCATCAAAGCCTCAGGCAGTGTGATCGGCATCAAGCAGAAGGGTACCCCCGCCGAGGTCGTGGTCCTGACCAAAGAGGAGGTCAAATGAGCGCGCTTGGTCGCATGTTTTTTATTCTCATCGGCACAGCATACATATCAGTGTTCGTGGGGGCTTCGTGGGTCCCAATGTGGGTTGCCGTTGTTTGGGGCACGATTCTCGGTCTTGCGGCAGAACCCCTCGCCAAATGGGTAAGGGAGGGCGCATGACCCCCGAGCGTAAGGCCGCATCGCGGTTGGGTTGGTTGCCGATTCTCGGCGCGATGTGGATCATCGTGTTCGTCTGCATCGTACCACCGATCTGGTATGTGTCTCTGCCTATCGCCCTTGTTTGCGGGATGATTCTAACCCATTACGAACCGGCGCTTTACCGCTGGGTCACCGCGCCCGAACGGGAGGTCAAATGAGCCCTACATCTCTGGTCCCCGTTGCCAAGCAAGACGCCCTGCGCGCCGCCGAGGTGATGCTGAAAGACGTAGACAAGCGCCGTGCGGCAGAACGCACCAAAACGATCCACGGGGTTCTTGACACACGCCGTGTGCGTACCGGCTGGTTCAAGACCCGTCCCATCACGCCCGACGAGGCTGAGCGGCTTGTTGACCAGCCCCACGACATCTTCGATGACGATTGGCGCCTTGGTCTGTGGCGTCTTGAGTACGAAGGCAACAAAACCCTTGCAGAACGCCTTCAGGCCGCCGTTCAGCTCACCTGCGACGGTACCATCTGGCTCAACCTAGAGGAGGCGGCGGTGGTGCAGTCCTTTCTATGAACACCTACCCGATCATCGACGTAGACTGGGTCAGCATGGTCGAACCCCTCACGCCCGGCTGGGACGTGTGGGAGGTGGATGCTGTGCTAGACACGGGCGACACCATCCATGGGACCATCATTGGCGACGGGGTCAACTCGTTCGACATCGAGTCGTTCACGCCGGATGAGTAACCCCTATCCTCATCTGATCCGCGAGTACGCGGTCATTGACGAGATGGAGTACGACCGCCTCGGTAAGGCAGGTGTCCGTAAGCTCATGGCGGATGTAGAGGCAAAAGCCCGCGCGGTGGCCAAGCGGGTTGGCATCAAGCGCATCAAGGTTCGCGCCAAGAGGTGGGACTTGGATGTGCTCTGCGGATTCACCGACTACCCCATGTACCTCTGCGGACCCGATGCGCCGCGCATCGAGACCGCGGCCGATGTGTTCAAGCACGTTTGGCATCTCAACAACCCTCGCGCGCGCTATGAGTGTGTGCTGGAGGACAAGGCCCTGTTCGACCAGAAGCGGCGTGAGTGGCTTGATGGGTTGGTAGCGCAGGCGCGCGCTGAGGGTATTGACTCCCTGCGTGAAACGTGGGCTCCCAACGTGATCGCTATGGTCAAGCGAAGGATGCGATGAACCCCCTTCTCATCTGCTACCTCCTCGCCGTCCACTGGGTGGCGGATTTCGTGCTCCAGACCGACGAGATGGCGTTGAAAAAATCGACCTCCAACCGTTGGCTCACGGACCATGTGGCGGTCTATACCTGTGCCCTAGCCTTCCTCACGCTCTCGCCGTGGTTCGCGCTTATCAATGGGTTTCTCCACTGGGGCACCGACTACGTCACCTCGCGCTGGACGACGCGGCTGTGGAAGGCCGAGCGGCGGCATGACTTTTTCGTCGCGATCGGTGTGGACCAGTTGGTTCACACCACTACGCTTGTGTTGACTGCCTATTGGTTTCTATGACCAAGACCCTCATCCTCCACCTCTGGCCCGCCAACAACATGGCCGAGCTGCTCGACGGCAAGACCACCGTGTTTATCGGCAACACGTGGGACTGGCATCCCGGTTGTCACGGCACGACCCTTCGCTTGCGACGCAAGCTGGTTGACATCAAGTGGCCCGATTACGTGAGGGGGCCGCACGCAGTCGCCCAGATGATCGCCGAGCAGGTCGGCGCGCGGCTCAAGGTCAAGGTGTACAAGCGGGCGTGGAGGCGATGATTCGGGCCTTGACACGCCTGTTCAACCCTGATAAGGTGTCGTCCATGATCGTCTCTACCAACCCCGGCGTGCTTGACATGAGGGGGCTTAGGCTGTTTGGCTTATCGGCCAAGGTCAACGAGAACCCGCGCGGGATGTTCGGGTCTGGTCTCAAACATGCCGTCGCCATTCTACTGCGCACCGGCCATACCGTCACGCTGTACCGAGGGCTGGAGCGTCACGTCTTCGGCGTCAAGCCCATCGAGATGCGTGGCAAGGACTTCAAGGTCGTCACGCTCGATGGCGAGGAGCTAGCCTTCGGCACCGATCTCGGGCCACATTGGACCGTCCCCATGGCCTATCGCGAGATCCACTCGAACGCGCTGGACGAGAAGGGCGAGACCACCCGGATGACCGAGTACACCCCGCGCACCGACCAGACCGCCATCGTGGTCGAAGGGGCCGAATATGAACGGGCCTACAACCAGCGCGATCTCATCTTCCTGTCCACAACCCCCATCCTGTCCACTGACAAGCTGGACATCCACGCTGGGTCGAGCCGCTATGCCTACTATCGCGGCGTGCAGGTGTACGAGCTGCCGCGCCCGTCTCTGTACACCTACAACCTGCGCCACCTGTCCTTCGGGCTGACCGAAGACCGCACCCTCAAGGACTCGTGCGACATCCATTGGCGGGTCGCCGAGGCCGTGGCGCAGATCACCGATGAGACCTTCCTGCGCACCGCGCTCTTGGCTCCCGAGAGTGCATTCGAGCACATGATCGGAGGCTCGTGGTCCGAAGAGCCAACCGATGCCTTTGTTGCGGCTTATCGCACCCTGCGCGAGGCTGGTCACGCGGCAGATTTGACCTCGTTGGCTAACGCCACCTATCTGCGCAAGCACAAGACCCTTCCCCTGCCCCCTCCGGTCACCCTAACCCGCATCCAACAGATGCAGCTCGACAAGGCCATTGCGTTTTGTGTGCGAGCGGGCTGGACAGTCACCGATTACCCCATCGTGGTCGTCCCCCACGCCCATGGTAACCTGCTCGCGCTGGCGGAGGACGGTAAGATCGTCCTGACGATCCGGCTGTTCGACATGGGGGTCGCGGAGGTTGTCAATGCGCTTTTCGAGGAGTACACCCACCTCACCACGGGGTACCGCGACATGACGCGCGAGATGCAGTCGCATCTGATGCGTCAGGTGGTGTGTGCCAAAGCCGAGCTAGTCGGCGAGGTTCTATGACCCTCCTCTGGCCCATGCAACCCATCGAGCGCCATTTGACTCAACAAGCGGCCCATATCCCCGAGGAGGGGGTCTACCTCAAGTCGCGTCACGTCCACGATTTCGTCGGCCACACATGGGTGGACAAAACCGGCGCGACCAAGACCTTCTGCATCGACGGTGGGCTGGACTACCAACGCCGCGTCGGCGACCTCGATCTCATCGACGCGGGCCGGGTGGTTGACTGGTCGATTTGGTCGGATGACGAGTTCGAGGTCTACCGGGACCACCTGCTCTGGGGCACCTATGGCCCCGATGGTGACCAACCCCTCCGCTGGGTCCCGCTCAAGGACTGTACGCTTGACCATCTCAAGGCCATCCAGAGGACCCAATCGCACATCGTTGGCACGATAGCCGAGAAGGTCGTGGACTGGTGGGTTAAGGAGAAGGAGGGGCTATGACCTACGACCCCCACGTCTGGCTGGTATGGAGCCGGGAACACAACGCTTGGTGGCGACCCGCCGCGGCGGGGTATTGTACCAGCGTGCTGGACGCCGGGCGCTTCACGCTTGAAGAGGCCACCGATCACTGCAATCTGCGCTCGCGCGTGGCTGGGGAACAAGACCCCGAGGTGATGATCCATGTGGACGATGCCCTCAAGGGACCGCACGGGCTGGATGACTATGCGCAATGCCGAGAGTGGATAGATGAACTGGACCCCCTGCTATGGGTCCCACCCACCACCAAGACACCCGCGCAGCAGTTCCGCGAGCTGAAGGAAAGCAGCGAACGGTTCCGCTGCGAGGTGATCGACCTGCGTTGTGCCCTCACCCAAGCCGAAGCTGAACTACGTGTGGGCGATAAATACTCGGTCTTGGCTGCGCTCCAGACCATCCGAGACGCTCTCGCCGCACAGGTGCCGCGCGAACCGGCCAATGGGACGGGATGGAAAAGCTAATGGGCTTCGCACTTCCAACTTGTCAGCCTCCCACCCGCTGCTACGGCTGCCGTCATGGTGAGGTTTGGACAAACCCCGCTGGTCATGCCACCCTATGGTGCAACCGAGCCCAGCGCGCGGCGCGGGTGAAGCGCAGCAAGGCTTTGTTTACCGTAGCCCAGCTCAACTCAACCCCTCGCCCGAAGTGGTGCCCGCTTTCTTCATGACTCCTGACCAATCCGATCCTCTCCCTGACTCTGGCCAACGCGCCCAGTTCGCAACCGGCGCAGTGCGCGATCTTTCCCTTGGGAAGGGTCACTTTCACTCGATCCCTCCCATCGCTTTGCGTAAGCTGGCGAAGCGGTTCGAGGACGGCGCACGGAAGTACGCTAAAAATAATTTTGCCAAAGGTATCCCCCTCAGTCACTTCCAAGACAGCTTGACGCGTCATATCCTTGCTTGGGCAGAAGGCGACGAGACCGAAGACCACGCTGGAGCCATCTTGTGGAACGCCGCCGTGATGATCTGGACCGACGAGGAAATCAAGGCTGGTCGACTACCCAAAGAGCTGGACGACCTTCTATACCGCAACCGATGCACGACTACATCCGCCTCCACTCCGGCCGACGCTTCCACTTCCTCAAGCCCGCGCTGAACGAGCTGTGCATCGAGGACGTAGCGCACGCCCTTGCTTACATCTGCCGATTCACTGGCCACACCCGCCAGCACTACTCGGTAGGGATGCACTCGTGTCTGGTGAGCGACATCCTCCCGCAAGACCTCAAGCTGTGCGGTCTCTTACACGATGCAAGCGAAGCATATTGCAACGATCTCGCAGCTCCGCTTAAGGCCGTGCTGCCTCAATATGTCGAGCTGGAGAATCGCGTGCAACGCCTCATCGCGCGCAAGTGGCGGTTACCCTATCCCTTCCCTGCCGCCGTCAAGACTGCCGATATGACTCTACTGGTCAGTGAGATCCGTGATCTCGTGCCCAAGGGCCAATGGAGAGAGTACCCCTACACGCCGCTCGATTATCGGATCAGACCTTGGACGCCTGAGCGCACGCGGCGCGAGTTCATGCGGCGGTTTCGCCGGTTGACATGATACGCGTTTCCACGCATAGACACACCCCCTAAACCCTGCTATCCTCTCCCTATGGACCTTCTCGCCTCTCTCATCAAGGGTCTGAAGACCCCTCCCGAAGACACATCCCTCTGGGGTCGTCTGCTCTCCCACTGGTGGGAGGTCAAGTGGTGGTGGGGGGATCATATCTGGTCACACGCGCCGCGCTGGCTGAGGCATAGCTGGAGGTCATTCGCGCGCTGGTGGCACGAGCAGATCACTTGCCGCATCAACCCGCGCCAGCGATGGTTCACCAAGCAGATCCCGCGGACTTGGACCGAGAAGGAGGAGCTGATCGAGCTATGCCTCTACGCCGCCATCATCCACTTCGTTGAGGGCGAAGACTGCTTCAACACCACCACCATTGACGAACCCCTCGCGAGCGAGCTGCGTGCCGTATACGACTGGGCCAAAACCGGCCGCGCCGCGGCGTTGGCGGCTCAACAGGCCTCGTGGCATCCCGGTGCATGGGAGATGTGTGGAGTCACCATCGGCGAGGGCGTGGAGCGGGGGTCCACGGAGGAATATCGCCGTCTTGGCGACGAGATCGAGGCACGGGACACCAGATGGCTTCAGTGGATCGTGGTCAACCGCGCGCACCTATGGACCTAGACGCCTTCACCACCACCGTCCTCTTCGTCGCCGCCATTGGATGGTCGGCGCTGGGCATCGCGATGTGCCATGAGCTGTACCATCTGGCCCCAACGTGGCGATGGAAGGCGTTTCTCATCGCAGCGGGCGGCCCAGCGGTCTGGGGCGTCGCGCTGTATCGAGGATTCAAGGCCCTCCGCCATAGGGTTCTTCACCACTTCGGCGTCGACCACTTCAGCTGCTCATGACCCCTCAAGCCATCGCCACTCTCGCCGCCAGTCTGGGGTTCGACATCACACTGGACGGCGAGACCGTCCGGCTGGACGAGGATGTGTGGGTCTTGGACGATGAGTCGGGGGTCGAAGCGTGGGACAGGTATGTCGAGATCTGCCGGGTGTTGCACGCCCATGGGCTTGACATGCCCTTTGGTCTCGTTACCATAGAGCACGATCACATCAGCGGTGTAATTACTGCGCCCTTATGAACAGAGCTTGACACTCTTGGTCAATCCTGCTATACTGTAACTGTTGAAGACTCTCATCTACCGCTTCCGACTTGCTCCTAGCGTGCATCAATGTGCCATGATTGAGGCGAGTAACACACAACTGTGTCGGGTATGGAATGCTTTAGTAGGTGCCACCAAGCACGCCGAGCACGAATGCAAGCATGGACGCAAGACTTGCGTGGTCAAGCGATTAACTGATTTGCTGACCCAGAAGAAAGTCGTCGGGATGCGCGCGGCTGCCGTGAAAAAGCTGGCAGAATCCAAAGCAATATCATTAACGGATGCCAACAATCTTCTCACCCGCGAGCAGGTCGCCCGTGAGAGTCGCACGATTGTGCGCAAGAATGGAACCAAAGCGCGACGGTGTTCTATTCGTAAGCTGGCGTTGGCCTATGCCATTGCTACGGTAGGTCATCAGATCAACCGCTTCGGAGTGGAATCCGCCGCGTTTTGGGGAGTGATTGAAAAATTCAAAACCTCTACCGCCGACTATCCATTGGGCAAACGGGGTGCGCCCCGATTCAAACGAGTGGGTGATAACGTGTCCATGCAGGCTCAGACCAAGAATCAACACGTCAAGGAGGGGGTCGTTGACCTATCGCGTTTAGTCGGTTCTAGTTGTTCCTGTGTCCACATGATTCAACACCGCCCGATTCCAGACGGCGCGATTGTCAAGCAGATGGCCGTGGTTAAGCAAAATGACCGGCTGTTTGTGGCCATCTTTGTTGATGTGCCAGATGCGGCGGCGCAAAAGAGTTTAATGGCAGCTAGTGGAGCGACGGCTGGTATTGATCCCGGCCGTAAGACGGCAGTGTCGCTCAGTTCTACAGACGGAACAATCCAACAGGTTGTCTCGCCCCCACTCTTGCGGGACAAACGGTTCATGCGTCGCACGGCGCGGTTGGCACGCAAGTTGGACAGGCAACGCCGCTTTGCCAATCCAGACCGCTACAATGAGGATGGCACCTTCAAGCGCGGAGCGCGCGGTGTGTGGGTGACAACCAAGGGAATGACTAAGACCCAAAAGCGTGCGAACGATTTGCGTCGCCGTCTTGTGGATGTACGCACAGAGCACTATCGTCTCAAAGCGCGCGAAGTGTTGAATCAGTTTGACCACGTTGGGATCGGTACATGGCGGCCCAAGGGTGCGCCGGGTGAAGGACAAGCCAAACGCGCACAGTTGCGCAAGGACGCAGATAACGCTTTGGGTCAATTCGCGGGTATCCTTCGGGACTATGCTGCGCGCAATGTGACCCCCAAGAAGATCTACGATATCAATGAGGTCAACACCACCCGTCGTTGCATCAATTGTGGCGAGATGACGGGGCCGAGTGGGTTGTCCAACCTTGGGGTGCGCGAGTGGACGTGTTCCCACTGTGGTGCCCACCATCAGAGAGACTTTGCTAGTGCGCGAGCTATCGCTCTGCGCACTCAAATCGTGGCCGATACGCATTTGGTTAACGATGGTCCAACGACCAAAATTCAGCCTGTTCGTTATGCCGCAAAGCGTAACAAACGAAGTGGGTTGGTGGCGACACCAATCAATGTGCCCGTGGAACAGGAAGCGGAGGCCGCGAGGTCCCGTCTGAGTAAAAACGGTGCTCGTGCGAGTGCCCCAGTGGTAGACCATCCGGCCGATTGCACTCGCGTGCGAAAAGCCAATGCTGACGAAGGCTCTAGCAATATCCTCGCGTCAGAGCCAGCTACCAATGCCTGCAAAGGTAACCATCGCTCGCATAGTTGCGCCGTAGAACTTGAGTCCACGGTAGTTGTGGAGGAACACTCACTATGAGTGGGCGAAAGTTCGTTCAATGCGGCCTCACCACATGCGCCAGACCCTCTGCTACCTTGACACCCCTCGCGCGTGTGTGGACCTCATCGACCGGCTCAACGCCGAATATCGCCGCGAGTTCGGGCGCAGGTTGACGGTTGATATGACTCTCACTGTAGGGTCGCACCGTGATTTCCCATCGCGCCGTGATGGGACACCCCGCGATGAGTACAGCATCACCTTGCACGCGGACCCCGTAACCCAAGCCCCCGAGATCACATGGCTCATATCGAACACCCAGATCCCCGCAGCGTGAAATGGCTTTACAAGATCCGCACCTATATCGCGCCTCCCATTGAGGTGGGTTCGAGATGGGTGTGTCGCTCAGACAAGGGTAATCCGTTCGTCGAGTACGCCTACGAGGTCGAGGCCGTTGAGAACGGCTTCGTGACCTATCGCTATATCCAACCCAAGACTGGGTATCGGTATAGCGAACTCAGTTCACTCAGTGTCTCGTCTTTCCGCATCTGCTACTGCCCCCTTATCACATGACCATTCCGCTTCTCGACTGGGCCTCGGCCAACCCATGGTTGGCGTTTGGGCTATCGTTCCCCACCGCCATGGTCATCGTCAGCATGGCATGGCTCGTTGCCGCGTCGTGCGAGAACGCGATGAACCTGATTTTGCGCCTCGTCAATCAGGTGGTCAACGGGGCAGTCATCCTATTTCGCGGCTACGCTCCCATGCCTGACGAGCCCGAGCCTGACGAACAGAAATGACCCTGCTGGTGGTGTTGGGGGTGTGCATCGTGTTGGCGTTTTTCAACCATGACGACTGATTTCTTCGGCCTCTTCAATCCGCCCGGTCGGTACGGGAAGGTCATCAACTACGGGAGGACGACCGCCGTCACGTTGACCGGCTCGCCCGAGTTCCGCGCCAAGGGGTATAATCTGTTTGCGTCCTTCGGCAGCACCGACAGCACGGACCTCCCGGTTATCCGCAAGGCCGACCGACCTGACACCGATTGGTTTTGCCTCCCTCTCGCGCGCATCGAGAGCGCGGTGCGGCTGTACCTCTATGGTCAACTGCGACAGGCGGCGCCCAAACGGGAGATCCGCGACGAGGAGGGCGACCTCCTTGAGATCGTCTGCGACACCGAGCCCGCGCTGTGGGAGGAGGCAAGTACACTCGCCGCGTGGTTTGTACAGGAGATGCCAGCCGACTGGGACGCCATCCCGGCGGACGACTGGGTCACGCTCCCCCATGATGAGTACACCCTCGGCGAGGCGCGGTGCGCGACGCTGCCGGTGGGGCGAGAGGATTGATTCGGGATTGACTTGACATCGCCGTTCAACCCTGAGACACTCCCTCTATGTTCGATCCCAAATACGGCCCCAACTGGGGCTTCGCCATCCCTGACAAACGAGAACGCCCGCCCATCGACATCGACCCGCGCGAGTGGGCTCGACGCACGCAGAGCAAGAGCTACATCCGCCGCATTAAGCGGTCCGTGCAGTCCGTCGATGGCTACTTTATGCGATGCCGTGGGCGGATGAGGGGACTAACGGGTCACCAGCGCGATGCGTGTCACTATTTCGCTGCCGTCAACACCGTCGAGGACTACCGCCGTGGGCGTAGTCGGACGGACACCAACGCCGCGCCCAAGGACAGCCTCCTTTACTGATGAACACTACATACCTCCTCCTCACCCTTATTGTCATTGCCATCGCCGTTGGGGGATGGATCGTGGCAATATATTCCTCCTACAACAGCACGACGGAGACGGTTGGTGTGGCGACTGGCATCATCGGCTCAATCGTCAGTCTGGCTCTCGTCCTCGCCAGCTTTGGCGGCAATGGTACCCCCACCACCGATGAAACCACCTCCTTCTCTCTCGAACGCACTCCCTACCGAGTCATCCTCAAAGCGTTTGACCGCGAGGTCACGTTCACCGATGCGTTCACGGTCGCCAATGCGGACCGCATCGAGAGGGTGCGTCGCACCACCCAGCACAACGCGTGGGGGTTGGAGGTCGGTAACCCGACCATCGCGGCGGTGTTCAAAGAGACCAAGTGATCCCTCGGGAGGCATGATCCGCCACACTCTCGTCCGCTTGGTCTCGTTCGGGGCGATCCTTTGGCTGATGGCCGGTGTTGTTCGCGCCCAGCCTACGCAAGCGGACCCCTTTCGTTCGTATCTGGTCAGCGTAGAGGGGTATCGTCAGGCCCCTTATCGCGATCAGAATCATTGGGCCGTGGGCGTGGGCCACAATTTATCTTCGCACAAACAGCCCGTTCGTACCTACTCCCGCGCCCAAATCGACTCTTTCTACCAAGACGATCTCGCGATTACCCTGCGCGCGGCGCGGGGTGGGGTAAGGGATTTCGATACGCTGCCCCTCAGTGCGCGGCAGGTGGTGGTGGGACTCATCTGGACCACCGGCCCGGCTGGATTCAGGGGGTTCACGCGCTTCCGTCAGGCCCTATCCACCCGCGACTACCACGATGCTGCGCGAGAACTTCGCGCTTCGAAATGGTGGACCCAAGTCGGCCAAGCCCGCGCGCGGCGGGCGTATGAGGCGTTGATGAGACTATGATTGACATCACCCGACCTGTTCAGCTCAATAAGCTTCGCGAGCAACGCGAGGGGTTGCTCCCTACCGGTTATTGGTGCAAGGCATTTCTGCTGGAGGTACCGACCGTAGGACAGACGCTTCGCGCGGCCCGCTATGAACGTGCGCGCCAGCGTCCCGAGGAGCCGGAGTCGGTCAAGATCGAAGGGCTTTACGTCTCATCCCCCGTACGCACCATCACCGAGCGCGAGGACGGGTCGTTGGTGTGCGAGACCATGAACAGCACATGGGCGATTGTTCAGCTTGACAGTGGGGTTCAACCCGCCCAAGATGACACCCATGAAGGTCACGCACCCCCAAATCCTGCTCCTCCGCAAGGTGCGGAAGCCCCTGCCCCCGCCAACGGTAGTGATCCCCGACAAGAAGCGCGCGGCGGCGCGCAAGCGGGTTAAGGTCAAACCATGATCATCGCTCTCATCCTCTGGACGCTCATCGGTGGGTACTGGTACTACCAGACCACCTCCCTCTGGGCGGAGCGTCTGCTTTGGATCTCCATCCCACTGGGTGGCCCCGGCGTGTGGGTCATGGAGTGGGTGTTTCGGCGGGAGGACGTATGATCCAACCCAACTACCGCCGCGGCACGCGTTACTTCTACGTGCATTCCGCCAGCCTTGCCTGTGTTCATCTCGGACTGGGTGAGTCCTTCCGCGTTTATACCAAACGCCCCAGCCCGGCTAGTGAGTTCCATCGGGTCGAACTGAATGTGGTCCGGACCAAAGCCGAGGCGCGGGCGCTGGAGCGCAAGTGGGCCAAGGTGCGGGCACAGCGTGCGAGTCAGGCTTCCTCATGAACACCCTTTTCGACGCCATCAACAACGCCTGCGCGGCCCTGCCGGACAACTGGACTGTCCATGTTCACGCTGAGAACGGCGCGGCGTGGGTTGAGCTGGAGGCACCCGATTTCGAGACCTTCGAGCCGTCGTGTCCCGATGATCCGCTCTCCACACAGATCGAACAGCTCATCGAGTTGGCACAGGCTAAGGCAAACTGACCATGCCCACGTCACCGCTATCCGAACTGACCCCCGAGCAAATCCAATCCCTGCTTGACCGCACCGATTGGTCCTCCTACTGGTGCGACGTAGCCGAACGCGTCAACGAGGGGTGTGAGCAGTACGAGCGGGCAAGCGCGGCGACGATTGGGGCACTCCGCTAACGCCCGATCTGAACCCATGCCGATATGAAGACATCGCACGAACTCGCGCGGGAGTTGCTCGCGCTGCCCGAGGGTAAGATATGGCATTACGATCCCTCCTATGCGGACTCCGCCACGTGGGAGGAGGACCACACTGTCGCGGAGCCGGTGATTGAACCACATCTCATCCAGAACGACAGCCGGCGGTACTACCTCATCAAGGGAGACCGCCCTGACTGGGCCAAGGACCGCGTGAAACCCCTTTAATCCTATGCTCAACTACGCCCTCGTCTTCCTCGTCATCGCGATCCTATCTGGTGTCCTCGGCTTTGGGGTGCTGGTTGGCACCGCCGCGCTCGTCGCGAAGGTGAGCTTCGTTGCCTTTCTAGTCCTGTTCCTGTACGCCCTGTTCGGGGGCGAACTGCCATCCAATGAACCCTAATCCACTCAACCAACCCGGCGACGTAATCGCCTACCCGAAACTCGGGCGCGGGCAATGGGTCGTTGTCGCGACCTGCATGACAGGTGGCGGGACAGGTCACGGGCCGGGCGATGTGTACCCAGACGGTCACCAGCTCATCTTGCGGCGGCTCAAGGGTGATGTCGTTGACTGGACGGTGCCCGAGAAGCGGTTCTATCAATCGGGGTCTTTTGTCGACAGTGTGATGCTGCCTTACCTCAAGCCAGTCAGGAGGTTGGGATGATCACTCTCGAAGGGGGCAAGTACACGGTTGAACTGGCGCCTGATGGGCGTCTTCGCGCCCTCCGCCACGGCAAGGAGTGGCGAGACCTGACGGGCGACAAGCTGGTTTTGGCGTTGGTGCACGAGGTGGAGAGGCTGCGCGGCAAACACACTGCCCGCCAATATATCGACGGCGAGGACGATCACGGGGCGGCGTGGTAGAGACTACGTATTTTCCACACCCCCGCACGCGTGCAAAACCGTGCGATTTGCATTTTTAGCCTTGACCAGACGCCTTGCCTCTGGCACTATCTCTTTCCATCGTGACTCCCCAAACGGTCTGCTGTCCAGCTCCGCCGCCTTGCTGGACTAGCCAAGCTTCTTATTCGCGCGGTACGTTGAGGATCATTCAGGTGGTCCTCCCCTGTTCGGTGCATTATGTGCTCACTCTCAACCACATGCCCATTGCCGACGATGACGACATCACCCCCCTTGTCCGTCTAGCCGAACACGAGTGGGCGGAGTGCTCAAGCGCGCGCCGCGCGGGATAGAGCACGTCACCGTGCAGGATAGCGGTCGGAGTAAGTATAGTCCCCTACCTCACGATCAGCCCTTCGCTGATTGTTGTTGACAACGGGGTCTGGTAGAGTAGCGTCCATGCACTCATCCAACCTCGGATCACCACTGGCAACCACCCACGACGGGCGGCCCGGTGAATGGTTCGGGACTTGGCGATGAGGATACTCAATGAACGCTACATCCCCAATCGCCACTGGCGATCTGAAGACGGACGGCAACTCGCCGCTCTCGACCGTACCCACCAACATCGATCAACGCCTCGCCGAGATCGAAACCGAACGCGCGCGGCTCGTCGCGCTTGATGAAGAAAAGAACCGTCTGCTTCGCGAGAAGGAGATCGCGCTGGCCAAGCGGCGGCAGGAGACCCTCGCCACGTTGCCCGGCCTGTTGCAGGTTGGGTCGCTCAATGAGGTGCTCGATCTGATCCGCAACAGCGGAACGGTGCGGCCCGCCGCTTCGCGCACGAGTGGCGCCCGTATCCCCGAATCGACGCGCGCACAGGCCCGTCAGATGCTCGAAGCCGGTACGCCCGTCAACAAGGTCGCAAAGGCCTTGCGTATCGGCGAGGCCACGGTGTGGCTCTGGAAACGGAGCTGGGGTCTGACCAAGACCCGCACCGTGAAGGCCGCCAAGACCAAACCCGCCAAACGGCGCAACGCCCAGCCCGGCGCGCTGAGTGAAACCGAGCACGATCGGCTGATCGCGGAGCTGAAGGAGGGCAAGGTGCCCGTGGCGAAGCTGGCGAAGCAGTATCGCAGGTCGAGGGCGCGTATATATCAGATAGCCAACCACTTAGGCATCCCGACGCCCAGCCTGCGTCACGCCGCCTAGTCGTTGACACTCGCCTTGAGGGTGGCTATGATAGAGGATGCTCGATCAAGCCACCCTCAAAGAGTGGGTTCATTACGACCCCGAGACCGGCGTTTTCACGCGCCTCAAGGTAAACACCGTACGGTGGCAGTGCCTTGTCGGACAACCAGTCACCAATCGCCGTCACGGTTATATCCGCGTCTACATTGGGAGGCGGGAGTATCCGGCCCACCGCCTAGCATGGCTCTACATGACAGGGGCATGGCCGAAGGTACAACTGGACCATATCAACCGCGTCAAGACCGACAATCGGTGGAGCAACCTGCGCGAGGCCACCATAGTTCAAAATGCCGGCAACGTTCCGCCCCAGCATCGTAAAACACATGGCCGTATGGGCAAGCAGTCCGGTGTCCGTGGTGTCTATTGGCGGGGAGGCTCACCCGTCGACACCAAATGGGTTGCTCATCTCGACAACAAGCACCTCGGCGCGTTTGATACCATCGACGAAGCCAAGGCGGCCTACGAGGCGGCAGCAAAGGCCAAATGGGGTGAGTTCGCGCACGTCTGGGACCTGAGAGAGTCAGTCCAGTCTTGACAGACCAGTTCAACGCCCCTATATTGGGCGCGTGAAGAAGACACTGACATCGGGCAAGGCCCGGACCATTGGGAAGGGGCGCACTCGCCTTGACGCCGCCGAGAAACGCCGCGCCAACCGTGGCACGCGGCAAGTGCTCAAGCGCGAGACCGAGGTACTCGGCTGGCTGGGTCAACGCATCCCATGATCTACCTCGTCTCTGCCCACAACGCCATCGGCACCAAAAGCCGCGCGTTTGGCTGGTTCAGTACCGACCGCGAAGCCGACGAAGCTGTGGCCAACGACATCGGTGGCCTGCGGGAGGCTCTGTATGACTGGGTGGTCATCGAGAGCCAACCGTCCGGCATCCACGCGACCGCGCGGGTGGTGAGGTGGTATAGATGGGGTGATGGGTGGTATAGATCACGCACCGCGCCCGAGTGGGCGAAGGGGATGTGCAATCTGGGAGGGGTCGGATGACCCGACAACGCGCTTTCCAGATCGCCCACCGCGAGGCGGGTCTCTGCACCCAGTGTTCTGAACCCGCGGCCAAGGGTGCGACTCGTTGTGCCAAGCACCTCAAGGCGGCGCGGCTGGAGGCACGGAAGCGGGCGGGGTGCAAGGCTTGGCGGGCTGGTGCGAGGGGTCGCCCACCCAAAGGATAGCGGTTTAGTACCCCGCGAGACACCGCCCCGCTTTTTTCGCTTGACGGCGGTGGTCAACTCGGGTACCTTGGCGCCATGACCCAACGCACGACCATCCGCCAGATGTGGGAATACGGAGCAAACGCCGAAGGGTCATTGGTGCTAGCAAAACCCCTTGAGGGGTGGACCTGTAAAGGTCAATCCGTGTTGGTCGTGCCCTACAATCCAACCTGCCGTCTCGCCACGATCAAACGGACGACCAAAACCCTCTGGCCACGCGCCAAGGGCAAGCGCCGTGAGGAGATGGAGGCGCTGGTGATGTACGTGCTCGGCACCGCTTTGACCCCATCTCGGCGCCCGCGCTGGATGCCATCAAGCGTGGGGTCAACGAAGCCGGGTTGGTTCTAGGGACTTGACCCTATAGACACCACCGCACGACCTGCTATCCTCCAGCCATGCTCACCAAATCTGACACCGAACTCTGCACCATCATCCTCAACCGATGGGCGAGTCGCACTCGCCGTGCGGAGGCCCTGACCACTTTGGTCACCCGCCGCGAGGCGACCTCTTACGAGGCGGGAGTCAGATATGGCCATGCGCGAGGCAGTGCCACGGCGGACGCACGGAGGGGACAATGACCCTTATCGATCTGCTCACCCGCGCCGGGAGCGACCTCAAGCACCAACGGCTTGACGAATCGTTCGTGTCCATGCGACAGAGAAAAACCCATGCTGAGGTTACTTTTTCGACCGAACCGGAGGTTGCGGCGCAACTCGCGCGCAGTATGTTGACTAATCAAGCGGCCGACTACGTGGGCATTGTCGTGTGGGTGCCGGCGTCGGCCTTCACTCAACACCGCGACGACGATCTCGTGATCAGAGGTCATTCGGCAACGCCTTGAACGAAAATGGCTTACAAATGCTCAGACCCCAAGTGCGGTAAGGTCCAAGTTGCCTCCACCCGTTGCCTAGCCTGTGGCGCGATCTGCTTGCCCCACGTCCTGCCGTGCTCGCCTGCTGGTGCCGATTGCGCTTCAACCACGATGCCGATCACTTCACTACCTACAATTTGGGAGGCGTTCTGCGACGCCAGTTACTACGATATGTGGGCCGTGCGCCGCACAACCGAGACCGGCTGGGGTGAGTGCTTCCACCTCAACAGCAAGGCTGAGGCCGAAGGGCTGACCAAGCTGCTCAATGACCACAGTGTGCCTTGAGGACGAAAACATGGACCTCGCTGACTACCTTCGCCGCATCGCCGCCGTTCCGCTGACCTCCGGAACCACGCGCTACGTTCCCGCGTTGTGCCGTCCTTGGCGGCGCAAACAGTGAATGACATGACCTTCATCGTCATTAGCTGCCTCGCGGCGCTATTCGTTATGCTGTTCGCACACAACGATTGCCGGTAGAACGAACCTGACATGAAAAATCCATTCGACGCCAACCTAAGCAACGACGCCCTGCGCGAGATTCGCGCCATACTAGAGCGCGAGATGGCCGAACTCATGCGGGTCACTTCTCTTTGCTCTTACGCGCCCGCAATCGAAACGGGCCGCGCCAACATCGCCAAGGTTCGTAGCCTTATCGCCGCCATCGACGCCGCCCAGTCCTGAACGACCATGAGCAAAATCCCCGACGCATTAGACCTCGCTCGCGAGGCACTTGACGAAGCCGAGTCCGAGATCAACGCGGTGCTTGATAGCTCGACACCGGAATGGCGTGCGCTTCACGCGCTTCATTCCGCGCTATCCTATCTGCGGATCGCAATCCGCGAAAACCGCGATTCAACAGCCCGCGCCGCGAACGTCGCAAGCTGTCTCGCCAACGGAATCCAGCCGGACTGACAGAACGAACCATCTTACGCCCCCTTGAGGCTTAGCCACTCTGGCACTCACCGGGGCACGCTTTAACCGAACGAGCCATCTTGACCATGAGCATTATTCGAGGCCATTGCTTCACCAACTTAGACGAGTACAAGCACGAGGAGTGGCCGGAAGCGTTTGTCGCCGTGCCGCGCGAAGGCGCTTCGCTCTATCGCTGACAACGTGGATTCCTGACCCGCGAACGAACCGAACCGATGACCAACGACGAGCGAGATTTACTTGTGAAAGTGCTATGCACGCAGGACGGGCGCGGGCCTGTCGTGAAACGTAACTCGATGCGTTGCTCATTGCTGAGCGTGTCGAGATCCAGCGCGAGAATGCCAAGCTGCGCGAGGAAATTGCCCGACGGAACCGACTCGACCAAATGCCGCACCACCACGGCGCAACGGCCTCGGAGTGAGGCGAACGAAGCTATGAACGACAACTGCACCCCATGGCAGGCAACGCCAGCAGGCGACCTGCGGAACCAGATAATGAACTCCAACATCCCGAAGAACGAGCGGGAGTGGTGGGCAGCGCGCTGCATAAAAGAACTTGAACGCAAGAACGCCAAGCTGCACGAGGCGCTGACAAAAGCGGAAGCGCACGACGAATCACTCCACGCTTTCGACGACCTGCAATGCTTTGTCGATGACCCTGACACGCGTAACGAGTATTGGCCTGAATACTGCCGCCGCTGCAACCAACGGCAGGCGCTTGGAACGTCGTGAACGAAAATATGGACACACCACTATTCAGACCCGAAGCGGTTGCGGCATTTAACGCATTCGCCGAGGCGTTATCAGGGGCGCCGGAAATCCGTCGCCTTACCGCAGTAATCGACTCGCACCATCAGCTCGCGGCCAAATGCCGTTCGCTGCTTTACAACGGCGGAGCCGGGCCGAATGCCTCACAGCTTCAGCGGGTGGACGCCATGCTCCGCACCATCGCCGGCCTGCCGCCAACCTGACCCGAACAAACCATGAGCGCCCCAACCTGTCCCCGTTGTGCCTCGCATCGCGTGTCCCGTGTGGGACTGCGCCGCTACGTGTGTGCCGCGTGCGGCAAGGCGTGGAGCGTTCGCAAACCGGCCTGCAATTGCCGCCAGTGCCGAACCAAACGCGGATGGAAGTAGGTCCATCGAACGATATGCAAATCGAACTCGTGAGCGGCCCGTACAACGGGCGACGAATCGAAGACTTGGGAACGGTCGCAATCCGCATGGAGATAGCGGAGCGTTGGCCGCAGCAGGATGGCGACAAGTGCGGTGCTGCCGTGTACGAGCCGAATGCCGAGCGCACACACGCATTCTGGCTGAACAACGTGTGGGACGGAACCCACGTCGAAACAATCGAGTAACCGAACGAACATGAAACGACTCCGCACCAAGTTTACCGACGATTTCCACTTCCGCCGCGCGCTGGAAACCGAACTCAAGCAGCGCATCGCCGACCGTGACTGGCTCAACCGGCAAATCAGACATATCCGTGCCGTCCTGCGGCTGCGTACGAACTGAATGACATGCACTCGCTTTATTGGCTTTTCTTCCGCTCCCTCGCGTGCCGCCCCAGCATCGGGTTGCGCTGGCGTGTGTGGGCATGGATTAGCCGGCGCATTTCAGCCGCGAAGCACCGGGCGCGCGGCAACAAGTTTTAACCGAACGAAGGGGCTGATTTTACCATGAACAAGGTCATCACCGACGAGATGGTTGCGCAGCTTTCCAAACTCGAAAAGCTGCTGTTTTCTCTGCACCGCGACGAGTCCGACGCCGTGGCGTATAACCAACTCGGCTACGCATGGATCAGCTTGAAGCAGGCCCGCGAAGCGATTTTAGGCGAGATGCGCGACGAGCATTTGCTGGGCGAGCAAATCGACGTGTGGAAAGTCTCGGATGGCTCGTCATCGTATTACACGACCGACGAAGCCGCCGCGAAAACCGAGGCCGAAGGCTGCGACGACATCACCATTTCGCGCGTGAGAATGGCGCGGAAGATTTACGACAACCTGCCCGAGTTCGCGGGCTTCTGAGGCGAACGAACAATCACACCGATGAATCTATCCGAACTGAGGGGTTACAAACGCGGGCAGCGCGAGGGTGAGAAAATGCGCGCTCAACTGTTGCGCATGGCTGACTGGCTCGCGCGAACCCGCGCTGCTGCGCTCAAAATGGAGCAGCAGAACCGCGGCCGTTTCGACTCGCTCGCCGACTCTTGCAAGGCCGATGCGGCCAACGCGGAGAAGATGGAACGCGATTGCCGGGATGCGGCGAAGTAAACCACCGGAACGAAAAGGAACTATGACTTGGCACACTCTTTCCAGCATTTACCACGGCACCCGCCTCACTGAATTGCTCGCCGCCGCGTGTGACGATGGCATCGGCATCATCGCTCGCTGGACCCGTCGCGAAGACGGCGCGTGGGATGTTGAGGCAATGGACACCGAAGGCACAGACGGCATGAAGCCAGTGACGGAGTTTGACGAAGGCGAGTCGGTGCCACCGGAGCCGCCATCGGCGGAGGCGGAGCCAAAAGCAGAGGACGAGAGCGAGATTTGGCCACCATGCCCCAAGTGTGGCAGTCAGCAGAGTTACGCGGTTGTCGGCACCCAGCGACGGTGCTGTACCAACTGCCGAACTAAGTTCTGGCCGGAGACCAACGCAACCAAATGAACAAAGACCACAACTGGGAGGCATGGAAATCCGGCTTCATGAGCGGAGCGTTTCTAGCGATCTGCGTCATGTGCAGCATCATCTACCTCGTGACCCACTGGACCCGTTGAACGAAACGAACGCTGCGAAATCACGTAAGTCACTCGGCAGATCGCCCATTTTCGACATCCAACGACAGGCCTTTTCGACATCCAACGACAGGCCTTTCCTACGACTTTCCCATGAACAACGACATTGCCTCGCGCATCCTCGCTTCGATTGCCGCCCTTCCGGTGCATGAGCAAGCCGATGCGATTTCATCCCTCATCGGCTCGGCGCTCTATCAGATGCCCCTAGCTACGGTCAACGAGGTCCGCGCCGAGATCGCGGGCCAGTTCGATCCCACCATTCCAATTGTCCGCACCACACTCGATCTGATTGATGGGCATCTGGCGCTGCGCGAGATCGGCGCGATCAACGAGCCATGACCGAGGTCGCACGCCACCTTTCCAATCTGTCGTCGGTCCCGGGCTGGAACCTGACCACGGACAAGGTCACCGCGCGGGCGTTATTGGCGCACGAGTGGGTGTTCTGTCAGGGCGACATGCGGGACATCTGCGTTCGGCATCTCGGGCTGGGCGTGTACAAGGTCTGGACGGAACCACGATGACTGGCTGGCGCACCTTCCGCTGCGCGTGCGGGCTGGCCTTTGAGGAGGCCACTCGCGACGCGCTTTCTCCTTCGCTCACTATCTGCCCGCGCTGCAATGAGGAGTGTTTTCCTGATGCTCATCGACTTGACGATCTGGCCACCCACATGGGCAACCTGACCATGCCATGGTCGGCGCGGGTGAGGGTTTTGGGGGATTTGCCCTAGAGACAACGCCATCTGATCTGCTACCTTTTCACCATGTCCACCCATTTCCCTCAATCCTCCGGTGGGTCCATCTACTTCCCCTGTTCACCCGACCAGTTCGCGGTGTTCAAGCGGGGCGATAGGGTCGTGCGCACAGCGGTCAGCGTCCCCTCTTCCTTTGAGTGGATAGAGAGCGGTGAGCCGCCGCAGAAGGACAAGGTCTATGTGGTTCGCGACTACCACTACGGCTACGCCGAGACCAACGGCGGTCGCCCCCCTGTCTATGGCCAAATCCTCAATCTGGTCGAGTGCGTGTGTCATAGGACCCCGCAAGGACTTGAATACGGCTGGTTTCACGCGGGTTTTCGTAAGGTGACCGAGGAGGAGATCGCCGCGCGAGTGGCCCAGACACAGGAGGTTTCTTTATGACCACATCTATACCCCAATGGGTTCTCGACGCCGCCTCCGAGATCGGAGGGATCGGCGAGCATGGTGTCCAGCGCACCGCCCAGATCATCGCCAAGCACTGCCGCGCGAGTGATCGCTACCGGGCTGCTCTGGTCGCGCTGGTGGGTTCCGATGATCCCAAGACCCTGCGGGGCATCCGCGCCTATACGGTTCAGTATGCCCCCAACGAGACCGCCATTCTCAACGCCATCGATCTGTTGCTCGAATGAACTGGCGCGCCATGGCCAAGGCCCCGAAGGACGGGACCCATATTCTGCTCGCCTACCCCTCGTTCAGCGACAACGGTCAGGTCTATGTGGGGATCGGGAGGTGGGTGGATTGCCCACCCCAAGCCGCGGTCGAGCGCGAATGCCGTGAGGCTTATGACCAACACCGTCCTGTTGTGCCTGTCGATCCGGGCAAACCCCACTGGGAGGTCGCCTATGTCGCGGAGCTGGAGCACGGCGGGGCCTATAACGGCCACTCCTACGAAGCGCGCTCGGCAACCATCCACCATCCGTTTGGTTGGATGCCGTTGCCCAAGACGCCCAAGCGTATGTGGCGAGCGACCGCGTCGTTGTCCTACCTGTCCTACCTGAGGGATTGACCCTATTGCGCGCGCCGCGCGGTGTGTTACCATCCGACCATGAAGACCATCACCCTTCATCGCCTCAAGACCATCCTTGAGAACCTGACCCACGCCACGCCCGTGGGTGTCATCGCTTTGACCACCGCGGACTGCCGCGCCAAGGGGCCAACCGGCCCCAACCCATGGGGCAAGGATGGCGTCAAGAAACTGACTCGGCTTAACGCTATGATCGGCACGGACCACGAGCTGTCCATCCAGCGCCAACAGGCCCGCGAGGGTCAGGAAGCCGATTTCCTCGCTGCGCCGCGCTCATGGGGCGTTCGGATCGGACCGGGGTTGGTTGAGCATAGGGGGCAGTACTATTTGCCTCTCCAACTCAGTCCCGTCAACGCGGTGCGTCCATTATACTTGGTCCCCCGAGAACGCGGGGCCAAGACCATCCTCACCGCCGTACCCAAGGAAATCGTTGCACCGTGGTTATCACCCGCGCGGGATGAGCGTGTCTATCAGGGGGTAGTCCGACCGGTAGTTAGGCGCGATCTAAGGCTTGACAGTATCGTTAGCATCACTCTTGGCGGGGAGAAGTATCGCATTAGATCTTGACACTAGGCATCGTTTGGCAACACTTAAAGGCGGGGCTTGGCAGGGCTGGGCACGGCGGGGCACGGTTAGGCAAGTGTAAGGCAAGGAACGCGGTTCGGTATGGCAACGCGGGGCGACGCCGGGTTTGGCCGGGCGTGGCCGGGCGCGGCGAGGTTGGGTTAGGCATGGAACATGGTGTGGTGAGGCTGGGTATGGCGGGGCATGAGTAGGGCGAGGAACATGGTAGGGCAAGGCTGGGCGCGGCTGAGCAGGGTCAGGTCCGGTACGGCTAGGCTCGGTTAGGCAAGGTCCGGGGCAGCGCGAGGTGTGGCACGGCTTGGCTGGGCAACGCACGGCCGGGTCCGGCGAGGCAAGGAACGAGGTGAGGTGGGGCAGGGCAGCGCGCGGCGTGGTCAGGCAGGGCTTGGCAGGGCAACGCAAGGTCCGAGGCGCGACGGTCTATCCGCGCACAATTTCTCTTGACAGTAGGCTCTAACATCACTACCTTCACATTATCTCCAATAGGCACCTACGCTCAGACAATCACGTCAACGAGCATCACTCGTGACCGAACGAGACAACGCACATGCAAAAGTATAATATCGCACTCGTTGGGGCAAATCCGCTCCTTCTTCATCACGACAACATCTCGTGGGCTGGGCTCATGAACGAATGGAATACGGACCCCGCGAACAAAGCCAAGTCCGTCGCGGGCGACGACCGCACTCCCGCTCACCGTTGGATTGGTTGTCTATACCACGAGGGTGGTCGTCTCATCGTCCCCAGCGATAACCTCATGACTATGCTGCGTGAGGGTGGCGCGCGATGTCCGACTGGAAAGAAAGGCGCGACGTTCAAACGTCAGACCCAATCCGGGCTGGTTGTCGACCAGAGCGGATGGTCCTTGACTGTTGATGGCAAGGAAATCCCCTATGATCCTATTGCCAAGCTTATCGACGAGCCCGACTTCACCAAGCACGAGAAGACGGTAGCGAAGATGGGTTTTGCGCTGTTTGTTAAACGCGCCCGTGTCAACCAGACCAAACATGTCCGTGTGCGTCCTCGGTTCGACCGTTGGGAGGCGGCGGGCTCCATTACCGTGTTCGACGATACTATCACTGACCGCGTACTCGAAGACATCCTCAAGTTTGGAGGTCGTTACGCCGGTCTTGGCGATTGGCGTCCATCATCCCCGAAATCCCCCGGACCATTCGGAACCTTCACGGTGACCGTTTCCCCCGCATCATGAGCGCAACAACCAAACTCTTCGGCGGCGGCGTTCCTACTCAACCCGAGGTTGAAAGCCTGATCAAACGATTTGGTGTTCCTGCGGTAGGGACATCGATTCTCTATGTCGATATTGCGGCTACCATTGGACATCCTGTTCGTAGCAATCGCTATCTCGCTGTAGTATCAAGGTGGCGTAAACGTCTGTTCCAGCAGCATAATCTATTGCTGGACCCTATTCATGGTGAATCCTATACGGTCTGTAACAACAGCCAACGTATTTCCCACAGCACTGGCAAGTACAAAAGCGGCCTTCGGCATATTCGACGTGCGTCCGAAGTAGCTGCTCGGACCGACACAGAAGGATTGCTTCCCGACGAGATGCGGGCTCGCGACCATATCGTCAAGACCGGTAATGCTTTGCAGCTAGCGGCGGCCACTGCCGCACGGCAACTCAAATATGTTGCGCCGGGGCTACCTCAGTCAACGTGAAGATGTCACGTACCGTTTTACCATGACCATCGTTGACACCTCCACCCGCCTCCCCACCACCCCCGGACCCTACGCGGTTCTGGTCAAACCCGCACAGGGCTACCACCGCGCCATTGAGACCGGCGTGAGCTGGGATGGGTCATGGAAAGGGACCGATGATCCCGTCGTCGCGTGGGTTGACACCGCCGCGCGCGTTGCCGTTGTGCCTTCTCCGACTCAGGCGGTTGAACCCTCATCCTATTCCCTCACCCTCGTGGGCTTCGATCCTACCAGCAAGATCGGCGTGATCAAGCTCGTGCGCGAGCTGACGGGGCTCGGGTTGGCTGAATCCAAAGCGACGGTCGAGGCCCTTGCGATCAAACCCCTCATGATCAAGGAGAATGCTTCTCGCGCCGAGGTAACCGCACTGGACACCCGTCTGCGCGCGGCGGGTGGGGTGACCAAACTGGAGGCCGTATGACCGACCGACTCAAAGGCTGCACTGTGATCTTCGATCACGACATCCGCGTGGATGACGCCGAGGCCCTACTCAATGCTATACGCATGATCAAAGGTGTCCAATCGGTCGAACCCTCCATCAGCACGAGCGAGGATTGGATGGCCGCGCGCAAGGCGAAGACTGATATGATCAATGCCTTCCAGACGTGGCTCAACGAGCAGTGGGACAAGCGATGAACCGTTCCACTTTTCTCCGTACCATCCTCGCCGCCCCAGCCGCGCTGTGGGCTTTGACCCGTCCCACCCACGCGGTCGATTGGCGCAAGGAGGTAGACCCCAAGCTACCCCGCGTTCGCGCGGCGGTGTGCTATCAGCGGTTCTACACCAAACTGACCGAGCGTGTCGTCCCACTGCGCGGGCCTTACAGTGTGCCGCTCCGAACCCATTGGATTGTCGGAAGTACGGCCGAGGGTGACACCGACCGCTTCCGCCAGCTCGAACGGTTCGAGCGTGGCGAGTGGGTGGTCGAAGACTGTTGGCGCGAGCAGGGAAGAAAACGCATCAGGGGTTCGCTCCAACTGAACCGATGGTCCTACGTCTCTAATCGTGCGTCGTGGGCGCGGGACATCGTTGCTATCGCGCGGTGGTCAGAGTGGGAGACGACATGACCCACCCAACAGATCTCCGCGATACCGTCAGTTCCCGCATCCGCCGCACGGTCGCGGCCAAGGCTTACAACCGCATCCATGCGTTCAACGCGGGCCGCGCCGAACCCCTCACCGATGACGAAACCCACTGCTGGGCGGCGGGCTTCATTCAAGGCTACCTGCTGCGCCGCAACGAGCAGGCCAAGAAGAAGACGCGGTGAACCCCGTCCGTCAGCGGGTCGTTGAGAACCCAACCCTGATCGTGGACACCACCACCGCCGCGATGGTGGCTTGGCTTCGCGCCGCCGGCTTCGTGGATGGCGATCTCAAGGACATCTCGGACCGCCCACCCGAGGGCGTGTACCTGCGTCGGGGCACCACCTACGTGTTTATCGCGACCTACGAAGGTCGCTTCTGCGAGGCCATCATCGAGCGACTAGACCAACCCAAACAGCCCAAGCGGAGGGTGGTTGGTACTGGGACGATTGCGCGATCGATGGACGAGCTGGTGGTGGTCATAGGGTCTTGACCCTACTTGACAACCGCGTTCAACTCGGGTAGGGTACCACGATGTCATCCTGCACCTGTCAATCCTGCCAAGGAGCTTGTAAGCGCAAACCCGGCTGGTTCAAGCCCGGTGAGGTTGAAGCCGTGGCCGCGTTCATGGGGTTGACGCTGCCCGAGCTGTTCGCCAAACACTTGGCGGCGGATTGGTGGGAGGATAGCGAACCTACCTTCGTGCTCTCTCCCGGCATCATCCGCTTTGGTGAGCCCCACGTGGGCACCGAGATGCCCGGCAACCCGCTGGGCCAGTGTGTGTTCTACAAGGATGGGCGCTGTTCCATCCATAAGGTCAAGCCTTTTGAGTGCCGGGCCTACCATCATGAGCTGACTCACGAACAGGTCAAAACCAACCATCGCGCGGCCTTCGAGGCTTGGGCCATGCCCGAGCACCAGAAGCAGATCGCGGACCTGTTGGGCCGCGAGCCGGTGGCTGAGTCGTACAGCATCTTTGACTCCTTCATGTGGCGATGAAACCCGAACGCCGTCACAGTCGGTCCGAGTGCAAGAAGATGGACCGCTTCCTCAAGGACCACGCGTGGGGTGGCTACTGGTACCGCCCGCACAAGCTGCGCAAGATCAGGTACACGGACGCCGACATCGCACTCCTGCTTGAGGCCCGCAATGCGGCGCAAGAGGCTGGTCGCCGTCGCATGGTGGCGCGCGGGTTGTGGCAGTACGCGCAAGCTGGTGAACTGACCCTCGAACAGGCCAAGCGGTGGGTGGCCGAGGGCAAGCGATTGCCTGACGAGGTGCTGAAGGAGCATGGGCTGGTCGGGCCTTCGTATTCATGAGCCTCGCCTCTCGCCAACGTGAACTCGCCCGTCGTCTGTCCAATCCTCCGCGCAACCCTACTTCGTCCGAACGACGCCGTGGTGCTCCACCCCTCAAGCCCGAGGAGTGGGAACGGTTGCGGGCATGGCAGGTGGCCCAGCGCGCGGCTCTGTGCGGCCCATGGTTGCCGTGGCCGGATGGCGAGCTGATACCGATCCCCACACCCGATCTCTATCCCGACCCCCTATGACCACCCGTCTTCCGTGGCCAGAGGTCCAGCGCCTGTACGTGGGCCGCACCTTTCGGCGGCGCACGCCCCGGCAGGAGACTCGCTGGGTGACCGATGTCACGCTCCGCGGGGACGTGGTTTATCAGTTTGACCGGAACCGCTCATGGACCAAAATCGCGCCACAGGCTGAGTGGCTAGACTGGGTCGCCAAGGCCAAGGAGATCGCATGACCACACGACGCTCGTTCCTCGCTACCCTTGCCGCGCTGCCCGTGGCCGGGCTGGCTATCGCGCGAGCACTGGCCTCGCCACTACCCCCACCTCCGGCTAGCACCATCACGCTATTCGGCTGCACCACGCGTGCGCAAGCCAAGCGGGCCGCGCTGTGGTACCGGCAGTGTGGCTGGAAGAGCAACCCGGCGTGGGTGATGTACAACCATCTGGTCGCGACACACGGCCCAGCCGCCGTGGACCACAAGTCCTTCGCCCGGCTGGCCGCGTACTGTGACGAACCCGTGAAGAAGATCTAGAGGAAGGACCTGTCTCATGACCAATTGGACTCCCTCAACCCACTGGGACCACGCCATCCCTACCTCCATTCCCGAGGTCATTGCGCTGCTCGAACGGCGCATCGAGGTCCATGCCAAGTGGCTGGACTGGTTTGAGAACGGTCCTAGCGCCGAAACCGCCCGCGCGACAGAGGAGGGAGTTGGATGCGCTGCGTCGCAACGCGCGTATATCGCCCAGTATCGGGGCGCTATCGCGGCGCTTAGGGACAACACCCTATAGACACCGCGCGTTCGATCCGCTACCGTCTCGCCATGACTCCACGCACCGACGCCCAAGTCTGCCGACTAACCAAGCCCCTGACCGGGTTTGCGTCCTATCCCGACACCACTGAGGTCGTGCCGGCAGAACTGGCTCGTGAACTGGAGCGGCGTTTGACCACCCTTGGCGGCATCCAAACCCTCTGCTCAGAAGCCGCCCGCGCGTTACGTCAGATCAAGGACCTCGCCAATGTCAACGAGCACACGCGCCAGATGCTGGTCAGCATTGGCAACAACCTCAACGAAGCATCACGTCGATGAACCCCCTCTCCTACGACGATCTACTCGCCGCCAACCGCGCGGCCAATGCTCTGATCTCCCAACAGGCCGATGAGATGGCCGCGCTCCAAGCTCGCCTAGACCAGATCGCCGCCGCCCTAAGCCACCCTGAGGCCACCCATGCCGAGGTGCTGGAGGACATCGCCATCCTCAGGCAGCTCATGTGCGCTGGGCGCGACCTAGAGGACACCGTAAAACGGTATCTCGAACGGCGCGACGCTGGCTACCCAAAGGTCGCTGAGGAGTACGTGCAGGGTATGCGGCGGGACGTGACCAAGTGGGAAGGGGTCAACCGCCGGGACCCAGCGTTCATCTCGTCATGAGTATCCGGCCTTCCCCTCTCGCTCTTGACATCGCGCGTCATTTGGTCGGTGAGTGGTCAATCGGCCTCGTGTGGCGTGACGACGATAAGACCGACATTGGGTTCGCGACCGAAGAGGAGATCGCCGCCGCGATTGACACCATCCTCCTCCCCCGCCTCGCCGCGCACGCTGATGCCATCGAGGACGCCCTGAACGGGTCTGTCGATTCCCGCCCCTATCCTGACGGTCCCAATCTGGACCGCGACACCCGCGCCGCGCTGCGCAAGAGCCTTGAGGAGTTGAAACCATGACCCGTGCCGAACGCCGCGAACGCGCGCAACGCATCGTTGCCGACCTAAACGACAGCAGTGACGAGTGCCTGATGGCCCTAGACGACCTGCTCATCCTCGATCTGGAGGACGCCCTTGCCGCGCTGGTGTGGTCCTGTACTCCCACCCGCATCCCATCCGATGTCGGGTATCCCGGCGTCAAGGCTCCCGATAAGAGAGTGCTCGAAACCGCGCGCCGCCTTCTGCCATGAACACCCCCGACCTTCCCGATGACATCAGAGACGCCATCGACCGCGCCGCGCGTGCGGTTCGCCGCCGTCATCAACACCGCGCCGGCTATCTGGTTGACAAGGATGGTCCCTTCGTAGCCGAGCCTTCGCTCGACGACTTCGCCGAGGACATCGCCGACCAGCTCGTGATCCCACTGGCCCGGCGAGACGCGCAGGTTGAGGCTTTGCTCGCTGCCATCGAGGAGGCTATCTCGTTGAACGACAACGGGATGAGCGCGCTGGCGTGGGAGCGGCTGCGCAGTGCCATCACCACTTTGACATGAAGACCCGTTCCCGCAAAGCCCACGCACGGTTCAACGCCTCGCTGGGGATCAAGCCTCGATTTGAAGGACTCCCGCCCGCCAAGGAGATGGGCCTCAAGCACGAGGAGTGGGTCGCGCTGATTCACATTCGCAAACTTTACGGTGAGGTCCGTGATGGGTTGAACTACCTCACCATTGACCAGTGCGAGGCCAAGCTCGCGGAGGCCGAGTCGTGTCTCAGACTCCATTTTCCTGATTGGACCAGTCAACGTCTAGTCCAGATGTCCCAAGAGGACCTTTACGAGAGCGCGGCTGGGTGATATTCCCCAGCCATATGAGGGACACACCCTATGGTGTTCCACCGCCGGTCTGCTATACTAGACACCGTGAATACACCTATCCTCTCAGTTACCTTGACCGCCGCGCAGGGCCGCACCCTGCTTGCCTCTCTTCCCGAGGCCCCCGAAGGCTTGACCTACATCTGCATCGGCCCCAACGTCTGGGGCTCCGCCAAGGTGGCGTCGAGCGCCGCGAAACGAGCGCGCGAGGAGGGTGGTGGCAAGGGACCCTACATCATCCATCTGGTCAACGGGGGTGCCGAGGTTGACTGCGTGAGCGGCAACCTCTACTACGCCAAGAGCACGACTGGCCTTCAACTCGGCATCGCCCGATTCAAGCAATGAACCAACCTGTCGCCAATCCCGGCTATGACGGCACCGTCAAGGTGCTGCGCGAGGCTGGGTACCACTGCACCCGCCAGTTCCGCTGTTCCGACTCCATGCGGAAGGGCTACATCCCCTGCGAGGAGCTGATGGAGGTCTGGCTGGGACCCAAGGGCGTCCTCATCGTGCAGAAGTGGACCAAGGGTTGCGGCGCGCAGGTCTACCTTGGCTGGGGTGCTGGTCAGACCTTTGACGAGCTGAAGGCGGCGTTATGACCAAGACCGACCGATTCGCCAAGGCGCTCCTCGAAAACGGCTTTCGTGAGTACCGCCAAGACGGTAAACGTGCGTTCGAGCGTAGCGGTAACCGTCGTCACGCGAGCTTTACCCTGCTAGGCAACGGGTGGGTTCATGTGTACACGCGCGAGTTCCCTGCCCGGGAGGGATGGGCCATATACAACTGCCGCGTCAGTGAGGCGCGCAAACTGATTGGATGGGTATGAGCACCACCAAACGCCCCCGCGCCACGAAGCGTGTCCGCACGACGCTCGACGTACTCCATCGCCGTCGCTACGATCTGTTTGCCTTGACTACCGAGGAAAATGCCAAACTGCGCCACGCCCTCCAGCTCCACATCGATTTTCTTGACTCCCTGCCTCGGGGTTGGCTGGGTCGCACGGTCGCGGACATCGGCCTCCTCAACGACGCCTACCTTGCCTCGCGTGCGGTGGGTGTGGTCAGCCGGAAGGAACGATGAGCACGCTACTCAAGCGCAAGGTCACTCGCATCACGCAGTCTTCACTCGACGGCTGCTTTGGTCCCGACCGGGGTCGGCGTATCGCCATTACTCTGGTCCCCGGCACGGATGTCATCCCCGATCTCATCGTCCTCCGTCCCCACGGCACGCGCCGGCCCGAGTCAATCGCGGCCATCGATTGCTATGCGTACGCGATGAGGTGTCGCGTTTCCAAAGCCCAGCGCGACAAAGCCCTCGCCAAGGCCCAAGCAATCAAGGCCCGCAAGGACGCGGCGAAGCGCGAGCGTGAGCTGGCGCGGGCGGTACGGAGGGAGCAATCATGAACCGCGAGCGTATCGACCTCTGCGCCGTCTGCGTCCCGGTCATCAAGGACCGCTTCATGCACGCGGCTGACCTATTCGAGCCCTTCAAGGTGCTCATCGAGGAGCCCATCCACATCTCGGGCTACATTGCCGAGGGCAACGATACCGCGTCCTGCATCACCAAGACCCGTGCCGCGCTAGAGAAGACCGGCGACTATCGGGTCATCGCCATCTGGTGCTTGCAGCATCCAGAGGGAGCCTATCGTGACGAGACGGTCAAGGTGGTCAGCACCGGTCACGGCTGGTGTCTATTCCACGAGCTGTTGGAGCGGTATCAGTATCCGGTTGAGGTCTCTCCCCTATAGACATCCCCATCCAACTCGTCTATCCTCCCACCATGAACACCTTCGTCATGCTTTCCGACTGCGTGGACCCCAGCGACCCCCAAGGTCGCACCTATCGCGAGATCAACGCCGCGAAGACACACGGCATCCCCATTGGCGCGCTTGTCGAGATCGGTCATCTCGACTATCCCTCCCCGATGGACGGCGCGCGGCTGTTTGTTGTCGCGCATAACCGTGATTGTGACGGCACTCCCCTGTATGCCCTCTGCGCGGACCCCGAGGACACAATCGTCCAGCGTAAGGGATTCGCCAACGACAAATGGCATCATGGGTACAGCGAGGACAGTCTGACGGTTATCCGACCATGACCCACCCCCTCACCAACGCTCCTCTCTTCCGCGGCGAGCTGATCAACGGCGAACCCGCGCGGTTCTACGTGTGGGAGCCACTAGGCAACGCCCAAGAGGTCTGCCACCGATTCGATGACGAGTGCCTAGCCACGCAATGTGCGGTGAGACTCGGCACGACAGTGGAGGTCGAATGAGCCACACCCGCCGCGATCATCCTCCCGCCGCCGGCCTTCACGGCGACTCCGTGATGGACGAACCCCACAAGGGCATCTGGCACCGCCAAGACCACCACTACGGCGACCAGCGCAAGATGCGCGCCAAGGCCAAGGTGGCGATTCGGCGGCGTGACCGCAAGCGGTTGGGCAAGCCGACTGAGGAGTCGGGGGTGATCGAACCGGTGGCCAAGCGCACGCGATTCGGGTCCATCAAATGAGCTTTATCCGTTGCCTGTCCAACCCCGAGGGTCTGTACGTTTACCATGACGTATGCGGCTTCATCTCCGTCCACGGGCCTGTCAATACCCGAATCGGGTTGCGCGACTGGGGTACCCTCAAGCGAATCTACCGCGCTAACCGCATTGCCGACATGGATGGCAAACGCCTCAAGGTCACCCACGACGTGACCGTGAACCAGCGCGGGCGAGAGGTAGACAGGAGCAAGTGGTCTCTTCGGCGCCGCGTGTCCGGCCCGCGCTGTGACCTCAAGGTCCGCATCGCCATCTTGCACAGGCGCACGTGGCACCGATTCTACCTCTGGGAGGTCACCTATCGCTACCTGATGGACAACGCCATCGCGCAGGACGATTGGGCACGTGACAAGCGCATGGTACGCATATGATCCTCTCCATCAGCGCGCCGTTCTGGCAGGTCGAGAAGTGGACCCACTCATGGCGCCATCGCGTGTGCCTCATTGAAGGCTTGACCTGCATCCAAGGCCAGACCCACTACAACGGGAGCACCCCTACCGCCATTGTGGTCGATGCCACCATCGCGCCGATTGTGCTGCGCCTGAACGAGCTGGGCCACACGACCCAGTTCTCATGCAGTGGGCTGAAGGAGGATCATGACGATCCCCGCTGGGGGCACTTCGACGGGACGCATTGGGCCTATCTGGCGTTTGACCAGTGTGATCCCACTCTCGCGCCGCGCGGGGTGGTGGTCCAAGACACCCACCATGTCCATTGGACCTTCAGCCGTCAACTCACCCATCTCCGCACGCAATGGGAAGAGCTGGCGGCGCGGTTGGGAGTGGAGCTGTTGTAGGGTAAACACCCTGCTTGACGGGCCACCCATCATCGAGTAACCTACCACCATGCGCTATCACTATCTCCTCACTCTCTCCACCTTCTGCCTTGGCTGGGCCGCGATCGATGTAGTCAAGGGAACCATCAAGACATCGACCCATGGGTTCACCCTCGCCGCGCTGGCGCTGGTTGTGATCTATCTGGCGATCAAGGAGGCTCGTTCATGAAAGCCATCGGCTATATCACCGTCACCATCCTCGCCATCGTCCTCTCCACCATCTGGGGCGGCTATATCCTCTCGATCCTGTGGTCGTGGTTCATGGTCAAGGCATTCGCCCTGCCCGTACTCACCACCGGCCAAGCGATTGGCGTCTCGCTGGTTGTCGGTTACTTCCATCGGGGACTGGCTACCACCAAGACCAAGGAGGAAGACTCGTTTGGTGAAACGCTTGCCCGTTCGGCGGCGATGGGGTTCGTGTTTCCCTTGGTGTTCCTCGCGATTGGGTGGGTTGTTCATGTCTGCGTTGGTTGACCCATGACACCTACCTACCTCGTCTGGGTCAAAGGCCCTCGCGGAACCAAGCTGCTCCCCATCCAAGCGGGCGACCGCATCTCTTGCCGCCGCACCGTCAAGCCGCGCAATGTGCTCGGGACGGTGTTGGAGGTCAAGGGTGGTCTCCGCGTCGAACTGGACCCCTACGACAGCAACGAGGTCAGTCTGCCGGGTGGCGAGATGACCCTCCGCCCGCGCTGGTTGGTGGGCGCATGGCGCGATGGGATTCACCTTCACGATCTGCCCGAGAACGCCTCGCGATGACCGATCAACCCTCACCCCTCGCCATCAAGCTGGCCGCGCGTTTCCATCCCAAGGGACCAGACGCCGCCGCGCAGGTCCAATCCGTCCTCGACTCCCACCAGTGCGACGAATGGGAGCGCAAGCGCGCTGAGAACGCGCGCCAACCCCGATTCGCTGACAACATCTGGGTCAAACGCGCCCGCGCGCCGTCCTATGTCGCGGAGTGGCTCACCCTCTCTCTGGCTCCCGCAGAGGACGATCACCCCTATCGGGTTCAGCTCCGGCGGTATTGCACGCCGGGCCGCATTGCGACCTACTCGTTTGACATGCAGATTGCCGCGTGCGCGGGCGTAGGTCCGCGGTTCCGGTACTATAGCGAGCCGTGGTGCCCCATCGCCAAGGCCATCCAGATGGCGCAGGTTGATCTCGACAGGCCACAGGTGGTCGCACTGTGCGTGAAGGCGTTCGAGGTTGAGTGCATCGTCCGTGCCTACGGGCACGAGTTTATCTGGCTGCTTGACATCCTCGCGCCGAAATCGCGCACCTACCGCGCGGTCAAGCGGGTATGCGACCAGACCATGGAGGCGCGAGCGACGCGTCTCAAAACCTCGAAACCATGAAACCCCGCCTCTACATTGCCTTCGGCTATCACCTGTCCTGCATCGCGGACGAGCACCGCTCGGCCAACGGCTCTTGTCAGGTCAGCGTGGCCGCGCTGGTGCCGACCAAGAAACGGTTCGCGGAGCTGCTGTGTGAGATGGGCCGTGGGAACGTAACCCCGCGCGACGTGAACAGCACCCTGCGTACCCTCAACACCTACTGCCTCGTACAGGTAGCGCACGAACACATGGCTGTGTACCCCACCGTGACCGCGGCGGTAGTGAAGGTCAACACCCTCTACTATAGCCCGGACGGCCACTGCATGGAGGGGTACGTAAAGGAATGGTTTGAGGTCACGTCTCGGTCATGAACACCGAGCCCCTATCCACTTTCCTGCGTTCCGCCATCGCATTGCTCGACAGCGTGACCGGACAGACGCGCATCCAGCGTTTTCTCTACCTCCGTTACGACCTGCTTAACCTCCACTATCCCCATGAGCCGTTCGGCGTCGATCAGGGCACTCCTGACGTGTTCGCCGAGATGCTGTCCTATGTCACAGGCGCGCAACCTATTCCCGAGCGCAAGCCCGGGTCGGATGCCCAAACGGACCAGACCTATTGGCGACGCTACCGTGACTGGCTGCGGCAGTATGTCGTGAGGTAGATTCCCTATTGCGCCCCGCCACAGACCTGCTACCATCCCCCGTGACATGAAGCGCCTGCCCTACATCAACCCGTGCTTCCGCAAGCACCTTGACGGGACATGGAGCTGGCGCGCGGTTGTGTTCGCCAGTACGCCCCCTAACGCATACCAACGTCGCCACGGGTTCATGCAGATGGCCCATTGCACACTCGAAATGGCCACCTCGCCTCAGCCCACTCTTGAGGAGGCCGAAGCCGATCTAAAGGCCGCGCTCAAGGTGCTTGGGCTCTCTCGCGCCAAGTCCTCGCCACGCTCATGAACCACCTCCTCTTCACCATCTCTGTGCCCACCCGCGCGCGCAAGCCCGAGATCATTGACCGCGAATGGGAACGCATCAAGCGCCGGCTTGAGCGAGCAGCGACCCGATCTAAGGACCCCGAGCGGCGCGCTGTGGTGACGCCTGTGGTTCAACACCTCTCATGACTGACCTCACCCCCCTATCCGACGAGCTGAGCGACCTCGACACCATCGACGAGACCGCCATCCGCTGGCTCCTCGATCTCAAGGACATCGGCGAGCGCGCCTCATCGCGGCTGTTTGAGCGTTGTGCCTCTATCCTATCCGTCGCGCGGCAGTGTCGGGACACCCATCTGTACATCCCCTTCCACAAGGCTTATCATCGTACCCATGAGGCTTTAGTCGGCACACTATTCGAGGGCCATGGTTCCATCGACACCTTCGAGGTCTATACCGAGAGGGTCACTCTCAACACCATCTCGTACGGACGGCACGGTGACGGCGATGAACATTGGAAGCTCTCCTTTCCCATCGCGTGGCTGTGGATGTCATATGACGACGTGAAGCTGCTGTGCAACGCCGAGCTGGATGTGTTGGCGACCAAAGAGTGCCGCAAAGAGGACGTTGTCAAGGCCATCCGCGAAGCCGCCGAGCGCGCCAAGCTGGTGGAGTTGCGTGCCAAATACCCCGACCTATGACCTACCGCACCGCCACCCGCCGTCTGATGAAACGGTTGCGCGATGTATGTCGGAGCATCGCATCTGGCTACCATCCCAGTTGGTGGTTGACGTGGCGATGGCCCGACTAAACACCTTTCTCCATGACCCTTTACCTCCGCGCTCTCTGGCGGCTGCTCTTGTTCAAAACCAGCGCCCCAATGACCGATCATCAGTACCACACCATGATGGCACAGGCTGGCGCGCGGTGCCGGCACTGCGGGCTGCATCTATGATCTCATCTCTCAAACCCGACCCCGCCATCCTCGGACCGATTGACGAGGCCCTGACCGCCTTTTATCCTGACCCTTGGACCTATCGGCACGAGGAGGGGGTAGCGTACTGGCGATGGCTCTGTGTGGATCGAATCGTGACACCGGAAGAGCTGGGTGTCATGCTGGACACCGTGCGCGGACTCAACCCGCGCGGGTTTTTTCGAGGGACGGTACTAGGCAAGCCGCTGACGGCTATTTTCTTCTATCCCGCGTTCTCGTAGGGTAATCCCCCCGCTAGACAGACCCCAATCGATCGGCTATCCTGCTCTCATGACCATCCAACCCGCCATTGGCGACCAGCTTCGCATCAAGGTCCTCGCCGAGAACCGCGAATGGGGCTACAACCCCGCACCGGACGGCACCATCGTCACGGTCCGCGATTTCGGCCGCATCACGTACGGCCGGACCAACAACTTCGGTCTTCGTCCCGGCGTTTACCTCAACCGTTGCTGGCTCGATGTCGAGTTGGACGGCAAGGTGGAGTCGATTTCCCACTGCCACCTCGAAGGGTTGAAGGGCGAGTACGTCGGCAGCGACGCGTTTGAGAACCGAGCCACTGATCGCATTGGCGATTTGCCCTCCACTCCGATCTGGGAGGAGGACATCGTGGTCGCGCCGGCTGAACGCCAATACCCCGAACCCCGTGACGGTCTGGTCGTACAGGGCATCGATTACGGCTGGGTCCATGGACTCGACTACGCGCGTCTGAGCAGCAGCGCGGATGCGGGCTGGTATACCTCCTACCCCATCCGCGATCTCGTGCTCAAGCGGCGCGGACCGGTGTGGACCTATTACAACGATCCGGCCTCCCTCGACCTGAGCGACGCCGATCTCATCAACCTGCACAAACGCCTCGGGTTGGCGCGCGAGCAGTGCAACCCCCGGACCAACGACTATAGCTGGACCGTCAGTGAGGCTCTTGAGGACATCCGGGCTGGTAAGGTAGACGCCATCAGTGCATCGCCGGGTCTGTTCGGTGCCAGCGCGTCCCTCTCGATCTACCGGTTTGATGATCCCAAGGTGGGAGTCAAAGCCCGTGCCGCGACCATCGCGGGATGGGCTGGTGCGACGCCCGAATCACTCGCCGAGTACGACAAGCCCCATTTGGAGCAGCGCGCGCGGGTTGACGCCCTGCTACGCGACCACGCACGACGATGAGCACCACCCGAGGCTACCACTGGACCTCCCGCGCGTGGTACGCGGACGCCTGCCGTCGTCCCGACATCACCGATGAGGTGACATTCGGGCTCTACTGCACCGATGGCGGCACGACTGGCGAGATGACCATGAAATGGGTTGACCTCGGCCCCTATGCCGCCGCCCAACTGTGCGTCTTCAACGATGCGTGGAAGGTACTCGCCTCCATGACCGATCTGATCGGCGCGTTGGGCAGGTTGGGCGAGCATGTGACGGCGGAGCAGTTCTGCGCGGTTCTGCGTAATCTCGGGTTCAAGGACCTGACTGCCTACGCGACGCCTGAACGGTATCGTATCGACCATCCAATCCCATGATCAATCCTCTCCACCCCTCCCTCTTCCGCGAAGCAGCGCGCCGCATTGCCCAAGGCGAGACCCATTTTGCGTGCTGCGCCTTGGACGAAGCCAGTGAGGCGGAGGGTATCCACTTCCATGCGGATAGCCCCGCCTGCCTGTGGTTCGCGGATGTGTTTAAGCCGCGGGGTGCGTATGCGAACAGCCCGTGGTACAGCAGTCAGTCCGATGGTTGTGAGTATTCGACCTATGCTCGTGACCAGATGGCCCGGTCTCTCGGGCTTTTGCTCGCCGCTGAGCTGATCGAAGAGGGGTTTGAGCCATGAGCAACGGCGAAGACTCCATCTGGGTCGAGACCAAGCCTCACCTACGCCCCGGTGCCAAGCAGCGGCGCGTGGTGTGCGCAGCCAACCGCAGTTGGGGATGCCTCGTTGTCGGTCCTCGCCACGGTGACGCTGTTATGCGCGAGCAGGTAGACGCGCGCGTGCATGGTGGGGAAGACCCGGCGTGGTGGCGCGGGGCCGAGCAGGGTTTCGTGGACCAATGGGGCACCTTCATGGACCGCAAGGAGGCTTACGCCGTGGCGGTGGCCGCTGGTCAGATTCTCTATGGGCCGCACCTGTCGGGCGGCGAGCTTGACTCAAGCGACTTGTACTGAGGTCAACCCCTCATTGTCCCGCCCAACCATCCTGCTATCATCCTTCCATGAACCCCCTCGATCAAGCCTTCCGCGCCCAGTTTGGTGACGCCTATCCCACTCGCCGCGCCGAGGCCGAGGCGTTCATGGAGCGGGCGCTGCAAAACGCGCTGGTGATGCGTTGGGTTGGGTCGTTATCCCCAGCTTTTCTCGCGGCGGTCGTGGCGAATCGGGCCGCTGTGCTCAACTGCCCTATTGCCGAGATCGACCCGACCTTTCAAGGTCCCGACGAGATCGACTGGCTTTGGCACTCCTACCGGGCCACGATCCGGCTTTTTGCCGACGACGAGCTATGAGGGATTCTCCCTACTGGACGATCGGGTGCCTTTCCGGTATCCTGCCCCCATGCCCTCTGAAGACGATTACTTCACCGACCGCATCCGCAAGCTTGCGTCGGTGCGCCGCATGCACCATGAGCGCGCTACTGAGTCGATTTACCAACTGGAGCGCGGGTTGCCGGGGAACGATCCCCTCCGCGCCGCGTTTTATCGCCTGCGCACTGAGCTGGCGGCCCGTTATGCCGAGCTGATTGCGCGGGATAATCGACCGACCCAAACACCATGACCAACATGTCCTACTGCCGCTTCCGCAACACGCTGGAAGCCCTCCGCGAGTGTGCCGACGACCTCGCCAACAAGGAAACACTCGATGAGCTGGCGTCGGCCGACGAACGCGAAGCCGCGCGCCGTCTACTCAAGCTCTGCGATACGCTCGCGAGCGATTGGGGCATCGAGGTTGAGCAAGCCAGCCACAAGGGCTGACGAATCATGACGCCGCTCGAAAAGGCCGACGAGATACTTGCGGAAGCAATCCGCATTCGGGACACCCACAGCGGTTGTCACTCACTGCCGTCGAGCGTTTACGACCTGACTCAGTTCCGAAAAGCACTCGAACGCCATCCAGACGACGCCGAATCCCTTCTGGCGTGGATGGAGTTTACCATCGCCCATATCCGTCGCAAGGTCGGTTTGCTCAAGACCTGAGCTGTCACCCTCTTTATTATGTCCCGCCCACCCTTTACCCGCCCTCTTCCCGATCCCGTGCGTGACCGCACGGTTTACGTCACCGATCAGGTCTATACGCTCAAACGCACGCCTCCCGATCACGTCCGGGGGCTCGTCAAGGGCGCGAGGGTTCGGCTCATCACCGGGGTTGGTGACATACCCGGCGCGCATCCCGATCACGACTGGCGAACGATCTGCCCGGCGCGCAGCAAGGTCGCGCAGTTCTATGGCGTGATGGCCAGCGATCTGCGGAAGGCGCGGAATGGGTCGATTCGGCGAGTGGCTGTCACCGCATGAACCTTACCCCCGTCCGCCTCTACATCGGTGGGGCGTATCGCACGATCCCCGCGCGGGTGGATGGGCGAATTGCGGTCGTCAGCCTGCGGTGTCGCTCAATGAACGGCGAGGACTGCGATCGGTGGTTTCCGTTCGACACCCACCACGGAGCCAAGCTCGCGGATGGGTGCGGGACGATGAAACGGGCGGTCGAGATCGGTCGTGAGACCATAGCCAGCATGGTCGGTGCTGGGGTGATCCCCCCGGTTGACAAACCGGCGAGAGGGTGTAAGGTGGGGGTATGACTCCCTTCTCTCATCTCACGGTCCTGCGCACCGGTCCCGCCGAGCGGTATGTTTTGGTGGACGACAACGGCGAGCATGTTATCAGCATGTACGCCGCCGACCCGCGCGGCAAGGAGCGTGCCGAGTGGCTGGCCGCGACAATCAATGGGCGTATCCCTGTCGTGGGCGCCGAGGCGGTTGACTGCCTGACCACGCTTCTGCAAACCATCGCCGATGACGGGCAACTGGAACAACTCACCACCCCCGAGTTTCGCGCGCGGTGTGAAGCCATCACCGGTCCCATCAAGCGAGCCCTGTTCAAATGAGTGCGCAACGCTTCACCACCGACATCGGCGGTTTCATCGAGACCCACTCATCGCTCACCGTAGCCATCCGACACGTTGAGCAATCGGCCTCATTTGCTTCCCCCATCGAGTGGGACGAAGAAAAGCGGCCCTATGGCACTGTTCACATCGCGCGTCAGATGGGCAGCGACCAATACCCGCGCATCGTGGGCAAAGTGTTCGTGTCGGAGGTTACATGACCCTCATCGATCCCTCTACCGATCCCGTCTACCGTGTCCGCCGGGCTATGGAGAGACTGGAGTCACTGAGTAACGGCGTTCATCGCTGCGCTACCACCGCGCAACTGATTGCCGATGGTTTTGCCGCTCTTGACACCCTTCGCGCGCCTGTTGTGGAGCCAGCCACGCCCGCCGCGCAATGGACCGCCCTCAAGGCCGAGATGAGCGCACGCATCGAAGCGATTGACCGCGCCACTCCATGGGCCGAGACCGAGCCGCGCTGGTGGCTGGAGATGATGGAGGTCAAGAGGCACCTGCTGTGACCCATGGAGACCCGCATAATCCCCCTCCAAACCGCGCTTGACCTTCTCCACGCCTGCGTGGCGGTTGAGGCCAACGGCGAGTTGTGCCGTCCTATGTTCCCCGACTCCGACGATCCGCATGATCGCGATGTGTTCCTGCTTACCGCCCATTTCACCTTCCGCGCTGGTGACAACACCACTGTCCAAGCGCGCCCGGACGGGTTCGTGCTGCAAAGCGTTGGCGGGACGCGGGTGTTGGTGATGCCTCTGATGGGGTGCATGGGTTTGGGGTCTTCCCCTCACTAGACAGCACCCAACCATCTGCTATCCTCCCTCCATGAACCTGTTCATCGCTCTCGTCTTCGCCGCCGCCCTTTGGATGACGGACATCAACCTCGCCAACACCGCTGCCGCGGTCGCGGGGCGTCATGTCAACGGGGCCAATCCCCGCCATACCGGTATCGCCATGGCCCTGTTGTGGGGGCTGTTTTTCTATCTCGTCCGATGAACCCACTCCGCCCCGCCGCTGAAGCACGCGTTGATGCGATTTTCACCGCCGCCGCAGAATGGGTCGTTGCCTCGCGCGGTTCGATCTCTGCGGAGAACCAAGCCATGGACAACCTCCGCGCGGCCATTCGATTGGCCCTTAAGGAGCAGGACCGCGATACGCGACATGCCTGCGCCGAGGCTGTGCTCGGGGTGGGTGCCGGCGAAACCAACATCTCCATTCGTCTCATAACCGACGCCGTATGCACCCGTGCACACGCCGTCTGCATGAACACCCATGCGGTGTGACCAGATAGGGTAAACACCCGGCTAGACGCCTCGCAATGGTGTGCTATCCTCACCCCATGACCCTTCCCTCCGAGTATCTGATCCTCCGCCAGCCCGGCCGTGTGGCCGAGGTGGTGTTTGTCCAGCACGGCGCCGAGCATGTCATGTTCTCGGGCAAGCGGTGGGATGCGAGGCGTTCTCTTCTGCGCATCCGCCAATCCATCGGGTTTGAGCATCTGCCTGTGTACGTGCGCAAGGAGACCGGGGCGATTGAGCTGAGCGAGCGAGTGACGCTCTAGGGGGTTGTTCCCATAGACACCGCGCGCCAACCTGTTACCCTCCCATCATGAGACCTTCCCGACCCGTCCAACCGAACCAGATCGACCTGCTGGCAGACGCTCCTGCCAATGCGCTGCTGTTCAGCGCGCTGTGCGAACAGATCAAACCCGACAGCCCTCTCTTCGGTCCCATCCGTAAGGACCACGGGCTCGTCACCCTTCAGATCGTGATCAACGGGGTGGAGCTGCCCAACCCGCTCACGGCACTGGAAAAGGTGGCCAAGGCGTGGGGCGAGCAGAGCGAGGCTGAAGTCGGTCGCCGTGCGCTGGAGATGGTCACAGAAGCGGGTTTGACCGGGGTGCACGAGGCATTCGAGAAGACCCGCCGCACCATGGAGGAAGCCCGGCGCGAGCTGAAGCGCGTGCTGGTCGAGAAAGCGGGCGCGCAGTTCTATGGGGACGATGACTAGGGGCGACGCCCTATAGACACCTCCCACCCATCTGGTAGGATGACCCCATGACCTTCGATCAAACCCTAGCCGCCCTCCCCCTGCGCCGCACCTACCCGCGCGGCAAGCTCCGCCCCATCAAACAGGCCGAGAGCGATGCCTTCAACGCGGCGGTGATGGCCTACATGGAGGGCTATCCTCTGGCCCCGATCCGCGTTCCGACTGACGACTGGACCGCCGAGGGTCGGCGTCTGTGCTGCATGGCTCGGGATGAGGATGAGCAAGCGTGGCTGGTTGACACTGAGTTCGGACCCCTCCGCGTGGCGGTGCCGCGTCTTGATCACGAGGTGCTATTCACGGTCTGGACCTGCTTCATGGGCACGCCTGACCAGTGCTGCGCTGCGGCCAAAGCCTTCGACTCCAACCCCTTCAGCGGCAAGTGGAACGTGCACCAGTATGAGGCCGCAGACGCGCTGCGTCAGCTTGACCACCAACTCATGATGGCCAACGCCGCGAGCAAGCCAACCCCCGTTTTGGGGGTTTCTCCCCACTAGACACGGCGACCAAACCTGCTATCCTGAGACCATGGACCCGACCACCGAACGCCACCTCCGCCGCATCGTCAAGGCCCCGCTTGCCCAGTGGGCAACCCTCGCGGCCAAGCTACCCCCGAGCCAACAGTTCGACATCGCCCGCGCGGTTGATTCCGACGCCGAACGGTGCGCGCTGCTGGGGGCGTATCTCAGTGCCCTGTCGTATGGGGCCGAGCACGCCACCGCCCGCAAACGCGCCGCGTGTGTCGTCACAAAGGTCCGCTCAGCAATGGGCTACTCCTACCCCGGCCAAGGCTTGGCGCAGGCGAGCTGGTAGGGTCTTTTCCCTATTCCCATCCCCCGCCAACCTGCTACCATCGCCTTATGAAACGCTTAATCGCCTTCCTGACCCTCGCGGTTTTCACCGCTTTGTTCGCCGCCCCGTGTTCCGCCACCGAGACCCCGCGCACCTCAACCGAGGCCGTGTTTTACGCCCAAGGGGCGATTGACACCAACGCCGAAACGGCCCTCGCGCTGCCCGCACAACGCTCATCCTTCCGCACCATGGCGGGGGTGAACCGAAACAACGCGGGGGTGTTTCTCGCCTTCGCGGCACTCACATCCGATCCGGCGCAGGCGGCGGCCAATCGGATTATCGGGTTTTACTTCCTCGGGCGCGCCGACGCCTTCGATTTGCTCGCTGATCTGGAGGGCTGACCTTGGGGCATCGTCCCCGATCTGGACCTAGCCCCGGGTTGCCACGCGCGATCCGGGGCTTTGGGCGTCGCCAATGCTTGCGGTGTGCGTAATCGTTTTGCTTCTGATCGTGCTGGCGTCCAGCAGGGAGGAGTGAGGACAACTCCCTATGGTCAAACGCTCTCCCATCGCATACCCTACATCATGAAACCACGCTTCCCCCTTGGCCGCATCGTTGACGGCGGCCCGCCCATGCTCTACACGATCCGCGAGCTGCCTAGCGGCCTGTTCCTCTACCAACGCCGCCCGGAATACGGCTGGGGCCACAGCGCGCCCGGCTGGACGATTCACCGGGAGCAACCCGGCAAGGGGCGGCCGGTTGAATCAATCGGCCACGGTCGCACACTGCGAGAGGCCATCGAAAAGGCGAAGGGGATCAAGCCGTGAGCCCAGCACAGGCCAAGCTCCTGCGCGAACTGATTGAGGCCGAACGGGCACACGCCGCCGCGGTGCTAGAGCACACGCGCCGCGAGGGGGAGGGATGGGCGTATCCCCAGCCCGGTCTCAGATGGGTTGAGGTAAGCGGCCCGACCGTCCGCACAGCTTACGCCCTTGCCGATGCGGGTCTTGTGGACCTAGAAGGACGCGCCGAGGGGCGGCAGTTGTGGGCGCGGCTCGCCATAGGGTAAACCCCCGACTAGACATCCCCTCTCGTTCTGGTAAACCGACCCGATGAAGACCTCCAAAGCCATCTATGAGCAAACCGCCGCCATCCTGCGCGCGCGTCTGCCCGACGAACCCGACATGAGCAACGTTGGCGACTATTGGGCGGTGGAAAACGTGCGCCTGTTGGCGCTCGCTTTTGCCGATGCCTACACCGTCGACAACCCGAGGTTTGACCGATTCCGCTTCTTTGCGGCTTGCGGATTGGCGGGCAAATGACCAGCGAGCTTTACTGGCGCGGCGGTCCGGCAGAGACCTCAGAACGCACGCTTGACCGCGACGGCGACACCTTTTGGGCCAAGCGCACGGCGCGCCGCTGTGCTAGGCAGATGCGAGAGCTAGCCGCCGCGCTGCCCGACGACGCCCCAAAGGCTGAACAGCGCCGGGCTTGCTTGCTCACTCGCGCCGCCGAGATCGAGGCGGGTCAATCCAACCCCGTGCATCACTTTCGCGTTGCCGTGCCTTTCGAGCGTGTCGCCCCCTCCGGACGCAAGTCAAAGCGCGTGATGACGTACCCGTGTTCTGGTTGCCTGCTCTACACCTTCGACGAGGCTTGGCTTCTGATGGAGACCTTCGCCGCGCGCAGCTACGCCGCGGGCACGGAATGCGATGTGTGGGCGGAAGGACGCGGGCAGAATTTCACGCTCGACATCATCTATGACGGCATCGCCGACCCCATGCGCGAGGTATCGCCCGGCCCGTCTAGGGAGAATCCCTGATGGACACGCCGCGCGGAGCTGCTAGACTACGCCCGATGCACCTCACCTATACGATCAGCCCCGACCGTCGCACCCTCACGATCCGCGCCGATGAACGCACTCGCGTGGAGCTGCGCGAGTTGCTGGCAGAAAACCCCGACCGTGACAACCTGTGGGACGCTTTCGAGAACCTGATATGCAACAGCGAGCTGGGATGGATCGACCCCGCCACCTGTGGCGATCTGACGGACGCTCCGATCCTTGGCGTGCTGAGCGATGAACGCCCCGGCAAGGGCCGTGATGGGGACCTTGGAAGCGGGTCCGTCCTCGTTTCCACTGGGCGCGATGGGTTCACGGTCTGCGATGTGGTCGAACGGTGGGGCTTCATGTCCTACGCCGTGCGCGATCCCCTCGCGGACCTCTGCGACACAGGCGAGGCCGTTTTCACCGCGCCGTGATGCAAACCCTGCTAGACACTCACGCCGCCGGGCTGCGCGTTGATCGGGTCTCCCCGCACCGTTGGACGGTCTGGGCTCCTTCCGATCAAGCCGCCGACACCCTATCCCGCGCGCTGCTTCCGTTCATGGACGCCGGGGTTGAAGGCCACGAGTATTGGCGCACCCTTGGCGAGATCGTGCCTGTGAAGGTGATGCGGAAGGGCAGAGATCGCGTGAGGGTGCTTTCGCCCGGCTACCCGCCGCGCGGGATGTTTTCCAATCTCCGGGCGCTGGAGAGGGTGTTGACGGTAGGGTGATCTCCCGACTAGACATCCCATCCGGGTCTGATAGACTGCGCCCCGATGAAACACGCTAACGGCTTTTACTATCTCGCCCCCCTCCTACGCTGCGACACGATCCGCGATCTGCAATGGCGACTGACGCGCAAGGCAGAGCAACGCGATCCTCGCTTGCTGGAAACGGTCGAGGTTCGCCCGATGGTATGGGACCGCCGCCACCGCGATCTCGTGGCTCAAGTCCACGCGCAGATCATGGAGCGTTGCAAGCGGTTGTTCCCGCGCCTGTTGCGCTCCTATGAGTGGATCGCCGAGCGCAACTGCGAACACCTTGCGACGTTGACTCCCGAACAGGCCCGCGCCGCGTTCGATCTGTATCACAACACCGGGTTAAACGGCGGATCGTGGGGTTGTCTCGACTGGTTCGAGGTACTGCCCCCGGGTATCACCCATCAAGCCGCCGCCGATGCGTTGGGTGAAGGATTCACTGTTGATCGCGGCTGGCACAACGAGGGCGGGCGGTCTGTCAAGCGGCATAGTGAGTTCACCCCCGGCGCGGCGAAGCCACGCAAGGGGACAATGGTGGCGAAACGCATCTAGTGTGATCCCCCTCTGGTATTGACCCAACGATCTGCTATCCTACCCCCCATGACAACCCGCCAACGTTTGACTGAGGATCGCACGCGCCGCGCCAAGGTGGCGCAACAAGATCGCGTTTTCGCCTATATCGCCGAGCAACGCGCCGCCGATCCCCAAGCGTGGGACGCCAAGGTAAACGCTTTCGTGCTCGCCAACGATTGCGCCGGGGCCACCCTACAGCCTGACGGCTGGTTCACGGACCCGCAAGGGCGGCGGCTTTACCCCGTGGGCTCGGTGCGCTGGCAATGGGAGGAAGAACGATTCGCGGCGGCAGAGTTGGGGTGATCCCCCTATTGTGCTTCCCAGCCCCTATGGTATAGTCACCCCCGATGAATCCGACTACCGAATCCCCCGAATCGCTCCCCGACTATCAGATCGCCGCGCAGGAGCTTGCCGCCCTTTGGGCCGCCCTTGGCTTCACTGCCGAGATCACTGGAGCACACGCTGCCATTGAGCCCGCCACCTCTGCGGAGGGTCGCGAGTGGGCACACGTCGCCGCTACCGTCACGATCACCCGTCAGCCCATGGACAATGGGCACGGGCGCACGATGGGCAAAGCCGCTTCCGCGTCCTTTGACTGGAAAATGGGGATAGGTTTGGCCGATTGGCCCGCCATCCTCAAGCGCACGCATGTTTCATCCGACGACTACGTTGCGATCAAGGCCATGGCCGGGCATGGTTCCCTCTCCGCCGCCGCGCAGGTGAGGCTTGCCGCCAAGTACCTGCCGGCCTTTGTCAAGCAGGTCAACCCCGCCGAAGTGCTCGCGCGGTGTTGCGCGGACGGTCAAGAGGCTTCCGGCTCATCCTTTGAGGATTGGGCCGGCAATTTCGGTTACGATACTGACAGCCGCAAGGCGGAAGCCGTTTATCTCGCCTGTCAAGAGGCGGGAACCAAAGCGCGCAAACTGGTTGACGGCAACACGTTCGCGAAGCTTGCCGAGCTGGCAAACCGGCTTTAGGGTTTCCCCTCACTTGACTCCCTCCCCCTATTGTGGGACACTGCGAGCGATGAACAAACCCAACACACACGCCCCGGCCGCCACCGCGCAGACGATCAACACGCAAACGCCCGGCCCGCTCACCGTCGCAGCACTCTCTGGCAAGATCACCGCGGGCGGCATGACCATTGCGGCGAGCTACGATCTACGGCATGACAGCCACGGCAAGGAGGAGCATGCGAACCGGCGTTTGCTCGCCGCCAGTTACACCGCCTTTGACCGCGCCGGGCGCGAGCTTGGGATCGATGCGGTCGATCTGGCGGAACGGATCGATCTCGCCGCGCTGATTCGTGCGGCCCGTGAACTGCTCGACGCCGCCGAGCGCGACACGTTCAAGAGTCACGGACGCGGGCAGAGTGAGATCGAAGCGATGCGCCGAGCATTGGCGATCTAGGGCCAACCCCCCATAGACACCTGCCCCGCTTTGGTCTAACCTTGGGACGATGAAAACGATTGCGCTTCCCGTTACCGTCGCCGCTATGCGCGGCGAGAATCACCCGGCCGATTTTAAGCTTGCCTTGGCAGGCGGTTTGACTGCTCACATCCGAACCGAACGCGACGACGATCACGAAGCCCCTTGGGAGGACGGCGACGGGCGCGGGATTGTGTCGAATTGGACAACCCGCGACAAGCGGCCCGGCGAGCGCGTTTTGTCTTCGGACGGACGCAGCAAACGGTTTTACGATTACGCGGCGACCATTGAGATCGCCAAGCGTGACGGCTGGGACGCCCCGCCATACAAGACGGGAACGAAGGACCAACAGGCCGCGCGAGCCGTTGAGGCCGATTTCGAGTTTTGCCGCAGTTGGTGCGCCGATGAATGGGAGTATATTGGCGTGATCGTCACCCTTACGGACGGCACCGGGCGGAAGGTAGGCAAAGATTCGATTTGGGGGATCGAATCGTGCGAGAATCCCGGGCATGGGTTTTATTGGCACGAACAAGCGGCCGAAATGGTCAACGCCCTTGCCGAAGCGCACGCCGCGGAGAGTGCGGAACGTGCCGAGTGGGAAGCCCGGGACACGGTGACGATCTAGGGTGTAGTCCCTACTAGACAAACCCCCGATCCTCTGTCACACTGGCGACGATGAACACAACCGCCCCCGCCAACCTCGCAACCCTCGCCCCGGCCATTTGCCGCGCGCTGGGGTTTAACAGCCTCCACCATTGGACGGCTTCTGATTTCCAGACCTACCCGCGCAGCGACGGTGAATGCACCCTAACCCGCGCCGACGGTCTTGCGCTTTACGTGGTCGCCGGGGGTTACGGCAAGGCCGGACGCATCACGATCACGCACTCGCGCCCGCGCGGCGTCAAGGGCGAATGGGTCGAGCTTTGGGGCGAAGGCGCCGCCAAGATCAACAGCCCCGAGATCACCGTTGCGGCCACGGCTGACGCCGAGCGGATCGCCAAGGAGATCGCGCGCCGGTTGCTCCCCGATGCGGAGTGCGTGCAAGGCTTGGCCATGGCGCGGATTGACGCCGATCGGGCCTACCGGGACAGCCGGCTTGCCCTCCTCCGCGCGATCTGCGAAGCGGCGGGCGAGCCCGTACCCGGTGAACACCGCCACAACCGGGAGCAGGTTTACAGCGTTGACATTTACGCCAGCGACGCCGCGCGGAAAGAATACAGCCCGATCGCCCGCGCCGAGGTGCGCGGGGGTTATGCCGAGATCAAAGTTGACGCCAAGCCCGGACAGGCGGAAGCCCTGATCGCGTTCCTCCGCTCCCCCGCCTACCTCAACGCGGGCACCGTTTAACCCTTCACCCTTTCGCCATGACTCACCCGACCATTACCACGCAAGGCGCCTTGCGCGCCGCGTTTTGGGAGACGTACTCCGATTCAATCGCCCGCCACTACCGGCGCGGCAAACGTCAAAACGATTACCCCGCCGATGTGCGCATGGCTTGGGTTGACTACGTTGACGCCTGCCAGCGCAACGGGGCGATCTCGGAAAAGCTGGCGCAGCGTGCGACCCTCTAACGGGTTGCGCTTGTTTCCCCGCTTGACCCGCGCCCCCTCTTTGCCTAGTCTCCCTTTAGGGTGAGAGATCACCCGCTCACGCAAACGGTTGTGTGTTCATCCTCGGGCCGGTGGGCTAACGCTCGCCGGCCCTTGGTGTTTTTGGGGGTTTGTCCTCAGTTGACGGACGGGCGGCAATGGGTTAGGGTTGAGGGGATGAATACGATCCCCGCCAAGGTAACAAACCCTCGCGAAGTGCGCTATCTTGCCCCGCAAGGGAGCGAGCTTGCCCCCTACGTCCCCGTTGGCGACTGGCAACCCTTCCCGGCTTGGCTTCACCTTGCCGATCATATCGCGCACAACCTGCCGCGATCGTGGCGTTGTGAAGGTGAGGCGCGGTTTTATGTCGCGCCAAGCGGTGCAATCGGCTTTTGCGAAGTCCGCTAGGGTCTTCCCCCCTCTAGACAACACCCCCCGCGATCTGGCAGGATAGCCCCCGATGAACACAACCGCCGCCCGTTTCACTGTGGAGCACAAAGGCCGCGCACACGGCTTTGCCACTCTCCCCGCCGCCAAGGCTTGCGCCGACAAGGTATTTGCGCAAACTGGCGTGGCCCTTGGCATCACGCCCGCTTTCCTCATTCGCGACAACGCCGGGCGCGGCTATCTCGCGGCCAACGCTTCAACCTCCTTTGACCTACCGCGCAATTGGACAACCGCCCGCCGGGCGCGTCTGTTCGCGACGTTTGACGAGGCGAGCGCGCACGCGCAAGCCTTTTTCCGGGCCGGGTTTGTGAGGATTGAGGCCGCGCAATGAGCCGATCCGCAGAGCTTGCGGAGTTAGAACGGGCCTTTGCCGCTGGCAACGTATCCGCGGAGGTCGCCCAAAAGCGCGCCGCGCAACTACTTGGCGCCTTTCGCAATGACTGGCGCACGCGCGGCCGGTGCGTGTTTCTTTGGAATGCCGCCCGCGCCAAGGTGGGAGACAAACAGAAAGCCGCGCGCAAGCGTGGCACGGGCAAGGGGCGCTAAGGTGTTTACCTTACTAGACAACACCCCCGCGATCCTATAGGGTTGACCCGATGAACACCCCTCGTTACACCGTTTTAGACACCTATCCGGCCGATCTCCGCAACGAGACGCCGCCGCGCCGTGAAGAGATCGCAGAGATTCAGGATCGCGAAGCGGGCGATCTGTTGTGCTACGCCAACCCGGCACACGCCGCGCGGATTTGTCAAGCGGTCAATGGCTACGCCGCCGCCCTCAACGTGCTGCGCGAAGTGCTCGACGATTGCACCGATCACACGGGGATCGGGGTGGGCGGCGGAACGCTTGCCCGGGTCCGCGCTGTGCTCGCGGACAACGAGGGAGTAACCCCGGACCCGATCGCCTCCCTCCTTTGGCGTCTCACCTGTCACGTTGAGGGGTTAGCCGCTTACACTCTCCCCGCGACTGCCGATCTGTGCAATGAAATCCGCCGCACTCTCGGCAAACCGGAGATCAAGCCGTGAACCTCCTAGCCCCCACCGATCCGCGCTACCTTCGCCGCCTTGTGCGCGAGTGCAACGCCCTGCCGGATGGCTTCTATGCCGATCACGGCACCTTGCGCGCCCGATTCAACCGCACCCGGTTTACAACCGCCGGCCACTTCACAAGCGGCGGAGCGTTCCAAGCGCGCCCCATAGGGGATCGCCGTTGGCTCACCCTTGATCCCGCACAGATCGCGAGCATAGGCGACGCCTACGGGCGCAACGTGTGCGCGAGTCGTACCCCATGATCGATCCCCTTTCCGCCTTTGCTAACGCGATGACGCTCGCCCGGGTTGAGGAATTGACCCGCCAGCGCGACGCCTTACAGCGCGAGATCGCCGCGATTGAAGCACACGATCCCGCGACGCTTGCCCGGTTTCACCTTTACACCGGGGAGCAAATCACCCGGCATGGACTCGACTGCGCGGCGCGCGAACGGGCGCGGTTCACCCCGGCGGAACAGGCCGCCGCCAACGCGCGAGCCCTCGCCGCGAGTCAAGCGGAGTTTGACGCATACAAAGCGCGACGCTAGGCGATCAACCCTAGAGACAAGCGCGCCGCTATGGGTTAGGCTTGATCTGATGAAAACGCCCCTTTGCTACGTCTTGACCCAAACGCGGGATCGTGAATATGCCCACTTGCGGCTGACAATCCGCCACCTTGGCGATACCCGGTTCGGTGACTCGCCGACCGCTGAAATCCGGTTTCAAACCGATGCGGAGAATCACAAGAGGACCGGGGGCGGCTTTTGGTACGGTTACCGGATCGAGATCAACGCCAAGAGCGGCGCGGAAGCCGCGCGCCTTGCCAGCGCGATCACCCGGGTTGAAAAGACGATTGAAGAGCGCAAGTCGGAAGACTACGCCGCGCGCCAGATCACCCCGGCAAACCTGTTATGGGCTCTGGATCAAGCCAAGATCGGCCGCGCCGTGTTCGATGGCCGGACGGACCTTTACACCTTGATCGGCAAGCTCCCCGATCCCGCGCTCCGGCAATGGGGCAACCGATCCGTGAGTGTGTTGGCGGAAGACGCGGAACGCGCGCGCCGCTTGCTCGCGGTCAAAACCGCGGAATACAGCCTCAGCGCACTTGAAGAGTGGATCGCCGCTGGCAAGCCCGTCACTGAGGGGCGCGACGTTGCGCCGGTAGTCGAACCGCTTGACAAGCTTCTCGCCGATCCCTTCGCGCCGATTGCCACCCCTCAAGCCCCCGCTAGCATATAGGGGATCAACCCTATAGACGGCGGACCCGTTATGCTATAGGCTACCGGTGATGAACGCAACCCTATCCCGTAACGCCCGGCGCGCTTTGCTTGTGCGCCGTTTTCGTTCGCTTCGCCTCGGCGGAGCTGCCGCCCTTTCCCTCTTGACCGTCCGCGCCATCGATGCGGAAAGCTCCCGTGAGGCCGCCCGAATTGCGGCGAGTATCGCCAAGGGGCGCGAGCGGGATCGATCGGTACAGGATGACACCCCGATCGCCGAGATCGGCGAGTCTCACGGGTTGAGTCTGCGCGGATATACGCTCACACACGCCGACCGCGCCACCCTCGCCGCGAGTTTGGGCCGGGCGCCCCGCGCGTTGGTCGTCAAATCCGCGCCGGTTGTCAATGATGAGCCGATCGATCCCGGTTTCATCCCGGCCCCGGTTGAGCCCTACGCCCCGATCATCACGCACGATCCCGCGATCGATGCGCAAGCCGCGATCGAAGCCGCCGCGGAGGTTGCGGAGATCGAAGCTCGTGACGCGCGCGACGCTGACGCGCTCTCTTTCGTCTCCGATCTCGAAAGCGGGATCGTTGACTATACGCCGGCCATCCCGACGATCGCGACGGTCGCCCCGGTTGACAACAGCGAACACGCGCAACTCGCGCGCCTTGTACTGGCAAACGTTGCCATTGCCCGGGAAGCAGCGCACGTCGCGCGGCGCAATGGTCGCACCGTCGCCGCCTAGTCTTCACTCTCCCACCCCCGCCCCGGGTACGCCAAAAGCGCGGCCCGGGGTTGCGTGGTCAAAACGCTTGACACTATCATCCAACATTTTTAGACTAGGGATCGTTGGCATCCATCTCTAAACTAAACGCAATTATTGAAACCGTCTCCGGAGGAGACGACGTAAAATGCTGGATATGGCCCTATTACAAAAACGCTTGCGGTTACGGTCGAGTCAGTTTCAAAGGGAAAGCGTGTTTTGTTCACCGCTTGATTTATCAGCTTAGAGTTGGTCCCGTGCCGGACGGATGCGAACTTGATCACTTGTGCCGCAATAAAGCTTGTTTCAATCCCAAACACCTAGAGCCAGTATCGCATCGGGAAAACGTTATGCGAGGCGATGGAGTAGCCGCGAAACACGCGCATAAAACCCATTGCATACACGGACATCCATTTTCGCCAGAAAATACACGTATTAGAATACGTCCTAACGGACCCGAACGTGTCTGCATAGCTTGTATACGCAATTACAACGAAAGACGCCGACAAATGCGGCTAAAAAATGACTAGATATCCCGCCACCCCCCGCACCCTTAACCCGGATCACTTCTACGGCTCGACGCCGATCCCGCACGGGCGCACGATTCCCCATGACAGGCAATCGCTTGCGGCGCAAGGGTTTACCTTTGCGATCATGGCACTTGCCTTTGTCGCTTTCGTCATGCTTGCCGCTTGGCTCTAGGGTTGATCCCTCAATCGTGCAAACGGGCTTGACACTGTACCGATCGCGGCTAGGTTCGCCCCGATGAATGCAACCCGTTTCAATCTCACCTTTGAAGTGATCACCGAACGATCCGCCGAGCAAGGCGACTTTGCCCGGCATGGATTTTTGCCCCGATCGGGCGATATCCCGCGTCGCACTTATATGCCGAAAAACCCGCACGCCTTTACGCTGCGCGAAGCGATCGAAATCATGGCGCGACACAATAGCGGGTTTGCCCGCTGCGAGGCGGACAGTTGCCCCGTCAGCCGTCCGCGTTGGCTGACGATCCGCGGGGAGATCGATGATTATCCCGGCATGCCGGACGCCCTAGGCGTGTCGCTGCATATCCCGGAGACGGTTAGCACGGCGAGCGCGCGGCGGATCGCGCGTTTGCTTGGGTGTTATGGGTTGCCCCGGTTCCGCTCTCACGTCGCGGAAATCGCCTTTGCCATCGGAGCCGATGCCATGCGCGGGCTTGGCGCGAAAGGGTTTGACAATGACGGGATCGCTGGTCAAACCTCCCCCCGATGAAAACAAACACCCTTGCACCGTTCCGCCAGTGGGGGAACGCTCACCGGCACGCCGCGCCGTTTGTCCTGCCTTATGCCGTCAACGTTGGCCGGTGAAACCCAACGCGCGCAAAACGGCGCAACCGTTTTTGGCAAACACGCTTCCCCGTCAAAATCCGTCAGCTCGACAACGCATTCGCGTTTGCCCGCTTACGCGGAAAGGTTAGAGCGGGCTTGGCAAATTATCATCCGACACGGGTATTCATCCGGGGGCGGTTCCCATAGGGGGATCGCCCCTTGTGCTTTTTGCTATTGACAGGGGGAAGGATCGGACCACACTTCGCCCCGATGAATACTGAAACCATAAGCGCAAGCGCGCTTGCCATCGTCGCCGGGATCGATTGGGATCGCGGCTATTTCACGCGGGAAGAGTGCACGGCGATCGAAACTGGATTCCGCAACCCGTTCCGCGTTGAGCGTCTGACGCGCGATCTTGAAGCCGTTCGCCGCGTTGAGAATATCTCAACGGCGGATTTCAGCGACACGGCGCGCGAATGCACGCGGCTGTTTGGCAACGGTCAAACGCTCGACAAGCCTCTAGAGGCAATGGCGATTGCGCTTGACCACGAAATTTGCGAAGAAAACAAGCGCGCGAACATTGTGCGCGCTTTCGGATTCAAACGCGGACCCGATGAGGCTTGGCGCTTGTGGATCGTGTTGACGCGGGAAGGATCGAAGCTTTTCCCCACGGAAAAGGCTTGCGCAAACCTTTGGGCGGGATGGGGTTTTGATGCCGCCGCGTCGCCGCAATCGGAGTATTCTCCGACCGGCCGAATGTTTCAGGGTGAATTGCACGTTCGCCGCGCAAGCAACAGCTGCGCGATCCTGACGCAATCCGGCGCGCGAGACGTTTAGGCTTGATCGGATCGGATCAAATCGTCAACCCTGTCACCGATGAAAACGGAAATCCGGATCACCCCTAATCGCGATCGGGGCTATGATGCCACGATCTACAGCGTGCGCGCCGTGCGCCTGTCCGCGTTTATGCGCAACCTTTGCGAGCGTACCGGATCGGATGGGAAGGAGCGCGAACCGATGCACACTGTAAACGCCCCAAGCGAAGCGAAAGCGCGCGAAATGGCGCAAGCTTGGATTGATGCGCAACCCAAGCGCACGCGCAAGCCTCGCGCGCTTTCGGAAAGCGAATGCGAGACGCGCGAAGCGATCGCTAACGAAAAGCGCGCGCACGGTTGACCGTCTCTCCCACCCTTCACCCCTAGGTTGCCAAAGCCTAGGGGTTTTCTATTTGACAGACCCTCCGGATCGCGTTCTATTGCCAACGATGAAACCCTCGAAACTCTTATCCGATCCGCGTCTCGCCGCGTCGCGCGACGCTTTCACCCTCGCCGCTAAATACTCGCGCCTATGGGATCAAACCGTTGCGCGCGGGATCAAACGCTTTGGCGAACGTCCGCAAGGTGGCCACGTCTCCGGAATCTATTCCGAACACTTCCCGCAACGCTGGCAAACCCGGTTGCGCAACCTTGCGCGAGCCGTCACCGAACACTCGGATCGCGCCTATGCCAGCAAGCCCGCGCGCGTGCGTCTGGCAACCTTGCGCCAATTGCGCGCAGCAATCCACGCGCGAGACGGATCGGGCTTTTACGGTTAATCTGCTACCCTCCGCGCAAGCGTTCAACCCGGTGCAAAGCCGGGTTTTTTCGTGCCTACTCGCGCAGATTGCATGATGCGGCTGATTTGCATTAGACCTAGGGGATCAACCCTACCGCACTAGGCTTGCAATCGCGCGCGAGGGTTATACTTTCCCCCCTGTGAATACCTCTAACCCGTCAGATCAAAACGTGGCGCAAGCCATTGTGTTCTCTCCCGAAAACGAATCAAAAGCAATTGCTTGGCTCCGCACGCGCGGAGGAATTGCGGTTTGGTCTAATAAAGACCTAGGCTCGCCGGACCTAGGCTCGCAATCCTTCACCCCGGCATTGACTGAAGACGGCAAGCCCTATCCCTCGCCAAATTGGCGTTGCGGAACGTCCGGACCCGATCGGATCGTCACCGATGTCACGCAAGTGATCGTTCAGACCTACCGGGAAGTTGCGCGCGTTAAGATTCGCCGCGGTCTGCCCTATCTGGGATGCGTGCACCGTGCGGATCGCGATCGTCTCGACAAAGCTTTAGCGGCGGCCGGACCGGCGGCCGGATGGAACGCGGATTATTCCCGTATGGCATACGGATCGCCTTGGTTTGAGGCAGTGATCAGCGTACCGGCGGAAACGCGCGCGCCTAACCTTTCGCTCTAATCCCATGAAACTGTCTTCCCCATTTTTCATCTCCGCGCGTTTGGCTCCGGCGGTCCGCATTGCGGACGCGGTTTTGTCCTTTGATCGCGGTCAATTCGTGCTGGATTTGCCAGACGGATCGGAGCACCGGATCACTGACTTTCACTTTCCGGCCGGACGCGTGCACGGTGCAACGGATGAAAGCGAATTGCAAGACGCGTTTGGCGCGATCCTGTCTTTCCTGTCAGCTTGTGCCGAGTCTCGCGCATACGCTCGGCGCCGCGGACGTGATGAGAGTGAAGGTGAAAACAGTGATCTCTTTCCCGCGAACGTCGGCGAGTGGGCGGAAAGTGTATCGGATGAACTTGGCATGCTGGCATGCGAACTAGAGGAAACCCGCGGATTAATCGCGCCGGAATAGGCTTTCCCTCCCTTCCCACCTTAAACCCGCGTGCGTCAATGCTGCGGGTTTTTACTTGGCTAGGCGATTGCCAGTTGCGAATGAGTTGCGAGTAGGAAAACGCGAAAACGCTGTTGACAGTAGCCAAAAACTCCATTTGCTAGGCGTTGCATGAAATCTTACCTTCACACTTGGATCGGAGACGAGCCGCGCGGCTCTTTGCCTTGCACGTTGGCGGAATTGCTGGCATTTGGCGTTCCAATGTCCGCAATCGAATCGGATATGCGCGGCGAGTTGAAAACGATTGGACCGTGGCAAATCCCGGTTTCCTACCGTGCGCTAGCAATGTCGACGGTTTACACGGACGAAACGCGCGCAATGTGGTCCGCGCAGACTGATTCGAAGACCGTGCATGGGATGCGGACAATGACGCAATGTCATCAGGAAGGATATCAACTAGAGGGTAGGGTAACAGTCGACGGGAAATCCCACCGTGCGTTTACGTCTTCGCAACTCTTCAGCGTTCGCATGCCAGACGGCACGATCAAACTTGTCAAGATGGCCACGATTCATGTCTGCATCGATGACAAAGAGCAAACCGCGCAGATCACCGCGTTGCGCGCGGCCGGTCTGATTCCCTCTCACGTTGCCAAGCAAAGAGAGCCAATAACTCGCGCGGAGACTCTTTGCGCGTTGCTTGGCTACCGTTAAAGGGGTTTCTCCTTCCCTTTCTAGACCTACTCGCAAGGGTAGGTCTTTTTTGCGTCTAATGCACAGGAAAGAGGCCTAGGGAGGGAATGAGGGAAGGTTTCCCCCAATAGGAGGAAAGACAGTAAAAGGAAAGAACCCCAAGGGAGGGTAGCAAAGCAGAGTTTGGCTAGGGTGGGAGGGTAGTCCGTCCCTCCCTCAATAACCCCTAACTAGTTAGGCACCTAACTATCTCACTTCCCCTCCCTTCCCATAGGTTCAGCCTATGGTTTCCCCCCTAGGGTGTTCCACGTGGAACAATTAGGTGATCAACCCTACTACTCTAGGCTTGCTCTCTACCCTCTAACCCTCCCTAGTGGTGGCAAGGCGCAAACCGGGCGCTGAATCCAAAACCTAGTCTAGTCCAACGATGAAAACTCCCTCCGTCTACTGTGTTCTTAGTCTGAATCAGCTAGAGGCAATGATCACCCAAGCCCGCCAGCAAATGGCCATTTCTCGGGATCAAGGTCTCCGGCCGGCCGATTCCGTTAATGGCCAAGCGTGCGCAATCTTCTATGGCGATCGGCACGAAGACCGGACGGCAGGCATGGATCAAATCTCCTTCACTATGCTGCGCGACTCCGCTTCTAGTGAACCGGTCTTGCTATTCTCCGCCGCATCTCGCGTGCCGTCGCTTCCCATCCCCGCGCGCGTTTCCCTCTAACCCTCAAGTGTTTACGTCTATGCCTTCCCTCCCTTCCGCTCTTTGCGCCAAGTGTCCGGACGTTGTTTCGTTCGTTCGCCTTTAAGCCTCTCCCTCCCTACCCTTCGCCCTACCCTTACCCGGGTAGGGTTTTTTTGTGCCTACACTTCACACACTAGGCGCGCCTAGGTGTATACCAAGCGCACGCACGCATGCCACATTGCGCCAACGGTCACAGCGTCTCTTAGGAGTATGAGTCTGTCCCTACCTAGTAACCAAGCTCTAGCATGCGAGCGATAGCAGTGCGGCTCTTTAGTTAGCCGACTAGTCACCCCTTCACTCGCCTAGTTTTGCGCCACTCGCGCGCGACGCTAGGCGCAACTGCGTCCGGGTTTTGCTCATAGCCTCAGACCGTACCAAACCGGGCTTGCCAACCCTCGCCGCTATAGCCTACGCGCACGAGGCTGTAGAATCAAAAATCCGACTGTCAGATTGATCTGTGCCTCTAGAGGTAAACCCCCCTTGCTGCGGTCTAGTGGCTGCCGCGCATCAAATCGCCTTAAATCGCACGCAATGGCCATTGCTGCACAAATCGATGCGACGCAACGAATTGAGTTGTTCTCCCTATTGACAACGCGCCCATCCCCCAGATCAAAATGAGGGATCATCCCGATTGACATAGGGTGAGCACCCTAACGCGCCTAGGGGGTATTTATTCGAAAAATGGGGGGAAGACCCTACCCCGTCGCGGCGGCGGGGGGCTTACATCCTGCCGCTCAACCCCATTTTTCGCAGGCTGCGCAAGGCAGATTTATTCATTTCCTACGTCTGTCTCCCCCTATTCGTTCAGACCACCCTTCAAAAAATCCGCGAGGCAATTTTTCAAATTACTGCCACCTTGTGGCCATAGACCCCCTCAACCCACCATTCCTCCGTACTGCCGCCGGTCGCGCTGGCTTCGCGACATAATCATACCTTCCCTCCGCTTTTTCCCGAGCGACCCGTCGCGCGATCCTGTAGTCCAACCACTGGTCGAATGTCCAACCCTCTGGGCATGAACGCACAACGCGCGATTTGGCCCGGCGAGGCGACCACGCCGCGATCAGAGCGTTCACTCCCACCCGTACGGCCGACCGACGTGCGATTGATGAGAAAAAAGAGACCAGCGACCTACCCGAGAAAAATGATCGGCCAAGCGCGAGACGCATGGCACCATCGTGGCGACGTTCCCTACACCTGTCAAGCACCAAAAACACGGCCCGCCCGCGCGGCGCGCGCCTCGTGTATATCACCGTATGAGTCGACTCCTCGCTATCGACGCAGATCTGAGTGCCCCGCCCTCCAGCCCGAGTTGCTTTCGGGATGTCTCGTTGCAAGCGGCTATCCATCACTACGATACGATAGCGATCTGCCCACCCGACTGGGTGGACTCCTACGACACGTGGTTCGCCAGCTATGGGCTCTGGGACTACCTCGACGCCATCCTCACGCCCGCCGAAGCCGAACACGAAGACATCACGATTCATGTCCAAGGTGGCCCCAACGCGCGGCTCAATGTGCTCAACCTTCACGCGGTCATTCGGATGTTGACATGAGGGGTTAACACACCTACCATGGATTGGTGAACCCACCCTGCGCCGTTCAAGCCTGCCCTGCCAACCGGGACCTTTTCTGCTCGCGACCTACCCTAATCCAGATCAACGAGGCAGGGGTATGCAAGACCGGCGCGCGGTTTTTAAGACGCGAGCCCAAGGTCGTCAAGTCACCTTTACGTCGACTAACCCCATGTCACTAACCCCCAACTGGATGGTCGAGGACAACCTTGATCGGTCCGTTCGTGACGGAGTCCGGCGCGCCCAGCGGCGCGCATTAGAAATCTGCATCTGCACGGCCTTTATGACTGCCGACCGCCGCAGTTGGCCGGTAGGTAAAGCCTTCGCCCGCGCCAAGGAGGATATGAGCCCCGACGAGCTGGCCGCCCTCCAATCTATTACCTCCTTCGACAACGACCTCCCATGCCCAAGCTCCAACCCCCCGACCTCGACTCATCCGGTCTGACCATCGACTCTCATCTGGCCCTGTGGACCGATTTCGCGCGCGATGCGCTGCACGGTATTCTATCCTTCCACGGGACCCACTCGTCACCCAAGTCGATCGCCACCCTAGCCGCTCAAGTGGCCGACGAGATGCTCAACCAGCGCGCAGCGCGGCGGGTCGCGCACAAAGACGCCAAGGAAGCCGAGCGCGCTAAGGGACAGATTGGCGCAGTCGTTCAACAATTTGAGTAACCTTCCCTCGTAGGGCACTTGGCATAGCGTGTGCAAGACCCCAATCCCTATGATCCAATCCTACCCCATCTCGCGCTATCTACCCGCATTTCGCTCCATCCAGCCGCTTTTCAGCGCGTTGGAGCAAACCCTCGACGATTTGGCCTATCCGACCCGCCTCGTGTTGGAGGACGAAACCGACGCCGCCTATGTGCTTACCCTCGCGCTGCCGGGGTTCAAGAAGGGCGAGGTTGACGTAGAGGTGAGGGACGACACCCTCGCGGTGTTCGCCTCGCGCAAGGGGACCAAAACCGATCACGCCTCAGATCGTCACACAGTCCAGAGGTCCATCACCCTGCCCGGTGACATCGACGCCGCCAAGATCGAGGCGCGGCTTGAAGATGGCGTTCTGACGCTCACCCTGCCCAAGACCGCCGCAGCGGTGCCGCGCAAGGTCGACATCAAGTAGCGCGCCAGTCCACGTCTCCGTACAGATCGTCGGGTATCACCACGTTGGCCGGTTTGGCGTGTCGTTCGATGGCGCGTGCAAGGGTGGAGGCCATCTCGGCAGGTGTCCACCCGCTCAGTCCCGCCCCTATCGGGGTGAACAACACCTCCCGCGTCGGATTGGCTTCTGCCCACTCAAACAGGGCGACAATCTGATCCTCGATGTCGCGCAACGGGGTACTGCGCTTCCAACCGGGCCGCTCGATGGTCTGGATGGCATAGGACGTGCCTTCGCGGCCTTGTTGCAATCCCCGTGCTACGCCAAACACCGCCCAGCGACCCACCCGATCTGGATGACCCACTGGTGCGCATATGGCAGCGAGGAAGGCGGGATCTGTACGCCATGTGTTGGCGGCGGTACCACGCATAGCCAGCCCAGCCGCTCCTGCACCGTGAAAACCGCTGGCGTTGCTGCCGAACAGAAACACCTGATGCGGCGCGAGGGTCGTTATCGCCTTCACCCCTTCCACCCCTCCTCGGGCCGCAGGTTTGCTTCCCTCCACTCATCCTCATCTTCGGCTGGCAGCATGACACCCGACACCAGCGGCGTACCCTTTTTCTCCGCCGCCTCGGCCAGTTCAGTCAGATCTTTACGATCCGGCCACGGGCCGATCGCCCGGAGGAACAAGAGGACCACGCCCTCGTTCTCGTGGCGCGAGTGAAGGGTCACCCGTGCGGTGTATCGCCTCCCGTCGCGGCGCGAGGTGTAGGTGTAGCGGTAGATGGGGTCGGTCATACCCTCACCGTCCCGTAGTTCTGCCCGCGCTTGCAGAAGGCAAAGGTGCCCACCACCTCGCCGCGCACCATCTCGCGCGCGAAGCCCGTGTCGAAATCGTCCATGAAAACGGTGAACGCGCGCGCAGTGGTCTTTGACACAAAACACAGGTACGCTGCGCTCCGCCCCCGCCGATACCCATCATAGACCAGCGTGTCCTCAAACGGCGCGTTGGGTTTCCATACGATCTGATCGTGCTGACCGACCATCGGTTTGTCGCTGTTCCATCCCTGTTGAGTCTGCGGCGTGGGGTAGATGACCAAGCCCATCTCCTCGTGGGTGAATGTGCGGATGGGTTCGCGTTTTTGCGCACCATACCCATGCCACCCCCACACATCCGTCCCATCCCAATCCTCGGCGCTTAGGTAGCGCGGGTAGGTGGGTTCGGGGTAGTGGAGCTGGTTACCCCACAGGTCGAAGGGGATGGGGCCGGCGTAGCGTTTACTGCTCATCGGGGAGGTCGAGCGGTTTGGTGGCGGTCAACTCGCATGCCCAGTGTTCCTTCTCGTCAACGGGGTCATCCCACGTGACGAGGTAGGTCAAGATCCCCTCTGCACGGACCAGATATCCAGTCACCATCCCTTTCCGCTCGGCGTTGACGACGAGATAGATGACCGATCCGATATCGTACTCGGGGGTGGGGAGTCTCATTGCGCGCGAAACTGGGCCTCCAGTGCACGGCAGGCGGCCTGTTCGGCGGAGGTGAGTTCGGGCGGTCCGTCTGGGTCAAACGAGGCGAATAGCTCTGCCCACGGTGTGGGCGGCAACCGCACGGGTCGGCGCGGCGCGGTGTAGTCACCTCCTTCTATCCCAACGGACGTTAACGCATCACGATACGTCAAGCTGTTGCACAGGCCCGATACGAACGCTATGGCCTCGTCCAGATCGACTCGGAAGAACTCACGTCCCTCGTTCACGCGCGCATTATCAAATCGTTCATGGGTAAGGCGTTCCGCCTCAAATGCATCGTCGAAGTCGTGGTAGTATGCCAAGATCATCTCTTCGGGTACCCCGGTCCCCGCGCTCAGCTCTTTCGCTCGCTGAAGGGGGTGCTTGCGCGTGGCCCCGATCTTGACCAACCCGGGCATGTGGGGATTGGCCACCAAGTAGACAAAACCTTGGCGACCGTTGTCAAGATAGAGCGAGGACATACCCTCATGGTAGCCGGGTTGGACGGGTGTGTCAAGAGGGAGTTGACAAGACCCCGCTAGGTGTATATCATATCTCGATGGGCAATCCCGCCCATTACAACCGGGCCGAGTAGTCGGCCTAGAAGGAGTACACCATGACAGCACACATCAATGTGGACCTCAAGGTCCACGTCAACGGCAACGCAGTTGCTACCTATACCCACGAGGGTCGCACCTACGTGGAGGCTCGCGAGGGGTCTGAATACGCCCTCTTCATCAAGAACAACAACCCCTTCCGCGTGAAGGTGGTTCTTAGCGTCGACGGAATCAACGTGGTTGGAGGCGAGGCCGCCACAGGCGAGCGCGAGGAGACGGGCTATATCCTCGATGCCTATCAATCGACCACCATCAAGGGCTATCGCGTCGATGACAACACCGTCGCCGCTTTTCGCTTCACCAAAGCGGACGGCGGTTATGCCAAGGCCGAGAAGGGCCTGACGGGCACTACAGGCGTGATTGGCTGCCGGGTGTGGCGAGAAAAACCCGCGCCCGCACCCGTCATCAAGGAGATCCATCACCATCATGGTTCGTATGGCCAGCTGTGGCCCTATCGTCCGCGCTACTATGGCGATCCCATCTGGTACTGGAACGACTCATCTTTTTGCACGCTGACGTGCGGTACCAGCAATGTGGCAGGAGGTGCAGTGGCTTACAACGCCTGTGCGCAAGCGTCTGTCGACAATGCCGTGCGCATGATGAACTGCTCCATGCAGTCCTCGACGCAGTTGGTCCCAGAGACTAACCCCTTTGACGCCGGGTCTACGTGGGGCGGGAAAGTCGAGTCTAAGGTTACTGCGGTCGGCTTCGAGGCTGAGACCTTGCTGGACACCCTCACCATCTACTACGCTTTCAAGGCGGGGTTGATGGCGTTGGGCGTAGACACGAGCCGCGCCCAGAAGGTGGCCTTCCCACAAGCGTTTAGCGGGGCCTACTGCAAGCCACCCGCGAGTTGGGTAGGCTAAGCGCCGTACACCTGCCGCGCGCCCGTTTCAGGGCCGAGCCCGCGCCGCGCGCGGCGGTGTATCTCTCATCGGTGGGTCACCACCTGTTCTTTTCTGCGCCAACCCCTCATCCATTGAGCAACAAACGCCGTCTGGCCAAAGCCAAGTCTCATCCTGCCACCACAATTCAGCTTCCCGTTGATCGCAGTCCAAAGGTCCATCAACGAGACAAGCTGAGTCAAACGCTAGCCATCCGACAACGCGACGATCTAACCGAACGACAGAAGGTCATCCTAGAGACCGCACTACATCGCGACACCCGTGCGCTTTTTATTGACGGTGTGTGGGGCAGCGGTAAGACCTATCTCGCTGTACTCGCGTCCCTTATGTTGCTTAACACCGGGCGTGTTGACCAAATCGTTTACATTCGCAACCCGATTGAGGCTACCACGACAGGCAAGCTGGGTTATCTCAAAGGCGATCAGGGGGAGAAGATGGCTCCTTACTGTGCGCCTCTCTATGACAAGCTAGACGAGATGCTCTGCAAGGGAGACATCGACTCTTTGGTCAAGGATGATCGTGTAGAAACACTACCCCTCGGCTTCATCCGTGGACGCAGCTGGAACTGCAAAGCCATTATCGTAGACGAGGCCTCGTCTATGACGTGGGACGATCTGTTACTCATCCTCTCGCGATGCGGTGAGTTCACTCGCGTCTTCCTAATCGGAGACAGTATTAACCAGAACGACATCGGGTCTAAAGCGGGCTTTCGCCGCATGTTTGCTACTTTCGACGACCCCGACAGCAAGGAGCATGGGGTGTTTGCATTCGAACTGCGCGAACCGAGCGACATCGTGAGGAGTCGGTTTCTACGCTACGTGATGACCAAGACGGGGGTCATAAAAGGATAGCCCATCAAGTGTATAGTCAACGTCATGTCTTACGGACTCATCTATCTCGCCACTAATCAAGATAACGGGCTCAAATATATCGGACAGACTGTGGCTACCCTCATCACGAGACGCCAAAAACACATTGATTCGGTAAACGCGGGTAGCACGACCTATTTTCACAACGCGATGCGTAGTCATGGGATAAACGCATTTGCGTTTACTGTGATCGATACCGCCGACTCCCAAGATGAACTAGACCGCAAAGAGCGGTATTGGATACAGTATTATGAGACTCGCGAGCGCACTAAGGGATATAACACCAAAGACGGCGGTAAACTAGGTGCCGTCCTCAACGAAGATATTATCCGCAAAATCAGTCAAGCCAATACAGGTAAAAAACGTTCCCCGGAAGCACGAGCGAAAATGTCGGCCCGCAAAAAGGGTATCCCTAATCCCGCGCATTCGGAACGGATGAAACGTCTGTTTCAGGAGAGACCTAGCTGGTGGATAGGCAAGACGCATACCGAGGACACAAAGAGGCTACTGGCCGATAAACACCGAGGCAAACACCATTCGCCACATACGCAATACCCGTCAGTAACTATACAATGCGTGGAGACGGGTGTAATTTTCCCGTCCATCTCTGCCGCGGCACGCCATGTAGGTGTCAATCCGTCAGGCTTCGACCGGCTTAAAAAACATCCGAATCAGCGTGTCAAAGGGTTTCATTGGGTGCGTCTGACAGCTTAATTAACCCTCCTACCGCGAGAAGGGTATCCACTACGTATCCTTCACGGAGGATGACATCCTGCGGTCCGGCATCACCCGCGAACTGGTCAAGGCCCTAGCTGCTTACCGGGCCTCAATCAGGCCAGCTCACTAATACTGGACTCCAACCACCCGCCAGTTAGACGCATCACTGCGTACGGTCACGCCCTGCCCCTGCCCGCTGACCACCCAGCTGGACAGTCCATTGATGGTCTGAGCACCCACCGGGACCACCGCCACGCGATTGGCTGAACTGTCAGTTTTGATCACGGTGAACTGCTGGCCGAGATTGAACTCGGCGGTCGGTAGATAACCCGTGCGCGGCCCCGAGGTGGCGTCCATCAGCAGCGTGTCCCACCGGAAGTCGAGAGTGGCGTTGGCGGTGGACGAATAGACGGGGACACTGATCGCCTTGTTGAAATCCTGCGTGCCCGGCCCGAGGTTACCGAAGGCCTGCGCGCCGCTGATGAATCCCGGCGAAGGGAGGGCCATGAACCCCGCTGAATCAGCGCGGGCAGTGTTGTTGCCCTCGAACAGGAGGCTGCGGAACCCCACGGTAGCATTGGCGGTATAGAACGAAATACCCGCCACGTCCGCGCGCCCGCTGAACATGTTGCCACAGAGGTTCAGCCCGTTGCAGATGTAGTCGGCGTCCAAGAACACGAAATCGAAGCCGCTGACCGTGGAGAACGAGTTCCCGCAGATGGACAGATCGTTCCACGCCTTCGCATTGATGCCGTGCGCGCCGTTGGTGATGCCGATGATCATGGCGATGTTGTTGCCCATGATCTTGATGTTGTCGCTGTACTGGAGGTCCACATGCGTGCCGGTGAAGCCGGTGACGTGGTTGCCCGTGACCGTGACGAAGGTGGAGCCCGAGTTGAGGCTGATGGCGTTGCCAGTGCTCAGCACACCAGCCGCGGACCGCCCATCAATCGTGTTGCCCGTCACCGTGACCTCCGAACAGGCGGCCACCTCGATGCCGTACGTGCTCGGCGCGTTGATGACGTTGCCAGACACCGTCATCTTTTTCGATCCAGACAGCGAGATCCCCATGGTCACGCCGCGAATGGTGTTGCCGGTCACCGCGCAGGAGTCCACGCTCGTTTGCAGCTCAATCCCCTGCACGATGGTACCCTCAAGGATGTTGTTCGCGATGGTGTGGCCGCCATAGGGGGCACTCGCTGTCCCATGGAAGGTGATGCCGCTGCCGCCGCTGATGGCCGCACCGAGGTAGTTGCCCACGATGCGGCAGTTCACCGGCTGGGTGCCGCCGCTGGTGTTGCCGAAAATCGCGGTGCCGTAGGCGGTGAAGCGGTTATCGCGAATCAGGATGTCCGAGCACGCGCCGAGCACGCGCACGCCGCAGTCGGCGGTGTTCTGGAACGTGCAGTCGGCCACCGTGATCTTGGAGCAGGTGATGAGGTCAATCAGCCCGTTGTTGACCGCCGCCGCCGCGCTGACCCACGCGCCGTCCAGCGTGAAGCCGTAGAACTGGACGTTCGTGCGGCTGGTGCAGGTGAACATCACGTATTGGGCCTCGCTGGACCCAATCAGTTTGGCCCCATAGCCCATGAACCGCATGTTGTCGTTGGTGATGGTCAGGGCCGCGCTCAGTTTGTATGTGCGACCGGACTGGAATACGACCGACCCGCCCGGCCCAGCCGCCGTGATCGCACGCGTGATGGCCGCGTAATCGTCGATGACGCCATCGCCCACCGCACCATAATCGGCTACGTTGACTGTATAGGTTGTGTTTGCCATGGGTGTGGGGGTGCTTACATCATGCGGAGCCACGAGCCGCCGTCGCTCTGAAGGACGACACAAGCGTATGGAGTGACCGTGCAGTTGGTACCGTAGTCCACAGAACCGGTGAGCAGGAGAGACGCGCCGGTATTGATGCTCTTGATCGTGAGTTGAGCGCCGGAGATGACGCTCGGCGCGGCCAACGTGCCGGTCCACGAGAGTGCTCCTTGGCCCGACCAGAGGTAGCGCGAACCGTAGCCGCTGAGCGTAAAATTGCCGGTCACGTTGGACCAAGGGAGGAGGGTGAATTGTGTAGGGAAATAGGCCATGGGTTATAGAATCGCCCACACCGTGCCGTCATATTGCGCAATAACGGCGTCGCCAGTATTGAGGGGCATGGTAGCGGCGGTAGTGTTGGTAAAGAGGTTGGCACCATTACCTGAGACCGTGATCAATCCCGCCCCCTTGTTCTTTATCAGGTACCGCTGGCCCGTGCCGGGGCCGGCGGGCAGCGTCACGGTGAAGGCCGAGCCGGAGTTGCAGACCACGGTGTCATACGAGGTGTCAAGGGTCGTGCCGGTGGTGATGACTGCGATCTTGGACAGCCGACCGCCGGCCGTGGAGAGATTACCAGTCCCGGAGACGGTGAGGTTGCCGGCGAGGGTGGCGTTGCCTGTGGTGCCTAACGAGAAAATGGATGAGCCGCCGTCAACCGTCATATACAGCGTGGTCGCGCCGCCGAAAATGTCCCAATCATGCGCCCCCGAACGGGTCAATCGGAGTTGACCGTCTGCGCTGG